TTCAAGGATGGCAAGGGAAACGATTTTAGAGCCTTGAATTGTAAGGCTGATACAATTCTTGAAGAAAAAACTCATTTTGAACGTAATAGAGATATTGTAGACTCGACAGATATTCTTATTGCAGGTCCAGGATGGACAGAAGATCCTGGAAAAGGCGGAACTTCCTATACAATTTCTTATGCCCAAAAGAAAAAGAAGCCAGTCATTATTATTTTCCCGAATGGAACCACAAAATTATGCTAAAGTTTTTTCAAGGATTTTTGTTTGCAGTTTATGTTATGTTAGTTTTACTTCCAGTTTATTTTAATTGTTTAACAGATGAAGATAATCTTCAGGTAAAAATTAATTATTGTAACGAAACTCCAGATGAACCTGCAACTTATTGTTCAATTTAAAGGAGAATAAATGAAGAAAACAAAGGTAATTAATTTATTTGGTCCTCCCGGTACTGGAAAATCAACAACTGCAGCAGATACCTTTGCAAAATTTAAATGGCATAATAAAAGTTGTGAATTGATTGGAGAATATGCTAAACAACTTGTCTGGGAAGGCAGAACAAAAATCTTAAGTGATAACCAAGTATATGTAACAGCCAAGCAGAATTTATCAGTTTCTAGATTAATTGGGAAAGTTGAATATATTCTTACTGACTCACCAATTCTTCTAGGTCTTGTCTATTTTGATAATAAAAAACATTTAGAGCTTGCAAATCTAATTAAAAGATTATATAGTGATTATGATAATCTGAATATTCTACTTAGAAGAACTAAACCTTACCATAAAGAAGGCAGATATCAGACAGAAGAAGAATCCAATAATTTGGCAGGAAGTATCGAAAATCTTCTGATTGAAAATCAGTTAGATTATATTACAATTGATGCTGATGAGGATGCAAAGAATAAAATTTATAATCATGTGTTTGGAGTAACTTAATGGAAAAATTGCCAGCTACACTATCATTAGTTTCCTATAAAGACCCAATTTTAAAGGAAGTAATGCCACGATTTAATTTTGAAAATCCTAGCTATGATCCTGAAGAATTGGCTCTTAAGCTAGTTTCTTGTATGAAGGAAAATGGGGGAATTGGTCTTTCTTGCAATCAGGTTGGTCTTAGAGTAAATGCTTTTGTTATGATGGCAGAACCTGCTATTGTCTGTTTTAACCCTAAGGTAGTTGATACTTCTTCGGAATCTGAAACTGCATTAGAATCTTGCTTGACGTACAAGGGAGTTGCTGTAAAGGTATCTCGTAAGAAGGTTATCAAGGTAAGATTTACTCTTTACACTGGAGAAACTGTTACCAAACAATATCAGGATATGACTAGTCGGGTTTTCCTCCATGAATTATCTCATCTCAATGGCAGAACGATGTTTGATGATGCAAATTACCTGAATCGTGAAATTGCTCGTAAAAAATTCAAGAAGCTTTGTAGGCAAAGTGAAAAGTTCGATGCTTAAAAGAATTCATATAAACCAACACGTTCTGAGAGCAAACCTGAAAAATAATGAATGTAATCCTGTGATTACTATTAAGACTAATGGTAAGAATATCAAGGCCAATGAAGTTAATATTTTAGGTCCATCCAGAGTTGTTTACTCTCCATATAAACCTTTGCAGTGTGGAGCACGCTGTTATGTCGAAACAGAAAGTGAGATTACTTATAAATGATTAAAAATTTCGAGGATGAACTTAAGAGACTTCTTAAAGGAGAGTTTACAAATATTATTCTTGACTACAATGATCATTCTGTAAATTATCAAACAGCAATGGATTATTATACAGATCCTAGATATCATAAAGATTCCTCTTTTAATCCTTGGATTTCTAATGCAGAAAAGAAAAAGGCTCTTGAAAATAATTCAGTTTGGTGTTTAACTGTATATCCAGATACGCCTATTGGTTCTTATCAATTAAAGGCTAGTTCTCTTGATGCACTCTACAATTACTTAGTAGAACAAAATAATGACTAGACCCATAACTAAAAATCAATTAGCTGATTTTTGGATGAATAACTATCAAACATTAGGATTTTGTTGTTTATGTGGAAATAATGGCATAATTGATACAAAAGGCAAAATACGCGCTCCTAATGGAATCGAATGTGGAAGTAAGGTATGGTGTATTTGTCCTAATGGGCAAGTTATGAAAAGAAAATCTAAAATGGAATATCCTAGTTAACATGGATAAGTTCAAGCAATGTCCTAAATGTTATTCACTTCATGGGAACGATTGGTCTCAATGTATTGGCGGATGTCCTATAAATATATCTCCTTATTATGATGAGGAAGTCTTTAAAGTATTTGGTGGTTTATCTGAAAAATTTGAACAGGAGCTAGAAAATGACTTTTAATGAAAGATTTGATGCTGCTATTGAAAGTGGAATGCCTTTTAGAGTTAAGACCAAGGCAGAGAAGGAACTTGACTTTAAGAATCGTAAGGGATATGTCTTACCAGATCATATTGTTTTTCTTATTGGTTCGAGAAGTTATAATGTAACAACTCAAGAGGTTTATTAAATGCATAAAATTGCAATAAAAGAACATTCATTTATAGATCATTTTATTACTAATACGGTATTTTATGATGTCTATGAAGAAACATGGAAAGCTTATCATAAACTCTGCATTGAAAATGGATATGAACTTCATCTATATCTAATTTCTAATGGTGATATTCAACTATTTCTTTATAATGAGGAAATTAACTCGAAAATTAGATCAGAGGAACCTTTTTCTATCTATGCCTTTAGAGAAAACCTTGATATATTTCTTCAGAAAGTAGCAAAGGAAATCTAAAGAGTTTAATTATGTTTCGTTTTATTTTGACAGTGATTTTCTGTGCCTGGATCTCTGGCACGGAAAAAGAGATACCTCTTGTTTTTCATTTTGTAAATCCTATTGTTAATCAACAGGTAGCAGTTAATCCTAAAGATGTAGATTGTCTTGCAAAAACAATTTATCATGAAGCAGGAAATCAGTCTCTTGAAGGCAAGAAGGCAATAGCTTCGGTTATTTTCAATAGAAGTCATCAAAAAAACAAAAGCATCTGTGATGTTGTCTATCAAAAGAAGCAGTTTACTTTTACTCATAAAAGAGATAAAAGTATTCCTGAAAGATTTAGGGCAGACTATCACCATTTGGCAGAAAGCATTCTGACAATCTATAATGCTGATAAATGGATTGATAATGTCAATGGAGCAACATTTTTCCATCCGAAATGGACCAAGGCTCCATGGAGAAAATCTAAGGATGTTGTGAGAGTTGCTGTGATTGGTGAGCATATTTTCTATAAAAATATTAAGGAGAACAATGAATATAATTAATGATACTTTTCTAGATTATGATGATGTTTTACTATTGCCTAAAAGAAGTTCTGTAAATTCTCGTAAAGCTGCAAAAATTGTTGTAACCTATGATTTTAAATGGGGGCAAAAATTTTATATTGGGTGCCCGATTACAGCAGCAAATATGGTTGGTGTAGGAACCATTGAAGTAGCAAAAGCAATGGAAGATCTTAATATGCTAGTTTTCTTAACTAGACAAGAGCGAGATAAATTTTATACAGCAGATAATACTGAAGTCCCTCCAAAGAATGCAGTTCCTACTTTTGGAATTTCTGATGATGAATTTAGTAAACTAAAATTTTTACTGGAAGAGTATTGTTATTACCCTGCTTATATTTGCATTGATGTAGCTAACGGTTATACAGATGCTTTTCTTGAATTTATCAAAAGAGTTCGTGAAGAGCTTAATTATGAAGGTGTTCTTATTGCAGGAAATGTTGTAACCCCAGAAAGAACCCAGGAGCTTATCCTATCTGGTGTTGATATCGTTAAGATTGGTATCGGTCCTGGATCGAACTGCACGACAAGAATTATGAGTGGCATTGGTGTTCCTCAATTATCTGCTGTTATGCAATGTGCAGAGGCAGCAAAACAAGTTGGTGGGCATATTATTGCTGATGGTGGGATTAAGAATCCGGGAGATGCTGTAAAAGCTTTTGCTGCTGGTGCAAGCTTTATTATGCTTGGCGGATACCTTGCAGGGCATGATGAGAGTGGACAGGAAATTATTGATGTTGATGGGAAGAAATATGTTGAGTTCTATGGAAATTCTTCCCATAAGGCGCAATCCATTTCAGGAGAAATAAAGTCCTATAGAACCTCTGAGGGGAGACATACAAGAATTCCCTATAAAGGACCAATCCAGAATACGCTTGATGAATTGCTTGGCGGAATTCGTAGTGGAATGACGTATACTGGCTCTAAGTCATTGAAAGAATTATATAAAAGAGCAACATTTATTCGTGTAAATAATCAATATAATAAAAATATGGAAAAATATACTATAGGGAGATAAAATATGAACACTTACTTATGTGGCCCAATTAATGGATGTACCGATAATGAATGTAAAGACTGGAGACAGCTAGCCTCAGAATTGCTGGATGGTGAAGTTTATGATCCAATGGTTAGAGATTATAGAGGAAGGGAGCTAGATCCAGGAATTGCCAAGGAAATTGTAGAAAACGATAAGTCAGACATTGATTCTTGTCATTATATTCTTGTTAATTATGTAAAGCCAAGTGTTGGAACTTCCATGGAAATTTTATATGCATGGGAAAGGTTTAAGACAATTATTGTTGTGAATTCTAGCAATCAGGTATTATCTCCATGGCTAATTTATCATTCCTCTGTCCAGTTTGGTACGATTGAGGAAGCCTGTGAATGGATTAAATCGGATAAGGAAAATGCATAGCTATTACCCAGAAGACTTCCAAAAAGATATTATCAAAATCTCTGATGAAGTATGTAAAAACTTTCCACAGGTAGATTGTATTTTTGGGATTGCTAGGGGTGGTTTGGTAGCTGCAACTGCTCTTTCTTACAGGCTTAACGTTCCATTGCAGATTATTGAACCAAAATTAAGGAGTGGTTTTGGACCTTACTCTATTTTACAAAATCATTTAAATTGCAACAAAAGTGTTCTAGTTGTTGATGATATGATTGATTCTGGAAACGTAATTAGAAATATCTTAGATTACTGTAAAAGATATAACATAAACGAACCAAATCATAATTGGTATCATAGTGGAGACCTAAGGACTGCAGTTCTGATTTATAACACTGCACAAAAAATTGTTCCTGACTTTTATGGTAGAACAATAGATAGGAACAAAAATATGGACTATATAACCTTTTTCTGGGAGAAAGCTGAATTATGCCAATAGTTAAATATATTAAGGGCAATCTTCTTGAAACTGATATCAAGCATATTGCACACGGATGTAATGCCCACTCGCTATTCCTAAGATTGGATCAATGTTAGGTGGAGGATCTTGGGAAGTCATTGAACCTATTATACATTCTATAACACCAAATTTAGAAATTTATGTTTATTATTTAGATTAAAGGAGAAATAAAATGGAACATCATCATATTCATATTGGAGCATGGACTATCTTTTTTGCGTTGAGTTTTATCGTTGCAATGACTTGGTTGATTATCTATGCTCTTAAGAAGCCAAAGGAAGTTGTGAAAACTGAAACAGTTTATGTAGATAAGCCTTTTGTTTTGAATGGCAGACATGCAGCTTCTAATTCTTATCCTTATTCTACCACACAGCCTTCAGTTTCAACTTATCCAGCCTATTCACCTGCTTCCCCGGTAGTTTATAATAACAATGGATTTGTTGAGGGAATGCTTCTTGGAGAATTGATGTCAGATCGCAATGAAAGAGTTGAAGTTATCCATGAGCGGGATCGTGATGATACTCCAAGCTATGATACGTCTAGCTCTGATAGTGGTTTCAGTTATGATAGCGATTCTGGTTCATCTGATTATTCTTCCTCTGATTCATCAGGCGGTATTGATATTTCCTGGTAGAGCTATTGACAGAATCTAAAAATGTGTTAAATTAGGCTCCTAATAAGGAGATTATTGATGACAAGTACACAAGCTAGAGATCGAAAGAAAGTGAGGCTTTCTGAAGCTCAGAACCATCGTTGTTGTTATTGTGGTATGGTCTGTTATACCAATGAAGAAATTCAAGCTCACATTAAAAATACACCAAAATCTCATAGAACCATTTCAAACTTGGAAATGGTTACTTTTGAACATATTATGAGACAATGTGATAAGGGGCCAGACCATCATAGTAACTTGGTGATTGCTTGCCATCTTTGCAATTCAATTCGTTCTAATCGTACTGCAGAAGAACATTACAAGTGGATTCAGAAAAATTTAGATTATATTGTCTTTCGTAAGAAATGGGCATATCGTCTAGAACATCCAACTTATATTGAAACTATAAAAGAAAAATATACAAATCTTGGAAAACAGATGGTTTTTGAAAATCCTAACTTTTTCCCTGATGTTGCTAAGAAAATTATCTATGTTGTTTCAGATCATAATGGAAATCACCTTAGGTCTTTCTTTAAGAGAGAACATGCTAACAATTTTTGTATGTCATTTGTGAATCAGAAGCTTGACATCATGGAAATGGAAGTTTTCTGATTTATATGTAGCCTTTTCGGGTAGCTTCTCAAGGCTTGACAAGATAATCTAATAGGCATATAGTATCTTCAGTTGAACGAAACATCCTTTTGGAGATTTTCCGATGGCTTACAAGCTTGGTACTCAGACTGGTTCTCTGGTTAATTATGTTCATGGTAATTCGAAGCAGATTTCTCCTGAAGTCGGAATGGGAGTTACCATTCTTAGCTGGTCAGATAGGCATCCTGGAACGATTGTGAAAGTTTATCCTGATGGATCTTTTGATGTTCAGGAAGACAACTACAAGAGAATTGACGACAACGGGATGTCAGAGACTCAGGAGTATGAATACACTCCTAATCCTGAAGCGTATGTTCGTCACTTCGGGCCTGTGAAGCGTGGCAAGGACAAGGGCGCGATCCGTGAGAATTGCAAGAAGGGTGGGCAGGCCATTCGCATTGGTAGGCGGGAACGTTATTACGATTTCTCCTTCTAAAGGTAGAAAGTAAATTATGAAAACCGCGAAGGCACTTCGTAAAGCTATAGGTGATATTGGCTTTGATTATTGGATACGTTTCTGGAGAGATGGAGAAATCTCGGTAGGGGTCAAAATATAATTCTGAAACTCGTCTCCAGATTATGGCGAATCGCTTAAATGAACTTGGATTTGATACTAAGCGTGCAAGTGAAAAAACTGGTACTGCTGGTTATGGTGTTTTAATTCTGACTAAGAGAGATTAAAATGACAAAGCAAGTTTTTTGGATTGGTTCGGTTGGTCCTACGGATGACTTTGGCGATAGGATTGTCAAGGAATTTATTGACGGTAGGTCGGTTTATGGTCCTTGGGGTATCTTTACGCCAAAGTCATGGCAGGCGCATGGTATTAGGCGTTTAGGTACTGGTTTAGGTCAACGCTACAAACTACAGGATGATGGTAAGTGGCTCAAGGTTGAAGGATAAATCGGAATAGAACAATGCAATTTATCATCTGGCCTAAGAAAGAGGCTTCTTATTATCAGGATAAGTTGAAATCCTATAATATGAACCATAGGTTTTCGGATTGTAAAGGTCCATGCCCACAGTGCGATAACTCTAAGCAAACTATCATCGGAAATCTTAAAGCCACTTCTAAAGGAGTGATTGTGTGTCCTTATAACCTCTTTCAAAAGGATATGTTAAATGGGTATCAATACATACGGTGTTGTTCTTACTGAGAACAAGGATTTTTTCAAGATTTTTCATTCTGTTGTGGAAATGCTTAATAGTATTATCATTCCTGTGCGTAATACAGAAATGAAATCAAAAGGGCTTCATGCTGCCTTTCAGTTGAAAGATAGATTCAGTCTGCCTGAATCAAGCCTGCCATCCCATTCACAGATGGTAGTGATTAGTTTTACTCATTGTGGTGAGCAAAGAAATCTTACAATTCATTTTGATTGTGATGATGATTTTGTAGAAGGTTGGAATCCTTCTCTTGTAGGTTCCAAGATTATTTTCTCTCTTAATTGCTGGGGGAATAGTGAATTCTTCATGAAGAAGGTTCTTCAGGCAGTAAGTTTTGCTGGCGATGCATATTATATTTTTAATGATTGTGCAGATAATGCAGAATTTGTTAAATTTGATCCTGCAGAACAGATTGAATATAATCCAGAATTGAAATAAGGAGTAAATATGACACAGCATATTGGTACTTTTGAGCTTAAGTCAACAAAACTTCGTGTCACAGATCCATGTTATGATAAAGATACTTGGTGTTCTGGTGTTTTGGAAAATGCGCTTCCTGGAATTTGGAAGGCCTTTATCACAACTGAACCAGATTCATGGTCTGGTGGAAAGTGGGATATAGTTTCTGAGTTAACAGTTATTCATTCTGAATTTATTCATAATCCGAGGCTTTCATCCTGGAAGTTAACAAACATTGATGTTGGTGTAGATTCAGGACAAGCAGGGTTTTTTGATGATGAATTTTATCCTAAAAAAGAAAATAATGGCGAATATGGAAATTTAAATACTTTCTATGGTAAAGTCTGCAATCTGACTTGTGGAACAGAAGAATCCAATGGCGGTACTTTAGAATTTGGTGCAGTATCTTCTTCTGGTTGTGGTGATGGTTCTTATCAATGTTTTATCATTGAAGATAAAAATAATAACGTGGTAGCAGCCAAGATTGTTTTTATCTCTGATGAAGACGAGGAAGATGATATTGAAGAAGAAAGCTGGATTGAAGAAGAACTAGAAAATGAAGGAATTTTCTATAATTATTAGTTAAAAGTGCTTGACATAGTATTTTAATTAAGTTACCCTAAATTTGTGATGCTCAAGAAGACCTAGGGGTTCTTTAAAGAGAATGGTTGGAAAGAAGAACTTTCGCGAACTATCTTTTCTAAAAATTATCCTTAACATCCTATGAGGATAATGAAATAACTATAAATATCTTTATAGGATAATTTTCTTAACAAAAGGAGTATTTAATAATGAGTCTATTGAGTGCAGTAAAGAATAATTTTCAAAAGCGTAAGTCTGTTGACCTATCTCTTGATGATTATTTGGATCTTTGCAGTAAAGATAAAAGTGCCTATGCAAATGCTGCTGAAAGAATGGTAAAGGCCATTGGAGAGCCACAGTTACTAGACACAAGCAAAGATCCTGTACTTTCTAGAGTTTTCATGAATCGAGTAATTCGATATTATCCAAAATTTGGTGAGTCATTCTTTGGCATGGATGAGACAATTGAGCGTATTGTCAATTTCTTCCGTTTTTCAGCACAGGGATTGGAAGAATCAAAGCAGGTTCTTTACCTTCTAGGTCCAGTAGGTTCAGCTAAGTCTTCTATTGCAGAAAAGCTAAAGGAACTAATGGAACTAGAGCCAATTTATGTCCTTACTTATAAGGGTGAAATGTCACCAGTTTTTGAGTCTGTATTTGGACTTCTAAAGTATGTTGGCGTAGAAGCTGATGTTCAGAAGGATCATAAAATTCCTGCTCATGTATTTGTTCAGAATAGCATTATTTCTCCATGGGCATTGAAGAGACTTGAAGAATCAGAAGGCGATTTGTCTCTATTTGGAGTACGCAAAGTATATCCAGACAAGCTTGCACAGATTGCAATCACAAAGACTGAACCAGGAGATGAGAATAATCAGGATATCTCAAGCCTTGTTGGCAAGGTTGATATTCGTAAGCTAGAGCATTTCTCACAGAATGATACTGATGCTTATAGCTACTCTGGTGGTCTATGCCGTGCAAATCAGGGACTTCTTGAATTCGTAGAAATGTTCAAGGCTCCAATTAAGTGCCTACATCCATTGCTTACTGCAACACAGGAACGCAATTATGCTGGTACTGAGAATATTGGTGCAATTCCATTCAGTGGTATTGTTGTTGCTCACTCAAATGAGGCAGAATGGCAGACATTTAAGAATAATAAGAACAATGAAGCCTTTATTGATCGTGTTTGCATTATTAAAGTTCCTTATTGCCTGAGAGTTTCGGAAGAACGCAAGATTTACGAAAAGTATATCAATGGTTCTGGCCTAGGCTCTGCTCCAAGAGCACCAGGAACACTTGAAATGCTTGCAAGATTTTCTGTTCTTACTCGTCTTGTAGTTCCTGAGAATAGCACCGTTTATTCAAAGATGAAGATTTATGATGGCGAGTCAATTAAGGATCGTGATCCAAAGGCAAAGAGTCTTCAGGAATATCGTGATCTTGCTGGCCTTGATGAGGGTATGCAGGGAATTTCTACCAGATTTGCCTTCAAGGTTCTAAGTCAGACATATAATTATGACTCTACTGAAGTAGCAGCAGATCCAGTTCATCTAATGTTTATTCTTAAAGAGGCTCTAAAGCGTGAACAGTTTAGTAATGAAACTGAAAATCGTTACCTGGAGTTTATTACGTCTTATCTTGCTCCTGAATATGCAAAATTCATTGGTGAGGAAATTCAGAAGGCTTATATTGAATCTTATGGAGATTTTGGTCAGTCACAGTTTGACCGTTACATTGCTTATGCTGATGCATGGCTACGTGAAGAAGATTTCCGCGATGAAGATACAGGCCAGATGTGGGATCGCTCAATGCTTGAAAAAGAGCTAGAGAAAATCGAACGTCCTGGAAATATCATCAATGCCAAGGATTTTCGTCAGGAAGTTGTTACTCATGTATTCCGGGTTAGGGCCAGTGGTAAGAATGTTGCCTGGAACTCCTATAAGAAGCTTGCAGAAGTCATTGAGAAGAAGATGTTTATGTCTCTTGATGAAATGCTTCCAGTAATTTCCTTTACTACAAAAAAGGACTCTGAAACTGAAAAGAAGCATGGGGAATTTCTTGACCGTATGGTAAAGAGAGGTTATACCAAGAAGCAGGCAAATCGCCTAGTAGAATGGTATGTCAGGGCAAACAAGAATAACTAATAAAAGAAAGGGATGTAGGTAGATTTAGATATTTACATCCCTTTCCTAATTTTTCTTGTAACAAAAAGGATATAATTTATGAGCTATGTTATTGATCGCAGGAAGAATTCTGGAGGAAAAAATCTTAATAATAAACAGAAGTTTATTAAAAGAGCCAAAGAAGCTATCAAAGAACAGGTAAATAATATTGCTAAGGGTCGTAATATCAAGGATATAGACCTAGATAAGACTAAAATCAAAGTGCGTTCAAAGACTTTGGATGAGCCATCCTTTGGGCATGATTCGAAAACAGGAAAAGGAAATGTTGTAGTTCCTGGAAATAAGCAATATGCAGAAGGCGATTTAATCAATAAACCAACACAAGATTCTGCACAGGGTTCTGGAAGAGAAGGTTCACAAGATGGAGAAGGGAACGATTCATTTACTTTTGTTCTTTCTCGTGAAGAATTTCTAGATTTATTTTTTGAAGATCTTGAACTTCCTGATCTAGTAAAGAAAATGCTTAAGGAAGTTAAAGTTAAGAAAAATAAGCGTGGAGGATATACTAATGAGGGGTCTCCTTCAAACCTTGATATTAGGAGAACTCTAAAGCAATCAATGGGTAGACGTATCGGTCTTAACCGTCCAAAAAGAGAAGATATTGAAGCTCTTGAAGCTGAAATTGAAGAAAACAAGAAATCAGGACTGAATACGGTAGAATTGGAGCAAAAGCTTGAAGCAATGAAGCGCAAGCTTGCTGCTATTCCATGGATTGATCCTTTTGATACAAGATATCGTCTTCACATTCCTGTAATGCTTCCAAATACTTCTGCAGTTGTTTTCTGCTTAATGGATGTTTCTGGAAGTATGAGTGAACATGAAAAAGAAGTTGCTAAAGTATTTTTTATTCTTCTTAATTTATTCCTCCAGAGAAAATATGATAAAGTAGAAATTGTTTTTATTCGTCATACCCAAATTGCAAAAGAAGTAGATGAACAAGAATTTTTCTATGGAACTGAAACAGGTGGAACAATGGTTTCATCTGCATTAGTAGAAATGATTAAGATTATTGAGTCTCGTTACGATATAAATTGGAATATCTATGTAGCTCAGTGTTCAGATGGAGATAATTGGTCAGGAGATAATAAAAAATGTATTGAACTGCTTCATAATATTATCTTGCCAAGAGTGCAATATTATGCTTATCTAGAGATCAAGCATCCATTTCAATCTGATTTTGGCAGCTATTATAATAAACCATCTGATTTATGGGCTGATTATGAATCAGTGGCAAAGGAAAATCCAAAATTTGCAATGAAAAGAGTTGCAGATAAAAATGAAGTTTTCCCAATTTTTCAGGAATTATTCCAGAAGGAGCGTTAAACAAATGGCGAAAAAAGTTAAAGAGGTATCAAAGCCAATTTTCTCTGGTGCAGAGTGGTCATTTGAAGATATTCAAACTGGACTTCAGATTGTTGAAGAGATTGGAAAAGGAGAGCTTGGATTAGACCTTTATACAAATCAGATCGAAATTATCAATACTGAGCAAATGCTTGATGCTTATTCAAGCATTGGTATGCCAACTTATTATGATCATTGGAGTATCGGAAAAAACTTTATCCGTGATAATCAAATGTATCAAAAAGGAATGAGAGGTTTGGCTTATGAAATGGTAATCAATTCAGATCCTTGCATTAATTATTTACAAGAAGATAATACTATGCTTATGCAGCTACTTGTTCTAGCTCATGCTGGAGTTGGACATAATGCTGTCTTTAAGAATAATGTTTATTTCAAGGAAAGAACTGATGCAACATGGATTATTGATTACCTAGTTTATGCTAAGGATTTCATTAAAGATTGTGAAGAGAGATATGGTTATGATGAAGTTGAAAAAACTATTGATGCTGCACATGCATTACGAGATAACGGTGTAGATCGTTATGCAAGGCCAAAGAAGCTTACTACTCATGAAGCAAAGGAACGTAAAGATAAATTAGAAAGAGATAGGCAAGCTGCTGTTAATGAAATCTGGAATACAGTTCCTGTTGGCAAGAAATCTGCAACAATTTCATCGGAAAAATATGATAATTTTGTTGAAAGACAAAAGCTTTTAAATCTTCCTCAAGAAAATATTCTTTATTTCCTACAAAAGAATTCTCCAATCCTGAAGGATTGGCAGAGGGAAATTTTGAGAATTGTTCGTAAAATTACTCAGTATTTCTCTGTTCAGGGACCAACAAAAGTCCTTAATGAAGGATTTGCAAGCTGGAGCCATTATACAATTCTTAATATGATGTATGAAAAGGGAATGATTGATGATGGCTATTATCTAGAATTTATTACTAGCCATTGTGGAGTTGTTTATCAGCCACCACATGATTCACCAAATTATTCTGGAATTAATCCTTATTATCTAGGATTTAATATTTTCCGAGATATTGAAAGAATGTGCAAAGAGCCAACCAAGGAAGATGAAAAATGGTTTCCTGAAATTGTTGGAACTAATTATCTTGATACATTAAAAGAAGCAATGATGCATTATCGAGATGATAGCTTTATTCTTCAATATCTAAGTCCAAAGTTAATTAGAGATATGAAGCTTTTTTCTGTTTATAATGATTCAAAATCAGAGTATTATAAAATTGATAAAATTCAGAATGAGGATGGATATAAAAGAATTATTTCTGACCTTTCCCATAATTATGATATGACAAATCGTTTCCCAAATATTCAGGTAACGGATGTCAATCTTCTTGGAGATAGGAAATTATATTTACACCATGATATTATCAATGGTAAGAAAATTAATAGAAATTCTGCCAGAGATACGTTATTTTATATTCAATATTTGTGGGGTTATGATGTTGAGCTTCAGGATATTGAGAACAAGAAATTGGTTTATAGATGTGGCTGGCGAGATGATTAAATGGTGTGTTCTAATAAACCATCGGCATGGGTGGCAGAAATGCTCGAAATCTTTTGATTCTAAAGAAGAAGCTATAAAAGATATGAAACATCTTAAGAAAATTAGAAAATCTTGTGATAAATCTATGAAAGAAGGACATATTGTTTCAGGTAAATTAATGCCTCCTGTTATAGTTAAATATAAAATAGGCCAATGTTTATGATAAATATTCTGAATTTATTTCCAGTATTTTATGACCAAGACTATGAGTATGATGAGAGTTTGCATGATTTTCATGAAGTGGCAGGAGCATTAATTTGGTATGGTGTTCCTGCTAAAAGATGTGGAACTTGTGGAGTTGTTGTAATCTGGAGTGATAAAATTCAGTCTGCTTATAATAACAAAAGCTTACAAGATTACTTAAATGAAAAATGTCCAAAGAAGGTACAAAAATGAGCGAAGATAATTGTAACTGCGGATTTATAACTTGTATTTGTAAATATAAAAAAGAGCATCATTCAAGTTGTTTATTTTTAAAAGCTGTTTCATGTTCAATTGGAATTGAATGTGATCATGGTTATGATGTTTGTCCTAAATGTGATCCTTGTACTTGTGAAAGTGTAAAACATGAAAAAGGGTGATATTGTTAGATATGATTCTGGGAGTACTGCCTTTTTCATGCTTGAAGAGTATAAGGATTATGGTAATGGTCAGGGAAGATGGTATGGAATTCACTGCCTTGGAGGAATTTCATCTGGTAGTCCAGAAAATTTAAAACCAATAGCTAAAAATGAAAGAGTTTTCATTGAAGAATTATTCAAGAAGCTTTTCGATAAAGCTATTGATGATAAAATTAAAATTGTTAAACAACATCAAACTGAATTAAAGAAACTTAAAGAAATGAAAGGATATTTGTAAAAAATGAATCAAGAAGTTACTAATTGGGGTTATTCATTAAGCTTAGACGTGGCTGGAGCAGAGCATGATTCCATCACGAGTTACGATGTAATTTATGATTTTACTATTGATCTTGTCGATAGAATTGCTATGGTTCGTTATGAAGATCCTAAAATTGTAAAATTTGGTACTGGAAATAAGGCAGGATTCACCTTAGTTCAACTTATCGAAACAAGCTCTATTGCTGCTCATTTTTGTGACGATACAGATACTTTTTACATTGACGTTTTTTCATGTAAAGAGTTTTCTATTGAAGATGTAAAAGATTGTATTAAGGATTATTTTGGAGAAAACTGCTCTTTTAAGACTCATTATTTTGAGAGACAGGCTTAATGCCTAAACACCATAATTGGGAACCTTGTACATTTTCAGGACAAAGAAATATCGAGCTATTAAGTTCTGGATATCAAAATAAATTCATTCGTAATCTGAGAAGAAGATTTGTTTGTAAAGACTGTCATAAAACTGGCTGGCTCAGTGAAATTCATGGTCTAGATGAAATGATACAATTTAAGGACATGGATTATAATACTTTTTGTGAACCAAGTTACGACCATGATTGGAAATTAGTTAGAGATATGTGTTCTTTTTCTTGGAAATATGAATGTTCTAAATGTAAGATAGCCTATGCTACAGATGATGAAGGAAATATCAAAGACCATTTAGAATATGGTTCTTTGGAGCTTTGCAAGGATAAGGAATGAATTATAGATGGTTAGGGCATAATTGGGTTAGAGAAATCGACCCTAATACTTTTGAACCTCAATATCGTTGTTCTTGGTGTGGGGAAAGTGACCAATATATGAAACATACATTTTGCACAATGGCTTATTATTATGTTACTCGCAAAATAGAATACGAAAGATATGAAAGCGAAAAAGAAGGCATTGAATACGATCATGCCTGGATTTATAAAATTGATGATAATACTGGACCTTCTTATAAATGTGAAAAATGTGGTTATGCTTTAAGTCCTAATCGTCAAGGAAATTTAAATGAAAGTTACGCATATTTAATACCATGTAAAAAGAGGAAAAATGTCTGATAGAATTAATCAAGAATGGACTGAAAATCTTGAAGATGCCTTTGGAAAGTCTGATAAGCTAGACAGAGGGGTTAAGGCAGAATCAATGTTTCTTGATTATGCCAAGACGCAATACTATAAAGTGAAATATTATGATTCTGATAGGGATATGCAAAATCTTGGAATTGATTTTGAGGTATGGGAAGATAAGAAATCAGAACCAATCGGGATTGATGTTAAATCAACCCTTCGTGGGGATGGAGATTTTCCGGTAGAAAATCATGCAAATGGCTGGATCAGAAATCCTAAGAAGAAAAGTAAGTTCATTGTGCATCTGAATGTTGAAGATGGCAGAGCAATCCAGTATGATCGTGAGTCTATGATTAGATATCTTGACGAAGTTGTGAAATCAGAGGATGAATTGGTTTGGTTACAGATTGATGATTTCTCATATTATCAGAGTTCTAAAGGTCCTTTACGATATAAAAAGTATTGGGTAGTTTAATGAAAATTATCAGTGAATATGGCTATGCAAATTTTTCTTCCTGGATTGCGGTAGGCTTTAAGGATATGCAGGAAGCCATTGAATACAAAGAATATGTTTTGTCTCAACAAGGATATTCTCCTACTGCTGTTATCGTTGAAGATCCAGAAATCATTGTCAGATGCAGTATGTATAACTCTTGTGACTAGGGCTATTGACATCTCTCTAAAATAGCTTATAATCCTCCTTATCGAACACGGAGAGATTGAATGTACGCGCATTATTGGAATACAGAGTTGCGGATTACCTCTGATTTGTACGGCAATCATACCGTGTTCAAGACACGTATTTCTTCTCTGTCAGAAGCACTTGATGTTTGTGACCGTTTCCATGTAACTCCTGGGTACAATGCTCATTCTTCCCTTCACTTCAGGAATAATTAAGAAATGATTACTGCATATGAGCTTGCTGTTATCAGAGTTCTCCGGGATTCTAAGATTCCGGGATTTGGCTTTGTTAAAAGCTGTGAAGTCTTTGCGGATGTTAGGATAAATGGTGGGGATGAACCTAATAGCCTAGGTCTTACTGAAAATTTTAGGCTTTCAGAAGATTTTGAGTTTTGGTCATAATGAAAAATTATAGGTGGGCAATTCCAGATAAATTCATGTTTGGCGCTATTGCTGATACCCTGGAGGAAGCCAGAAGCACAATTTTTGACGCTATTTTTAACAAAAAATCTTCTATTATTCCCCGTCTAGGGATGAGTGAAGAAGAATTGAAGAAATTTTTCGAACAAGATCCTATTGTTAAGGATGTGGTATAATGAATTTTATTAATCCTGATAATCCAGAAAGCGATAAAGAGCTTTTCTTTGGTTCAGATGAAAAATTCGAATCATGGCCTGGAGATACTATTGCCCATATTGCTGTAGCAATGGGAAGCTTTCCATCTCTTTCACAGGCTAGAAAGAATGGCTTTGATAAGCCTCTTTCTATGAATCCGCCTTTCCAGGTTATCAAGATTGGGAAGAGAGTTTCATGGGTATTGCATAAAATTGCAGAGGAAGAAGATGAGCACTAAAGCTGTTTGGAGAGTCCGTAGAATTGCTGTAGACCATTGGTTTGAAACCAAGAGAGAAGCAGAGACATTTATTGAAGCATCTGAAAAAATCAATTTACCATGCACTATTAATAGACATTCTATAGGATGTTATATAAATTCTAGGCAATTGGTTGAATTTTTAAAAGAAAATTCATTGGCAGTTGATAAAGATGACCAAGCTTAATCCCAACATCAAAAAGACCTATGCATATGAATTGAAACAATATCAGAAGTCAGTCAGGACCAAAAAGCTAAAGAGAGTTCTTTATGGTCTGACTGGAATTTTGGTATTGCTTTTGATTTTATGGCCCGCTTATCTCCATTATAATGGAACTTATGTATATATCTATACAGGCAAACCAATGCCAGTAGCAGAACCATCAAGCCTCTTGATTTTCATTGGAGGGTTGTTTATAGTGATTGGGTTGAAGAGATTTTATGAAAGGAATATTAAATGAAAGGTCTTATATTTTTGGTATTTTGTTTTGCAGCATGGCTTACTCATGTAATAACATGTTTGCAGGAATCACATTGGGGATTTTTGATTGCTGGTGCAATTATGTTCCCGATTGCTATCGTTCATGGTGTTGGAATTTGGTTTGGGATTTTCAGCTAATTTCGCTGCATTTAAATCCTTTATGTGATTTTCTATTTCCAGATGCTATTGCAAACATATGACTTGAAGATAAACCGTGTTCTCTACAAAATTTACACATATTAATAATTTCTTCTTGATGCCCATCTGGGAAAGTAATTAGATATGTTTTAGATCTTTTTAAGATAGCTCCTTCTGATTTTGGTTTCCCTTTAGAAGCTGCTGACATTTTTTCTCTAGTTGATTCAGGAAGTTTTCTTCCAAGTTGCCATTCAGATTGTTTCTTACGTGTTTCGTCTGATGGCTTCGTTCCAATTCTAGATTTAGACATTTTTTCTCTAGTTTCTTTGGAGTGGTTTAATCCATGGGTTCCTTCCCCTCCATAAGTCATATTATAACCATAACCATCAATATAATGAGTTTTTAATAGTTTAATAAAATATCTTTCCATGATTTTATGTGTAAATTCTTTATCATTTGATTGATATAGTATTTTCCATTCAAATGTTTCTAATTTATATTTTCTGATTGCTCTATGAAAATAATGATGATAGGCTCTGTCAGATTTTATATAAGATTTTTCAGAATGTTGATTTATTCTTTCTTTAAGATTTTCTGTAAATCCAATATAAGATTGGTCATTGACAAGATTAGTTGCTATGTATATAACATAGGCCATGGTTTGAGTATAAATATCCATTGTGAGAACTCCCTTAAAGTTTTTACTGTGGATGGAGGTTACAGCCTCGCGATCCACTTTTATTTATGAGAAATTGAAATGAATTATGAATTTCCAGTTATAACAAACATTAAAGACGTTCTCCCGGCTATTGAAGGGAAGGATGAATTTTATGTTTGTGAAAAGGAGAATTTTACTGTTATAAATTATTTGATGCAGGATTCTAAAACTTTTCCTGAAATAACTGACAGAAATTCTGCTTTTCTTCGTGAGTGCCGAGGCATTAAGTTTCATCCAAAGACAGGCGAAATTCTCTCTCGGCCTTACAATAAATTTTTCAATATGTTTGAAAAACAGGAAACCTTTCTGGAAAATATTGATTTTTCTAAGCCTCATGTGGTTCTATCTAAACTAGATGGGTCTATGATTCATAATTTTTGTCATAATGGCAAAATTGAATGGCTTACAAAGATGGGAGCAGAAAACTTTAATAATTCTGTTAAGGATTTTGTAAAGAAGCATCCAAAATATGAAGATTTTGTATGGGAAGTTCATGAGGAAGGATTCACTGCCATTTTTGAATGGTGTTCTAGCTCAATCGAGCAAAGAATTGTTATCACTCATGCAGAAGATAATCTTATTTTGACAGCTATTCGTAATACCGTATATGGAAATTATATACCATATAAAAATATGGTAGAATGGGCAGAAGAATATGATATTCCTGTGGTTGAATCCATAGAGATGGATTTTATTAATTTCCCTAATGAATCTATCGAACAAATTCGTAAGTGGGAAGGTAAAGAAGGAGTTGTGATTCGCTTTGACAATATGATGGCAAAAATTAAAGCTGATCAATACGTAATGATTCATAAAAATAAGGAACTTATCAATTCCGAAAAGGCTGTTGCAGAACTCATTATTAATAATGGAATCGATGATGTTAAGTCATTTCTGCTTCCTGATGATTTGAAAATGGTCAATGATTATGAGGATGATTTTACTGCCTGTATTAAGAATCTCTCTAAATTTCTTTATAAGGCTATGAATGAGATTGGTGATATGCCAAGGAAAGATTTTGCTCTTGTGAAGAGTCAAGAGATGCTTCCATTGTTCAGGGCAATGTGCTTTCATGTCTGGGAAAATCGTTCCAGTGAAAATTGTTATAATACCGTGATTTCTTATTTCAAGAAGAATTGCAATAACAATAAGAATTTCAAGGTTCTCAAGGAACAGTTCCTGTCTGATATTAATTATGGGATTCAAGGAGAAGAGTAAAATGCCTAAATTTGTTCATATTAATAGAGTAATTGAAGCAATTCAATGGGTTCCAGATTCTAGATATGGTTATTTTGATATTATGGAAGATCCTCATAATAAGGGATATTATTTAGAAAATTATGTTTTTGTTTCTGAGGGTACTGATGAATTTGGAGTTAGCTATACACTAAAACATCCTCTATATTATTACATTGGAACTTTTAAAAACGATTCGGGTATAACTTATGAACGAAATATGGTTCATCAAATGAGGAATAATGAATGGATTATTAAATCTTATGGAGGAAAATTAGGATTTATTCCAGATGAAGTTATGTCTAGAGATTATTTAGAAATAAAAGGAGTAAATGAATGAATCTAGGAAATATGGCTAAGGCTGTTGTAATTTTTCAAAAATATTTTGGAGAAACGGAATATTTCTCTGCAGAACATGACCAACTATGGATTGGTGATGATTCTGTTAAGATTAGTGCAGAAGATGTTGCAATTTTGGATGAGCTTGGATGGTTCTGGGATGATGATATTGAGCGTTGGACTTGTTATATATAATGGCCCGGTCACATAAAATTTATTTGATTTATAATGCATCATGTTATGTAGAAATGCATTATCCTCTTATTGGAGCTTTTACAGTAAAACATGAAGTTTGTTCTTATCTTAAGAAGTGGTGGACTAAAGAGGATGATCATTCGGATTTTCAAGTAATTTCTGTATGTGATGCAAATCCTGATGGAATCTGTTTAGATATAACAAAAGATATAAAGGAAATGATTGATGAAATATAAGATTGGTGATCGATTTAAACCAAAAAATCCTGGACAAGCTGAAAAAACTGTGGTAAATATACTGGAGTTTTTCGGATGTTATGTTCTTCAAGCTGATGGAATTAAAAATCCTTCTTCATTAACGGAAGAATATTTAGATAAAAATTATGAGAGGATGATTATATAATGGTGATGGATAAAGAATTTTTTATGATGGTAGGTCCACCCTGCAGCGGGAAGGATACCTTCATCAAGAAAACTTTTAGTTCTCTCTACAATATCATCTCCTTGGATGATATCATTGATGAAGCTGCAAAGGTTCTTGGTGCTACCTATTCCGAGATTTTCCAGCATGTCAGTAAGTTTGCGGAACGAGAATTGAATCGCAAGATTCCTTTGATGTTTGATGGTTCTGGTGTAATCTGGAACCAAACTAATATGTCTGCAAAGTCTCGTGTCAAGAAGCTTTCCAGGGTTCCCAAGGATTATAAGAAGATCTGTGTTGTTATTGTGTGGCCTTCTGAGGAAATCCTTTTGGAACGCAATAAGAAGCGTAACTTTGAAACAGGAAAGTATATTCCTGATTCTGTTATCGAGAGCATGATTGACTCTTATGACATTCCTACATTTGACGAAGGTTGGGACCAAATTTGGTATGTTGGCCTAGATGGGGAAGTGACTCGTTTTTATGCACCAGAAGAGGTTAATGAATAAAATTTATGTAGTTACTGCTGTTTGTGGAGAGTATTCAGATAGATCTGAATGGATTGTTGCAGCTTATAGAAATAAACGCAAAGCGCAAAGGCATGTAGAATTAGCCACACAATGGCAGCAGGAATTTGGTAATAATTATTATACCAGAACTATTATTCCAGATAAGATTAGAATTTCTCCATTTGATTCAATGACTAAAGATTATCAATCAGATGAAACCACATATTATCTTGAAGAATGTGATATAGAAACTAAGCTTCCTGATTATAATAAAGTGATAGAGGAAGATTATTAAAGGAGATATATTTTGAGTTTAGATATGGGAGTTCGTGCAATTCTTGGAAGAGCGGAAAATCGTTGGAATAATAACAATGATGTTCTATGGAGTTCTCTTACATCAGAAAAGCAAATGGAGCGTCTTATAATTGAGCAACAACTTAGTGAAGCTATTAATAGAAGTTTTAGACTTGATGAAGAGCTATTGGCATATAAAATAGAATATGATCAGAAAAAGAAAGATTTAGTTGAAATGATTTATATGTATGAAAATGCTGTTGGAAGAATGAAATGAGAACAGAAGATATCCTTGAAGCGATGGATGAATTGATTCTTACTAAGAAATATATGATAGAAAATTCTCCATGGATGAACCCAGAATATTATGGAACTCATGAAAGACAAGAAATGATTTGTAAAATTGCTGGGTATTCACAGGCAATTATTGACTTAGGATATTTTCTAGCTTGTAAACATAATCTTCCAGAACTTCATGAAAGACAAGGAATATATGATGAATGAAGATCCAACAGACGAAGAAATTGAGGCATCTATTCAGAAGGAAATCAATAACTGGAAGAAGCGTCTAAATCGTAAAGGGCCATTTTATCTTTATAAAAATGGTACAATCAATATAAGTAGAGGCATGTACACTGATCCTGATGATGCGTCTTCTGAATGGATTGTAAAAGATTATAGAGTTTCTAGTTATTTTTGTATCTGGAATGACAAGCATAAAACAAAGTATGGTTATTTCCATGATGAAATGGCTACAAGATATGGAGTTAACACGATTTGTGTTCTGAATGGTGATACTAAATTCGATCTCTGGAACGGGTCTGCAATCAATGATGATATATTTGACAGAATGCTTGAAGTCAGGCATGATATCTCTAAGTTACCTCTATTTAATTTAGATACTATAAAGGATTTAATAATATGAAAAGTGGAATTGTATTATATTTGTCTATTGCACTTATGGTTGCAGGATTTACAAATTCTCTGAATGAAAATTATTGTGCTAAAGGACCGCACCAATGTAATTCCTTTGCTATGGAAATTATGATGGGATTTTTATGGCCTTTGACATTACCAATGGAAATGATTGCAATTACAGATAACAGTGATGGTTGGAGATGGAAGTTTGGCAAAACAAATGACTGATATTGAAAAAGAACTTCAAACCAAATGGGATGAAAGGCATCATCCTCTTTGTGCTTGGCAATATCTTGACAAATCATATCGATATACTATAATGAGAGATTATAAGAAACTTCTTAAGTTAGAAGAAGAAATTGGTGATATTAAAAGAAGATTGTTTTTATCATGAATAAAGTTCTAATTGATGCAAATAAAGTTGTAGTTTGGAGTCCTGTTGAAGATAATATTCCTTTTGAAATGAAATGTTTGGTCTGTGATCAAATAGGAAAATTAGATGTATGGGTTAATGGAAAAGGCTGGTTAAGATTTCGTAGAGGTTTGCCTTTTAATGTAAAAGAACACAAGGATGTGTTGCATCATGCAGAATCTTGTGGCATGAATGAACTATTAAACGAGAATGGAGATTTTATAAATGCGTAAACTTGTAACAATTCGTGAAATTGCTGATATTCGGCCCATTCCTGAGGCTGATAATATCGTTCAGGTAATCGTGGATGGTTGGAGTTTGGTCAGTCAGAAGACCAATGGTTTCCAGGTAGGCGATAAAGTAGTCTATATGGAAATTGATAGTCTTGTTCCTACTGATAATCCAACTTTCGCATTCCTTGCAAACCGTGGAATTCATACTGTTGATGGAAAATCCTATCATCGTCTAAAGAGCATCAAGCTTAAGAAGACTATGAGTCAGGGTCTGATTTTGCCTGTTTCGGAGGTATTTCCTAACGGAATTCCAGAAGTTACATTTGATGAGGAAACAGATTTCCTTGCAGAACTTCTTGGAGTTATTAAGTACGAACCACAAGTCCCTGCTCATCTTTCTGGCCGCATAAAAGGCAATTTCCCAATGTTCGTTCCCAAGACTGATGAGGAACGTATCCAGAATTGCTGGAGGGATGTAAAGCGTTATTATCCTGATGATACCTATGAAGTCACGGAAAAGCTTGATGGTTCTTCAATGACTGTTTATCTAAATGAAGATACTTTTGGTGTCTGCAGCAGGAATCTTGACCTTGTTGAAGAAGAGGGAAATGCTTTCTGGGCAACTGCCCGTAAGTATGGACTTGAAGAAAAGCTTAGTAGTTTTGGTAGGAATATTGCACTGCAGGGGGAATTGGTTGGGCCAGGAGTGCAAAAAAATATTTATGGCTTAAAGGAACTCGAATATCGTATTTTCAACATTTATGATATTGATGCAAAGAGGTATCTGAATGCTGAAGAAAGGCATATGATTATTCTGGATCTTGGCTTGCGTTCTGTGCCAGTTCTGGGGAATTTCCGATTTGACTTTGAGAATATTGATGATTTCCTTGCCTATGTGGAAGGTTCTTCTGCTCTAAGTCCAAAAGGTCAGCAAATTACTCGTGAAGGTTTGGTTTACAAGAGCATTGACAATCCTAGCTGGTCCTTTAAAGGGATTAGTAACAGATTCTTGCTTAAGCATGATGGTTAATATGCAGAAATTCTCAGAAATAGAAACTCCTTATAGTTATGAACAATATTCTGCTTCAAATGGTGCGTGGATTGTCAAGGGTCCTGGAATTTATTATATATGTAATGGGCTAAACCAAGCACGAGAAATTAAAGCACTTCTAGATTGTGCCTATCTTTTTGGTTATGGAGATAAGCATTTTGAGAAATAAAGAAATACCTCTATGGAAATGCCCACCTGGATTATTTTTATTTGAAGGGTCTCTTGGGTTTAAGACAGAATATGGAGCCATTACAGGTAAAGATATTGGCAATGGTAAAGTAGAATGGATTATGACTGGTGGTTCTGATGTTTACTGTGTTTCTTCTGGCGAAGTATTTTGTGGTCCCGCAAAAACTCATGAAGAACGGGAAAATTTACTAGTAACTCCAGTTAATGTGGAAGATCTAAAAAATGGCTGATGGAAATCCTTTAAAGAAATCTGAAATCTGTAAAGATAACATATGGAAATGTAAAAATTTAGAAGAAATAAGGTCTAGCATGGATGGAGAATCATATGAATGTAAAGTTTGTGGTGAATATTTCAAGCTTTACTATGATGATATGAAATAAATAAAGAATACCTTTAGAATTGTCTAAAGGGTAAACCAACGGACTTTAAATTTGTCGCTTTAGTCTGTAGCGAGTTAAAAGGAGAAAAAATGTCAATGCATAAAGAGAAATTAGTAGTTTGTATTAAATGTAATGGTAAAATTTTAAGGGAATTCGGAGAAATCGTTAAGGTTCCTTTTGGCTCTGAATATTCTATCTATCTCAAAAATCTTAATACAGCAAGAGCAATCGTAAATATTACAATTGATGGCAAAGAAGTTGTTGAGAATGGCCTAATTATTAATGCCAACTCTTCACTAGACCTTGAAAGATTTGTAAAGACTTCCAATCTAGAAAAAGGGAATAAACTAAAATTTATTCAAAGGAATTCAAAGATCGAAGAGAACCGTGGCATTGGGGCAGAGGATGGACTTATTGTAGTAAGTTATGAATTTGAAAAGCCTGCTCCAAAGATTGTTTATGATGAAGTAATTCATAGACGCAAGCATACTTATTATGATGATTGGTATGACAGAGGTTGGTGGAATCCAAAAATTTGGCCTTATAATGGATATCCTTATTATACTTCAGAAAATCTTGGTGTTAATTCAGCTATGGTAAAAGGATTAGCAGATTCTGTTCCAATGATGTCTGCAACTGGTGGAACTTCTTCTAGTTCTGCAGCAGCACAAAATGCAGTTTCTATGAATTCCTTTAGAGGCTTGGTTGGCAAGGAACAGTTAGCTTCATCTTCTGCAAGTGACTTCAATGAAAACGGAATTACTGTTGCAGGATCTGAGAGTACTCAAAAATTTCAGACAGTATCCTCATTTAAGACTGATGGAATTAAGAACGTAATTGTCTTGAAGCTTGTTGGTGAAAATCCAAATGGCAAAGTAAAACAGGCAGTTACTGTAAAGCATAAACAGAAATGTTCAACGTGCGGTACAGTCAATAAGGCAACTGCTAAATTCTGTGGTTCCTGCGGAACTGCCTTAGAAATTCTTTAATGGCTAATATTAAAGTAAAATATGCAGAGTTAGTAAGAGAAGCAAAGAAACAAATCAATGCTTCTCTGAAAGCTTCTAAAAATAGCAAAGATCCTTATGTACTTCAAGAACGTAGGATTATTTTAGAATTCAGAAAAAGAGCAAGGGAAGACTTTGCAACTATTCCTAAGGCTAAGAAGAAAATCTAATTGACTTTCTTGTAATTTTGTAGTACAAATTATTTTTATTATGGAGGAATTGATTGACAGAAGATATTAAGACACATCCAGTATATTTCTTAAAAAGTTGGCCCGCATTCTTTCAGGCTATTGTTGATGGAAGCAAGAAGCATGATGTAAGAGATATTACAGAATATAATTTTAAGATTGGTGATATTGTTCTTCTACAGGAATATGACCCTTTTGCGGGAAAATACACTGGAAGAACTCAGTGCGTAAAGATTACCTATATTACTTCAAAATTTACCCCATGCGCCTTCTCTTCTGCAGTTCTGGCTAAGAACTTTGCAATTCTTTCTTTTGAGTTAGTAGGTCCTTGTTCTCCATATCCAGCAGTAAATTAATGGGGCATTTTATCTGGGATAATATAATGGATAAGCTTTCTAATGCTATCTCTAAAGAAAAAGAAGAGAAGGCAAAGAAGACTTATCCAGTTACTATCAGAAAATATGAACCTGAACTTCTAAGAGATCTTAAAGCTATTCATGGAGATGATGAAGGTTCTAAAATATATCTTAAATATACAAACGAAAAGAATTTAAGAAATATTGAATTACAGAATGCAGATGAGCTTGTTGATTTATTTGCAGATGCAATGAAGGAACGTATCAGATCTGGAGATATTAGATTCATTGAAAACAATGAATGGTTGAAAAATCCAGATTTTGATAAAATAGATAAAGAATTCAGAACTGAATTAATGAATAATGACAATTTAGGAATGGTAGTATATCTTGCAATGGAATGGTACCATCAATATAATAGGGAATGAAGAATGAATAAAGAAGATTGTTTGCAACTTGTTTTAAATAAAAAAGAATTATTTTTAATCCATGTTCTTTTTGCTAAAATAACCCAAGATAAACTGGACTTTTCTGATTATCTAGATGAAATAATTAAATTTAATTCAGAAATTTCAAAAAGGATTCTTCCCATTACTGATGAAGCATGGGAAGATTATGAATATATTCAAAGAAGTCTGGAGGAATATAAGGAGATTGAATGAAGAAAATTGAATTTGAGTTTGACGAAGAACGTATTATTAAAGAATTTTATGATTATATTGTAAGTACTTACAGTCAACATTATGCAAATGGAAAAAATGGTAAGCAGCTTTTAAGTGAATATGACATCAATGACCCTGATGTGATTGGATTTTGTAAGATTTCAGCTAGAAAATACCTTAAAAGGCTTGGTTCGAAAGAAGGGTTTAATAGAAAAGATCTGCTAAAAGCAATGCACTTTTGTTTATTGCTCCTACATTTCTATCCACAAAAAGAAACTCAATTAACAGGAGAAAATACAGATGCTTAAGCTAAATGAAATTTCAAGTAAATATCGATCAATGAAAGAAGTTGACGATGAAACTCTAGGACTTACTGTAAAACAAGTCTTCCAAGTTCTACCAAAGACTTTTAAGATGATTAATAATCAGGTAGAAAATCGTGCAATGGTAGAGAAGCAATCATTGACAGATGGCTATGGTAGATTTAATGGCATCTATCATTTACTTCCAGGATATTATGAGATTATTTTCAATGGCATTGTCGAGTTAAAGAATGATGAAGTTGCTGTTGTTACGCCAAGATTTCCTTTAATCCAGAATGGAATCGGATTTGCTGAGAGGGAATATAAGTTTGGTGCTCAGAATATCAGTACCTTTATTGAAGTAAGGGTGGCAGATTTCCAGTTTGATGTTAACACTCCTATTGCATATCTTCGTTTCAAGAGCACTGGCAATGTTCCGGTTGTAAAGACTTTTGCTGAAGAAGTAAAAGCTGAAAATGAAGATGGATGGAATTTTGGCTCTGATTTAAAAAAGGTTGTTAGAGATCATTTTCTAGGAAATAATGCTGGCCCAATTACTGGAAATCCACTTGTAGATAATATTGCAAACTTGGAAAGAAGCGATAAGTTCACCTGGGCAAATAATGATATCCAGGTCCATGCAGTTCCTGAAAAACCTAAAAGAACCAATGTTGATAAGGGAAAGAAATGGGCATATATTGTTGGTCCTGATGGAATGGATACGGATCGGGTTAGAGTTTCTGTTGAAGAATTTGAAAATGAATATAAGGCCAAGGGCTATGTGATTGGATATCCTCCATCATTCAAGGCCAAGAGATATGGAGATGCAAATGCCTAATTGCCAAGATTGTTCAGATAAGGGAGCAGTAGAAGGCAAATCTGGTTTGATTATTTGCCATTGTCCAGAAGGCGATAAGTTTGTGGATGTGAAATATGAGGATATGGTAAGAAAAATATATGGAGATAAAGAATAATGGCAACCATTTATGAAACTAATTTAGTTAAAAAACTACAGGAATCCTGTAAAGTAAACCTTGATTCTTATCTATTTGATTTTGACAAGAAAACGGTTGATTATAATAATTATTTTTTTAAACCAAGAGATCAGGGTAAAACTGATTCATTTAAATTTTCCATTGGAGAACCAAAAAATCCTGTTCAGGCATCTACCCTTAAAGTAAATCTTGATACATCATCTAGAGATAATCATGTTCATGGAAGTACAGTTTTTTCCGAAGGATTTGACCACTATTATGATGGTGCCGCAGCAGAAATTGTCAAGGATATTGAAGATACCTTCCTTGAAGAATATGATATTAATTGTATGCCTTCAAAGGATTCGCGCATGGAAGAATTTATGTTTGAAAGTGCTTCTGACCTTAGAAGTTGGGATGATGAAAAGCTTAATAGATTTATTGACCTTTTCAATTCTATTAATGAAGATAACAAATTACTTGAAGATGAAAATAATGAGCTTCTGGATGTACAACAAGAACTTTCAAATGAAGTAGAACAACTCAGAGTTCAGTTGGCAGGTTGTGGTTCTGCAGCATTAGGTTATGGTGGAGATTGCAAGAAAGGTGATTACGGTTGGTCAGCATCTTTCCAGGATGTTCAGAATCTTTATGAGAAATATTCAAAGATTGATGAGTATTCAGCATATTTAATAGATAATTGTGCAATCACTAATGTTAAAGATGCAATGATCCATTTGAAGAATTACCTAGAAACTAAAGAAAATAATAATGACCTTACAGTAACTCAGTCAGGAATTACTGATCGTGATGACGTATGGGACAGTATTAAGTGGAATCTTAATGCAGATTTCAAGAACATTACTATTACAAAGAATGAAGATAAAAGCTTCTGTGTTAAGACTGTAAGTGATCCTAAATCTCCATATTGGGACGATGTTGTTGGAGTTTCGCCAATGAAAGCTCCATCTATATCAATTTCTGAATTGAGAAATCAGTATTCTGATAATCATAATGAAGATAAATTAAAAGCTAAAATTAATAATGATTCAGATGCTTTAGTAGTTTTAACAAAGAAAATTGATAAATTAGCTCTTAATTGTATGTACGGATCAATGGCTAAAAAAGAAATTCGTACTATGGAAGATTGGGAAACCGCTTTAAAGTTTCCAGATGAATATGGTATTACTTTAAGAAAAGTAATTTAAATGATCGATTTAGAACAGGCTCTTAGATGGAATCCTTTTGAAGGCGATTTCGGTTCATCTCTAGACAGAACATTCAAGGACAAAATTGTTAAATTTCTTAAGGAAAGACCTTGCTGTTGCTGCAGAAGTACCATAAGATATGGAACTTACGGTAGAGCTATTACCAAGTTCTGGGATGGTGATGGAGTAATGTCATATGCTTATTGTACAGAATGTACAGAGGCTATGGCTATTTCTGATCAGGATGCTGGAAAGTCTTGGGAAGCTAGGATTAATTTTGGAGAATAAATTTTGATTTTTGATAAGCTTTATAAGCAAGGCGTGGTACATCCGCCAAAATGGATGCCTGATAACCTCCATTATCTTACAATTATGGGCAGTCAGGCTTATGGTGTTTCAGAAGAAACATCTGATAATGATGTTTATGGCTTCTGTATTCCTCCTAAGGATCTAGTGTTTCCAACTTTGGCTGGTGAAATTCCAGGGTTCGGAACACAAATTCAGAGATTCGAACAATATCAGGAGCATCATATCAAGGCTGCAGATTCAAAGAAGGAATACGACTTTTCAATTTATTCCATCGTTAAGTACTTTGATCTTTGTATGCACAATAATCCTAATATGATTGACTCCCTGTTTACACCAAGAAGGTGTATCCTTCATTCAACAGCAGTTGGAGAATTGGTCAGGGAAAATCGTAGAAAGTTCTTACATAAAGGGTCCTGGCATAAATTTAAAGGCTATGCTTATTCTCAGATGAGCAAAATTCGTAATAAAGTCAATGCTAAAAATGAAGAAAGAGCAAAGAGCATTCAAGAAACTGGCTATGATAAAAAATATGCCTACCACCTGATTCGTCTAATTAATGAAGTAGAACAAATTCTTGTAGAGCATGATCTAGATATTCAGAGAAATCGGGAGCAGTTAAAGACTATTCGTAAAGGGCAATGGACATTAGAGCAGGTTGAAAATTATTTCTATGATAAAGAGAAAAGCCTAGAGACAATCTATGCCTCAAGTACATTACCGCAATATCCAGACGAAAAATTCATAAAGCAACTTCTTATCAATTGTTTAGAAATGCATTATGGAAGTCTTGCAGCAGTTGTTAATACTGGTGAGAGTGCGGAAAAAATTCTTAGAGACATGCAAAACGTTATTGATAAGTATAAAGGAGAATAAAAATGAACGTACAAGAATTTATGAATAAAATTGCACAGGATATGAGAGATAATGCAGAAATTTCAAATAATCCAGAAGCAGTATTAACAGCTTATGTTTTGACTGCTTTAGCATTAGCTGGAGATGAATATAATATGTTTGATAAGATATTAGAAAATCAAATGAAATGGTTGAAAGAAATTGAGGAATAATGGGACATCAACCAGAAAATAAAAAATCTCCTGTAATACGAAGAAGAGCATCCGTTATAACAAGTTCTTTGACTGTAAGAGTTTACTGGAACAAACAATTAAATAAAGTTATTAAATATCTTGTTGATCAAGATATGGAATTTAATTATAAAATTATTCCGGGAGATTCTATGATTCTAGATGAGTATATTTTAGAAATACCCAATATTTATTGGGCTACAAATTTAACTAAATTAGCAAAAATGCTGGAAAAATGTGATTATAAGGATACAACAGAATGAAATTTTGTGAATTTGAAAATATAATTGTTAAATTTAAAGATGGAACAGAGTGGGCCGTTCCTATTGAAGTGATTGCAATAAATCGTGCGGATTGGTATAAAGATGAATTTGGTGACGATATTGAAAGATCTTTAAATGAAGATACTATTCCTTTATTTGAAGAATCTCTATATGAAATATTAGATTGGTTTACTAATAACATGGATTGGAAAGATGTTGAGAAATTTGCTGTTAAAAGAGAAGTTAAGCCAATTCCTTTTAATTATCATGCAGGATTTTCTAGTTGTGAAATGGATTTTGAATAATGTCCTCTAAAGTAACTACAGGCGATGGAAAATACACGGTAATTATTGAAGATAATGGATCAATGTCTTTTCTGAGATATGGAGAACCATGGGAAACTGCTAACAGAGATTTTGCCCATGTTGGATTAATTTTAGCATTGGGTCCAGGATCTTGAGGAAGCTAGAAACAGAATTGGATATTCTTGAAACAATCAGATTGGAGTATTATAAAATGACCACAGCAAGAGATTTAGAAACAAAAATTAAAGAATTAATGGACAACTTTGGAAACAGAGACTATTCGGAGGAAGAGTTAAAAGAATTTGAATTTCTGTTAACCAAACTTGAAAATAATGTTTCAAAGCTTGAAGAAATTTACAATGATTCTAAAGTTTAATATAGAATACGACACAGAAACTAAACAATATACTTTAGGTGATACAAGCGATAATATAGAACTTGTACATTCTGGGTCTTCTTATTATAGAATAATTGGTGATAAAATTTATGGAACAATTAATTGCATTAATCCATTTTGGGAATTAGAAAAAGAAAATAAATCTGATGATAATTATCTAACATTTAATATCCAAAATCTAAAATGACCTGGGAAGATTATGTTCTAATTTATCTTGGAGCAGCATTTTACGTTTAGTGTAATTATGAAGATAATCTTAAGATTTATGTTAGGAAAGGCTAATTAATGCTTATTGATAATAAAATTATTTGTGATAGATGCACTTCTGAAATGGTTTCAGGAATTGTGATTGATCCAAAATATCATGAAAACTGTTGGCATGGTATTCCAACTATCGATAAAGATAGCATGGAGGTACTTGATTGTTATAAATGTCCTAAGTGTGGTCATAGCGATTATAAGGATAAGCCTAATTTTAAGATTAAAATGGATGATGGCGATTTAAAATATTTTAAATTAAGGTCTTGAAATTTGTATTAACAATTACTATATAGTTTTCTGAGTGCTAAAATATTAGGCTCAATTTGTTATAACCATCTTGCTTAAAAAGGAGATAAAATATGACTACTAGTAATTTCGATAGAGTATTTGATGAAATGTTTAAACCATTTCCAAGTAATAGCTTTCCTTTATATAATATTGTAGCAGATTCAGAAACAAAATCCACAATTGAACTTGCTGTGGCAGGTTTCTCAAAGGAAGAATTGAAAGTTGAATTGCTTCCAAAAAATGTCCTGCAAATTAAAGGTGAACATAAAGAATCTGAAAAGAAAAATTATTCTTATCAGGGAATTACTAACAAATCGTTTACCAGAACCTTTACATTGCATGAAAATGCTGTAATAGATAAAGTTAAATTACTTAACGGTATTTTAAGTATCTCTCTAGATGTGGTAATACCGGAAGAGAAGAAACCGAAACTTCTTGAAATTCATTAAATTTTGTGAAGGCTCCAGTAATCTTCAAGGTTCTGGAGCCTTTTCTTTTACTTAGGAAATTCCCAATATTTCCATTTAAATCCTTTACAGGTTCCGTTTCTTTTAATAGCCTTTAATATATCGTGTCTATTTCCGTTTGGAAGAGCTAATGCTGCTTCTTCTGCAGAAACATAACGATTAACAAATTTTCCTCCCAGTGTACATTGAACAATTGGTCTAGTTTTGGTGCGATATCTGAAAATTGGCTGATCGTAATAAGACCAATAATAACCACCACAAGTTGCTACTGCCCCTCTGCAACATTCCATAATTTGTGTTCCGGTTTTATGTTCCAATACATTCATATCTAATGATTTTCCGGCTTCCCAATAACTTGGGAAAGTTTTTATATATTCTCCAAATAAATTATATTGATGAATAGCTCTGGCCGGTTTTTGAATTGAACTTCCACGAGTTTCTTCTAAATTTGTTAAATTATATTGCTCTTTATATTTTTTTATTAACTTTTCTTCCACTTCATAAGCTTCTTTTTCTGAAGATGTTGTATAAATAATCTCAGCAATAAATGCTCCACTATCATTTAAAATATTTTTGATAGTACTATTTTTGTGATGATTATTTGAAGTATATTCATACTTATGGTAGACAATTCTAGCATTTCTTCCTTTCCCAACATAAAATATATTTTTATTTCTGGGATCTTTAAGCAAATAACAATAATAATTTCCTGAATTAAAATCATGATTAATAGTATTTTCTAATATAATAAATGATGGAAACATATAAATACCTCTGTAAAGTTTACACCAATATATGGTGGACTTAAGTATTTATCTCTATTAACCATAATTATTATAAGGAATTGAAAATAAATGACATTTCAGATACAGTTACCAATTGAAGAATTAAGAAAGAGAAAATTGTTCCTAGGTTGCCCCATGTATGGGGGCCAGTGTTACGGATCATTTGCTAGATCTGCCATGGATTTAGCATCGATTTGTGTACAGCATGGAATTACATTATACACATATTTTCTGTTTAATGAATCTCTTATTACTAGAGCCAGGGCATATGCATGTGATGAATTCATGAGATCAGATGCAACTCATATGATTTTTATTGATTCTGATATTGGATTTAATCCAAACGATGTAATCGCAATGTTAGCTATGCAAAATCCTGACCCAACTGTTGACAATTATGATGTGGTAGCTGGTCCATATCCCAAGAAGTGCATTGCATGGGAAAAGGTAAAGGTAGCAGTTGATAAAGGTTATGGAGACGAAAATCCAAATGAACTTTCAAAATTCATTGGCGATTTCGTATTCAATCCTGTAGAAGGTAATGGAGTAATTCAGCTAGGCCAGCCAACAGAAGTTGGTGAAACTGGTACAGGTTTCATGATGATTCGTAGAGCTACTTTTGAAAAATTTGCAGCAGCCTATCCAGAACTTTCTTATAAACCTGACCATGTTCGTACAGAACATTTTGATGGTAGCAGAGAAATCATGATGTATTTTGATACTGTCATTGATCCAGAAACAAAGCGTTATCTTTCTGAAGATTATTTTTTCTGTAAGAAACTTAGAAAGATTGGTGGGCATGTTTGGTTGCTTCCATGGATTAAACTTTCTCATACTGGAACCTATATATATGATGGTTCTTTAGCAGATGTTGGAGCACTTAATGTTTCTGTCACTGCAGATGCAGAGGTTCTTGAAAAAACCAAGAATCGTGGTAAGAAGGGTAAGAAATAAATTCTGTTTGCTACAGTAGCTCAATTGGTAGAGCAACTGACCTGTAATCAGTAGGTTGTCAGTTCAATTCTGACCTGTAGCTCCATTTTCCCTACTATTGACATATCATAAAAATTCCTTTAAGGTACTTAAAGTTTGTTGAGACACCTTGAAGGAATTTTGTTATGTTTGAACGCAATCAGCAAGTTACTATCCAGGTTCGTGGCCGTAACAAAAACGGTCGTATCCTTCGGCAGATTACTAAGGTAATGATTGGGCGGAAGACGGTCATACGTTGGGAAGTGGCTTATAAGAATGCTGCTGGTGGTGAAAGTGTAATTGATTTGCCTTGGTATCGTATCTCAGCTTAACCTTGAAGGAATTTTGTTATGGAAAATCCTATTCCGTTCAATCCTGAGACAATGACTGTGAAGCAGTTGAAAGAATGTGCAGATGCGTTGCGTATTATGTTTAATATGCTGAATCGCGGTAGTGGTTATGACCAACATGTTAGCATGTTTTATCATTTAGTACAGATTAGAGATGATTTTGTTAATAGGTGGTCAAAATGAAAGATTCTATTGTTCCATATCTTGGCATGGAATTTGACCATGCAAGGTGGATCGATGAATCCAGCAAACCTATGCGTTTTCGAGTAACGAAAATTGCACAGGGATGTGTCTACTACAGGCCAGTCAATGGTGGTGGGAGCGAATACATCTATAAGGAAGATTTTCATAAGATTGTGAAATCATGATCATAAAACTTAAAATCACTAAAAATCTTGCTAATGAATATCTTACTCGGGATGTTCATGCTCATAAAGAAATGAGATTGTTTCCAGACAGTTCAGGAACTTGGAATGTTAAGATTGAAACTGCACGCGAGATGTTAGCGGATGCAAAGCATCAGGCAGATCCTAAAGCCATGGATAATGATGCTGCAACCAGACGCATTTATGCAAGCATTCGTGACCAAATCGAAAAAATCTTAAAATCATGAAAAAGCATTATGTCAAGAATTTTGAGCCTACCCAAACTTCTTATTGTATTGAGGTTGATTTTGATGCTTTCTCGAAATTGATCCGGTCAGAAAGTTTTCATGCAGGATTTGTTAAAACTCATGAACAGCTTGACGTTAAACTTGGTGAGTTGTCAGGAAATCTTAGCAGTATTGATTATAATGGTCATTTTGGACCAAATATTTTTCTTACAATTGATAAGGAAAATGATAATGTCCTTTCCCGTAAGAAAATTTCCAAGCTTATAAATAATCACTTAGCATGGCTTGACACTTTTCCTGATAGTGTTTATAAAGACTGACAACCTTTTTGGAGAGCTTGTTATGTCTATTCGTACTGATGCTATTTTGAAGATTTTGAACGAATGTCCTAGTGACAAGATGCCTGTCATTTTTTATGGGAATATCCCTAAGAGTTTGGGAAATATTCCCATTACAAATGATAGGGAATTTATTAAGAATGCCACTGATAATCTTTTAATTTTTAATGGTTATTCTGCAACATTTGTCAGTCAGGCAAAGATTGATGGTAATGATCGCATTTTTGTTTTGGCCCATGGTTAAGGATTTACAAAATGCAAAATTATACAGATAACGAATTAGAAGTTATTTCTGCAGCCCTTAAGATTAATGTAAGAAATTTGCAGAAAGCATTAGAAGCTACCACAGATATTGCAATGGCAGAAGCATATGAAGGTTGCCGGGATATGGTCCTTGCATTGATTCAAAAGACAGAAAAGTACATAAATAATTAACACTTACGGGGATTGGGAAAGTCTGGTTTAATCCGTCTGCTTTGGGAGCAGAAAATCGAAGGTTCAAATCCTTCATCCCCGACCATTTCAAAAATACCGTCAAGGATCATTAAAAGTTCTTGACGGTATTTTCATGTCTATTGACATACCTTAAAAATAATATATAATCTTCTTTATCGAAACGAATGGACGTTGGAGTCTAAAATGGCAACTCACGGTAAGTACAAGGGTTATACGATCCAGTCTAACGAAGAGGGCTTCTTTTGGGAAGCTGGTTGCTGGCATCAGGGCGGTTATTTTGATACTATCGAGGAAACTCGAATTGATATCGATTATTATATCAAGGAAGAGATGGAGCATTATCCGGTTCCTTACGATACTCCCTGTCTCGGAACTCCCTGGTGGAACGAGCAATAATATTCTAACCCTAAAATAGGAAATTATCATGTCTAATCAAAAAGTTATCCAGATTGTTGAGAACCTTACTGAGAATGAACATGCTGTTCTAAAGGCTCTTTATAATAATGCTTATGGAGAGAAGGGTGATGGAGTCTGGGCATGGGCAGTTAATGATAGCCATGAGCCTTCAGGTATTACAGGTAAAAGCCTGAGTGGGGTTGTAGGTTCCCTGTGTAAGAAGGGCCTTTATCGTTCTGAAGAATATGACAAGAACGAATGGGTTCTTTATACCACTGAGCTTGGCAATTCTGTCATGAAGGAATTGTTTGAGTAAGGTTGACTTTATTCAAGGGTTCTATATAATAGGGTTATTGGAACACAGAAACTCTTGGAGAGTTCAAATGTCTAAGAACGATACAGTTGGCTACCGTAATATTTACGGAACTAAGGAGTTCAATGGTCTTGCCAATGGTGTAGAGTACCATAAGACTGATAGGTCATTGAAGGTTATGTGGAATGACCCTCAGTTGGCTCGGATTACTCGCCTGAGGCTTCTGAGTGATCCTGGATTTCCTATGTGGGATGTTTCCTACTGCCATGGTGTCATGAAGGATGGCACAGAGGTTACTGTTGAGCTTCCTTTTGATCAATTGCCAAAGCGAAATATGACTGCAGCTATTCTGAAATATGCCAAGGAAGATAAGGTATATGTTAAGGGCATTGGCATCTTTTCTGCAATTAGCACTCTAAACTAAGGATTAAACAAATGTGGAAAGTTTTCATTCCTGCTGGTCGTTGGATGGCTGGAGCCAATAGCTTCTCAACAAAGAAGAGAGCCATGGAATTCATGGATAGGTGGAATACTGTTGAAGTTAATAGTGGTCATTTCTCTATCTGTTGGATGAGGGATGACAAGAGTTTTAAGCCTGTTATTTGACAAGCTTATAAAAACCTGTATATTTTCTTTATTGAAATTTGAGGGACTAGGAAATGGCTAGGAATACGGTTAAAACTTGGGTTGTTAAGAGTTATGGTGGAACAGTAGAAGATGTTGAAATCTCTTCTATTTTTAGGAATAGTTTTAAATATTATAATTTTGAAGAGAATGATAATATTTCTCTTGAAGATAAAATTGATAGAATTTCTGAAAGTTTTAGCAAGCTTGTAGAGACTCTTTATGTCAAGGAAAAGCTTAGTTTAGAGGATCTTCAAAATATTATCGATTATCGTTTTAATGATTTTAAGGAATCGTAAGATGCAGAAGAAATTTTGGCAATGGAAGAATGAATATCTTAAATGTCAGCTTCCAGAATGGATACAAGAAATTTCAGAGGAACCTTATGGGATTTCTTGTTCTAATCTAACTATGCATATTAGAACAAATCATAGTGGAGTGTCTCATTGGATGAAAATTCATCCTGGAGATTGGATAGTTTCAATTTCAGATGAAGTTTATGTGTTTTCTCAGATGGCTTATTCTCTTATTTTCAAGGAATCGTAAAATGCAGCCACGTTATATCCATGAGTCCAATAGTCTTGGAATTGGCTTGATTGAATCCCATACCACTATTTTCCGGGATGCTTCTGAGGCTAATGAGCTTGCAATGAAGCTCAATAAGGATGAGGCTACTGAATATGAAAAGTGGTCTTATCAGGTTGAGAGTTACAAGGGTGGTTATGTGGTAGCCATTTATGATGAAGATGATATTTTTGTAGGGAACCTGTAAGATGTTAGTTTTTTCAGAATATCATTTTAATGATTGGTTTGAAAAAAGCGGTTATGATCTTCAGTATCGGCAAATTCTAAGAGAAGCCTATGAAGCTGGTTTTGATTATGCTGCTGATATACAGGCTGAAATTGATGCGGGAGAGGATTGGTAAATGAAAAAAGAAATGCTGACCAATATGATTGTTCTTGCTGCTAACCGTCATGCAGGACAATATGATCGTGGTGGAAATCCCTATTTTCTCCACGTTTCACAGGTTATGCATTATCTCAAGAGTAATGATGAGGAACTTAAATGTATCGCTCTTGGGCATGACCTTGTAGAAGATACTGATGTAACTTATCAGGAACTCAGAGACCTTGGCTTTTCTGAGAGGGTTATTAATGGTATTAAATGCCTTACCAAAATTCCTGGAGAAACCTATGAAGAATATAAGTTCAAGGTAAAATCTAACATGGATTCTGTTCGTGTTAAGATTGAGGATTTGAGACATAATTCCGATATTCGTAGACTCAAGGGAGTTACGGAAAAAGATATTCGTAGGATTGAGAAATACCACAATTTTTATTTGGAGTTGCAGGAATGTATCTAGCTTCTGTGCTTATTGAAAATATATTTTTTATTTTTGTTTGTGGAAGTGGCATGGTTGTTTATGGGCTATCTTCTATTGAAGATTTTATCAATAAGAAGAGATGGTCAGCATTGGAAAATATGATATTTTTTCTAATATCGGTTATATGTTTTGTATATATTTTGAGCACGCCTCTTTCGTAACCAAAAAATTATTTTTCAAAAGATATTGACAGCATGGAACATAATCGGTAATATCTAATAGTTAATTGAAACCACTGGAGAATAAAATGATTACCTACGTTGAGTTCAAAATTCCCGGTAAGTGTGCATGGACTATGCGCTATCGTGATGGAGATCATGCTTCTCGTGATATGCAGCTTTGGAGTAAGCTTGGTATCCAGAGCGTTTCCTGGAAAGCTTCTCGTTAATTTAACCCCATTTATTGAAGGATATTTAAAAATGAATTCGTCTGTTATCCATGATCCTAAGCCCTATTATGTCACTCATCCTAATGGTGAGGTTGAGTTTGTCCTTGGTCTGAATGCCTTCTGCAAGCGTAACAAGCTTCATGCTGGTAGTATGCAGAACGTTTCCCTTGGCAAGCGTACCCATCACAAGGGTTTCAAGGTTGTGAAGGCTTCTTGGGCGGATTTATAAAATAAGGCTTTATCCCGTGTATTTAAGATTAAAGGCTCAGAGATCCTGAGAGATGTTGGTTTCAAGTCCAGCCACGGGGCAGCCAATTTAAAAGGAGATAGATTGTGAATAAGACTGAATTTGAAGAAATCTGGAAAGATTATAAAAAGGAATATTATCTCAGGGAAGATGTTATTTCTTGGAGATGGGTTACTGGTGGAATGTCTGGCGGTAGCTGTTGGGGAGATAAGCCTAGCTATATGGGCAGTGAGGAAGAGCCTGAAGAAACTCCCCTGGACGAATTTCTCCAGAAATATTTTCCTCTTATGCCATACTTTGCATATAAGAAGCTTCTTACTCTGGTTGATAGTAAAGAAGATTATGAACCAGAATATTATGGAAATTATACGAATTACCGTGTAAAGTCCATTTCAAAGGATGTTCTTCTCAATTATCTTATTGACATTGGGTTAGTTACAGACTAATATAGTTATTATGAAAGTAACAATGATTGTTGGTCTTCCAGCTTCTGGAAAGACTCATTATGCAGAAACCATTGCTAATGGTCGGAAAATTGTGGATGACCCACAATCATTGAGTGATCTTGAAGGTATGGATAACGATTTCATTATATGTGATCCTCATCTATGCCATGTTAATAAATTCGATGTGGAAGATAGGATCAAGAAGGTTTATCCAGAAGCGGTTTTTGAATGGATATATTTTGAAAATGATCCTGAACAGTGTTTAAAAAATGCCAAGAATCGTTTGGATAAGAAGGTAGACAACTTTATTAAATTGCTGGCAAAACAATATGTTATTCCTATAAATGCTAAGGTTTTGCCAGTTTGGAAAGGATAGTGAAATTTTCTCGTACTTGAAGCTATTCTAGATTGGCATAAAGTACCTAGCGATGTTAACTAGTTGGTGATTATAATTTGCATGGGAAGATAATCGGTTGAACCGTGAGGATCGTATACCGCAAATTATAATCTGAGAAAATATGGAGATAGACCTGAATAGTCTCCAGGAAGGTGCAGATGGGATCGTGACCCAGAACGGGTGAATAGATGTCGGATTCATTCGTGCATGGAAGTCCAAGGACTGGCAAAACCTTCCAATTTTTTAATCCCGTGTAGCTTAAGATTAAAGCCCCTGATTGTGCAGGGCGATATTGGTTCAAGTCCAGCCGCGGGAGCCAATTATAATATTTGGATAGGAGATTAAATGACAATTAATAATGAACAAGATTGGTGGGACCTTTGTGAAAGGATCTGGCCTGATATTCTAGAAATTTTTAGTAATTGTGGTGCAGAACTTAGAAGTTGTGAATATCCAGATGGAGCATATCAGGAACCATATTTGCATGATATTTCTTTAGGAGAACTTCTAGAAAATTTGAAGAGAGAATATAATGGAAAAGAACTTTCCCGGTGGTTTAATTTAGCATGGCTTTCTGCTCCTGATAGACCATACATTCATTCATGGCCCAATTGGTATAATTTCTGCGACCTATGCTCTGAGAATTGGGTATTTTATGAAAATGAAGAGGATTATAATAAATGACAATTCTGCAAAATATTGAAACAGAATTCAACAATGCGCTTCGCAATAAGGATTCAAATCTAAGAGGAATTCTTTCTGCCCTTCTGGGCGAAATTAATATCTCAGCAAAAAATGATGGTAATCGTCCTGCAGTTGATGAAGATGCCATTAAGGTAATTCGCAAGTTCATTAAAAATCTTGAAGAAAATATCACCTTGCTTTCTGGCATGAAACGTGATATAAGCAGTCAAGAAGCTGAAATTTCCATCCTAAAGAAATATCTTCCTGTAGAAATTACTGAGGAAGAAATTATCTCTTTTATTAAAGAGTCATTTCCAGGAAAAGAACTTAATATTAAGGATATGGGAATGATTATGGGAAAGCTTAAGTCTAAATATGGGACTGCTCTCAATCCCGCCATGGCATCAAAGACAGTAAAGGAGATGATTAATGGATGATGATTTTTGGAATAATATTTTAACAGTAAAAGGAAATATTGATAATCTTGTTGATGTCATGGAAGAAGTTGGATTTGGCAAAATTCCAGAACAAAGACAAGTTTTTCTAATGGCTCTTATACATTGTATCTATGAAGAATTTCAATATCTGAAAATTTCAAGAGAGAATGCATTTTTTGGAATGAATACTTTTTGGGATAATGTAGAAAAGGAAAATAATGAAACTAACACCTAAAGCATTTGAAGTATTAAAGAATTTCAATACAATTAATCCAAATATTCTTATCGAGCCTGGAAATATTTTAAGAACAATTAATAAGGCTTCCTCCCTTTTCGTGATTGCAAAAGTAGATTGTGACTTTGAAAGAATGGCGATTGCAGATCTTTCAAAGTTTCTTTCTGTTGTCTCCCTTTTTGATGATCCAGATCTAGAATTTGAAAGCAAGTTTGTAAAGATTTCATCTGGAAATGAATCTGTTAATTATTTCTTTGCTGAACCATCATGTCTAGTTGTTCCAAAAAACAAAGAAATTAAAATGCCTCATTCTAATATTGAATTTGACATTTCAGATGAAAATGTTAATAGAACCTTCAAGGCAATTGGAGTTCTTAGAGCAACAGAAATTGCCTTTTCAGGCAGTGAAGGAAAGATTTCTGTTCATACATTTAATTCAAAAAACAACTTGACATCGGATAGCTATTCATGTGTAATCGGAGAGACATCAGAAAATTTCCTTGTAGTCTATAATAAAGATGATTTAAAAATGACTAGAGGAAATTATAAAGTAAGAATTCATGAAGATGGAATTTCTTGCTTTTCTAATGATGAAATTCAATATTTTGTAGCTTTTCAGGAAAAACTTTCCAGATTTAACTAAAAGGAGTAATTTGTTATGAAGGATTTTCGTAGTGTTATGAAGGTACTTGCCCATTCCAAGAGCGATACTCGGGCACATCATTTGCAGTTTGCTATCATGCGTGCAATGGCTGCAGTGACTGAGCATGATCGTTTTGAACTTGCTAGTCTGATCGTTCAGAGTGCATTTTCTCCTATTACTCAGGAAATTAAGCTTTTGAACAATGGGAATAATGTATGGCAAGGATTGCGTTTTGCTATTGACGAAACCTTTGAAGCATATGATAGTTCTGAAAATCAGCTTCTGTCCTGCCTAGAAGGCACGAAAGAGAGGGAGTGGTTTCAGGATATTCTTTGTGAAATCCAGGCATATGCAGTCGCGGATGCTCTTCCTCCAGGTAAGGAATATGTTTATTTCTTTGTCAGAACAGATATTTCTCAAGAGCAGCAGGTTGTTCAAAATTCTCATGTTGCACTAAAGCTTGGTGCAGAACTTGCAAAACATCATATTGATACTGATGATCTTTATTTTGTTGTATGTAATGCTTTTGATGAAGAAGAGCTTTATGATTTTGAAGCATTTTTTCATCTTTATGATGTACCAACTGTAAGATTTTTTGAACCAGATCTTGGAAATTCTCTAACTGCATTTGCAACTTTTCCAATTCCAGAAAGGAAAAAGAATCGTTATTTCAAACAGTTTAGTCTGTTAACGTATAATAAAGAAAATGAGGTAATATAATGACAACAAAAGTAACAATTAGAAACGAGGAACAAGGATCATCGCATAAAATCATAGTTGGAATTATGGATGGTTCTAGCGATGATTGGGTAAGTAGAACAGTTCTTGATATTGGGGAGGAACAAACATTTATTATATGGGGTTCTCAGAATATTGTTGTAACAGAAATGCCAACTCCAAAACCAATTTCAAATGATAATGGTGCAGCAGCAACAGTTGTTATCAAGGAACCAGTAGAAGAAGAAAGAATGGTTGCATAATTTCCCACAAGGAGGAATATTATGAGTAGTTACGTATTAAATAATGATTTATTGAATGTTGCGATTACGAAAGATTTGGTTGAAAATCCAAACGAATACATCGATTCAGCAATTGAATATATCGTTAATAAACACGAATATCTTGACGAAGCAGGATTTGATCCTGTATATTTAACAAAGCAGCTTATTGAAGCTTATGAACAAGAATTGAAGAGGAATAATAATGATTGAAGAAGACAAGAAAGAATTACAAAAAGTTTTACAGGAAATTTCAAATTCTAAGACAAGAATGGAAGGAGAAAGAGAATATATAAAGGAAGCTATTTCTTTAGCTTCTGAAAAATATCAAATTGATAAAAGAACCTTAAGAAAAGTGGCGAAAGCATTCCATCTACAGAATATTACAAAAGAAATTGAAGAAATGCATGAATTTATGGAAAAATATGAAACAATTACTGGTACTAAATTGGATTAAATAATTTAACTTTATATTGTTTTCTTTTCCCGTTTGCAACATTATACATGTGACCATTATTTAAATTATTTTCTTTTTCTATCTATGTATGGGAAGTGTTTAAATTGACAATTGAAGATGCTATCTGTATAGTTTTAACTAATCCAAAAAATTATTGGGATGAAGAAGATATTTCTGAAGTTGTTCTACAAGCTTATAATATGGTTGAGGAATATGCATATCTTTATTTCCGCAGTATAGGTATAGAAAATTATAGTGAAATACGAAATTAGTCCCAAAATAAAAGAAATGATGCAAAATGTGATAGATTCTGCTAGAGAGTATAGACTTGATACTAAAAGAACTATAAACTCAATAGAAGATCCAGTTATTAGAGCTTCAACCTTGAAATATTTTGGCTGGACAGAAGAAAATTTACAGGAGATTAAATGAAAAAGAAATATATCTGGGCAGAACGTTACAGACCTAAAACAATTGATGATTGTATTCTTCCAAAAGGATTAAAGGAAACCTTCAAAAACCATGTAGAAAATAAGTCTGCCCCACATATGCTTCTATCAGGAACTTCAGGAATTGGAAAAACTACTGTTGCACTGGCAATGATTGAGGAAATGGGTTCTGAATATCTTTTCCTTAATGCTTCAAATGAAGGGATTGATGTTCTCAGAAATGAGATTCAGCAATTTGCTTCTTCGGTATCATTTTATGGTGGAAGAAAGTACGTAATTCTTGATGAAGCTGATAAGCTATCTCATGGTTTCCAGGATGCTCTAAGAGGGGTTATCGAAGAATTTTCTGGAAATACTTCGTTCATCTTGACCTGTAATCATCCTGAAAAATTGTCAGAGGCAATTCATTCTAGATGCCCGACAATCGAATTTAAAATTCCAGTAGAAGAACGGGAACAGCTTGCAATGGAATTTTATAAGCGAGCAAAGACAATTCTCAATGATAATGAAATTCCTTTTGATAATAAGGTTGTAGGAGCATTAATTACTAAATTCTTTCCAGACTGGAGAAGGATTATTGGTGAACTTCAGAATTATTCGGTCAAGGGAAAGATTGATTCTGGAGTTCTTGCTAATCTGAGAAATGTTTCTGTCGATATTTTATTTGGATTTTTGAAAGAAAATAACTTCAATGAAATCCGTAAATGGTGTGCAGAGGAAACATTAGATCCTGTAAGTATTTTCAGACAGATTTATGATGATGCAGATAATTTCTTGAAGTCTGATTCAATTCCTCAGCTTGTTCTTTTGATTGCCAAATATCAAGAGATGAACTCAAGATGTGTAGACAAAGAAATTAATTTAGTAGCCTTTTTTGTTGAATGTATGATAGATTTATCTTTTCTATAATGAATGATAAAAACGGGATGGATGTTATATCATTGACTACTTTTTGAGCACTAACGTCTATTACATGCAACTCAATCTCCTTTTTGTGACATTCTTCAACTTTAATTTTATCTCTTCTTTGTATTTCTTCCAAACTTCTATTCTTATAAATTTTCTTGTAGTGAGTTGGACCGTTCAATTCAAATGCTAATTTTAGAGAAGGTATATAGATATCTAGCTCATATGAAATTATTTGACGATTATTATATTTTATTTTTAAGTCTGGATATAAAATAGTTAATTTTTCTTCAAGCCATTTTTCTAATTTAGACCTACTACCAAAATGAGTCTTATGAAAACAATTAACAGAGCAAAAATTATTCTCTTGCTTTGAAATAACAGATTCACATCTCTCAAATATTTTACTACATTTAGTACATTTTATTTTTATTTTCGTTGAAATTATTTTGCCATAGTAAAATGCAGAACAATGTTTAGAACAAAAAAAGATGTTTCGTTTCAGTATATAAGATTTTTTAACAAATATGTTTTTAAAACAATTTCCACAAGTAGTTTGTTCTTTTGTTGATATGCTAATCTTATGACAACTTCTTGAACAGAAATTTTTATCTATTCCTTGTTTAATTGCATCATTAATAGAATATTTAAGCTTAAAATATTCTTTATTGCAATGGCTACAAATCATTGGTAATTTTTCTCTCGATTTATAGCCATTCAATAATTCTGGATTATTTTTTAATATTTCGTAAGTGTGCATATTGTCTTTCCTCTATAAATAGTTTATGTTATAGGAAGGACAGCAGAGTTTCCTCTTTTGTTTTTATGTGAGTTCGTACCTCCATAAATTACTTCCTTTAACTATTTATAATGAAAGAATAAATTTAATATGATTAAAAATGATATAACAACCCTTTGGGATGATTTCAGAGTTATGGGATTTTCTGAGAAGGAAATTGAAGAAGAAACTAAAGCATATTTTAAACATGAATTGGAACGATATCAGAATGAAGATCCTTCCATTACGCATTATGAAATTAAACATGAGCGTGTTGAATACAGTGCAGATGATAAGGATTGGTTTTTGTTAGGTCCAAATAGGATTTTTATTGAGTTCAAATAATGAAATTTTGTAAAGTTTGAGGAAAAAATAATGGAAACTCCAAAAATCTGTAAAGACTGTATGTATTATAAACTCACTGTAACAGCAGCAGTTTGCACTAACGTAAATACAATCAATCAGGATGCTGTAGATTTAGTTACTGGTGAAAAGAAAAGTAATTATTACAAAACCTGTGCAGAATTAAGAAGAATCCCGGATGGTCTTTGTGGTCCAAAAGGGAAATATTACAAATATAAATCAGGGTATTATTATGACCGATAAGAAAAATCCTTTTGATTTTGTCACATCGATCAGCTATACGAAACAGGACCTTCTGCAGGATCATCCTGAATCTGATTATAATCCCTTCCTAGTCAATAAATCCCTAAGCTACCACTTGGACACATCTCTATATGCAAACGAGATGAATTTATATCCAGATCTCCCAAAAAAAATGCAATATGATTATCTCAGGCTATCCATAAGAAAAGGGAAAAGATTTGCCAAGTGGCATAAGCCAGAAATAATTGAGGATATTAAAATTATCCAGGAATACTATAAATGTAATCAGGAACGTGCAAAAGGATATTTTAAGCTTCTTAATAAAGAACAAATTGAAGAAATAAAGCAATCATTCTTCAAGGGAGGCTAATTTATAAATAATTTCATTGAGATAAGATTTTCAGTGAGGTTATTATGGAAGATATTTTTGAGGGATTAGGAATTGAAGTAAGTCTTCCAAGTCCAGGTAGTTTCCTTTCAATTACAGAAACATTAACAAGAATTGGTGTTTCGTCAAAAGATAACAATAAATTATATCAGTCATGTCATATTCTCCATAAAAGGGGAAGGTATGCCATTATGTCATTCAAGGAACTCCTAGTTCTTGACGGTAAAACAAATACAATTACAGATAATGATATAGCACGTAGAAATACTATTGCAAAACTCTTGCAGGATTGGAATTTATTGACAATTATTGATAATATGGATAAGTTCCCAATAGTTCCAGTAAGCCAGCTTAAAATTATTACTTATAAAGAAAAGGATAACTATGAGCTAATCTCAAAGTATCATTTCGGAACTGCAAAATATACAAGAGGAAATTAAAACTCTAAGTATCCTTTTGAATAAGAGAATAATTGTTCTTCAGTTAATTTTATTCCATTATTATTTTGTAAGTTAGATATTATTTCTTTTATATCATTCACATTAATTCTTGATACTGTTTTATTTAACTTTTTACATTTATAATTATGATGATGTTTTATTTCTCCTTTGTTGACTAGCCTCATCGATTCTGGAATCAGATTATTTTCTTTGCAAAATTTATCTAAACTGAGTACATATTTAACTTCGTTTGTAGGAAAAATTATTTCCCAAAAATCAGATTTTGGATCAAATAAGTTGTCCTTATATTTAAAATTTAAATCAAAACTCAAATGTCCATTACTAATTTCAAATAGTTGTTCTTGAGTAATATTATCAATTTTATTTATTTTTATTAATAAATCTTCTTTTTCGTTTAATGGAATCTCTTTAATAGTTATTAATTTCTGGCATAAAAATCCTCTATGATGTTTTATTTTTGATTTGGCAACCTTTCTTAAACCATTAGCATCTAGATTATTTTTTCTAGAAAAATCTTCCAATGAATTAATAATTACAACATTTTTATTTGGAAATGTAATTTTCCAAAAATTCTTAGATTGAATTTTAATTTGATGTTCTAATTCTTTTTGTGTTTTTATTGCTCTACAGTTTCCTCCTTTAGTACAATTATATCCATTATTATAGCTATTATATTTTTCTATATAATATTCTTCTTTTTCATTTGCTTCTTCTTGATTTTTAGCTGTGTCAATAATTTCTTTAGAAAAATTTTCCCATTTATGTTTTCTTATAGATCTATAAAGATATGATTCATATAAAGGCTCGTTTTTGTTTTCTGATGTGGATTTGTGTCTAATCATCCTATTTCTGAAATTTATAGTTTGACCAATATAAATTTTATTATTAATAGTATTTTGAATTTTGTATAAATAAAACATGCTGGTAATTCCCTTATAGTTATTAGAATAGGTGGGAATGGGGATTCCGCGACCTATACTTATTTATAATCGAGGAGCTATATGGAAAATTTTGATAATCTTTTAGAAATTCGCAAGGCCATAATTAATAATAAAGAATATGAATTTCATTGGCCTATACAAGATGAAGGAGTTTACTCTGGACCATTAATGAATCTTCCGAGTCATCTTGAATTATGGACAAAATATATTAAGAAGTATGATGTTTGTTTGTCTGCTGGAGCAGCTTGCGGAATGTATCCAAAGATTTTCAGTGAAATGTTTAAGAGGGTTTATTCATTTGAACCCTACTCGCTTTCATTTCATTGTTTCGTTCTGAATTGCCAGACAGAGAACGTTTTCAAGCTTAATGCCTGTCTTGGAGAAACTACAGGATTGGTCAGTCTTGATATTGTTTCTCAGGACAACCTAGGAATGAACAGAGTAAATACTAATACAAAAGGCAAAATTCCAATGATCACTATAGATTCATTGGATCTTGACGATTTGGATTTTATACAATTAGATGTTGAGGGCTTCGAAAGTTCCATTCTACTAGGTGCAATGAACACCATCAAAAAATTCAAGCCTGTAATCTCTTGTGAGAATGGCAATGATTTTATTAAAGACCTTTTAGCACCAGAAGGATATCATGTCCGTGGCCAATCTTATGCCGATACAGTTTATTCTGTAGATTGAGGACTAGGACTCGAACCTAGATAATGAGAACCAGAATCTCAGGTCCTACCAATTAGACGATCCTCAAATAAAGGCTGTTCTTAGCTCGCCCGGTAGGATTCGAACCTACAACCACCCGGTTAACAGCCGAGTGCTCTACCAGTTGAGCTACAAGCGAGCTAAGAACAGCCAAGTATTTATACTAATTCTTCAAGGTAATGTCAAGAAAATATTACAGAATCTGGAACTGCTTGATGCCATTTTAGATATTTCTTAGCAATATCGAGATCTGTCTTTAGACGATCTATCTCTTGCTCTTTGACTAAAATATCCTTCTCAATCATCTTTATATTATGTTCAAGTTCTTCTTCTCGGCTATTATATTCGCTTGCAAGTATAACTTTAGCATTATGTGACAATTTCTCTGCCATTTTAATTTCCAATTTCTTCAATAAAGTTTACAATTTTTTCCAGATTTTTGATGAAAATCTTAATTTCTTCAACAGTCATCATACCTCCAGAGCCATCAATATATAAAGAAATATAATCTTCATAAATTGAAGCACTTTCGTATGCAGCATTTACAAAAATTTCATCTAGTCTATCTTCAGTTTCTTTTAAAATAATACCAAATTCATGATTATTATTTTGAAATTGTTTATTATATTCCCAAGTTTTTTCATCAATTCTTCTTAGGCTTAAATCGGAACCAACTACTCCAAAAGCATTGCCAGCTTCATCCCATGCTACTACGTTATTGCCAACTGCTCCATGAATTGGAAATTTTCCTTCTGCAGAAGTAGTATAAATTTTTACATTTTCATTATCTAGAGATAGAATTTTGCCGCCATTATTAATAAACTCAATAAAATTAATCATTATTACTTTCCTTTCAATTCCAGTTCACCTTGACGAAGTGTTGCAATAAGCTGAGGTATCCATACCTTATCAACAGCACAGATATATTCTGACTCTGGATTTTTTGGTTCTCCAAGCCATACCTCAATGACATTATCTTTTATAAGATATGAGAAGGGATTTCTACCTTTCACCTGGAGTTCCTTTCCACAATTTCAAATCCTTGAACACAGCCTTTGTAGGATCTTGCCCAAATCCGTTATATTCTTCTACCTTATCACCAAAGGTATGTGAAATCAAATTCCTATAATAATCTCCCATAATTTGATAATTCAAGGGAGAAATGGAAGGATCGGAAAACAGCCAAACACCTTCTCTACTGAACGAAACAATACGTGTGATAGCTTCTTCAGGGATTCTGCCAAAATGAGCACAATTGCCCATGAGATTTATGGATGCTTCCCATGCCTTGGTTCCAGCAAATTCGAGAAGCCTATGCTTATATTCTTCACTGAGTTCAATAAGAGATTTATTAGAATCTTTCTTATTATGAAATGCCAAGGCATCCTCATCAGGAACAAGCCAATGAGTATCGAGCAGATTTGTATCAATCTCTACAATAACACAACGTTCTCTCTTATCCTTAAGAGATTCGAGGGCAAAATGATGTGCATATGCAACAGTCAGATAGATACAATCTGAACTACCCTCAACCGTATGCCCCCAATTACCTTTCTTCCTGCCTCTAGGACGCAAGCCACCTTGCATTATCTTTTCAAGATAACGTGTACTGGTTCCATGATAAAGCTTCATTTTGTTTCGCTCACAAAGATGTTTTAACAGTCTTCTTCAGAATTGTATAGGAAATCCAATCTAAGTCAAGAAAGGAGCCATTCTTAAAATCCTCCCATTTAAAATTTTTGGGAAGCTTTTGTCTAGATTCAGCATAAGCCTTTGCAGTTTCCATATTGGAGAAAACTTCATCGATTTGATCATCATAATCTGTATTATAAGTTACAATATATATAACCATTTCCATAATTTTCACACCTTATAAATTTCATTTCCTTCACGGTCATAAACGATACCGTTACGATCATTAGCATCAGCTTTTGCTACCTCTAATGTCTTACGAGAACAAAAATATGTAATTTCCTTAAAATTGGAAAAGACATGAAAATTTGCCTTTGGTAGAAGTTCATTGGCAGTTTTAATTGCATCTTTAAAAGGCACAATAAACCTCGTTTCCGTCTGTATCATAAACGATACCTCCAGAGATTTTATGTGAAAAGGACTTTGCATGTTCTAGGCTGGCACGGGAAGTAAAGTAGCCTCTGCTGCCATCTCCATATTCACCAAAGATATGATAACGTGCGTTGGAAGAACTTTGATTGGCCCTATCGATAATCTGTTCAAATGTCAGCATTTCTAAATTCCTTTACAAAATTTTTCGCCACCAATTTTAAAATCCTTTTTGCATTGTGGGCAATTTCGATATAGGCAATTTTACACCACTAAATTTATATGTCAATGACTGGATAAGTTTATAGTTCTTCTCCATTGACAGCTATGGATAACCCATGCTCAGTGGTTAGGAATGATAGAACTCGCCCATCTGCAAGAACCATAATGCAATTATTATTATATTTGTCATCAACTGTGAATTTACGTATAGTTATACCAATGAAGCTATCGAAAACTTTTAACCTTTCGATATGGGCAAGATGATCGATTGCTTTCTCATGAGTATCATGAAGCTCTCCATCAGGAGTCCGAAAGGCTGTCACTTTGGCAATTCCTTGGTGTTCGCGTTCTGGTTTGCGGGTACCACGCCTCAGTTTTTCTGGAGGATGTATATTCACAAATTTATGGGGTTGAACGATTACGGTACCATCTTCTTCTTTCGTGCATGGAATGGATTCAGCCCCAATGGTACGACCTGGAGGTTGTTCACCGATACTACGAACTGGAACTCGTAAAACTCGCCCCCAATCGGCAACCGTTACCTTCCTAACATCAGCATCTTCGCGATGGTCTGGGGTGGTTGGTTTAAGTGTCATGCCATCTCTAAGAGTGCCACTGATACGTATATAGATAACGTCATCCAATTCACCCTTCTCAAGGAACAAACTGGATTGATGTTTTGCTTTTTTAGGGTCATATTGCAAAGAACCACGCATTTTTAAGCTCTCCTTTGTTTCTTACGCTTTGGGGATTCGTTCACAACTTTTAGCCCCCTACGTTGTGCTAGGTTCCTTTTATGTTGCTGAACATAAAACTCTTCTAATGCCTTGTTTGGTTTGACAATTTCTCCAGTTTCAATCCAGTATTCTTTGATCTCTATACCTACAGCCCGCAAGACAGCTTGAACCTTATGGTATTGAGGTCTTAGAGTTTCGCCATAGAGCCATTTCCGAATTGTGCCTTCGGTTATCTGACCATGGGTAGCCTTAGCGATTGCTTGTGGTGATCGTCCGTCCTTATGAACTCCTGTTCGAACCACATCAATAATCGGTAACTTATCTCGAAAGCGGTATTCTGCCATGTTAAGGTTCTCCATATTGATCTTGTCAATTTAGAGGATCAGATTCATATGTCAATAGATAGCTAAAATTTTACATACATATTGACATGTTCTTTCTAGGTAGCTAGAATGATCACACAAATTTGGAGGGAATTATGACTAAACCTACAATTTTTATTGTGATTTTTCGCACTGGTGGAACAGTTAATTTTCGATGGAATCGTTCTGTTGGGTTTATCAATATCGATGAAGCTCTTGCATGTTGTGAGAGCGTGCGAAAGATGGGATATCCTGCTTTTGCAGTTGATCTAGAAAAGGTGGAACAGAACGGACTTCCTATAGATTATATTCCAGAACAGTTTGAGAATTGGTTTAAGGAGAATCCAAATGCATAAACTTCATGTTCAAGGTATTATCATTGGGGCCGAATATCAGAGTAGATATCGTTCTGATGAAATTGCCAAGGTAAAAGAAGTTACTGGAGCACTTGTAATTTATGATTTGTTTAGATATAATCACTTCATCGGAACAGAGAAACGCATCACTACCGATTTTAAAATCGCTTTTCCTAAGGAAATCTAAAAATGGCTGAGATTGATAAAATTAAGGTCCGAGTTTTCCATCTCCTGAATCGTACTACAGATAATGGTTGTACTGAAGCAGAAGCTGTTGAGGCCATGAAATTGGCTGGAAAGCTTATGGACCAGTACAATCTTTCAATCACTGATGTTCAGATCAAAAATACTCAGTGTGTTGTTCGGGTCGTTCAGGATGGAAAAAAATCTCGTGGTCCTATGGACAATATCTGCACAACTCTAGCACGTTATTGTGACGTGAAGATTTGGTTCAATCTTGGAAAGGGACAATATTCCGTTTTTGGCCTTCCTCAGGATACAGAACTTTTCGAGTATCTGTTTGAAATCATTAAGGGTTCTTTGGAACGTGAATACCAGAAGTATCTTCTGGAAATGAACCTTTCTGATAAGCAAGCCTATGGCATTAAGAAGGGCATTCGTGCTTCATTCTCAGTTGGTTTTATGAAGCGTATGAATCAGAAGCTTCAGGAAATGAAGGCTTCAAGGAATACCGAAATTGAGCGTACTGGTAGACAGTTGGTTCTGGTTAAGGATGCTGTTGTTGAGGAAGCTTATAAGGCTCTTAACCTACGTCTCAGGACACCACAACGGACTGTTCGTAAAATTCGTAATTCTCATGCAAATTCTGCTGGATTTTCTGCAGCAAATAATGTATCTTTGAATCATGGTGTTGGTGGTGGCAAGGTAATTAAAAGGCTTACCTAAATGGTCAAAGATCCTAACAGGGATTATCAGAAGTCTAAGGTTTACAATTGGGAAGACCAGTTGTTTGCATCCTGGAATGTTTCTAAATATGGTGAATTATCATTTGAGGAAGCACAGGCATGGATTGACTTCATTTGGTTTAATGAAGGCAGAACTGCTCCACCAAGGCTATCTATTAAGGATAGAATTACCGTGGCTGGAACTGGAGAACGATTAAATATCATTTGTGGTCATAATTATCTTTCTCATTGGGTATTGACGCATGAAATTGCTCATGCTCTTATTGATACTCAATACGAAGGCAAGGAAAATTATGTAAGGCATGGTCATGGACCAAAGTTTGTTGCAACTTATGCAAAGCTTTTGGAAAAGTACTTGAAATTTGACCATTATATGCTTTACAAATCTCTCCGAGATGCTAATATAGATTTCGAAAGTTGGTAAAGCGATTCGGGCACTTAGCGGGTCATTAGCTCAGTAGGATTTAGAGCAATCGCCTTCTAAGCGATAGGTCAGAGGTTCGAGTCCTCTATGACCCGCTAAGTGCCTGATTTTTATTATATTTTTTATTATATCAAGATATTTTTGAGAGGTTGTCTCTTTGAAATATTTTTGTCCTGATGTATCTATAATACATAAAGAAATATTTTTAAGTTGGCACAGCATAAATTTATTGTTATCGTTATTTCTAATTTTCTCTAATTTTTCTTTACCATAAATCGGTTCGTAATGAAAGATGCCATTAAGTTCAAATGCTAACTTAAGAGAAGGAATATAAATGTCTAGTTCAGAGTCTATCGCATCTTTACGATTGAAATGGATTTCAAGGTTTGGATATAACCTTTTTAGTTCTGTCTCTAGCCATTTTTCTAATTTTGATCTTCTAGTTCCATGAGTTTTGTGTTTGTTATTATACGTTCCTGCACAGGATTTTGAGCAAAAACTTCTTTTTGTTTTCTTTGTTTCATAGTCACATTTGAAGATTTCTTTTTGACAGTTCAAACATTCCATATATTTACCTACAATTTTAAATTTACTGGAACATTGTTTTGTACAAAAATTTTTTGTGAGGTTATGCCTCAGGGCATCCATAATCCTGTTTTTTGGTTTGTAATAAACAGAATGACAGTGGTTACAAACCAAAGGTACTGATTCTCTTGATTTGTAAGATTCTAAGATTGTTTTTGTTTGTAAAATTTCCTGGTACGTATGCATACCAGTATTTATGAATCTTAGCTTTCAAATCTCGGCAGATCAGCCATCCCCAAAATTTCATTAAATCAATAGATTTCAGCAAACGTTGAAATCACAAAAATAATGAAATTTATATGACATTTCATATTGACCTACCCATTTTGGGGTAGTACAATCGGCTACATAAAGCGAATCACCTAAGACCTAACAGGATGAAAGATGAAAATACCGACAATCACTAGGCTACATTGTATGGTAAAGCCTATCGTACAAGAAACCACCTCTTCAAAAAAAGAACCGGAACTTACGAAAAAGTTCACATGGGATAAAAACTCTCTGGATATCGAGAATGAAGGACCTACTGATTGTTTGGAAAATGAAACTCAGGGTCATATCAAAGAGAAGCCTGTTAAGGCTTCCGTACCTCCAATTGCCAAGCCAATTAAGAAGAAAACTCAAAAAGTTTCTGAAAAAAAGTTAAAGGTCGCGAAAGTTTCTTCAGGCGATTTTGCCTGGAGTTGGTCCGATCTTATAAAATAACATAACAAAATCAAAGATTTATGCAGGCTGCTATCATTGGATCGCGGTCCCAGACCCATGCCTTTTAAGGTATTGACAAGTCTTATCTATTCCACTATATAAACGCTATAGAAAGTTGGTGAGCGAAAGGAAGTCCCTGAAACGAGCCAAGATTTTGTGGAACAAAGGTTTGAAAAAGTGGTTTATACTAAGTCTGATAAGCTTGCTGCAGAATGCAGAATGGAAAACAACTTACTGATTAGCCTTGAATGGCTTAACCAAGTTTTTCCTGATTCTGTTAATATGCTACACGATTATCAGGAAGCCACAAACCTTATAGATAAGGAGCATGACGAAATGTTTTAGGAAAATTTTTAAGTGTGAGCGAGAGTACAATATTCTACGAACTTTTTAAATTTTAAACTTAACATGGAGTATGAAAAAATGGCAAAGCGTGATATCATCAATACCGATAAGTTCACTTGGCATAAGGGTGATCTTATCATCGATACCCCAAAGGCTCCTGCAAATGATGCAGTGGCTCGGAAGCGGGCGATGGTGGCTGGAAAGCGGACTCGGGCAGAGCCTGTCCCCGCTGCTCCAGAGCCTAAGAAGAGGGGCCGTCCACTAGGCAGCAAGAACAAGCCCAAGGTGGATGAGATGAAGACACAGGTTGCTGCGAAGCGTGGTCGTGGGCAGGCTGTTGTTCCTCCGGTCGATGCCCCCCGGCGACGTGGAAGGCCCGTGGGCAGCAAGAACAAGGCCAAGGTGGTGGCTCCTGCCGTGAATGACAAGCGGCTCCAGATCGCCGCTCGTGTGGATCGGTTCGGAAGGCTGGTTATAAAGCTACCTCCAGGGATGTTCTAAAAGGACATCCTTCTTAGAGAAGATAGCTCCTGAATCTAATAAAAAAGGTTCAGGAGCTATCTTTTTATCTTAAAATCTCTTGACTTTTTATTCTAAGTAGGATACAAACATCCTTAGCCATTTCCGCGAATTTAGAATGGCTGCTTACCTAAGTAATTAGGTTCTGAGGCGTTCAGAGGTAACAAGCGTTTCGCACGGGATGAAGGTTTAACTTCCTAGACAAGTGACCTTCCCCATTCCTCCCCTGGATTTAGAGAAAGATAAGAACAATGGATGAAACCGTTTTTGATTTAGAAGAAGTTCAACAGCAAGCCATCAAGGAATTGCAACTTGAACGATTTAGGGAAGCTGTAGAGACTCATAAAGCAGTCTTGCGTATTGCAAAGCCTTTCTGGCACAAGATTTTTCCATTCAAGATAACAATTACAAGGAGATAACATAATGTTTGATGTTAAAGAAGTAGAGAAGCAGGCTCGTCAGGAAATTGCTGCAGAACAGGCAGATTCTGCTAAGAAGCAAATCATCGCCAAATTACGTGAGATTGCTAAGATTGAGCGTATGTTGGACAATGCCAAGTTAGAGTATGATGCTCTTCTAAGAGATATTGGTCATACTGTATAATCGTGGCATTTGATAGCTATTCTCCAAATTATACGGTAGATCCTCTCTTATCAAGACCACTAAAGCTATATTGGGCAGGTTGGGAAACGGACACTTACACTCTGCAAAGAGAAGGATGGTGTCTTTCCGCATCGCAAGATCTCCATCAAGGAAGGATGCAAATAGCTATAAAGCATCCAGATTTGAAAATATATGGAATGACTGATTGCATTTCATTTGAGTATATGAAATTTATGACTGGTCTTAATGACATTCATAGATTTCCTGTGCTAAGAGCACAGCTAGCCAGCCAGCTTTACTGTTATTCATTATTTAATTTTAACGAAAGAATTTCATTTAAACCTATTGACGCAGAACCGAAAATGAGGTTTAATGATCTTGCAGCAGGACCAAAATCGATTGAAGATTTTGCTCACTTTGCTGAACCTCTATTCAAAACTCAGAAAATTATCGTTCCAGAACCTAATGTTCTTGAACTGATTGATAGGGTTCTTGAGATCCAGGAAACTTCTAGACAGAAGTATTTCCTAGATCAGGCCATAGAGGATAATCTAAAACCAAAAGTTCATGCACAGATTATCAGTCTTGCTGATCTTCGTAATGTTGCATAACTATATTATAACACCTAACAATGAGGTATTTTATTATGAATAAGGCAGAAGAGACCACTTATTATTTCCCAATGAACCTTGGAAAGAAGGATACTCCCCTGGATATGACAGAATGGAACGAACGGTCCATGGCTGTCTTTGGAAGGATTGTTCCTCTGAATGTGAGGTTCAATCATATGGAAATGAAAAAGATGGGTTTCCTGGAGGCTGCAGAGCATTTTGCTCCAAGACAGCCACGAGTTAAGGCCAAGGTTGCCAGTGGAGCATAACGGATTAAGGAGAGGATTTATAATTCTCTCTGGACTTCCAATTTTCATTCTTGTTTTAGGAATGAAAATATATTGGGCAGTTGTTGAATCTATATTTGAATTTTATGATTTTATAAGGGAGTACTGGTAATTTTTTCTGTTATAAAATCTAAAAATTTCTTTGATTTATTTGGATCAAAATGATCTGGAACAGAAATATCTATAGGAAACAAGGTAATATTTTTATTTTCACATTCTATTATTTTTAGTTTATCTTTATCCTGAGTTCTTTTAAGATTTTGACCTTTATAAATTAATTTATAATGAGTTGGACAGTTTAATTCAAAAGCTAAATTGAGAGAAGGTATAAAAATATCCAATTCACCTTTTATAATTTTTCGTGAGTTATATTCTATAATTAACTCTGGATATAAATCATTTAATTGTTTTTCTATCCAGAATTCTAATTTAGATCTAGATTTATTTTTACCATTTATTTTATTAAAATATTCGCTCCAACATTTTTTATTATGAAAATGTTTTTTTGTTCTTAATATATTAGTATTTGTTTTTTGAAATTTTATACCACAATTTTCACAAACAACACTTAGCTTCTTCTTAATTCTATTATTTGAAGTTCGGAAACAAAATTTAGAACAATAATTATATTTAGAATTATTTTTAAGAGCTTTTATTATATCATGTTTGGTTTTCGAATAGAACTTAAAGCAATTATTACATGTTAAATTAATATATTCCATTGCTTTAAAGTTATATAATATTTCTGGATTTTTAGATATTGACAAATAAGTATTCATATGGTTATATTTCCTCTCATAAATATATTTTATGGAAGGACAGCAACACAAGTTTCCTCGTGAGTGTTTTGAGATAGCTTCCGACTTCTCAATTACTTCCTGTTTTATTTATAATATGAAAGGATTGATTTAATTATGAAAGTTTCAAAAGGCGAAAGAGATAGCGTTTCGTGGAAAGTTACAAAGATGATTCGTAGGGAACGCTCAGATGCAGATAGACATATGTTTATCTTTGATGCCTGGAAGAAGGGCAAGAATCCTTGGATTACTATTGCAAATCCAAATACAATGGAAAGAAATAAAAAGTTCATCAGAGTAAGAACTAATTCTATCTGGGGGAATCCAAAGAAAAAGAATTCTTCTGAACTGGTAACTGATGTTTGATAATATTATTAACTGGTTTAAAAGTGTTTTCATGTCTGATAGTAATGTTCAAAGTACTACCCCAATTATTAAAGAGACTTCTTCGGTTTCATTGATTTCTTTAGACCAACTTACTAGAATTTTTCCAAATACGAAATCAGGAATTCTTTATAATTTCATTGGACCTTTAAATAATACCTTTATTAAATATGGTATCAATACTCCAAAAAGAATTTCTTATTTTCTTGGGCAAGTAGGAGAAGAATCAGAGTTTTTTCAAGTAATGGAAGAAAATCTAAACTATTCAGCAAAAGGATTAAGAAGTACATTCCCTACTCATTTTCTTCCTGGTGAAGAATATAATTATGCCAACCAACCCCAAAAAATCGCTAATCGTGTATATGCAAATCGCTATGGAAATGGCGATGAAGCATCTGGTGATGGATGGAAATTTAGAGGAAGAGGCTGTATTCAGTTAACCTTTAAAGATAATTATGAAGCCTATGGCAAATATCTCAATAAATCTGTTAATGATGTAATTAATTATTTGGAGAATTATTCGGGAGCAGTTGACGTTGCTGGATGGTTTTGGTATAAGTATTCTTTAAATGCTTTTGCAGATAATGGTGATATTGAAAGTATCACTAGACATATTAATGGCGGAACTTACGGATTAGCATTAAGAAAGCAAATAACTAATGATGCATTGAAGGTACTAAATGGCTCGTCCCAAGGGTAGTAAAAATAGACCAAAAACAAACAATATATCCCGTAATATAAGGGAGATTCTTAAAAAGAAAAGTAAATATATTGATGAAATGATTATTGATAGATCTGGCAATAAATTGTATATGTCAGATCTGGAAATAATTTTAAAATATATAAAATAAAGAGGTTTAATGAGGTTTTATACAAGCGTAGAAAGAAATAGAAACTACTTATTAATAAGGGGTTATGAAGACGGTAAGAGATTTGAATTAAAGGAATATTATAATCCCTATCTCTTTGTTCCTGTTCCATTAGGACAGGAAGGAACTCATAGAAATATTCATGGCAAGCATTTCATTAAAAGATACTTTGACAAAATGTCAGAGGCTTCTAAATTCATTCAAGAATATGGAGACGTTGAGAATTACGAAATTCATGGATTAAATCAATATAATTATCTTTATATCTATGATGAATTTCCCGGAAAAATTCAATACGATGAATCTATTATTAGTAGAGGAACCATCGATATTGAAACTCGAAAGGGAGAAGGACCATACGCAAAAGCTGTAACTGCAGAAAAAGAGATAACTCTAATCACCATTAGAAAAAATGGTCATGCCTATACTTTTGGTTATAAAAAATACATCCCAAAAAAATCAAATGTTACTTTCTTTCATTGTAAAGATGAAAGAGATATGCTATGGAAATTCCTAGAATTCTGGAAGTCTCCTGAATGCGATCTTGATATTATTACCGGATGGAATTCGAATCAATTCGATATTACGTATATTCATAATAGATTAAAACGAGTTCTTGGGGAATCTGCTGCTAATTCTCTGTCTCCATGGGGAATTGTAGAGGATGTTGAAAAGACTGATAAAACAGGGCGTACAAGAATTGAAAAATTGATTTATGGCAGGGCACAACTTGATTATCAAGATTTGTATAAGAAATTTTCCCATACTCCACAAGAAGATTATTCTCTAGAGCATGTTGCCAATTATGAACTGGATACTGGCAAGCTAAATTATTCTGAATATGAAACTCTTGATGAGTTGGAAGAAAAAGATTATCAAAAATTTGTTGATTATAACATTCTGGATACTGAACTAGTTGATAGGCTAGAAGAAAAAAGGCAATTTATTTCTCTTTGCATAATGGTTACTTATTATGCTAAATGCAATTTTGCGGATCTTCTGGGTACTGTTAGAATTTGGGATATGATCATTCATCGTTATCTGATGGATAGAAATATTTGTGTTCCTCCCAAAAAATTTGAGGCTCGGGATGATACTTTTGCTGGAGGATATGTAAAAGAAGTTAAGGAAGGGATGTATAAATGGGTTGTTACTTATGACGTATCGAGCCTTTACCCAAGCTTAATTATTCAGTATAATATTTCTCCTGAAAAACTCTTTGAATTTGTTTCTGGTGTTGATGTCGATTCTTGCCTTGCAGGGATTCTCAATGATGAACAAATTAGACAATTCCTTGAAGAAAATGATGTATGTGTAACTGCCAATGGCTATACTTACAAAAAGGATGGATCTGGATTTATTCCAGAAGTTATTAAGGAAGTAATGCAATTGAAAAACTCTGCTGATGCAGAAAAGAAGATAAAAGAAAAAGAATTACTCCTTATCGAACAAGAAATGAAAAAAAGAGGATTGAAAATTAGAGAAGAAAGGTTTTAATGGATTATAGTATATTATCTGATGATGAATTAGAGGCTTTATATTTAAAAATTTACAATGAAGTATCAAAATTTGGTGTTCAGAGGCAGTCAAGTAAAATTCTTGCTAACTCTCTTTTTGGTGCCTTAACGAATGCCTATATGCGTTGGGTTGATATCAGACTTGGAGAATCGATTACCAAGACAGGACAGGTTGCTATTCAATGGGTCCAGAAAGACCTTAACGAATATTTAAATAAAGCAATTGGAACAGTAGATTTTGAGTATATCATTGGTATTGATACTGATTCTAATTTGCTAACTCTCAATCCTTTGATTGAAAAGATTTTCCCAGAAGGAACACCAGACGAAGAGATTGTTGAGTTCATTTGTAATCTTTGTGATCAGAAACTTGATAAAGTAATCGCCAAGTCTTTTGACGAATTTTCAGATTATACAGGCTATTTTGAAAAGAAAATCAAGATGGGCAGAGATATAGTTGCAAATAAAGGGATATGGACAGGGAAAAAACATTATGCTCTTAATGTATTCGATAAGGAAGGCTTACGATATCCTACACCAAAATTGATTATTAAGGGATTGGAATCTCAAAGGTCTTCTACACCAGCAGCTTATAGGAAAGGTATTAAAGAAGCTGTAAATATCATTATGAATAAGGAAGAAAAGGATCTTATTGATTTCGTTGAGGAATTTAAGACAAAGGTTTTCCCTATTAATGAAATTGCTTTTCCTAAAGGCATAAATGGTATGAAGAAATATGGGAACTCAGAGACCATATATTCAAAAGGAACTCCAGCACAAGTAAAAGGATCTCTGATTTACAATGCTCTCTTGAAGTCAAGAGGAATTGATGATAAATATCCAGAAATTAATGATGGGGATAAGATTAAGTTCGTTTATCTGACTGACCCTAATCCAATATTTTCCACTATTATTTCATTTCCTGGAAGAAATATTCCAAAAGAGCTAAAACTTGACGATTACATTGATAAATATGCTTTACTTGAAAAGGGGTTCCTGAAACCAATTAGGTCTATCACGGATGCTATTGGCTGGAAATGTGAAAAGAAATCTGATTTAAGTAAATGGTTTAATTAATACTTGACAAATATATATTATAGGAGTAAAGAAATATGACTAGTAGAGATTTTTGTTATTGGCTTCAGGGATTTTTTGAAATTGCTACTTTAGATGAAGGTAGCTGGTTGGATGAAGAACAGGTAGATAAAGTAAAGAAGCATCTGAACCTTGTTTTCATTCATGAAATTGATCCTTCAATGGGAAACGCAAATCATCAGCAATTATTAAACGAAACTCATGGACAGTTTGATTTATCAAATACAATGGTAAGGTGTTAAGAATGGAAAAATTAGTTGTAAATCATGATGTTGTATTCACAAAGGGAAGTATAGTTTCTTGGCTATCTCCTAGATGGAAGGAAATGAGATTTGGTAGAGTTGTTGATATCAGACCACATTCAACAAAAAGGCATCCAAATACAGAAAGAGTGGTAATTGCTCCCTTCACTAGAAGACATCAGGCAGAAACAAATCCTGCAGTTGTTAAGTACAAAGTAAATCTTTGGTCAATTCCATCGGTAAAAATCCAATAAATGATTAGAAATAAATATCAATCAAATTTTTTTGCAGATAAAAATCACAACATATTACATCTTGGAGACCATATAAAATGGTGGTCAAAAAGAAAAGGAAACTTCAGATCAGGATTTATTAGAAGATTCACGAAAAGTAAAGATCATTCTTATGCAACAGTGACTCTGGCTGGAGAAGATAAAGAAACAAATATCATAATATTCAGAGTAGATAAAGCTGAATTAGTCAGGGAAATCCCATGAAGATTTTTGCACCTATTATTGCATTGATTGCAATTATTATTGGAATACTAGCTACAGCCATTCATTGGTTTGCAATGGCTGTTCTAGTAATCCTGAGTGCATTAGGATGGACACTGGCAAATCTCTCTAATTTTTATGGCGGATATAATATCTCATTATTCTTCTTAAATAGACTTTCTGACGGAATGGAAATTCCAGCTAAGATTGAACCAGGAAGCGCATGGGATATTGACGATAACGAGTTTATAGAGTAATTTTAAAGGAGTATAAATGGCATTTAAAAATGAACTAATGGCAAGTATGGCAAAGAACTCAAGTATTGGGGAAACTGCTGTTCTTAGTCAATCAGAATTATTCAAAGGTGGGAAATTAACTGTAGATACAGAAATTCCAATGTTTAATGTTGCATTTTCTGGAGATCTGGATATAGGATTTGCAGAAGACGAACAAACAATTATTGCCGGACAGTCAAGACATTTTAAAACATTGTTTGGACTTATTTTAGCAAAGAGATATTTAGATAAATATCCAGAAGCATTTTTGCTATTTTGTGATAATGAATTCGGAACTCATGGCAAAGATTATTTTATTTCTGTAGGGATCGACCCAGAAAGAGTTCTTCATGTTCCAATTGAAAATTTAGAAGAATTACATTCAGAACTTGTTAAGCATATTAAAATTATTAAAAGAAACGATAAAGTTTTCATTTTTATTGATTCTATTGGTAATGTGGCTTCTCTTACCGAGGTCGCAAATGCAGAAGAAGAGCATATTGCAGAAGATGTAGGAAGAAGACAGAAAAAAATGAAAAGTGTTTTTAGAACTATCACTCCAATGCTTGCAAAGAGAAAGATTCCTCTTGTAGCCATTAATCATACTTATAAAACAATGGAGAAATATTCCAAAGAAATTGTTTCGAGCGGCCAAGGCCCTTTTTTTGCTGCTAGTAATATTCTTGTAATTACTAGAGAATCCGAAAAAGGTACTGGTGTAGAAGAGAAAGAAGTTGTTGCATTTAATTATAAAATTAAAATTGAAAAATCTAGAAGCGTAAAAGAAGGAATAAAGATTCCTATCAAAGTCTGGAGAACTGGTGCAGGATTGGATGTTTATTCAGGTCTACTTGATGAAGCATTAGCCTCAGGCCATGTGGTGAAGCCAAAGAAAGGCTGGTATGCTTCTGTGAATATGGAAACAGGAGAAGTATCAGAAAAAAGCTTCAGAGAGAGACAACTTAATAATGAAGCATTTTGGGCACCAATTCTTGCAGATCAAAAATTCAAGGATTTCATTCGTAATAAGTATATGCTTGTAAATGGGTCCATCCTTGGAAATTCTGATGATGAAGAAATGATGATTGATGACGATGAAGATGACGGGGAAGAGTAATTGAGTTATTGGTATCTCGCAACTCCCTACACTCTATATAAGGATGGAATAACTGCTGCTTATCAAATGGCAGCAAAGGAATCTTCTCTCTATGTTAAGGAGAAGATTCCTGTTTTCTCTCCGATTGTTCATTGTCACCCAATTGCAATTTATGGTGATATAGATCCTCTTGACGTTGATTTATGGGTTCAGGCTCAAATTCCAATGCTCGATTCTGCCTTAGGACTTATTGTTGTGATGGCAGATGGCTGGACCAAATCGAAAGGAACTGCCTTTGAGATTGAATATATGACTAGAAGAGGGAAAACGATTTGGTACACAGATGAAGGTAAAATTCCAATTACATTGACCTATAAAGCAGATATGAATTACAAATATGGAGAGAAGAAATGACAACACGTATTATCAGAGTGGTTACAGAAGTAGAAATTACTCTGGATGAAGATAAATTTGATAATGTATTTATGGAAGACTTTAATGCTAACTTCTTTGAATTTGATACTATTGAAGAGCACTACGAACACCTAGCACAACTTTATGTTCGGGGGATCACTGATGGAACTAATTTTATTGAGGGTTATGGTATGCCAGATGAAATGGGAATTTCGTTTGATTCAGTAGAAGTTGTTGAGACAGAGATTGTAGATTAATAATCTAGAGAGATAATTCTTTATCTTCTTTTCCATTAGCAAAATTTGAAAGTTTTTGTAAATAACCACTATTTCTTAAACTTTTATAAATTAAATTACCTATCGAAAATTCTCCAGATTTATGCAATGATTCTGCTCTCATATTACTTAATTTATCTCTTAGTTTCTTGATAACATCAACAGAGGCATCAGAATCTATTAAATGGTCAATTAATTTGGCATAATAGTTAACTTTATCTTTCAGCATCTTATCGTTATCATAATCGATGCTAAGTTTATTTGGCATAATTTCCCACTCATTTTTGGTTAATGAATAAACTCCCTGGTTAATTGGAGTTTGTTCAGGATCGCTAATATCTTGGGCAAATAGTTGGACAGGATATCCAGATATTACTATAGGATGTTTAATGCTCCATAAAGTCATTTTGGAGAAAATATAATCTTTCATGATTTCTGGATCTACAACAGACATCTTCGTGAAATTACAGCGTAAATGAACATCAATATCTGATAAAGGGGAATAATTGTAATTTGCATTTCCACCCGATATAACAACATCAACAATTGCATCTTGGGGAATTTTAGTAAATGCTGCCCATGCATTAGCAATTGCAAGTAAATGCCCTCTTATCTCTGGCTTTAATTTATTTGTATTTAGATCCCATAACTTTGGATTTAATGTATCGTGATACTCTAGACCTAATTGTAACGTTTCTTTAAGACTTTTCATTTTTACCTATAATTTCTTTTCTTGATTATTTATGAATTTTATGGTATGCTATAAATAATCAAAAATATTTAAGGAGCAATATGAGTTTAGAGCAAGTTATTCTTTCGCATTTAGTATTGAACGTAGAATTTACCAGAAAAGCCATTCCTTATATCAAGGAAGAATATTTCCAGATCCAATCAGAAAAAACGCTTTTTCGTATAATTAAAGAATATATCGATAATTACAATAAAACACCAACAAAGGAAGCTCTGTATATCGAGGCTGAAAATCTTTCAGATGGTATTACAGAAGAATCCTTTAAAAATCTCAATGAATTAATTGATGAGATTAGCATTGATGAAGAAACTGATTTAGAGTTTCTTCTTAATCAAACAGAAACATGGTGCAAGGACAGGGCAATTTACCTTGGCATTATGGAATCAATTAATATTCTTGATGACAAAAAAGGGAAACTGGAAAAAGCTTCTATCCCTCAAATTTTAACAGATGCTCTGGCTGTTTCCTTTGATAGTTCTATCGGGCATGATTATACAGATGATTTCATGGATAGATATAAAAGCTATCATGAAAAAACTGATAAAATTCCTTTTGATATTGATCTGTTAAATAGAGCAACTAAAGGTGGAGTAGAAAAGAAAACTCTTAATGCTGTTATTGGTGGTACTGGTGCTGGTAAAAGTCTTTTCTTATGCCATCTAGCAGCTTCGTATTATGCATCTGGAAAAAATGTTCTCTATATTACCATGGAGCTTTCTGAAAAGAAAGTAATGGAGAGAATTGACGCCAATCTTCTTGATGTGAATATTGAAGATCTGGGAATTTTACCTCTGGAATCATTTAAGAAAAAAATTGGCAGAATTAAAGATAAGCTTCCTGGAAAATTAAAAACCAAAGAATATCCTACAGGAACAGCTTCAGCAGCTAACTTCAGACATCTCATTAATGAATTAAAGTTAAAGCAAAATTTCGTTCCTGATATTATCATTATTGATTATCTTAACATTTGTGCATCTTCAAGATATAAAAGAGCAAGCACAGATAATTATCAGTACCTTAAATCTGTTGCAGAAGAACTAAGAGCACTAGGAATTGAATTCGATGTGCCAGTATGGACTGCAGTGCAGACAAATCGTGAAGGGTCGGTAGATTCTGATTTCGGAATGGAAAAAACTGCTGAATCATTTGGTATTCCTCAGACATTGGATTTCTATTTAGCCTTGATTACAAACGATGAATTATATAAATTGGGACAAATTTTGATAAAACAGTTGAAATCTCGATACGATGATCTGAACAAAATGCCAAAGTTTATGGTAGGTATTGACAGGCAGAAAATGAGGTTATATGATGTTGATGGTTCTGCCCAAGAAGGGATAGCTTCACAAGCCATTTCTTCAGAATCAGAGACCAAAAAAGGTAAATTTTCATAAAGGATTCGTCATGGCTCTGAAACATCCTAACACATGGGAACCCAAGGTTAAATATAATCTTGGGGACACTGTTTGGTTATATAATGAGAAATTCACTTGTGTCATTGAGCACGAATCAAATGTGTTTGCCAATGATTATTTCAATGACAAGAAATGGATTCGTAACTCTGAAATTCCAGAAATTGTTTGAGGGAGAAAATGACTCGTTGTTCTCACAAGGATTGTTCACATTATCTTTTTTCTGATGAAGAATTGGAATATGGAATTTGTGATTATCATATAGAAAAAATGGATGATGAATGTGAGCATGTGGTTGCAAGACCTACATGGAAATTTAAACAAGAAGGAATTAATTTGTAATGCAGACTATTACTATTAAAGAAATTATTAATGCAGGTAAGAAGGCTTATGATGAAAAATCCCTTGGCGCGCAAAGAGGATATTGTGATTGCCGATATATTTATCCAGATGGAAGCCATTGTGTAATTGGTGCAAGTTTAAATGATGAAACTATTGCACAGATTAAGAAAAATTGCGAAAACAGATCAGGATTTGTTGCTATAATCAAGGATAAATATATTGATGTAAAAGACAGTGAAAACAAATCAATAAGATATTGTGATGAAGAATTCAACGATCTAGCAACTCTTCAAAATATTCATGATAAATGGTGTGGTTCTTCTGACCCAGAAAAAGATGAAAAAAGATTTGTTGGGTTTCTTGACTTTCTCCTAAAAAAATATTAGCATAATTTTATTGGACCTAACAAGAGATTAAAATGGCTGTTAATCATATGAAGTACCTTGCTATCTTGGAAAAGATAGCAGAGGATGTTGAGCCTGTGCGTAGTTCTAAGCACTCTGCAGCAATTGTTCTTAAGAATAATATTATTTCTGTAGGCACGAACAAGATTAAAACTAGTCCATTTCAGTTGAGATTTGCCAAAAATCCTGCTGCTATATATCTACATGCCGAAACTTGTGCCATTTGCAGAGCAATCAAGAATATTTCTCTTGATGATTTGTCTAGATCTACGCTTTATGTTCTAAGGGTTAAAAAGGACAGGGATGCAGGTAAGTTTGTATGGGGAAACAGCAAGCCCTGTGATGGATGTATGACCTGTATAAGTGAGTTTAACATAAATAAGCTAGTATATACTATTGATGGAACAGGTAAGAATTTTGAAGAAAGGCTTAACAGAAGCCTAAATTAATTAAGGATAAAATTGTTAGAATTTAACCAATTTTTAATAACAGAAGCATCAAGTCATTCATTACGAGATCCTAAGGGGAAATTGTTCGAAATTATGGTTGCGAGACACATGCATCCAGAAGGACATTTCCCCAATATCTTTAGAGAAAATAATAAGACTCCTAAAGAAGTCCATGATGAATTGAAAAGCAAAATTCCTCCAGATGAATATCATAAAATAAATCATGGAGCAGAAAAGACTGCTCAACAGATTTTAAAAACTCTTCATGATTCAGGCCATCAAGGAATTGAGCACAAAGAGAAATACCATATAAACCATCATGAAACATCTGTGGCATGGGCATCAAATCCAACAGATTATAAGAAATTGATGGATAATTATGGAACAGAAGATAAATCCTCCAAGAGTAATGCAGATATTGTTATTACTCATCATCCAAAAAATGGACAGGTAAATCATCATGGCATCTCTCTGAAATATTCTTCTAGAATTCCTACAGAGTCTGGACCAGGACTTAAAAATCTAGAGAAACATATTAATGACCATAATGGTACATTACAGGAAATATCAAATAAATCTAACGAAAAAATTCACAAGATAATCAAGGAACCAAGCAGAGACAAAGCCAGAGCCATATTCAAGTCTCTTCCTAAAGATTCAGAAATCTCTCAGAAGATCCAAGATGAAAGTGTCAAGGCCACAACAAAAATAACCAAAATCTATCATAGAGGACTGAAGAGAGCAGAAAACGAGACTCATGAAAACCATCAGAAACGATTAAGGAAAACAATCTCAAATCTATCCACGGTTGACAGGGAACATACTTATACTCATTATCGTGCGCGATATAATCCAGAAAGAGATACTGTAAAAATTTCAGATCCTGTAAAAATTCATAAGAAAATTATGAGTGCTGTAAAGACAATTATTCCTGTTCATAGTGGAACCAGTGTCCATTTTAATGGAATTACTCATGAAGGTAATGAAATCCACCTAGGAACTCTTAACGTTAAAAGAAGAGATAGCCCACTTTCAAATATTCAAGGCTCATATAAGCTAGGTAAGATATATCATTGATTTAAATAATTATAAATACTACTAGATTTAAACAGTAGGATTTATAAATAATGGCCGCTAATAAAAAAGACGATAAGAAACCTGTAAAGGGACCTCAAAAGAAATCTAAGGTGGTTGTCAATCCTCCTGACACCAGCCTAAATGTAAATTATCTTCCTGATGATTATAATCTTATAAAAAGCATTTTAAATGCTAATAAATCATTAGATTATCAGCTAACAGAAACTGAGAAGAAATCCTTAGAATACAAGGCAGAAAAATATTCTGTTCCTTTTAATATTCTTGAATCAGTATTCAAATGTCTAATAACTGAATTAGACCAATCAAAAACATTTTCAAATTTAAACTCGCTAATCAATAATGGGCAGATTAGCGAGTTTTTTGCGTATGAGAAAAATCTAAAACCAACTGATTATGGAGTTCCAGGAAAGATTTCCGATAAATTACTTTTAACTCCAAGAAATGGCTTTGGAATTACTAGAAGATTACGTAATCAAATTCAAGTAAAAATATTAGACTAATAAATAATACAAAGGACTTAGGGAGATTTTTATGAAAACATCAATGACTATTACTGCTTCTTTATTGGATGCTGTAAATAAGGTTCACGAAGACACAGTAAAGCAGAAGGAAGAGAATATTTTTTATCCTCTTACTGAAAAGGAAGTTGCTCAATTAGTTGAGCTATTCGATGTTGACGAAAAATATATAGGATTTGATAAATTAGAAGGTAAGTTGAAAGCCAAAGGAGTAAGAGATCCAAAGGCAGTTACTGCTGCAATTGGCATGAAAAAGTATGGAAAGAAAGATTTTGAGAAACATGCTCATGAAGGGAAGCCTCTAAAGGAAAGCAATACAGATTCGGGCATTACTATCAAAAATAATACTGCTACTTCTAATCCAGTAAAAAATGTAAAAACAAAACCAACCACAACATTAACAACTCCTAAGGTAAAACCAACAAATACTGGAATGTCATCAACTTCCAATGCAAATAAGGGAATTACCATCAAAGAAGCTGTAGAAATTATTCATGAAAAATTTGGACTAGGAACAGCAATTCCAGGTGATTATGATAACGATATTGATGTAATGTTCTCTCATGGAATTGAAAAGATTTCTGAAAGTGAATTAATTATATTAGAAAAAAATCGTAAAGAATATAGAGATGTATATGGCAAGGAAAAGAACAGCAGCAATAAAGATGGGTCTTTATTTAGAAGAGTCAAAATTAATGCAAACAAAAAGAAAATGAATGAAGATGTATCTACTGCTGATAAAAGAGTAATTCTTGCCAAAACTCCATCTGGGAAACCAATTTGGAGAAAAATTAAAGATAAGCAAGATATTATTCCAAAAGAAGATCCAGACAATGAAGATAATTTAAAAGAAAGTGTTCATCTTATTCTTCAAATTAAAGAAGGAACAGATATTTCATTTAAATCAGGAGAAAAAATTGTAATTTCAGAACAAGAAGCAAGTAATTTTATCAGTAAATATAAGAATAGTTCTGCAATTGATCGAGCTTCTTTGCAGAAATTTGCTTGTGAATCATATGATAACTTTAAGAAATCAATTACAGATAAATAATAAAGATATTTAAATAAAGAAGAGGAAAAAGATATGCAGTGGGGAAAGTCAGTAAATAATGCAGCAAATTCAGTTCTTTGGGGCGTTACAAACGTTAGAAAAACTGCAAATTCTACAAACCAGACCAATTTTTATGGTAACGTTACTCCTGGAGCCTGGACAGATTCACATGGTACTAATGTTATGAAAGAAATAGATGGTCAATTTGGCGTAACTCCAGCACAAATTGCCAATACTCAGGGAGAAGGAAAAAAAGTTGGTCATTCTGGTTGGCAGATTAGAAAGCAGGGAACAGGACCAGTAATTGGTGCAACTGTTGTTGCTGGTGGTGTTTCTTTTACCAACACAGATATTGTAAAATTTGGCAACTCAACAATTAATGCTGTAGGAACTCCAGTTACAAATTCTATTGGAGGAATTGTTTCTATTACTATTGGCACTACTTCAAAGTTATTTACTAATACTGCTGGGGCTGGTGCATCGGTTGTCAACTCCACTGGTGGTTCAACAGGCAATGGAATTGCCTCTGCAACTGCTTCTGTAGGCGGAACTGGTTATAATAATACTGATGTATGGACATTCTCAAATGGTGTTGTTAACGCGACAGCAAATCCAGTTACTAATTCAACAGGAGGTATTGTTTCATTAACTATGTTGACTCTTGGTAAGGGGTTCTCAAACAATACTAATACTGTAAAAGCAGTTGCTAACTCTACTGGTGGTTCATCTGCAGGGTCTGGAGCAACTATTGTTGTAACTGTTGGTGCTGCTAATATTCAGGCAGTTCTTGGTGGTAGAGTTGGTAGAGTTGAATATGAAACTCTTGTAGCAATGGGTTCTACAACTGGAACTTCAGCTAATACAACTATTCTTCCTGGATAATTAGTTTTGGCAGATAGAGCATCACTATTAACTGAATTACCAGAAGCTAATGGAGCATCTTTAACGGATATTTTATATATCGTATTAAATCCTACAGATGCTTCAAACTCTTCTTATTCTATTAGTGTTGCTACTTTAGCAAATAGTATGATAACACAAAAATCTTTTACAAATGGTACTACAAATTCTACGCAAGGATTAGTATACTATGATAGTAATTATCTTTATATTACTGTAGCAAATAATACAATTAAGAGAGTAGCGTTAAGTAGTTTTTAATAATAAATGAGTAAAATATGAATGTATTGAGTGAAAAAAATTTTTTATTGTATGCAGCAAAGTATTATGATAATCCACAGTGCATTGACACTGAAGAGTTTCTTGAAGATCTCAAAAGAATAAAATATATTCGTAGACTATTAAATAAATACATTGAAACTGGTGAGATAAAAGAACAATTACTTTTGAATCATCTTATAGTTCTTTATAATGTATTTGGTGTAGTTCCTTGTACAAAAATTCTTTTTTTCAAATTAAAAGATTTACTGCCATATTTAAAACCATTCTTAGTTCTTTTAAATACTCTACCAGAAAAAGTTACTAATGTAGAAGAAGCTCCTATCTATACAGATGAAATTGCTATGGATAGTAAACTAGTTGATAGACTTAGAAAAATATAAATAATTGTAGTGTAACTACTACAAATTGGGTATTTCTAAATGAATCAACAACTAGATAATTTTATGGCCTATAATATTTTGAGTAGGCTTAGAACTCCTTTTAATGCATGGCCTGCATATAAGTATGGTATCATTGATAAAGATGGAAATGTTTTAAAAAAGCAAAATATTCTGACATCTACAGAAAAGCAGATATTTGGTAAGTTTGATCTGATTTGTTTAAATCTTAAAAAAATTATCGGAAAAATTCCACAATATAATGTAGCTTTAGCTCCTTTAAATCAATTACAAAATCCTCCATTCGATAACAACATTAACAGCCCTATTTCTTTTGGGGCGCTTACAGGAAGCTTTTTCCTATTAAAAGAAACCGTAGAAGATCCAGACAATATTTTATTTCTTGAAAAGAGAATGGAATATTACTACAAAATTGTAAATAATATTTTAGAAGATGCACCAACAAATTCTGTTGGTGGTGGAAACGTTGCTGGTATCGGTGTTGGTCCTTCTGGAGAACCGGGCGTTCCTCCAAATACACCATATAAGAAGAAAAATAAATATCAGGAGGAAAAAATTACTAGAATGATTAATCGAATAAAAGGAGGCTGCTAAATTGGAGAAGAGAGAAAATCTAAATCTAGAAACCAGAGTTGCAGTCATTGAAAGTGAAATAGATCAATTTTCAATTATATTTGATAAATTTGATGGTACTATCGATAAACTTACCAATGTAACTAATGCACTAGAGAAAATGTTATCGTTACAAAGTCTAAAACTAGATAATAATGATAGAGATAATTTAGAGATTTCTAGTAAAATTAAGGATCTGGATGACAGATTGAAGGTAATTGAAAAATGGAGATGGCTAACAATTGGACTAGCAATGGGCCTCTTAGCTGCCATCGCCAAAGTTGCAATTCCTTGGTCAATCCTATTTTCTATTTAATACTTGACATTCACTAAATTTTCTAATAGGTTATCTCCCTTCAAAGGAGGTAACATGATTATGGCTATTGATGTCTGAATGGATTGATATTAAATATATAGGGTTGATTTCTCCACGCTTAGAAAAATTCAAGGTTCTCAAATCTAGTCCTTATACTGCCACATTTAGATGTTTTGTATGTGGTGATTCTCAGAGAAATAAGTATAAAACAAGAGGATACTTTATTGGCAAGAACGGTTCTTACCGAATGTATTGCCATAATTGCAATATTTCTATGTCTATGACAAAAGTTCTTGGGATGCTTGACCCAGAATTGCAAAAAGAATACAAGACAGAAATATTTATTAATAAGAACGTAAGAATTGAGAAGAAAGAAGAAATCAAGCTTCCAGACAAATTTAAGTTTAAATTACCTGTTTTTAATACAGATGAGAACTTAAAAAAACTGAAAAAAATCTCTCAACTAGCATGGGATCATCCTGCCAAACAATATGTTATTGATAGGATGATTCCGAATGAATATCATGCAAAATTGTATTATGCTCCCAAATTTGCCAAATGGGTAAATAGTATGATTCCAGAAAAATTATCGGATAAACATGACGAACCAAGGCTAATTATACCATTATTGGACAAAAATAAGAAAATGTTTGGTTTCTCTGGTAGAGCATTTCATGATACGAGTCTAAGATACATTACAATTATGCTTAATGAAGATTGCCCAAAAATATTCAATATGGATTCTGTTGACTGGAGTAAGCGAGTTTATTGTCTGGAAGGTCCATTGGATGCTACATTTATTCCTAACTCTATTGCAATGGTTGGGGCAGATCTTGTAACAGATGAATATAAGCCTGTTATGATATTTGACAATGAATGTAGAAGCAAACAAATAATTCAACGTATGAATAAATATATAGATGATGGATTTGAAATCTGTATCTGGCCTGAAGATACAAATGGAAAAGACATCAACAAAATGGTATTAAACGGAAAATCTCCAAAAGATATTCTTAAAACCATTAATGATAATATTTATCATGGATTAAGAGCCAAAGCAAGATTATCAGAATGGAGGAAAGTCAATGAATAAATTATCCCATAAACTAAAATCTCTAACAACTCCAGAAGATAAAAAAGAAAAGAAAGCAACTCTTGACAAGAACCAGAAAAAAGAGTTATTTAAAAAATTTACAGAAACTATTGTTCCCAAACTTGAAGAAACCGCAAAGAAAAATCTAAAAAGTTATCAAGTTCCTGTTGACAATTGGGAAATTTCTGATAAGATTGCTGAATGGTGTGAGAAGAACGATTTAAAATTTCTTGCATCTGCACGTAAGGTAGATACCTTAAAATCATTTAAAAACAAGGATTTAAAATCAAGCGAGATTCGCTTGATGATGATTTCTTGGTAATTTCCAATATAAGGAGAAATTTATATTATGAATTTGATTGACTCTAGTTTTCCAAATTTTAATGGAGCAAAAGAACTTTTCTGTAAAAAAATTCAAAGAATGAGCTTTATTGGACAATCATTAAAGCTTAAAAACACTATGAAGAAAGCTCAAGAAGAAGATCAGAAAATTCTTAGAAGAAATCATATCTTATGGAATAAATTTCTGAATAATATTCATAGTGAAATGAAAAGAGTAGCACTTGAAGGTGAATATGAATATCTTATTCCTCTAGAATTTTTCCCAATTCATGAAAAGATCGCCCAATGGGGTATAAAGAATGGATTTAAAGTTGATATACAAACTGATAAACAAATTGGTGGGCTGTATTTAAATGAGTATCTTTCTAATCTTCCTGTTGATAAGGTACTGGCAAAAGACATTTATTTTACTATGAAATTTATTTGGAGTCCTGTTGTAGAGGAATCCATTAATGGCTAAGTATGAAGTGATCCAGCCAGCAGTTATTGTTGATGCTATCCAATTTAGAAAAAACAAAAAACTTCCTGAAAGTGAATATTATCAAATTCATAAAATTGATGATAAGTATATATTCTTTTCCACTGTATTCCAAAGAGAATTAAATGATAAGGAATGGATCATTAGACAAAAAGATGGGCATTTGTATATACTTACAGATTCTTTGTTTAAGACAAGATTCAGGAAAGTAATTGATGTAAAGGAGAAAAAGAATGCCTGAAGTAAAAATAATTTCTATAACTCAGCCAATTTATGATCCATATGTAAAAACTCCTGAAGAGTTAATTGAAAATAGATACGTTGATGCAGGAATGGTTCATGCTACTTTAGAAATTATTACAACCTTTGGAATTACAGAAGAAATTTTAAATTTTTCCGAAAATTTCCATTGGACTAGAATGTTATCAGATGAACTAGAATACGAATATAATAATATTGAAGATGAAGAATGGTTTATGCTACAAATGGATCTTTGGCAGAATTCCTTAAAAGCTTATAACAAAGCTCTTGAGTTAGGAATGTCTAAACGGCAGGCAAAATATTTTTTACCTCAAGGAATGTTGGGTGCATCTATTGATTTATGTGGTTCAATTATGAATTGGAATCAATGGCTTATAGAGGCAAAAAATTCAGAATTTAATGATATTGTATTCATTGCAGATATGACTTCAAAGGCTTTGAATAAATACTTTCCTAATCATATCGAGGAATAATTTCCTCAAACAGCAAATAAAATAAGAGTAATAATAAAGGAGTAAAGATGGAGTATTTGGGTATTAATATTGATTTAGATAGAGATAAATTATTTAACGAACTAGGACTAAAAAGACTAAAAGAATCTTACTTAAGACCCGAAGAAGATACTCCACAAAAAAGACTAGCATATGTATCCAAGACTTTCGGAAGCAATCTAGAACATGCTCAACGACTTTATGATTATGCCTCAAAACATTGGCTATCCTATGCTACTCCTGTTCTAGCCTATGGAAGAACCAAAAAGGGACTTCCAATTTCCTGTTTCCTCCCTTATATGCCAGATTCTTCAGAAGGTCTTGTAGATACATTATCAGAATGTAATTGGCTTTCGATGATGGGTGGTGGGGTCGGTATTGGCCTAGGTATTCGTGGAGCAGATGAAAAATCAACAGGAATCATGCCACATCTCAAGATTTATGATGCGTCCTGTCTGGCATATCGTCAAGGGAGTACCCGTAGGGGGTCCTATGCAGTTTATCTAGATATGTCTCATCCTGATATCATTCCTTTCCTAGAAATGAAGAAGCCAACAGGAGATCCAAGAGTAAGATGCCCAAATCTTCATAATGGGGTAAATATTCCAGATTCATTCATGGAAATTATTGAAAAATGCATGGCAGATCCTACTGCAAATGATGATTGGGAATTAATCGATCCTGCATCAAAAGAAGTAACAGAAGTAGTTTCTGCAAAAGAACTCTGGATTAAACTTCTAGAAATGCGTATGACCACAGGTGAACCTTATATTCATTTCATTGATACAAGTAACAGAGCCTTACCACAATGGTTAAAGGATAAAGGTCTAAGCATTAAACAATCTAATCTCTGTTCTGAAATTATGCTTCCAACAGATAAAGATAGGACTGCAGTTTGTTGTTTATCATCCGTAAATCTCGAATATTTTGATGAATGGAGTAAAGATCCTTTATTCCTTAAAGATATTGCAGAGATGCTTGATAATGTTCTTCAAGTCTTTATCGATACTGCACCACAAACAATTAAGAGAGCTATCTACTCTGCAAGTCAGGAAAGAAGCATTGGTGTTGGTGCATTAGGATTTCATGCATATCTGCAGAGTAAGAGAGTTCCTTTCGAATCAGCCCTAGCAAAGGGTATGAACATGAAGATGTTTTATCATATTAATAAGTACCTTACGATTGCGAATAAGGAACTTGGCAAGGAACGTGGTGAAGCTCCAGATGCAGCAGGAACCGGAAGAAGATTTAGCCATATGCAAGCAATTGCTCCTAATGCTTCTACTTCTTTAATTATGGGCAATACTTCTCCAAGTATTGAACCATTCCCTGCAAATGCGTATAGACAAGATACGCTTTCTGGTGCATATTTTCATAAGAATAAATATCTTGATGCAATCATTAAGGAATTTTGTGAAAAAGATCCCAATTTGAATTATGATGATATTTGGTCTAGTATCATCTCAAATGAAGGTTCTGCACAGCATCTCGAATTCCTGGACCAGTACACCAGAGATATTTTCAAGACTGCAATGGAAATCGACCAAAGATATATCATAAGTCATGCTGCTGATAGACAGGAATTTATCGATCAGGGGCAGTCTGTAAACATCTTCCTAAGGCCAACAGTTAACATTAAGTACCTTCATGCAATTCATTTTCTTGCCTGGAAGAGTGGTCTGAAGGCATTATATTATTGTAGGTCAGAGAAGCTTGGTAAGGCTGATAAGGTTGCTAAGAAAATCGAGAGAGAAATTATCAAGAATATTGATTTGAATAATTTGGGTAATGATAGTTGCCTTGCTTGTGAGGGCTGATAAGTATTTGAAGTAAAGGGAAAATTATGAGTAAAACTAAAACAAAACTAACAGATGAACGTGTATATTATAAGCCATTCAATTATCAATTTGCATTCGATGCATGGCTGAAAAGTGAAATGTCACATTGGCTCCATACGGAAGTACCGATGGCGGAAGATTTGAAGGACTGGAAAAAGAAACTAACCAAGGAAGAGAAGCAGTTCCTTACAAATATCTTTAGGTTCTTTACGCAAGGAGATATTTCAGTTGCTGGTGGTTACGTAAAGAATTATCTACCATATTTCCCGCAACCTGAAGTAAGAATGATGCTTCTGTCTTTCGCTGCAAGAGAAGCTATCCATATTGCTGCTTATAGTCATCTTATTGAAACTTTAGGTATGCCAGATACAGTTTATAGCGAATTCATGGAATATCAGGAAATGAAAAACAAGCATGATTATGTTCTCGAAATTTCCTCTAAGAGTGAAACAAAAGAAGATAAGGCAAAGCATATTGCGGTATTTTCTGCCTTCACAGAAGGACTACAGCTATTTTCAAGTTTCATTATGCTTTTGAATTTTGCCAGACATGGTAAAATGAAAGGTATGTCGCAGATTATATCGTGGAGTATTGCAGACGAAACTTTACATACTGAATCAATGATTAAGCTATTCAGGACATACATTTCCGAAAATCATGAAATTTGGACAGATGAGCTTAAATCAGAACTTTATGTTATTTCCGAGAAGATGGTAGAACTTGAGGATAAATTCGTGGATCTTTGCTTTGCTATGGGAGGTATTGAAAACTTGACTGCAGATGAGGTTAAGAAATATATTCGCTACATTGCAGATCGTAGGTTGATTTCCATGGGAATGAAGCCAAATTTCAAGGTCAAGAAAAATCCTTTAAAATGGGTGGAAGAACTATTAAATGCTCCTAGTCATGTAAACTTTTTTGAAAATCAATCTACAGATTACGCTAAAGCAGCCTGGACTGGTTCATGGGATGAAGTTTTTCCGTAAAGGCTATTGACAGAAAAATTTTCCTGGTTTATAAAAGCTCCAGATTTAATTCATATGGAGCTTTTATTATGTATGGCGATGAAGAATTTGACAGACAATATGATTTGGTGATCGAGACTGCTGAGAAGAATAATCTTAAAAATTCTCATTGGTCAATGTATGAACACCTTGATTTTGATCAGCCCCATCCCTACGGAGATGTGAAAGAACTTAAGCATCATAGTGATCCTTTCTGGGGCAAACCCTCAGGAGATTTTATTCAGCCAATCAATGGAAATACATGGCTTGATCTCTGGATTGCTGCTGATACGCTCATGGGTAAGATTGGTGACAAGCATCATTATTTCATTGAAGATTTTTGGGTTGATGCTTCTGACAACACTCTTCGTATGTTTCTTGGGAGTTAAAATGACTGAAAAATCATATGCTGAAAGACGTTTGACCGTTATTTGTACTAGAGATATTCTTAATGATTATCTTAAAGAAGGTTCTACCTATAGAATAGGGAATCTTCTGGGTGTTAATCCATATGATGATATTCCTATAAAGAGGCTTGATGTGCCTGCTGGAGGTTCGGCCAGAGCACATAACATCATTGATTATATTAAAGAAGGCTGGCTTAAGGAGATTTCTTTTGATTGATTTCAATAGCAAAGTAACTCTAAGTGGCTATCCCGATTTTATTCAGGGTGTTGTAGTTGCTATTAATGAACATTATGGATTTGCTAGAGTTTACTGGAATACCGGGAACACAACTAGCCATACTATTTCAGATTTGAGGGAGGTAAAAGTAGATTGAGCACTTTCATTAGAATGCCTGGAACCAGAACCACAATGGTTGATATTGATTTTATGTCTCATATTTTTTGGACTAAAGGGGTACGAGATAAATGGTGGGTTGGCCCTCCAAGAATTCTAAATTTCTTCAGGAAACTTCTTGGTCTAAAAAGGATCAGGGGCTATACAGGAAGAGATACCCAACTTTGTGCGGGTTGGCATAATCCTTGTGTTAATATTAAAATTAATGGTAGAAAGCACAGAATTTATTGTTATAGTAATGATGGTGCAGAGCAGATTTACAATTACTTCATGGACTGTAAGAACTTTCCAGATAAGTTTATTAAGATTCCTGATGTAAATGTAAAGGATTATGATTCATACGATTGTTGATATAACTTCAAGAAACCATTGCAGTGCATCTCAGTTATCTTGCAGCTAACCCATTGATTATAATATTCTTTTTTAAGCAAAGCATCAGTCTCAAATATTAATTTAGTTTCATAATATGTGGCTTCTGCTCTAGTCTTAACAAGTCTCACTATAGTTCTGGAGAAATTTTCTTTGCCAAATTTTTCAATATCTTCTGCAAGTTTAGGAGAACTTCCCCAATATTCGGACCAATCAGACTCTTTTCTAACTTTCTTTTTAATGCCTTTTACTTGTTTGGTCCCTGCTTTACTGAATAATTTCTTGCCAATGTAAAGCATTCCGTTAATATTATTCTTAATTATATATATAAATCCAAAATATTTCTTGGCAGGATCATGAATATATTCTTTCCCTTCAAACATCCAATTTTCCATATTTCCCCCAATTAATAAATATTATGTATTTATTTAGGGAGTTAATATGAAATCTTTCAGCCATTATCTTATTGAATCTGTTAGCAATGATATCAGTCATTGGAAATCAGAACCATATTCGCAACTAGGTTCAAATCCTGGCGGAATTCATTATGATGAAAACAATAATAAGCATTATGTCAAATTCTATCGTAATCCTGAACAGGCCAGAGCAGAATACGCTACCAACAGGATTTATGACCATATGGGAATTAATGTGCCAAAAGCTTCATTGGTTAAGAAAGGTTCTACTGTTGGAATTTCCACTCCCTGGAATTCGGAATTAGACCAAGTTCATCCGCATGAATTAAGAAATACCTCTCCAGAGACTGCCCATCATATTGCTAAAATGTACCATGCAGCAGTTCTAACAAAGAATTGGGATATTATTGGCAATCATCCTTACAATATCCAGAAAGACCATCAAGGTAATATTCATAATATTGATCAGGGTGGTTCATTGCATTTCAGAGCCATGGGTGGGCACAAGGATTATGATGCAGGAGTTGGAGAAATTCATTCTCTCAGAGATCCAGGAAACTCTTCAGGACAGGTTTTTAATAAGGTTTTCTCACAACATCCTGGAGCAGAGAAACAGTCCCTTGAATCAAGCGTAAAGACTATTGACCCTAACCATATCCATGGTATATTCAAGGAAGCAGGATTTGCTAATCATAAAGAAATGGCAGATATCTTTGAAAAACGTAGACAGGCACTTATAAATCATTATAAGGCTTGACATCCTGATATAAATTAGCTATATTCGTTCCAATGAATTTGGAGAGTTGAATCATGGCTGCCAAGAAAAAGTTTCACTTTAAAAAGGGCTCTAAGATAACTGGCTTGGCTTCAATGGCTCAACCATATCCTACTACATATGTACATATGAATAAAATGGTGGTTGGAATGATTTCCCCTCCTAGCCGTTTTGGTCATGACAACTGGATTCCCATGCTTTTGGTTAAGACTGAAACTGAATGCGGCTGGAAATGGATTGAATTTAAGGCGAAGTTTGAAACTGAACCTGAGGCTCGTGAGTGGTTTCGTAAATATCAGGATAAGCTTTATGAGACTTATGATATCTACGAAATGGAGCCTTGGGATAATTAAGGAATCCCGTAATGGAACGTCATGAAATCAGGTTTAATCGTGCCACTCTTCGTTCACAGAAAAAGTTGGGCGAAGGTAAATGGCAAGGACCTATTCTCAGAACTTGGGTTTTGGTGAATAGTGAAGGCAAGGTTTGTGCTGTGGTTCGAGAACTTGGAAGACAATTTCCCAAAAAGGACCGTAGGTATTCTGCACGAATTGATGGTGTCGAATGGTGGACTACCAATATATTGTCGCCTGAATACAAATATTTGCCCTTGCGTGGTTTTAAGAGTCCTAAAGAAGCTATGGCTGCTATTGATGCAGCAAGAACCATAATTCTGAACTCAACAGAAGAAGATGTAGTTTAATGTCTAAATTTAGCTACATTTGTCAATGATCAAGGAGAATTTAAAAATGTCTTATAGTGGATTTAGAGAATATATATGATAATAGATATGCCACAAAAATTTTTAAATATGAACCAGACCTAACCATAGTTGGCTGGAAACTTTATCAATAAATAATTAAACTTGACATTTTTAAATAAAAGGAGTAATGTCAAAAATTAAGTTAGTAGGAGAATATAATGAAGAAAATTATAAGAAGTGATGATGGCTGGAATATTGTACCAGCAAGAACTTATGTAAAAAAGAAATCAAAAGATTTAATTGAGGTATTTAAGGACCCTGATATTGTAGGGGCAAAAATTGTTCAGACAACAAAAGATGGTTGTCAGAGCCTCTATGTAAATAACGAAAATCTGGTAAAAATGGAAGCAGCCTTCTTAAAGAATGGTTGGGAAATTAAAGTATAATGATAGTTACAACAAAAATTTGGGTAGATTTAGACGGGACTTTGGCAGACTTTGACAAAAAGCATGTAGAGATGTTTGGGATTCCTCCAGATAGAGAAGACAGAACTGAAGAAAAAGATAATGAAATGTGGCAGATTATTGATAATCATGGCACATTTTTTCTTGACTTAGAGCCACTTCCAGATTATCTTGAACTTTGGAATTTCGTTAAGAATTTTAATCCAACAATTCTAACAGGAATTCCCAGAACAGCTAATGCATCAGAACAAAAGAAAGAATGGGTTTCTAAATATATTTCTCCTGATGTTCCGGTAGTTTGTTGTAAATCAAGAGAAAAATTTAAGCATGGCTCTCCTGGAGAAGTTCTTTTGGACGATTGGGAAAAATATAAGCATAAATGGGAAAGAATGGGTGGAATCTTTGTAACGCATACCGATGCAAAAAGTTCCATAGAAAAATTAAAAGAGCTTGGCTTTCGTTAAAAATAGTGATATGAGTTTAGAGTACCAATTAAAGGAGATTTTATTATGGACCTTCTCAAAACTGTAACAAATGAAAATGGCAATGTAGCCTGTGTTTTTGCTGGAGATAGAGGCTATTTCGTCAAAGCTAGAACAAAAGAAGACGAAAAAAATTCATTTTCCTTACTCGATTTTTATTTTAATGTTGAAGAAGCTAATAAAGCTGCAGAAATCCTAGCAGAGAATTTGCAATAATGCCTACATTTTTTGAATGGTTTCCAGATCCAAGGGAAGAACTAATTGAAATTTTAATGAATAAATCTATTTCAATTAGAAATAATGGAGAGTGGGCAAAAAAAGAAATTAATTCTTCTGTTTTTCTTGCAACTCTCAATAAAGATTTAATTTGTGCTGATATAATTAATAGGAGCTTATATACAGAGATTAATGAAGATTTATCAAATCTAATAGATACCTATATTAATCAAGATAAAAATAAATTTTACAGGAAATTGGTAAATCCGATCCAATTTTGGGTAATCGGGGATGGATTTGTTGAATTTGATATGAGCGAAATTGAGGTTTTAGATGAGTAACGAAAAAATCACAAGAATTTTTGTATGGGGTTGCTCTATAGTAGCAGTTATATTTTTACTTATACTATCATTTAATTGAAAAGGAGAATAATGAATAATTACGATTTAATGGAAAGAAACGATCAGAACAAAGAGGCAATGGGTGGAAGCGAGCTTATGCTTTCCAGGATTTATGACGGTTCAGTGCCTAGAGAATTACTAGAAAAATTTCAAATTATTTCATCAAGAGTAAGAGAATTAAATCCAAATAAGGTAAGAATTCTTATTCTTAACGATTTACCTGAAGATCCAGAATCGGCACATCTTGCAAATGGCGGATGGAAAAAATTCCATCGTCTAGTTTTCGTTTCAAATTGGCAAGCTCAAAGATATATTGAAAAATATCAGATTCCTCCTTCAAGAACAATTGTAATGAAGAATGCAATTGTTCCAATTGAAGATCATGAAAAGCCAACAGATAAAATTAGACTGGCATATTGGAGTACTCCCCATAGAGGATTGGATATTCTTGTTCCAGTATTTGAAAAGCTAACCGAGAAATATGATAATATTGAACTTCATACATTTGCTTCATTTAAGCTATATGGATGGGAAGATAGGGACCAGCCCTTTAAGGAATTGTTTGAAAAAATGGATAATAACCCAAATATTTTCAGACATGAAACTGCAACAAATGAAGAATTAAGAGAAGAACTGAAAAATTACCATATTCTTGCTTATCCAAATACATGGCAGGAATCAAGTTGTCTCGTATTAATCGAGGCCCAAAGTGCTGGATTAGCATGTGTACATCCTAATTTGGCGGCGCTTCCTGAAACTTCTGGATCATTATCATTAATGTATCAATACATTGAGACTAAAGAAGAACACGCCAAATTATTTTATTCCATTCTTGATCAGACAATTGAAAATTATTGGAATCCATATATTCAAGAAAAATTAAAAATCCAAAAATTTTATTGTGATATTGTTCATAATTGGAATGATAGAAGCAGGGAATGGACCCAACTTTTAAATAGTTTTAAAGATTCGGATACGAAACTTCCAGTAGAAGAAAAAGCAATGTTTAGCTATACTGTAGGTTAATTGTATTAAATACAAGATCTAAAAATGGTTTTGATGTTATATTATTAACAAGATTTTGTTTCGATGTATTTAATACAAACAATCTAATTTGTCTTTCTTGACATTTATCAATTTTTATTTTATCGTTGTTTTTAACTTTTAATAATTGTTTGTTACCATAGATTGGTAAATAATGAGTAGGACCATTTAATTCAAAAGCCAATCTTAAAGAAGGAATAAAAATATCAAGTTCTAAGCCATCAAGAATTTTTCTATCATTATAAATAATTTCTAAATTTGGATACAATATTGAAAGTTGTTCTTCCAAATAAATTTCAAGTTTTGGTCTTTTATTAGTTATTCTTACTTGGTTTCTACAAAATTTAGAGCAATAATTTTTATCGTTGTTTTTCATTTTGTACTTTTTCCTAATAAATAGGGTTTCGCAATAATTACATGTTATTAATATATCTTGGTTTATACTTTTAAATTTTCCAGAACAATCTCTAGAACAAAAATTATTTTTGTTGCTATTTAATTGAGAAATTTTCTTTTCTGTTTTCTTTTTACAATAACTACAGATAATAATTTTACTAGTCTTTTGTGATTCTCCAGTACATTTTGCAGAGCAGTAATTTAATCTATTCTCTATTATAAATCTTGTAGGCTTTTCAAAAATAATTTTACAGTTTTCACATTCAACTTTTTGTATTAAATTTTCTTTCATAAATTTTTTATTAGAACATTGTTTTGAACAAAAATTTCTATAAAAATTTTTGATTTTTCCTTGAATATCATGTTTAGTTTTAAAATATTGAATATTGCATTCACAACAACGCAAAGGAACTTCTTCTCTAGATTTATAATTTTTAAGTATTTCTGAATTATTACGTAAATCTTCGTAAGTATACATTGACAGTCCTCCTAAATAATGTTATTGGAAGGACAGCAGAACCTCCACTGTTTCAAGTCATTTACCAGATGCTTGATTACTTCCTATTTTATTATTTATATTATTTTATTTGAAAAGGAGAATTTATATTATGAGTTGGCAAATTAGTTTAGACGTAAATACATTAGAAGTTCCAATAGAAGCAATTGATGAAATTTGGGCATTACCAATGGCAGAAGAATATTGGTATGAGAAAGAAGAAATTCTTTATGAGGGAAGATTTCAGTTCAATCCTGACCATATGGAATGGATGGGACAATTTATGTATGATGAAAAACTACAAGAAATTCTAACCAAGTATAAAGCAAATGGTAAAGTAATTCTCTCAGACCATGAAGGGGATAATAGAGGAACTTGGTGGGGATGGAAATATACTGATGGAGTTATGGAAGTTCTTGGAGGAAAGACCAACGATCTATATCAAAGAGAAGACATGTATGATACTCCATTAGGAGGTAAGACTATTGTATTTACCGGAAAAATGGAGAGAATGACCAGAACAGAAGCTAAGGATATCTGTGAATCTATTGGTATGCATGTAGCAAGTACAGTTAGTGGAAATACTGATTTCTTGGTTAATGGCTCCAATATTGATTCAAAGAAAGCTGGTGATGCCAGAACCAAAGGTGTAAAGGTTATCTCGGAAGAAGAATTTATGGAATTAATCGAGGATTATATTTAATGGAATTCCGAGATCAAAAGCATTTGAACGAAGTATTAAGAGATAATAGAAGTCCTTTAAATAAAGCTAGACAAAAATTCTCCCAATACTATGCAACTCTAGAACAAGCTCAGATGCAGAGAGTTCCTTTAACTCCATTTGAATTCATGAAATTAGAATTTGAAGCTGTTGAAGAAATTATTAAAGCATATAATGAACAAGTAAAAATGAATTCTATGTATGCATTTAGAGATTTATCCGAAGAAGATTTATCTTATGAAGAATGGGGTGTTAAACAAGGAAATAAAATCCGAAAAGATGCAAACGAAGAATATTTTAATGATAGGAATTGTTATTAAATGAAAAGAATAATTATACAATGTTTTAGAGGAATGGGATATTTGCCTCATTTAGGAGAACATCCTGGAACAATCGCAATGATTATCTTAATTATTATGGGATTTTTTACAGGAATTGGTAGAGGAAATATTCTTTTTGGGGTAGTTGGAGCATTAATAATGATAATTTGTTTAGGCCCGTTTTATCTTTATGGTGCATATGATAGAGCACAATTATCTGATAAAATAGAGAAAAAGGAATATAAATGAGTAGACCAACAAATTCAACAGCAGTAATGAATAGAAGAGTAGAGCCTAAAGATAGCCTAGATTATTTTCCTACTCCTTTATGGGGGAACAAGAGCATTATGTGAAGTAGTTCTAAGTAAAGATGAGCTATCCTCAAAAAATGTATGGGAACCTGCTTGTGGTGAAGGCCATATGTCAAGAGCATTGGGGGAATATTTCAGAAAAGTTCTTTCTACTGATATTTTCGATTATGGATATGGTAAAGTTCATGACTTTTTAGAAACAAATACTTCAATTGATTATGATATTGATTGGATTATTACTAATCCGCCATTTAATAGAGCAGAAGAATTTGTTTCAAAGGCTTTACAGATTGCTAAGGTTGGCGTTGCTGTTCTGTGTCGAGTAACATGGATGGAAAGTGCTAAGAGAGAACCTTTCTTTGAAGAAAATCAAATCTCAATTTTTGCTCCATTTATTGGCAGATTACCAATGTTTAAAGGAAGAGTTGATAAAAAAGGTGCTTCTGCAACAGCCTATGCATGGTTTATCTGGAAAAAGGACCATGTAGGAGACACAAAGCTTATTAGAATTCCTTTTAATACTAGAAAAAGATTGGAAAAGGATGAAGATTATGAATAAACTTGAAGCCATTCCTAGAATATCAAATATTTCTATGAAAGAATATACAAAAGAAATATTGTATCATGGTTTACATAATATTATAAATACAAATCTATTTCCTGGAAAGGGTTGGGCTTATACTAACGAACAAATTCAAAAGACAATTGAACAAATATTAGAAGAATATCCAGAATTTATAGAAGCACTTGTTTCTAGAAATTTATTGAATATTTGCAATAATTTAGCTGAAGGAATAGATTTTTGGCAAAAAGAGGCAATTAATGAAAATTTTAATTTGAGGTATTCTGAATGACTGAAAAGAGATTATATACAAATGGAGATATTGTTGTTGATGAAGAACTGATGCTAGTTCTTTCTAGTGATGTCCTCTGGGAAGAAGTTCAGAAAGAAATTGATAATGAGATTATTGAAAAAATTATAGGAATAGGCAATAAAAGATATTCATTAAATGGAAATAATTGGGATGACTGTGAACATATTTGGAATGCCAAAATTGATTCTCAATTTAGTAGCGAACACTTTACTGCTGTTAAATGTGTAAAATGTCAATGTCCTGGAGAAATGAATAATAAAACTGGAGAGGTATATTGGCCTGCAACTTAATCCAACATTATAATGTCAATGAATGTGCTGTTTTCTGGAAAACCAAAGAAAAATTTGGTGGTCTATCTAATTTTGCTCCATTCCCCTTAGAAGTTAATGGAATTGAAATTAGAACTTCTGAGGCTCTTTATCAGGCTTGTAGATTTCCAAATAATCCAGAAATTCAAAAATTAATCATCGATGCAAAATCTCCAATGACTGCAAAAATGATCGCTAAAAAATATGTTAATTTTACTCGTAAAGATTGGCATGAAGGTTCTATAGGACCAACAAAGAATTTTGTTATGTTTTGGTGTTTAAGATTGAAACTAATGCAAAATTATGATAAATTTAGTACTGAGTTGCTTTCAACCCTCGCTTATGGTAAGGACATTGTAGAAAAATCAAAAAAAGATAACTATTGGGGAGCAATTCCTGATAAATTAAATGAAAATATTTTAGTTGGACAAAATGTTCTTGGAAATCAATTAAAATATTTACGAGATATACTTTCCACACATAATAATCCATTAGATTCAACTCTTTATCCTCCTATTGATAATTTTAAGCTTTATGATGAGGAAATTAGACCTATCATGCGAAAAAAGATGTTTCTTGAGAATTTTATGGTTTGACAAATCATAAAAAATAGCTTATGGTGTCTTTAATAAATTGAATTTATGAGGAAATTATGACCTTGAACGTTCGCAATCGTAGCAGCATTGATGATCAAATGCTTGGAGATGAACCGGAAATCGGAGAAGCAATCCTAGACCCTAATGATTTCAAGCTTCGCAAGGCTTATAACTATTATACCTACTATTTTAAAAATAAGCCTGTTGGGAAGAAGGTATGGGAGCCAATTGAATGGATTGTTGAATATATTGAAAAAAATCATTCAAAGGAACTGGCATCTGCCTTCAAGAAGGTTCCTGATGGTCAGATTCTTCCTGTTTGGGCAGCAATTGCCCGTATGCATAATCGTGGAACAATTCTGCCAAAACAGACTGTCGATAGGTTGAATAAACGTATCGTTGAGTTGGTGAATGCTATTAAGCAGGACAATGTTATTGAGGTAGATTTCACTCCTAAGAAAACTGTCCAGGACCATATTCTTAACAATGCCTCTGAACTCATTGGTGAGATTGAGGAAATTGTTGATGAGTTGATTAAAACTGGTGAAAAGCCTGAATTTTCAATGTATAAGTTTCTTACTGAAAAGAAGGCCAGTAATCGGGTTGCTGCCATCATCGGAGAACATTTCAAGCCACAGATCGCACAGATTTCTTCTCCTGATGCAAAGGAATATTTCTCACATCTGAGCAAAATTCAGATTAAACATTATGTTGAATTTTTCTCCAGTATCGTATCTGATTGCGAACGTTTTGGAGAAAACAAGGTAACTGCACGAAAGCCTAGGAAGAAAAAGGTTAAAAGTGCTTCCAGTCTGACCACTAAGGTTAATTATCAGAAGGAAGATATTAATCTTAAGATTGCCAGTATCGATCCTAGCAAGATTGTTGGGGCCAAGGCACTTTATATGTTCAATACAAAAACATCTGCCCTAACTGTGCTTCATGCTAAATCCGAAACTGGATTGACTGTTAAGGGTACAACTGTTTATGATTTCGATCCAGAAACCTCTATAACTAAGAAAGCAGGAAGGGCAAAGGATATTCTGCCTGAGGTAGTCAGTGGTGGCAAGGTAACATTGCGAAGGATTATGGACGGTATTAAAGCCAAGGCCAGCACTGCAGTTGGAAGAATTGGTTCTGATACTGTTCTCCTTCGCGTTCTATAAATCTAAAAGAAAGGACCTAATATGAAAAATAAAAAAGAATGGATTGCAAACACGACTGATCCAGCTAATAATGTAATTTTGTTTCCTGGAATGAAATCGGTTTTCGAACCTGCTCCACCTTCTCTAGAGGAACTAAGACAAAGAAATGTAGAGATGGTGGTTCAGGAAATGACTGACTTCTATATTCAGCTTCTTAAGAAGCATAATTTTCAGGTTCCTGAACCCTGTGCATGGTTTCTGAAGGATACTACACTGATTAATGATGCTGTCAGGAGTTCTGCTAGTCGTATAGCTGATATTCCTCATCCCTTACAAAATCTATCAGATAAAATTTTTGATGTGACAGAGACAGAGGATGAAATGAGCATCGGCATGATTAGGTTTGGGATTAACACTGCAGTATGATATTACTAGATTTTTCCCAAACTTTTCACAAGAGCCTTGCACGTCATTTATATGAATTGAAAGCCAATGGAATGGAACCAATTATCAATCCTGATAAAGTCAGAGAGTTGATACTATCCTCAATTCTCTCTTATGTCACAAAACATAAAAAAACTTATGGTGATCTAATCATAGTTTGTGATGATAAGAATTTTTGGAGAAAGGACATTTTTCCTTTCTATAAGGCCAAGAGGAAAGAAAAACGGGAGGAAAGCGATATTGATTGGGCAGTAGCCTTCAAGGTTCTCAATGATATACTGGAGGAATTGGTAACATATTTTCCTTACAGGGTAATGAAGATTGAAAATACAGAGGCTGATGACATAATTGGTGTGATTTGCTATACCTATGGTAAACAGCTTGGAGGCGATCCCATTTTGATTATATCTGCTGATGAGGATTTTGGAGCACTTCAAATTTTTTCTAATGTCAAGCAATATGATCCAATCCAGAAGAAAGATATTGTGATTGGTAATCCAACAGCTTTCCTGAAAGAAAAAATTATCAGGGGTGATAAGGGAGATGGTATCCCTAACTTCCTAATGCCTGATGATACGTTTATCAATGGCATCAGACAGAAGCCAATCAGGGATATCAAAGTTTTAGAGTGGCTAGAGCAAGATCCAGAGGAATTTTGCGATGAAGAAACCATAAATAATTACAGAAGGAATGAAAGGCTAATTGATTTGTCATTTATTCCTGATGATATTAAGGAGAAAGTTATTTTTAACTTTGAACAAGAACATAATAAGAGTCGTGGAAAAATTTTTAATTATTTTATAAAGCATAATTTAAAGTCTCTCCTGGCTCAGATACAGGAGTTTTAGATATGAAAAGATCGCTTGGTATTTCGGAAATTTTGGCACAGTCTGTAAAATATCCAGATGAGAATGATAAAATCGAATGGCTAAGGCAGAATGATAGCCATGAGCTAAGAATGGTTCTGCAGCTTGCATTTGATAACCGAATCCAATGGCTACTGCCATCTGGACCAGTCCCATATAAACCATCACCAGCATTAAATTGTGAAGGCAGACTTAAACAGGAAGCAAAGAAATTCTATCTGTTTATTTCTGTCATGGGCGTACCACAACATAAGACACTAAAGCAGATTAAGCGGGAAGAAATTTATATTCAGATGCTAGAATCTATTGACAAATTTGATGCAGCCCTTATGATTGCAGTTAAGGATAAAAAAATTCCTTATGAGGGAATTACCCCAGAACTCGTATCAAAGGCATTTCCTCAGTTGAATCTTCAGTTTACCTAACAGAAAAGGATTAAATAGTTACTATCATGAGTAAGAGTTTCAAGCAGCATCGTGACCGATTTGATGATGATTTTGATTTTGGGGAACGGGATGATTTTAAGTCTAATCGCATGAAACAACGAAAGAAGGACAGGAATAGCAAGCTTCATGATAAGTTTCGTGAAGTTGAGGAATCAGCAGCTTATTATTAAGGAGTACAATGCCAGCATATAGCTTTAGAAATATTGAGACAGATGAAGTAACAGAACATTTCTTTACTATCAGTGAAATGGAAGATTTTGTTAGTAAAAATCCAAATATGGTAAGAGAGTACGTTAAGGCTCCTGGAGTTATCACAGGATTTCATCAGAAACCTGAAAATGGCTTTAGAGATCTCCTGAAAGACATAAAGAAATCAAATTCTAGAGGAATTAGTCAGAGTTCAATAAACACCTTTTAAGTTTCACTTTACATTATGTAATTTGATTGACATTTGTTATGTCAACTTAGAAGGAGTAAAAATTGACTGCACCAAGACCTAAAAGAAGAACCAAAAAACAATATCAGCCTCAGACTCCAAAATCATTTGATTTACGACTGAAAAAGATAGAACCTCTTACCGATAATCAGGAAAAAGTTTTTGATGATTATGATGATGGTAAAAATTTACTCCTTCTTGGCGTTCCTGGATCTGGAAAAAGCTTTATAAGCTTGTTTTTGGCATTTGAAGAGATTTATTCTGGGAAATCCAGCTATAACAAGGTCATAGTCATTAGAAGTGCCCAATCTTCAAAGAACATTGGCTTTCTTCCAGGAACTGCACAACAAAAAATGGAGAGATTCGAAACTCCTTATATCTCTATCTGTAATGATCTTTTCGAACGTGGTGATGCCTATAGCATTTTAAAACAGAAGAACACTTTAGAATTTGAGTCTACCTCATTCCTAAGAGGAACAACACTAAATGATGCAATTATCATTCTTGATGAATGCCAAAATTTATCGTACCAAGAAATAAAAACAGTCTTGACAAGAGTAGGAGATAACGCTAGAATTATAATATGCGGTGATATTAAGCAGGATGACCTTACTAGTGTTAGATATAGTGAGGAATCTGGGCTGGTAAAGATCCTTCCCGTCTTGACTAAGATTAATTCGATTTCAAAGACCGAATTTGGAGTTGAGGATATTTTGAGATCAGGATTTGTTAAGGAATTCATTATCGCGGAGCTTAATACTTTTGATTAGGAGAGATTAAAATTCCCAGAGACATAAATTGTTAAAGAGGCAGGAATCCCCTAGAACAATCTTCATACATAAACCGTACAATTTTGAAGAACTACAGGATATCACTGATGAATTGGGCCAAAGAAAGTACCTCATAGGGGAAGATACCTACTATCCTTCTGTGACCACGGTGTTATCATCGCTTCCCAATGAAGCCCTAGAAGCCTGGAAGGCCCGAGTCGGACCTACAGAGGCAAGGAAGGTTTCAGGGGTTGCCAAGGACCTAGGAAAACAAGTCCATGCTATTGCAGAACGCTATCTGCTGAATGAGGCTAACTATGCCAGAGGCGCAATGCCAACGGCACTAGCCTCTTTCAACAAAATCAAGGGAGCCTTAGACAGGCATATCAGCACACTCCATAACAGTGAATTTTGTCTTTATTCTCATAGGTTAAAAACTGCAGGTAGGTGTGACCTTTTTGCAGAATGGGATGGAATTCCATCTATCATCGATTTCAAAACATCTAAGAAAAGGAAAAAGTTGGAATGGATTGAAAATTATATTTTACAAACAACTTGCTATGCTATGATGATTGCAGAGCGAATCGGGATAACGGTTCCAAAAACGGTAATTCTAATAGCTGTAGCGGACCTACCAGAGCCACAAATTTTTATCCAGAATACGGGAGAAACCATAATGAAAGTCTGGGATGTCTTTACCTCTTATGATAGAGGCCAGAATGCAATTTGACATTTCTGGTGGAACGAAGCTCCAGAGAGCGGTAATTGAAGAGATAATTGAATGGACAATTCCTAAGGTTATCACTCAAAATTTAATTGATAAGTTGTTTTTAACATTGAACATTACAAAGAGGATAACCAAGGATGATGTCCCTGGCCTAACCATGGAAGATTTGGCAGGGATCTGCCTATGGGTTGATAGAGGGGTTAAGCCTCGGGAATTTGAAATTTTCATCTCGAATAACCAGGAAGAAAAAATTTTTCACTCTACCGTGATGCATGAGCTAACTCATCTGTCTCAATATATGACAGGGAGACTTAAGCATAAGATCACTGATAATAATTTTTATTGGGAAGATAGGCTTTATGATATTGACAATTCAGAATATTATGAATGGCCTTGGGAAAATGAAGCTCTTTACAATGAAGTTTTGCTTATGAACAAATGGCACAAGGAAAAGACTGGAAGGAAGTGTTACCTTTCCAAGGAGTTCAACCTTTTGGCTGCATAAAAATATTCTTTCTTTGCTATTGCAATGGGGCAAAATAATCTGTATAATGGCTTCATTATGAAACTGAAGCCTAAGAAGAATCCTATTGCTAAAGCTTTGCGCGACAATCTTTTTCGTCAAAGGATTGTCGCGAGTAAGCGTGTCTATAAACGTAAAAAGAGGAATTCCAAAGATGAAAATTAAGCTTTCCTTGAGTAGCAGGACTCCCCCTCCTGTCCGCACCATTAAAATTGATGGCCTTGAATGGGACCTGGATGAAGTTTACGAACTTATGAGTGAACTCAAGCATGATACTAATATCTATATGACGGGAGATGCTTTATGCCAGAAGCTTTTAGAACTTAAGGTTGTGAAGGATTTTGGTTCTAATAGGTTGATGTTTTCTCCCACTCTGGGTCCTAACTTTGATGATTTTTATAATATTATCAAAGAGATATATGCTGTTCATATACGTACTGAGGTAAATTTTGGCCTTAAGGTAGAACTTCCTGCTGAACGCAATGAAAATTAAGGAGATCTGAATATGTCATGGGAAGAATCAGTTAAGCGATACAATGAGGAAACTGCTGCAGCAAAGGCGGTTATGGAAAAAATCTTTTCCTCTGATGATGTTATTGAAGCCATCAAGGCTCGGGTAGATCTGAATAATCCAGAATATTGGGTCAATATGGAGAGTTTTGTATCGGAACTTGAAACTGGCCTAGGTTATTTTTGGAACAAGGAAGCAGATGATGAATTCAATAAAAGGCTTAAGGCATATCCTATCGCTACATGGTTGTGTACTGATTCGGTAGTAGGCTATTATGCTTACTATTTTGATGGATATTTTATCGCTATGTCTACTCAGATGGGTAGGAAGTGTGATAAAAACTTCATCTGGATTTCCAAGGAAAAGGCTCTTGAGGTTAGGGATTATATCCTGGAACTTTATGCTAAACATGAAGAAGTTCTTGAAAATATTCAGACTTTTTCAAATACAAATTTCAAGGAGTGAGGAAATGTACATTGTTGTTATCATGGGTCTAAATCCGAATATCGCACCGCATGTTTGGCATTTTAGACATCTAAAGGATGCCAAAGAACTTTCCGATAGCTATGATTCTGGTAGTGGTCGGCGGAAATACATTTATGAAGAAAATTGGGATGGGGATAAGGCTACTCTCGTTCGAGAACCGTAAAAATAATTTCTGAATCTATTGACATCACAGTAGGAGTTGGTTATATTATCTTTGTTGATTGAAACAAGGATTTGAGAAATGACCAACTCCTACAAAATTCCGGTTGAAAATCTCTCCCGTATTCAGGAGCATGTTGCCAAGCTGAACAAGCGCGCAAAGCGTCTTGGGCAGGAGCCTGTTGTCCTGGAAATCTCTGAAGTTTTCTATGAGGTTATGGGAAGGCTGAAGATTGTTGAAGGCGAGTCTTTCGAAAAGAAGGCCAAGACTCCCATGGTCAACATCTCGGTTGCTGGTTCCCCTCCCAAGATCAATGGTTGGTCCCTAATTGCCTCTGTTGAGCTTCTTGACGGTATCAATCTGGTGCGGGCGGTTCCTGGCTGTGAGGTTCCCCGTTCCTACTTCAATACGGATAGCACTTGCCAGCATTGCGGTAAGAAGCGCCAGCGCAAGGATGTCTTTGTCCTGAATCATGAGGATGGACGTTATATCCAGGTTGGTAGGCAGTGCATTGCCGATTTCCTTGGTCATATCTCTGCTGATGAGATGGCTGCTCGTTGCACGATGCTTTCTGCTCTTAATGAGTTCCTTGAAGAGCATGAGGATTTTATTGGTGGTGGTAGCTGGAGTGGTTATGAAATCACTGAGTTTGTTTCTGCCTGCCATGCTGCAATTCAGGAATATGGTTGGGTTTCTAAGAAGAATGCAGATATTGATGGCAGGATGGCTACTTGCTATACAGCAGTTCAGGTTCTTCGTGGTGTAGCAGAAACCAAGGATTCTACCCGGTATTACGAAAAATTCCTGAAGATTACCGATGAGAATCGGAAGTTTGCGGAAGATGCCATTGATTGGGCCAGCAAAATTGACCCCAATACTGCCAATGATTTTCTCATGAACCTCCTGGCTGTTACCCGCCATGGCTTTGTCAATGAGAGGGCTTATGGTCTGGTTGCTGCCATTCCTTTCGCCTATGGTCGCGAACTGCTCAAGATTGAAGAGCGCAAGAATGCTCCTGCTTCTGATTGGGTTGGGACTGTTGGAGAACGTTCTGAGTTTACCCTGACTGTAAAGTCCATCATTCCGATTGAATCTGATTTCGGCCATTCTTCTCTCCATATGATGTATGATGAGAACGGGAATCAGTTCAAGTGGTTCTCTACCTCCAAGGATCTGGAGATTGGTTCCACTGTAAAGCTTAAGGCCACTGTGAAGAAGCATGACGAATATAAGGGAGTGAAGGCTACTCTTCTTTCCCGTTGCAAGGAGGTAAAGTAAAATGTCACAAAAAATTGTTTATGGGCTGTATTATAATTCCGATATGACTGAAGGCAGAGGGCCAATGCTCTTGCATTCTATCTGGGATAATTGGGCAGAATGTGTAAAGTTTATGGATAAACAGACTGGAATAATGGGAAGAAAGGCCAAATGGTCTACACAAAAATATGGTGATTGGAGAATTGAAGAGCATTATATTGTGTCTTCTGAGGCTGATATGACTGAAAAACAAAATCATGAGATTAAGCAGAAGGCTCTTGCCAAACTTACAGATGAAGAGAAAAAGGCTCTAGGACTGGATTAGATTAAATACAATTTAAAGGGCCAGTATGCGAATTGGTATAGCAATTTGACTCAAAATCAAATGTTTAGGAGTTCGAGTCTCCTCTGGCCCACCAAATTTAAGTAGAAGGAGTAATTTTGTCTATAACTGATGGAAATTGGGTTTGCTCTAGGTGTCTTGATTATAAGACCATTTGCAATCTATGTGAAGGTATGGCTGAACATCTTATCAGAACTCCAGAATGGATTCTAGATAAGGAGAAAAAGGTAGCAGAAACCAATAGATTGAATAAGAAGCTAAAGCCATGGTTGTGAAGATATGAGAAATTTCTCTTTATTGGAAAATATTCCTGCTTACTCTATGAGAAACAAAAGAAATTCAAAAAAGGGTCTGTATTCACGTAAGCTTTATGCTTGTTCTTATATTGTAACTTTTCCTGATGGGCATGAGATAAGAGTTGGAAATTTGTCAGAATTTTGTAAAAAGAATAATCTATCTCGTAGTGCATTGAACAAAGTTGCGATTGGAGGACAAATTCAACATAAAGGATTTACTTGTAAAAAGGATAATTATTTTGAAAATTATTTTTCTTGATATCGATGGGGTTCTGTGTACCTTCAGATCCCATTTTGCCCAAGCTTCTGCTTATGGGGAAATGTCCTCCCTGGACCGGGAAGGGATTGGCCTGCTCAATGCCCTGACGGATTCCAATACCTTTTTCGTTCTTAGCTCAAGCTGGAGAAAGTTTTATACCTTTGAGGAAATGGTAGCTCATCTGAAGTTTTTTGGATGGACTGGCACATTCCATGAGGATTGGTGTACTGCAGACTTTGATGGTTCCAGGGGAGAGCAGATTCAGGAATGGCTTAATAGGCATCCTGAGGTTGATAGGTACGTCATTTTTGATGATGATCCCAACATTATGAAGCATCAGAAGAAGTTTTGGTGTCAGACTCTAGAACCAGAAGGAATTAGCTGGAAAAATATGCTAAAAGCTGTTAAGATATTGTTTAACAATTATCAGGAATGGAGAGTTTTCTATCACAAGGAAATTTTCCCAAAACTGCAGGAGAAATTTACAAATGGTTGATGAAGTGAAAATGTTTAGGGCTTCTGATGGTTCTCTTCATGCAAGCAAGGGGAGTGCAGAGGCGCGTGATAAAGAGCTTGATACGTATGAAGTTTACAATGAAGTCAGAACCTTTATAAGAAATATTAGACATTTGGATAGCGATTTTTCTTCTTTACAGGGAGAGAACATCACAATTTTTCCATGGAACACAAATGATTATTGGAATGATGACGTAAGATATAGCAGGGAAAATTTTATTGATAACCTATCAGAATTCATTGTGAATAACTTTGAGAAATTGAAGGAGATTATTGAACCATGAAAATATTCATTCCAAAGCATCCTATCTCCAGCCTTCTAGGTATCTCGGATAGGCTTCTGGCATCTCTTTTTAGTATGGAATGGCAATGGGAATGTGAAATTATTCCTGAGTATAAAGCCAAATATGCTGAAGATGATACTTCTACAAGGTGTGTCATTAGATGGAATTCACATCTACCTATTCCAACCAAGGCTCTATGGAACAAAGATACAGGAGAGGTTACTACAACAATTTTTAAAGGTGATAATTTCGTAATTATTGATAATTACTGGAAAGATAGTGATAATTCAAAATTCTTAAGGTATTCTAAAGGTCCTGGAACTGGCTCATTCTGGGATGTCTATGGAGATGATTATCATTCAAAAGAATTAGCATTTGCAGAAATGTTGAAAGTCTGGATTCCTCCTAATGGTTCTTTTAATATTCCTACTCATGGAAATATTCCTGATTGGGTTAGGGAGAAATATGGGATAGAGATTTCTTTATGAGCAAAAATAATAAAGATAGACTGATAGCATCTCTGATAACCCTTGGCATTTTCTCTCTAGGTTGGTATATTTCCAGCCATTGGTTTGAGATGTTTTGTGTAGCGTTCTTTATCCTTGTGACATATAAGAAGATTTATCGGGAGCTTCCATGAGTGATACTGTACAGATAGCCAGAGAGGATCTTGAAGCTTTGTGTAACGCAATCACATCAAATCATTTTTCAGAAGTGGAAAAAGGAAGGAATGCATATCTAGATTGCAATTATTGTGAAGGCTATTGCTTTTGGGATGATGATCCCTCTAAGATCAATCATTCTACATGGTGTATTTACCTTCTGGCATCAGCCATTAAGGACAGCCTAAATAGATAATGAGCATTGAGTTAGAGTTTCTTTTTGAAATTTATAAATGTAAGCTACCAAAACCTTTCCTTATTTACTGTACAGCAAATAATATCGATTCAGTAAATAAGATACCGAAATGTGTATGTGGAAAGCCTACCACCTATGATAAGGCGTATCCTGGAAATGGGTTTGCACGGTATTGTGGTCCTGAATGCTCAAGGGCCAATAAAACTATTGCTAAAGACAAAGAAATTCTCTTAAAGGATTACGATTGGCTTTACAACCATAGGATCACTCTAAAGAAATCTGTAGAGACTATTGCAGATGAACTTGGGATTTCTCCTGTTCCTGTGAGAAAGTATATCAAACTTCATGATCTTCCTAAAGTTAGATATAACGAATCTGACTATAAAGTAAAACTCATCTTGGAAGATAAATCTAAAATTGAAGAAATGTATCAGGGTATGGATATGAGACAGATAGCTGAAAAGCTAGGAACCTCTCTATCAACCGTTCAGATCTTTATTAAAAAGCATGGAATACCTGCCAAAGATTCTAATAGCTATCCTCGGAAATTCAACAAAAGATCAAAGGCAGAGCAAGAAGTCTTTGAGTTCATAAAAGAGATTTGTCCTGATGCAACTCACTCAGTAAGGAATTTAATAAAAGGGGAACTGGACATTTTCATTCCTTCAAAAAACATTGCTTATGAATTTAATGGTCTTTACTATCATTCTGAAATATGGAAAGGTAAATTAGACCATTACAACAAAACCAAAGCCTGTCTGGATAAAGGCATTATGCTTTATCATATTTGGGAAGATGACTGGAGATATAAACAAGATATCGTAAAATCAATGATTTCTAATAAATTAGGAAAATCTTCCAGAAAGATATTTGCGAGAAACTGTGTTGTTAATTCTGTAGAATATAATGATGCCAGAAAATTTCTTGATGAAAATCATATTCAAGGATTTTCAAAGGCAAAATATTATAATGGATTGTTCTTTAAAAATGAACTGGTAGCACTAATGTCCTTTTCGAAATCCCGTTTTAACAAAAAAGTTGATTGGGAATTGGTTAGATATTCGGTCAAAATGAACTGTAATATTGTAGGAGGATTTTCAAAGTTACTATCTAACTTCAGAAAGGAACATAAAGGTTTTATTGTCTCTTATGCTGATATTAGTTATTCTAATGGAAATGTTTATGTGAAAAATGGATTTTTATTAGAAAAAATCAATCCTCCTGCCTACTCTTATTTGGTTGATAATTGCTACAGAAGAGTAAACAGAACTCAATTTACAAAGAGAGTGCTAAAGGAATTTAATAAAGAGATGAGTGAAAAGGATATTATGGATACCTTAGGAGCTATAAGGATCTGGAACTGTGGAACTTACAGATTTATCCTCAAATAAAAAGGGGAACCGAAGTTCCCCTTTTTACTTTACCTAAGTTGTTGATATTAAAAGAGATTTGTGACGAGTACTCTCCGATAATACACATTTGTATCAGCAACTAGACCATTTGCAGGGAATGTATTTGGTGCGAAGATTGCACTACCCTGTGCGTATGGATTGGCTACCATGCCATAACGAGTCTTAAACCCAATCTTTGGCTGGAAGCTGCCTGGATCAACTGCACGAACCATCTGGAGTGGCACATATGGGCAGTAGAATAGACCGGCATCGAAGGCATTAGCACCCTTGAAACCAACAGTCATATACTGACCAACTGCAGGATTCTGACCACCAGCGTATGGGTCGATATAGACACGAATTCTACCGTTTAGAACACCAGCAAAAGTATTGCCAGTATCATCAACCATTAGCTGATTTGCATCTAGAGCAGGAGTATAATCAAGAACACCAGCCATCTGAAGTGCAGAAGCAACATCACTTGAACAGATCATCATGTTACCTTTGCCTCTACGAGTAGCTTTGGCAATCTGGTTAGCTTCACGCTCTACCTGGAACATTAGACCCTTGAACTTCTCAACTGACCAACGGCCATTTGAATCAGTGTCTAGATCGAAGATACCTGAGGTTACTGTACCTTCTGTTGCACCCTGAGTTGCAACAACGTTAATGGTACGAACAACTTCACGGTTGATTTCAGCAAGAATTTCAGCAGAAAGAATATTGCTTAGTTCTGTTTCAGCATCTAGACCATGAATGGCTTTTAGATCCTGTGCTAGTTCGATTGAGTATTCAGCCTTTAGAGCACGAGTTTCAGCAGTTACAGAAACCTTTTCGATTGAGAAAGCCATCTGTGGAATTGCAACGTTACCAGAGCTACCTAGAGCTTCACCCTGTGCTGTAGTCATTGCACCAGCATAGTTATATAGGCCAGTAGCAGCAAGGTTTGAAACCTGTGAGGTATTACCAGGAATATTACCAACCATCTTGGAACCCTGAGTATTGGAACCATCAACTACAGTTGACCATGCAGTGTTGGCTTCAGTATATAGGGCTTCTGTGTTAGCCATATCATTGTAACGTGAACGCATTGCGAAGATTAGACCAGTTGGACCTGTCATTGGCTGAACACCGCAGATGTCATAGGCAATTAGATTTGGTAGAGAACGTCTAACAAGGCTAATCAATACTGGATCGAAGTTAGCAACACCACCAGAAGCAACTGAGTTAGTTGGGGCAGTTTCTGATAGGGTCATTGGGTTATAAGAAGCATCCTTTGCAATGGCCTGTTCGGTCATTTCAAGAGCAGTTGCAGTTACTGCGCGCTTGTGAGGATCTTTAATTGGGGCAAGGTCTTGATGCTCAAGAACAGGCTTCCACTTTCTAACTAGTTCCTCGGTAATATATTCGGCCATTGCTTTCTCCTTTAATTAATGCCTTTTAAGCTTTTGTTAATATTATTTATATTTCTCAGTTTTTAGAGTTTCTTACCTCTAGAAATTGCGCTAACGTACTTATTCATTACTGGCTCTAGTACAGTTGGTTTAATCTCTTCAGCAATTGTTTCTACTAATTTACCGTCTTCTGTATAAGCAACATCTTCAGTAATAACGGTATCATTAATTACAGATGTTACAGTTTTCTTAAAGTAATTCTCTTTTACAACTGCAAGTCTTTTCTTGAATGACTCTGTATCACCATTGAAATCAATGCTCTCAGAAAGTGTCTTGAATTTTTCCTGTTCAGTTGCAAGTAGACCTTCTGCAAGTTCTGCTACGATTGAACCCTTCTGGACGTTAAGAGCTTCTTTCTTTAGCTCGATAACTTCATTTACAGATTCATTTAGCTTTGCTTCTAGCTCTTCAACTTTGCTTGAAAGATTAGATAAAACATCTACTTTATCTTCTGGAATATCGATATAATGCTCAGTAAGAAGATTCTTTAGACCTTCCATGAAGCTTTCTGTCATTTCTGTTTTAATACCAGCTTCAATAGCAATTTCATTTTCTTTCATCCACTCAGTAGCAACATAATTTAGATATTCGTCTACCTTTTCAGAAAGTTCCTTTTCATAATTTTCACAGGCTTCTACTAACTTGGTTTCGAATTCTTCTTCAATCTCGGTTACTTTCTTATAAGCTTCCTCAAGATTCTTTGTGTATTCTTCATCAAGCTTTACTTTCTCAAGTGCAACTCTTACAGCTACTGCATCTTCTACTAGGGAAGCTGCTTTATTCTTGAAGTCTTCAGTAAGATCTTCACCAGCAAAAAGAAGAGCAACATCTTCCTTAACTGCATCAGATGGCTTTGCAGCAATTGTTGATAGATTTGCATTTGCATCTGCTGTTGGTGGAAGAACTGCTGTTTCCTGTCCAATCTGGGCAAGAGATTCTAGGAAACGGGAAAGATCGCCTTTTTCTAGTCCACCCATTACCTGAATGGCATAGGCCATCATGGCATTACGAGTTGGATCAAGATCCTGACCAGTTGGATGTGAAGCTGGAGTTAGACTTGCCTGTGCTGGAGTCATATCTTCTTTTACTGTTTCAGTTTTCTTTATCATTCTATTAAATCTCCTTAGTAATTCTTATATATTTATATTTCTGAAATTTTTACTTAACTATTTAAGAAGGATTCTAGACCTTCTTCATAGTCTTCTTTGACGTTTCTAATATTCTTTAAATACTTTTGTAGAGATTCTACATCATTGCCTTCTTTATGCCTTCCTGATGCAGAAGACTTTGAACCAGACCATTTGAATTTATTTTTTGGTGATTTGTATTGCCAAGTAGAATCTGGGTCGATATGAACGGAAATATTTCTTTCGCCTTTCTTATATGTGTGATAAATAAATTTCTTTCCTGTTTTCTTATCCCAATCCTTGTCATAAACAGTCATTAGATGTGTTACTGGGGTGGAATGGCTGTAAATAAATCCATGTTGAGTAAGCAAATGATGATATGGATTTTCCACATGATCCTCATCATATCCCTGACCAGAACTGTTTGGGGTTACAATTGCTTCCTCTAAATATCCACAAGTTTTTGCCTTGACATCCCTAGAAATTCTTTGCATATACATTTCCATATTTGACATTTTACAGACTCCCTAGGAATTTCTTGAATAGTGACAATTTGGCTTCTTCTAGCTGACTTTTAGAAACTCTATGAATTTCCTGTTTAGCAGCAACTAGCTCTGCTTCTTTCCACACACCAGATTCGAATATCCATTCTTTTTCTTCCATGATGCCATTAACAAATGCAGTGTGCATTGAAGGATCTGCAACAACATCTGCAGCAGTTGCTAGAAAATAATCGTCCTGTACTTCATTATGGCCTTCTCTCATTGGTTTTAGAGAACCCATTCCTCTTGAAGAAACACCAACTTTCCCACCAGATTCAATTAATCCCTTGACAATATTTCCGCATGGAGTATTAGTAATAAGTGCCTTGCCATAGAAGCAATTTCCATCTTGTTTTAATTCAACAATTCTATGGGAAACTCTATCGAAATTAATTTGTGGGCCTTGTGGATGATTTAGCTCCCCCCATGCCATATTTTCATTGACTTTTTCCTTGATATATCTTGCTACTTCTCTTTCAAGAATAGATAATGGATAAGCTCTGCCATTCCTGTTAATCTTTTCAGCCATCATGAATGGACCAGTAATATAAAGATTTTTTACGCCCTCTTTATCTTCTGTTAAGTATTCAATATCTTCTGTTAAGTAATCTCTGAGTAGCTTCATTTCTTATTCCTTACTAATATGATGATGCAGGTAATTATTTAGGCTAGCAGGATCATGAAATTTCACTGTATAATGTGGTTCTTTATTGAATTTATGACTAACAAAAATTTTACCATCTTTATTATCGAAAATTGTTACTAAATGTCCTTCTTTAGGATGGATCATTTCAAACCCATGTAATCCTTTTACATAGCCATGCTTTTGTAAAATATTTCTAAATTCTCCTTCATCCTTTTCCAAATTTGGATACATGCTTTCCTCTATCTTATTAGCATCTCTGGAAATTTGCTTAGTGTAGATATCCATTAAACCTGACATTTTATTCCTTTTAATAGCTAATATAATTAGTATTTGGTGAAGTAATTGGAGTATTTTCCTGTTTATGAACTTCACAAACAACAGTTCCTCCTGCATCAACAGTAAATACAAGATTAGCTGAAGAAAAATCTGTAATGGGATTTCCATCTAATAACCAAGCACCTGAAGTTCCTGCTGGTGCCTGAAAAACAAGATTAGCGCCTCTAGAAATTGTTGTATTTCCTACCCACCAGATTCTTGTAATTGTAGCTCCTGCAACTGTCTCGGAAACATTTGAAATTCCTGAATTAGTAACTGCAAGGCTAGACATATTAATAGTAGCATTTGCTGTTAGTCTAATAGTTGCTGAACGTCCAAGTCTGTTATTGATGATAGCCATTATTTACTATTCCTTAACCAATTTTTTGCAGTACCATGGGCATCATCCTCATCATCTGTATGATAATCAGCATCCTTGTGATGTTTTCCATCGGTATGGAACTTAACCTGATATTCTCCCCAATGATAATTTTTGTAGACCTTGGCTTTCTTATTGCCTTCTTCATGAGTATCAATAAGCCTTAGGCCAGCTTCTTCGTTAAATGTTTCGATTGATTCTGAAAGTAATTCCTGATTAATTTCTTTGTTTTCAAGAATTGACTTGGCTTTATCTGGAGAAATTGTTAGAATATCTCCATTCTTGAAAGTAATGTCAAAGTCCTGTCCAGAATCAGCATTTAGTTCAATCTGTTCAAATACTGGAAGTTCATAAAATTCTTCGTCTACAGGTTCATCAGCACCTTTAGTTCCTTCAACAAGCTTATCCCAATCTTCCATTTTGGCACATCTGTTTAGCTTTACTGCATTTTCAGCAAAAATATGAAGATTGCTATCTTTATTTGCATCTTCTCTGGCCCATTCTAGAGCCTTAATAAAGGTTGGAACATCAAATGATACTTCATCGTCATCTGCATCATGATCACCATCATTCTCAAATTCTTCATTAATATATGGCTTTATATGTTTTGGAATTTCATGGTCTGGTGTTTCTTTCCAACTAGGATGAGGATCATAAGCATACTTTGTTGGTTTCTTTGCAGATCTTCCTGCTGCACCACCATCAAATTGCAGTCCAGCCCACTTGCCATTTTTTTGTTTTGACTTAGGAATAAAATATCCTCTATCATCATCTTTACCGATATGATAGACTTTATTTGGAGTGAATTCTTCGCCTAGAAAAACTCCATGAGTAATGTCATACTCATAGCTAAGATTTTCTTCTAAGTAATCTTTTAGTTTCTGTGTAAGATCCTTGTCATCATGCCCATATGCACGAATTCTTGGAGTACCAGCAGCAGTATATAAAGTAAAACTTCTTCCTGTTGGTTTATGTTTAATTACGAAAGTCTTGCTATAATCGCCAGCCTTCTTGTTATCTTTATTTGGACCTAGCTGATTTGGTCTACGAACTAGCCCAATTTTCTTCTGTCCATGTTTCATATTTACTACAACAATTGGACCTTCTTTAACTCCAGAAATAGTATCAAGAGGCTTGGAAACTACCCATGCTGCTTCCGAAAGTCCAAGAACTCCCGAAAAATCTTCTGCAACTTTATCATCTTCATTTCCAGATAAAGTATCATAGTCAGACTTTACTTTTTTATCTGCTGGTCTAGAGGTATCAACAGCAATATTTGTGGCCTGGAAAGTACTGTCCATATTTGTCTTTGGATCATTATTTACTTTCTTAATAACATGAAGGTTCCAAAACTCTTTTTCTCCTTGAGTCTTAGGAACATATAGTTCTAGAATTTTTGATAAAATTGGATTAGGCATTATCTGTAACCTCTACTTCTGTATTATTTTCTGGAGTTGTCAGCAATGTACTAGCCATTTCTTCTCTTTTTCCAGCAATTGCATCTCTAATTTTATCTAACATAATGTTACCAAAAGCTGATTTTGCATTTAGTGCATCATTTTCTGCTGCTGCTTTAACAATATCTGCTGATGTAAATACCTGTGATTCTGCCATAATTATCTCCTTATTATTCAATATTTATATAAATGATTTATTGGGGCTTTCCTTGTGGTTGTTCCTGTTGAGGCATCTGCATTCCTCTTGCTTGTTGCGATTCAGGATCTTCCTCTGGTGGTAGATATTGTGGATTACTCATTTCCTCAATAATTTCCATATCCATCTCTGCCATTTCTTCTTCGGTTTGTTTTAGAACTATTTGTCTTACCCATTTATTGGAATAAAATCTTCCAATCCATGGAGCAATTGCCTGAAGAACATTCATTCTCTCAGTAATAATTTGGGTTTCCTTTAATTCTTCCCAATAATTATCCTTGGCAAAGTTATATTTAATACCATCTGCCATTGAATTAAATTCTTCAATTGACATAATTCCCTTTAGAACTAATTGCCTTTCAAGAATTTTAGTGAATAAAGTAGCAAACCTGCTTCTTAATCTCATAATGAACTTTGAAAATTTTACTTCATCTCTGGTAAGTTCATTTTCTCTTCCATAATTATACATGGAATCTGGATCAATTCTTGTAACAGGAATATTGAGACATCTGTAAAGATTTCTTTTGAAATATAGAACATCATCCATCTGGGAAAGATTTCCACCTGATGGAAGGGTAGTAATTTCATCTCCTTGCCCATTTCTTCTAGAAATATAGAAATCTTCAAGCATTGTTGCCCATTTACGGTCAGATTTTATTTGACCAGTCTCTGAATCATAAACAACTTTATTTTTGTATTTGGTGGCCTGATCTCTCATATACTGAGTTGCCTTCATCGTTGGCATATGACCAGTTTCAATGTAAAACAGTCTTCTTTCTGCAGATCTAGAAATTCTGTAAATTACTAGAGCATCTTCCATTGATCTCAACATATTTACAGGTTTGATTGCTTTGTGTAGGTATGATAAAATCAAATCCCCTCTTGAAGAAGAAAGGCCAGAAGTTACTTGAATAATTGCATCTTTAGCAATTCTTATACCAGTATTAAGACTTCCTGCAGCATTATTACCACCACTACTTGAATTACCAAATCCTTTTTCATTGTAAATATAATATTCATTAACAACTTTAGTAATAGTTGCCCCTGAAAGAGGGTCTAATTCCTTTTTGGTTTCTCTAATTTTTCTAATTTTTCTGGGATCGATATATCTTAGTTCTTGGATACCGAGCTTAATTCTTGCAGGGTCTACAACAGCATGGAAGTAAATTCTTCCATCTATATACCATCTTTTAAATATTTCATAGGGATTCGCCCTGAATCCTAACATGTTTAAAACATTATCGAATTCATCTGTAATCAGTTTCTGGATATTTACAGGAATATTTTGATTACCGATTTTAGCTTTATCTAAATCGATTTGGATAATATCTTCATCATCATCAATTACAATAGCTTCATTAACGACATCATCAATTGCAGATTCTACTTCTGGATGCTCTGCAATTTCTCTGTACTTATTTACTAGTTCTGCTTCGCCTCTAATGGAACCATCAATATCAACATAGGTTCCGAAAACTCCACCACCAGAAATGACCATTGCACCATCATCTGGTTCTGCCTTAGTTGGAACAAATGATGGAAGCTCTGGAGCTTGTAATTTTTTTATCTCGTAACCAAAAAGTTTCAGGACTATACTCCATTATAAAGAATTTAAAGGATTAACTAAGTATTTATAGATAATCCTTTAAAAATTATTAAATGAAGCCTCCAGCATTTCCAGTTTTGCCTGATGGATAATATTCGTCATATTGGAATACAACCTGGAAATATTCAACTGTATCTGTCTGACCCCAATCTAGAGGAATAGCAGTAATAATCTGAGGCCAAATGTTAATAAAGGTATATGTTCTTAATGCATCACCTTTTTTACTAAACTGAGTAACAGTCGCATCAGTCTGATAATCAGCAGATTCAGAAGTTGGAAAGCCTCTAATATTTGCCTGAAGAGCATTAATCTGTGCTGACCAAGTTTCTAATGAATCTCTGACAGCAAAATCTTCGTCATCACGCATTGTAACAGTCCATTCAGAGAATACTCTGTCACCAGCTAATTTTTTCATTCTTCCGAAATAAGGAACCTGAATAACTCCAAGATTTGAAGCAGGAAGTGAAGCAGCAGTACATCTCATAGGAATATGAATATCAGCAGTTGAAGTTGAAGGATTAGTTAGCTGGATAGAAAACTGAGTAGGTCTTACCCCACCTAGCTTATAATCTGCTCTTAAGTCATTAATATTAAATGTCATTTACTTTATCTCCTGTTTTAATATTATTTATATTAAGAGCCACCAACTATACCAATAAACTCGTTAAATGATACGCCTGTTGGAGTAGCAATGAAGTTTAGAGTTACATAATTAATGCTTCTTGCTGGTTTAATGAAAATATTACCAACGAACTGTTCAGAATCAACAATATCTGGTGTATTACCACTTAGATCGATTGCATAATCGGTAACGCCTCTTCTACCTTTTACTTGCCTTAGATAAGGATTTACTGTAGAAGTAAACTGTGTCTGAGTGAAAATATCATTGAACTCAAACAATAGGAACTGACTTGCAACAGAAATTGATTTCTCTAGAGTAATAAAGAGTCTTCTGACACCAATTCTTGAGAATGCACTATTATCGCCAATTAGGTGAGTCTTATCGCCATAAAGAATTGTTCCCTGACCATCAAATGATACAACAGGATTTACTCCAGCAGGATAAAGAATATCTCTATCAGCTTTCTTTGGATTCCAAGCAAGTTTGATGATGTTCTTTAGCTGACCTCTAGTAAATCCACCTGGAGAATACCAAGGATCTCTTACTTTATCTGTATAAGCACAACAACCTGCAGCATTACCATTTAGAGGAATCCAACGATAAATATCATTATATTTGTCGTATCTGTAATAATAACCAGTATCAACAAATAGATATGAAGAAGCTCTAAGAGCATTTGACCAATTGATTACATTGGTTAACTGATTGCCCTGTTGTGCGCCAGCAGAAAGAACAACAGTATTTGCAGGAGCAGAAGTAAAAACTACACAATCTAGACGTTTAGAAACGATGTTATCAATATAGTAATTGGCATTCTGTTCACCATAAGTACCGCCTACAGATTTTCCAGCCATAATTAGACCAACTGTTACATGGTCAGATGCAAACTTATCATAACCATAAGCAAGTGTACCGAAACTTACAGTATTTTCATCATCTCCATCTGAACCTAGATTAAAGTTTAGGGTTATTGGATCTAGATTTGTGCTGCTAGTTAGATTTAGTGAAGTATTTGAAGCTGCACCATTTCTATCTGAAGCATACCAAATATAAGCTGATTCATTATTCAATACAGTAGCATAATAATTGCTTGTTCCATCTGGATTTTTATTGTCAGTGGCTCTAGAAAGATTTGCAAAAGTTTCGAGGATCTGACCCGGAACACCAGTAAATAATCCACCTTTATCAATAACTACAACATGCATCTGATCATTAGCAGCAGTATTTCCCTGTGCAGCCTGATAAGCAGACTGGGCTGGAGCACCAGAAACATTATTGAAATACTGCCAATAACGATTAAAGGAAGTCATTGAAACATTGGAGCTTAGAACATATGGACTGTTGAATGTAAGAGTAAACGAAGCTGTACCAGTATTTGTAGAAACAGCATTTATAACTGTATTCTGTACAACAACATTACTAACAGAATTTACCTGCATATAAGAAGTACCGATTGTTGTATTTCCTACAAGAATGTAATCTCCTGGAGAAATAGCAGAGGCAATCTGTCCTGCAAGGTTTGCAGTAACAATATCGTTTGCACCAGTAGTATTTGCTACTGAAATTGTGGCAAAGTTTGTTCCTGTATTAATAACAAATGCAGTATTTGTAGTATTAGCAGAAGTATTGCCATTGTAATTTAGAAGATTAATTGTGCTTGTATACTGATTTGCAGTCTCACACTGAGAAACAGCTAGAGAATTGCCCAGTGCGCCTGGATATTTTGCAACATACTCTACAACTCCAAGCTCAAAATTTGGAGCAGCAACAGGATAATAATCAGCATTTTTTACAACATAAGTTGATAGGGATTTAGAAATTGCTGAAGAATTTGCAATTGCAGAGAATGTAGTATTTCCGCTATAGAATAATAGTGAACCTGGAGCAGTATTTGTAGTAGCCTTTGTTAGATTAAATGTAGTTACGGTTGAATTTGCTTGAACATTAGTTACAAGAGTTCCTGTCTGAATTCCAGGACCAGCTACAAGAATATTGTTAGAAATTCCAGTACCTACAGAAGAAATTGATCCTGTTGTGGAATTTGATAGAGTAACAGCATTAGTATTGGAAAATCCTGTAGTATTAGCTGCACGAACAATGTTTAGAGCATTGGAAAATGCAAGGAAATCTGCACCAGTAAACCAAGTTTCGGCATTAAAATTTGTTGGTTTACCAAATTTATTTACAAGATCATTTTCTGATGTTACTAAAGTTACGGTACCAACACTTCCCCAACGGAATAATCCTGCAAGCCCTCCTGGAGATGCAGCAGTGGCTGTTGCGATTGTGGTAATATCGATCTCGTTTGTTTGAATTCCTGGTGAAACTTGGAAAGCCATATGCAAAACTCCTAAATATAATTCTTTCAATTCATTCCTATTATTTATGAATTTAAGGATTTAACTTAGTTTTATTGCTTTAAATCCTTTATGTTGTTTCCTTTCGCCTCTCAAAACTCTTTTCATATTTCTATAACTTAAATCGTTTTCTCGGCAGAATTTCCTCATGTTTATAATTTCTTCTTCATGCCCATCTGGGAAAATAATAAGAAATCTCTTGGCTGTACTTGCTATTGCTGCTTCTGAACATGGAATTCCTCTATGGCCCAACGCCATTTTTTCCACGACTTCTTTAGAGAGCTTTTTTCCTAATCTAGCTTTTCTAAGCTTATCCTTTGTTTCATCACTATGATTTTTACCATAAAATCCATTGTCTTCTCCAAACAACCTTGGAGGATTTTCACCACCATCAGTTAGATTTAGCAATGGACCCTTATTTAAATCTTTTCTGCCAAATATTCTAATTAAAGCAGATTCTAAATTCAGAGCATTTTCATCTGTAGAACATTCTATAATTTTAATTATAGGCTCAATATTCTCTTTCAGCATTTTCTGAATTCTGTGAGTCATTGGATGCATATCTTTTCTAGTTAGATGTCTTTTGTATCTTCTACCGTTCCCTTTACCAACATAAAAGGGTTCAAAATCTCTAGAAGGATCAAAATAGATATAAGTATATGGATTGTTCATCCATTATTTATGCGTCCAGAAGCCAAGCATCAATATTTCCAGAACCGATATCTTGAACTTCATCAAAATCTTCTGGATCATTGTAAGAAATTGTGCCCAATGGTTTGATATCTTCTTGAATTTTTGGAATATTATCAGAATATAGATTCCTACGAATATCCAAATCAGTAATCTGAGTAGCAAATGGTTGTGTGATAAAATAGGAGAAAATTACAAGACACATTACGGTATCATCGTTCCCATCTTGGGCACAATATGATTTACCTTTCAGAGCAAATCTTGATAATTCTCCAATAATATCAAAATCCCTGACCAGTAATTTATTTCCTTCCACTAAAGTCTTTAAGGAGGAACATCCAACTCTTTTAGTAGAAATTGTTGTTCTTACACCAACCTTTGCTCCATCACCTAAAGCTTCTTCAAGTATTAGTCCAGTTTTCCCATTAGATTTACTTGTAATTACATGCTCATATTCAAGATCATAATACAGGATATCTGCAACCTGTTGGCCCAAATCATTGGTTTCAATAATAACATGAGCATCATTATAATACTTTCCTGCTTCATAAACCACGTTAGGAAATACTAGAGTTGATATCTGGCTATTTCTATAAACTGCAACAACTCGATAAGGAACTTCTGTAATATCAATTACTGTAAAGGCAGAATAATCATTATTTTCCCCTCTTGCAGTATCTACAGAAATTGCATAGATATGATCCCCTGGATTTTCTTGATTAATATTTCTAGCAGGTTCATGAGGATTTCCATAGTAATTAAGCCCTCTGTAAGTCTGTAACATTCTTGGGTCTGGTTTTGGTCCTTTGATAGGTTCTTCATAGACCTTCAGATGTGGGAAATCATGAATTGGGGTATCGATAACCAATCTTCTGAGAACTGCACCATCAATAAGTGTATTTGAAGATCCAAGAAATTCACACTCAAACTCCTGTGAGAATGCTCTATCTCCCATAAGTTTTCTTTGTTCTTGTTCCCATTTTTGATCACGTCCTGGCATCTCTGACCAATGACTATCAACTGGATTAAATCCATTTTGTTTCTTTTCAGCTTCTGCCCATATTTTATAAAATAATTCCATACCATGTGGAGTAGAAGTAATAAGAATTTTTGTTGATTGACCAGATGAGATTGTTGGAATAACTGACATCCAAAAACTTTCTTGCATATTTGGTTCTACGAAGGCAAATTCATCAAGATAAAGAAGATTAATAGATTCACCTCTAGCAGCATCAGGAGATGTAGCATTAGCAAATATCTTTGAACCATTTGCTAAAGTTATGCTGTTTTTATTCCATTCTGAAACACCAGCTTGTAACCACCATGGCAGTAATTCGTATGCTAATTTAATTCTCTGCAGAATTTCCTTGGCTTTAGATTCTTTATTTGCTAGAATTGCAATAGTATAGTGCTCATTAAATAATACTGCCCATAGAAGAATTGCAGCAACTGCTGTCGTTTTTCCGCACTGTCTGGGAAGTTTTGCAATAGTATAACGATTATCTAAAAATGATTTAATAATCCTTTCCTGATAAGGGTAAGCTTTAAATGAAGTCAATCCTTTATCAACATGGACAACTTTTACCCAACTTTGAATAAAATGTTCGCAATCTAAAGTACAATTTGTAAATTCTTCTTGCTGATCAGCAGTAAATTCAATCTCAACACCAGTTGCTTTAATTTTTGGGTGTCCGATATAATTTACTCTCGCTTTAGTCGGAACAATTTTAGTTGTCCATAAAGGATCGCCTTCACGCTCATAATAATTAGCCAAATTATCTACCTGTTTTTTCTTTTATCATTCTAAGTAATTGTTCTGATGTGACAATTAAATTATTATTTATTACTTTATTTTCTGTAGGATCTTTTGTCTTGGCTTCAATTTCTTTTCTTTTGAATTCAAGATTTAGAATCTTTTCATTAGCATTTACTAGAGTATTGATAAGATTACTCAAAGCCACATAGGAAGTTGGATGCTGGCTCTGATCCGCAATAGCAGCAAGCTCTTGAACAGAACCTTTGCCCAACTCGATAAGGTCTACAAGATTACCTCTGGCATATTCTATATCACCAGAAATATTTACTGGTGGAATTTCCTTTTGTGGTTCATAAATTGTTACATTACCTTCCAAAACTTCTTGCATAATTTTAATCCTCTGGTATATGTTCTAAATGATGTATGTTAGTTCCATTAATTTTTTCAGAATTTAAATATCTAAATTTAGAATTTCTCGGTAATATTACTTCCTGCTCATGTGCTTTACCCAAACCATGATAAGATGGAACTAACGCTCTGCTCCCTTTAGGAACTTTTATATGAAAAAGATGAGAACCAAAACCACCTGCTGCATCTGGAGAAAAACTTGTAGAAACATAGCCTTTATCGTGGAAAGTATCTCCTGGATTAAGATCCTGTAATATTTTTTTACTATCATCTCTTATAATACCTCTCCAGAGATGGACATTATGTCTTGTTCTATTTTTATTTAGAGCAGAATCCAGATGCTTTGTTCTCTCATTTAATAAATTATGCCATTTTTCAGGAACATCATTATGCCTATGATGAGAATTTATTAAAGCAGCAGATGACACATAATCTTCTACCGCATCTCTCTCATGGTCATTAAGATTATAATGGTCATTTTTATCTAATAGGAAATTTTCTCTATAATTATGATTGTTACTTTGAGGAATATTGACAGTATTAATATCAGGATTTGTAGTTCCAACCCAATGTTCATTGCTTTCTTTAAGTAATTCTTTAAATGTCTTCATGATTAATCATTACTAAAAAAATCGTAAATAAACGCATAAGGAGTATCGGGCTGAACATCCTTATAATTTATTGCTATTGAAGAATTTTGTGTGGGATTTCCGTTTGCATCTTGCCCTGGTGTCATGATGAACCCCTCGCTTACTGATGTAATTCCAATTCCTTCTATTGCAGTATTTGTAGTAGGTGCAAAGAAATTGATGGTAACTTTTTTGATAATGTTCGTTACATTATTTGTAGTAGGTCCATACAACCAACCCTGCAAGGTAAACCCAAGAGTCCAGATAATAGCTCTTCTTTCCTCATAAGAACCATCATAAGAGTCCATATTCTCTACAGAATTTAAAGTAATTGGAACATCATGGGTAATATTTAATTGTGGAACAACTTTAACTGTCACTGTGTAGGTTGGAGTAAAATATGGAAGGATTTGCTCAATAATTCTAGTGCCATCTTCAATGTTCTTAGTCATGACATAGAGATTGAAATTAAAATTATAAGGTACAGGAGAATATAAGGTAGAAGTACCACCTTTAGGATTGTTCCTAACAACCTTATTAGTTGTGATTAATTTTCTAGAAGAATCGTATTGAATTGAAGTAATCTCAAAAGCAATTCTTGGCAAAACCATTGCTGGTCTTTTAAGATCTGGATCAGATAAAAGTCTGGCAAGAAATTTTTCTTTTGGACCGTAGTTACAAGGAACTTCCATTGTCTGGACAGTATCACTAGAGGTATCTGTTCGATTAATGTAAATATTGGAAAATAAACTTCCAAATGCTATCGTATAGTTGCGTATAGATGAATAGAAGAAAGTATGCCCGAATATTTTATTTGCCTCTCAAAGTTATCCACAAGTTTTTACTTGAATTCTTAAATATTTATGACAAAAGTACTTGACAGGTTTTTTAATGTGTGTATAATGAAGTGTCTTCATGAAGTACTTTATAATTTTAAATTCCTTTTATCGTTAACAAAACCTAAAAGTTATCCCGTAAGGGATCAACCGTAGGTTGCCTCTAAGGATTACTCTGGAATATGTTCTAGATGATGAATCCTTGTTGTTCCATGATCTGTATAACCTTCGTAGCGAAACTTGGAGTTTCTTGGAAGTAATACTTCATGTTCCCAATCATTATCAAAATGATACTTGTTAACAGCTAACGCTTTAGATCCTTTCGGGACTTTAATATGAGCTACTACATGCCTCATTTGTTTTGCATAACTAGGATCTGTTGTCGTAGAGACAAATCCCTTATCATGAAAAATATCTCCAGGTGTTAAATCCTGAACTCTAGCATCTCTATGAAATCCTCTCCATAAATGAATTGGATGTTCTGTTGTATGTTTAGCAATAGCAGAATCTAAATTACTGATATGTTTATCTAAAAGATTTTTATCTAGATTTTTTAGATGAAATGAAGGAAGAGTTGCATCTGAATGTAAAGTTCCTCTTAAATGTCCATTAATTGCTCTATATCCTTTAAACATATTATTTTCTGGTAGGTTATTTGCTCCAATATATGCATTAACACTAGTAAATTCATCATGAGTAAAATTATGTCTTTGATGTAAATTCTGTGAAGCAGAAACTATATGATGTGGTGGTCCATCAGAGGCAAATATTCCTTCGCCTGTTTCTAGATCTTTAGGATTTGCAGTTCCTAGCCATTCTTCATGATTTTCAAATAACTGTTTAAATGATTTCATGTTTATTCCGAGAAGGGGTTCGATTCACTGAAATCAATAATGTCACTAGCTTGGGTAGTAATGGTATCATTATCCTCAAAGGTTTCTCCAGTCTGTTTACCAAAATCAAAATCATTTGATACCAATGGTTGCCCATCCTGAGTAGTAAGAATACTATTATCCTGAGTTTCAATTGCATCATCTGTCATGGCAAATGAGAATTCCTGTTGGAAGATATCGATTTCTGGCACACCTGTATTAAATTTCTCATTAGAATATTCAAACAAATCACACTTAAGATCATAAGTCTGTAAGCTCCCGAATTGATAAAATATTGCCTCATGCTCAACAAACTTGATAATGAATAATTTCTTGTTTAATGGGAACCAGACTAAATCCCCTTCCCTGGCTCTGGTGAAATTTTCTGGAGTTCCGATAAGCTCATTGAAGGTTCTCTTAGCAACCGTGAAGGTAATTGAATCTCTAATCTGGGAATAGAACTTGGACAAGAAATCTCCCTGGCCTGAAAAGCCTTCAACATTCCTGATATACATATCGATAAGATATGCCTTTTCGTAAGTAGAAATTGGATCTTCACCATAGAGTTGGTCAAATTTTCTTAGAACTCTTGGAATATAATAACACTCAATACCATAGATACCAATTGATTCTATGATAAGATCTTCAACAAGATCCTGTTCAGGCTGGTAATTGAAATTGTCGAAATAGTGATTAGGCAAAATAAATCCTTAGAATAAGAATGATTGTGGTGGAAGTGAGTAGGTATCCTGCATTTCCTTTTCTAACTTTGAAATTTCTTCCTTAGCTTCTTGTAGGATTGTTTGACCATTAAAGGTAATTCCACCTGGAAGTTGCATATTCGGAAATTTAATCAAGATATCTGCCCAATTCTTCTTGATTAGTGCAGTTGCATATTTTTGTAACCATCTATCAGACCAGATTGAAGGATTTGCATCTGCATCAATCTGTTGCCATGCCTCAATGATTACGAAATTGCCTGCAGAAAGAAATGCCCAATCTGTATCGATATATAATCTTCCTGTGTGTCTGCTAAAACGGATTGGATCTGTTCCTATAAGGACTTCTTCGATTAGTGAAAGCTGTTCCATGACCATAAAGTATGGAACCATTGAAATTGAAGAAATTGAATAGATATCGTTCATGGCAATCTGATAACGGATATTGAACATATCTTCACCATTAATTAATCCGGTATTTGGCAGAAGTGCTCTTGAAACACCTTGAATACTCGTAGGAATTGTGAGATATCTATTGGTTATATCTGTAGGAGTTAGTTGGACTGTATAATAAACCTGTTCTGTGCCATCAAAGGCAAACTGATAGAAATAATCTAGAGCCTCATCAATACGATCTTCAATCGTGTCATCGTCTAAATTCACCTTTATTGTGGGCCAACCTAAACGCCTTAAAGCATTAAGTTTGAAGCCTTCTCTTGTAATTGGAACAGCCATATGATATATCTCCTAGAATTATGCTAATATATTTATAATATGGAAGGATAAATGAAGACGAATGGACAGAAGAGTAAAGTCTATTTTGAGCATACTCGTAAGAGAGCCAAACAACGTTATGGTGTTGAGCTAGATGAAAAATTATATAAAAACTGGATTAATATCATAAGGCCTGGTGCTGCAGATTTGATTAGGGACCAAAAAGATCCCAATAATCCTTCTTTTAAGGATTCTCTGTATAAGCTTTATTACCGTGATAAAACTATTATAGCATTGTATAGCCATGCTTATTGTGTCATTAAGACTGTTTTTGAAGATAACCCAAAAAGATATCGTAAAAGGGTCTTGACATATCCCTAAAAAGGTACTATCCTTGATGTTCAAATTCTTTGGAGAGATCAGATGCCTAAGTTTTCGGTTGATGATAAAATTCGCATGAAGGATTCTAATTCCCAAAATTGTGAACTTTATGGAGATAAAGATGAAATCGCATAAGACAATCAAATTTATCATTCATAATGAGCTTCTTGTTGGAGAAGTTCTTAGTGAAGAGAATACAAAAGATGGAATTGAGTATTATATTCAATATACTTATGATAATGACGTTTATGAAATGAAAATTTTAGAAACTTTTTGTTTATTGGAGAACTAAAATGTCGATTGATGTAAAAGCCAAGATTGCTGCTAGAGCATATGAGGTTCCTCTTCCACAGGAAACTAAAAATCTATCTAAGGATGATCGTTATAAAGTTATGAACGATTATCATATTGCCTGTAGTAAAATGTGGAATGAAATATTCCGTGGTGATCTTGAACAAGAATTTGGTGTTGTTGGACATCCAAAGAGCAAAAGGCTTTTTGAATTGGCATGGGAACATGGTCATAGTTCTGGACTTAATGATGTGTATTATTACTATTCAGACTTTGTGGAACTTATAACTCCTTAAAACAATGACACATTTTATCAAATCCTCTAAGGCATCTCAGTATGTCTATAAATATCCTGTTCCAATTGTAAACGGATGGGAAGTGATTTCCTTTATGCAACGGCAAGGAACTAAACTTGTCCGAAATAGGGAAGGCTGGCATTTAGTTATATGTACATTTAATACAAGAGTCCCTGATGGGATGAAAATTATCATTGAAGTTCCTGAAAAATATATGAATTTTCTTTCTCAAAAAGAGTTCATTAAAATTTTTCCATTCCATGCAACCTTTGAAGGAATTCCAAATGTCATATAAGATTTGTTACAGAATATCCGAGGCTTTGAAGAGTTCTGGCCTAAACTGTCGAGCAATCTATAGAGTACAGGATGATAAAATTTTGGTTTTTGACTCCAATGATAAGCTTATCTTTGAGTTGAATATCCAAGGTAAAGTTGTAGACCTTGACAAGGTTATCTATAATCATTATGATGGCCGAACCGAAGTATGTTATAGCTTTCAGGGGCGTTTTACAAATTCTGCTGAGTTGTGTAACAAGCTTATCTCGGAACTGAAGGTAATTGAAGATGGCTAAACTTTGGTTAGACGAAAGTGATCTTGGAAAGATTGAAACTATGATTTCAATGGTCAATTCTATTCAAGAGACTTTGCTTCCTGGCTGTAAGACATTCAAGGATCTTACCGAACTTAGGTTTAAATTGAAGAAACTCATTAAGGATAACTAAATGCTCTATAATTGTATCATGGAACGTTACCATAATTGGGAAGGTTCTGCAGAATATTATGGCCTTCATTCGGATTTAGAAGATACCAAGAAGGTTTCTGGTAATACTCTTTCCCAATTGATCGGTCATACTGTAACTGTTATCCTTGGTAGGTATAAGGAACAGCTTGAATGGGAAAAGAAGCATCATCTGGGAGAGCTTCTTGATACCTATAAGATTCTAGGAATTTTTGGCCCTGAAGGTGAAATCACTGATATTGATATTCTGAACCATGAGAAGATTATCGCTATTAAACAGGAATGGCTTTTTGAGCGAATTAACTGGTATCTGGAACATTCGACTCATAGGCTTAAGGATATGAAAAAAGAAATGGATCAACTATGGAAAGAACGACCAGATATGTCAAAAATGTATTTTGATAGAGTGAATGCCCATAATGAAGCTATTCGTAAAAGACAAGAAGAAGCCGAAAGAGAGAATCTTAAGCGTCTTCTTGAGAAATATCCTGATACAGCAAAGAAGTTAGTAAAAGACTGAGTTATAATTTTAACATTTAAAAAGGAGAGTATATATTATGAAACCTAGTTTTATTGTTTTTGGTGTCCTGGCATTTTTGTCAGTTATCCTGTTTTCAATGAGCTATTTTACAGTTCAGCCAAATGAATCTGTTGTAGTAACTCGTTTCGGCCAGATTTCTTATGTGGCGGATTCTGGGCTTCATTTTAAGTTGCCATTTGTCAATTCTACAGAAACATTTTTGACTGATATTCAGGAGGTACATCCCATTAATCCTTCTACAGGATATCCTACAGGAGTTAATACTTATACAATTGACAATCAGGAAGTAGATGTTACATTTAATGTATTTTATCGAATTCCTGCAGCAAATGTATCGTTTGTTTATACAAATGTTCGCGATTATCGAGATCGTCTATACGTCATGACTATTGATCGCCTCAAGTCACAGATGGGCAAAGTTAACGTTTCATCTGTTGCAGAGAAGCGTGGTGAGTTGCGTGATTTGATTAAGGCAACACTCCAGAATGATGCAAAGTCACTTGGAGTAGAAGTGACAGATTTCCAGCTTTCTGATATGCAATATACTGAGAGTTATCGAAATGCTATCAGTCAGGCAGCTACCGCAAAGGCTGGTGTAGAAGCCAAGGAGTATGCAAAGCAGCAGGCACAGAAGGATGCAGAGACTGCTGCAATTCAAGCAGAAGGTGCAGCCAATGCTGTTCGTGCAACTGCAAAGGGTGCTGCCGATGCACGAATTCTACAAGCTACTGCAGAAGCAAAGGCCATTGAAATTCAGGGTGCTGCACAGGCCACTGCAATCAAGGCACAGGCTGATGCCCTGTCTGCCAATCCACGTCTTGTAGACCTTCATAAGGCTGACCGTTGGGATGGTAAATTGCCAACTTCTATGCTAAGCAATGTCATGCCATTCATGAACGTGGATTCTAAGGTTTCTGATCAGAATCAGAAGTAGATTGAAGTGAGCTTGAGAAGAATTATGACAACTCTAAGACTATACAAAAAAGAACATAATTCTTCTCATAAGCTTTACATCACAGATGTAGAGAATTTTGAAGTGGCTATCCAGTATATCAAAAATTGGGTTATGGATAAGCCTTGGGAAACAATTTTATGGAATGTATGGTCAGAAGACCTTGACAAATCTTTTGCATCTGTTACATTCCATGGTGAATTGGTTACGAGATTTTATGTTCATAGAGGAATTTAGTTATAAGCAGAAAGGCGATTCAATGACTAAGGTTTTTATCGTTTATTTTCATAATTATGATAGACATGAATTTGATGATTATCATATAATCAAAGGTATATTTTCTTCCAAAGAAAAAGCGGAAGATGCTATTGGAATTTATGAAAAAGATCAATTATATGGAGAATATACAATTTCTGAACTTGTATTGGATGAAATCTAAAGTGATTGACAAAATATATCCTACTTTGAATTTAATAAAAAGTTCAGGCAGAACCAACCAAGTATTGGTAGTGCAAGGATATGATATCCTAAATGATTGTCTCCTTGTAACTAAATTAGGAGATGAAGAAACTCTTTACTCTATGAATTTATATAAATCTTTGAAGATTCTCTTAAAAAGAGAAGGATTCTTTTATGATGAATGGTCACTAAAATCATTGAGAGGAAAGCATTTAGTATGTGAAATGCCCGGAACAATGAGATTCCATTGGAAGATTAAAGAATGCTATTAGATATGCAAAAATTGCATTAGACTTTATTCTTCTCATTGTACTATAAGACCAATAAATATTTTTATAGCACTGATATTTAAGGAGTAAAGATGGCAGAAAATAAAAAACGTTACAATCCTAGACTAGCTGCAGCACAGTATGAAGTTGAAACTGCCAACCTTCATCATCTCAGTACAGAACAGAGAAATGCTGCAATAGAATACCTCCATCAGGTTGAGGAACTTTGTAAAGAAGAAAATTAGCGTCTGTTAAAAGGAAGTTCAGGCTCTATAATAAAATTATTATTTACCCTTATAGGTAAAACACTTCCTGCTTTTAAGAATACAGAAAATTCTTTATTATTTTCAATGTCTATACAAAGAACCTCTGTATCTCTAGGAATTAATGGACCTGGAATTTTTAAATATCTGCTATTTGTTGTTTTATTGAATTTAATTTGTCTACAGAAATATCCTTTTCTATCAAAATATTTTGTAGTTTCTTTAGTGGCTTTTATTTTTTCTTGATTGAATTTATCTTCATCGGTAAACATCCTATCTAAAGGATTTCCGGGATCTTTAGGAAATGGTGGTGGAGGATGTTTATCATAAATTTTCCAGCCAGTTTTATTTACGTATTCAGGCTTTTCCTTTTTAATATCTGGAGCCTTGTACTCAGGAACCTTTACGGTAACTTTACCATAATTATCCTTTAGAAATTCATATGCAGAATTAACTTCTCTGAATATTACAGAGGCATTAGAATCTTTATTGACATCTGGATGATATTTCAGACAGGCTTTTCTATAGGCTTTCTTTAAATCATCGATAGTGTAATTGTTTTGGTCAAGTTCAAGAAGTTGATATGGAGTCATTATTAAAGTCAATTGCATCCTTGCAATGATTGGAAATGTATGGTAGATTGAAAAAATACCTTATAGCGTTATCAATATAAGTAAGAAATTTACAAATAACGCAAAGGCTAGGATGTCCGTAAGGATCTTGCTCTAGATATTTCCCCCATACCTGACTTACGGTAAAATTTTCATCACCAGCATATGGATTATTTGCTCTAGGACCAAGAAGATAATTTATTTTTCTGTCTATCTTTAAGAAAAAGTTATAGATATTCAGAAAAATATTCATTAGCCACCCCCATTTTTAATTATTTATTTGACAAGATGATGTGAGGAAAAATGATAGATTTAAATAAAGAATTACAAAAAGTTACAGGAGCAACAATTTCTAGAATTAGCTTTGATGAATTTGGAGATACTTACAAAGAAGTAAATATTTTATGTGGAAATTATAGATTAGCATTTTATGTAACAAATGATAATAAATTAGGAATTCATATTAGTGAAATTAAAAGGAGAAATAATGAAACAGTTTAATAAAGAAATTAATAATCTAATAACGGAAATTGAAAATAAAATCGGTAAATGGGAAGATACATTTCTTTCTGGTGGAGCAATTACTAGTGTAATTACGGGAAAGCCTGTCAGAGATTATGACCTTTATTTTAAGACTAAGGAAGCCTTTCTTGAATCATTAGCTACAATGTATCTAGATGGTTGGTGGAATGTTGCAATTACTCCAAGAGCAGCTACATTTGTTGATTCTCAGGGAAAAGGTAATGTAATTCAACTTATGTGCTTTGATTTCTTTCCAACTGCACAGGATATTTTCAATAAGTTTGATTTCTCTTGTTGTATGGGAGCAATTGATTTGGGAACAAAAGAATTCTTTTGTGATGAAAATTTCACCAGAGATATTGCAGCAAGAAAACTAAGATTTAATCATAGAACAGAATTTCCTCTTGGTTCTGCAATGCGTATTGAAAAATACAAGGAAAAAGGTTATACTATTGCCACATCAGAATATCTTAAAGTAATTCTGGCATGTTCTTTCAAGAATATAAACAATTGGGAAGAACTCAAGAATCAGATTGGTGGTCAATATGGAGAAGCAATTTCTTTAGATATTAATAAAGATTTTTCTATTGACAATGCAATTGCTTCTCTAGATAATACTATTATTAATATTACAGGAACTAGTAGTTTATTTAAAAAAGCTTCAACATTTCCAATGGCCCTAAAAGAAATCTATGGATATGAAGCAGCTAAAGAAATCCTTAAAGATCCTAAATGGGAAAAAGAATTTGAAGTAGATTTGAAACATTATAATAATTCTAATTTTTATGAAGAAGAAAAAGAAACTGCTAAAACTGTTTATGACACTAAATTTTCTTTAAGATAGGAGAATATCTTTGACTAGCTTCCAGGAAATTATTGAGAACTTAAAGGAAAAAGAAGAAACTCTACCACTATGGGAATATGAGGGAGTTTCTGATTCAGATTTATTTAATATAATTAATCTTGCCAAGGAATATTATGATTTCGCAAAGTAAGAGACTTAAGGTCTATGAAAATTTGATGCATTACATCAATATGCAAGCATCAATTAGGATGGATGCTGAAAAGATGCAAGATATTATTAAGAAAATTTGTGATTACTCTTATTCTTATAGAATGGGTAATGGGCAATTAACGGACAGGCAACAAAGAAGTCTGATTAATGAGGCTTTTAAGAAACTTGATATTTATGGAGTATTGGAAGAATGATAATGATAGCAATTTGGATTAAGGAGGAAGCAGTTCCTAGCAATAGAGGGCGCATTTATTATGAAAATATAGAATGTAAGTTTTCTTTAAGGATGGAAAATATTTGTAAGTATGGTTATATTCCTCCTGGGAAGAATATTTGGTTTCCACCAAGTTCTATTTTAAGAGTGGAGGAATTTAAATGAATAAAGAACTAGCAGCTTTTTGGCAAGTTAGTGATAAAGTACCTGTATCGGTAATTAAGACTGTTACTGATAAATGTATCAGAGATGATTGTTGTATCTCTGCAAGAGTTCAGATGACAACCTGCGCCGGAGTTTCAGACCATTATAATAAAGATGGCATCTTGATTATTAATGATAGAAATAGATTTAATGCTTATCTTTGCTGTATTTCTTGTAAGCATGGATGGAATGTGAGAAGTAATGGAGAAATTGTTGAAGAATTAGATTTTTCGAAAGGAAGTGTGTAATGATTGATAAATGGGATGAAAGATTTCTTAAATTAACTTATGAAATTGCTCAATGGAGTAAGGATAAATCCACCAAATGCGGAGCTATTATAGTTGATCATGATCATAATATTATAGGAACCGGATATAATGGATTTCCTAAAAATATTGAAGATTCAGATGAAAGACTTGATAATCGTGAATTGAAATATAAAATTATTCTCCACTCAGAAGAAAATTGCCTCATTAGATGTAATAAAGATGTTACTGGAATGACAATGTATGTGACAGACAATCCTTGTGCTCATTGTGCATCTCATATTATTGCCAATGGTATCAAGAGAGTTGTTTTCCCTATTGGTGGAACACAATATAAGGAAAGATGGAAAGAACAGAATGCATTGGCTCTTCAATTATTTGAAGAAGCTGGAGTTACTGTGGATCAGGTTGAATTTACTTCGGAGTTTATGAAATGAACTGGCAAGACAGAGAAGTAGCATTATTAAAACTGCTTAGAAATAAAGTTCAAAGTTACATGAATACTGCAAGTCAAGATTTGCTTTATGCTGAATATGGAACCTCTACTTTTTCAAAAATAGAAGGAAAAATTGAGGCTTATTATAATGTTCGTAAATTAATTGATGGCTGTATTGCAGAATTTGAGAAGGAAGATTAATAAGCTTCTATAGTTTTAATTCTAGCTACAACATACCAATTATCAGTATTAGGAGCAGTCCAAGTTATATTAAAACAGGCAAAAGAAGTATCTGCAGATATTGAAATAGTTCCTGAAGTAATTGGCGAATCAATGTTTGCAGGATTTGGGACCTGTGCAAAAGAAATTCCAGAAACTAACAAGACAAAGAGAAAAAGTATATTAATAAAACTTTTCATTATCCTATTCTACTCCATTGTGTTCCATTAAATTCGACTCTTCCCCAACCATACGCAACCTGAATAAATCCATTACTTGTTGGAGAACCATCAATATTTAATCCATTACCATTGAGTTCAATAGGATTATTTCCTGCAGCACCCGTAACATCCTTGAAGAAATAGATATCACCAATAGTTGGGCCAGTTGGTAGGGTTGCAATTATTATCCCATTACTACTATCACAATAATAAGTTTTTGTTCCTTGGATTACATTGAAATTAGAATTTTCATTAGAAAACAGTGGAGGAATAGGATAGGGATAGGTTGTAATAAAGACTTGATCGGTAATTGCTGCTGTAACTCTTACCTGTCCTTCTATAATTCTTGTTTTTAGCCCGGTTGCAGAATCGGTAACTAGAACATCATAAAGATAAATGTTATTAGGATAAATAAATGCAGTTGTATTAGCATCCATTGACAAATTAACGCCAGTATTGGATAATGTCACTGCAAACCCAACAGAATTTGCAGAAGAATAAGTTTTCCTTAAAGTTCCAATAGCTGTTGAAGTATTAGAGAAAGTTATATTATCTCCATTTGAATTATGGAGAACTATAGTAGTATTAAAAGAAGAGCCTTGCTCTATGACTAAATTTTGTCTGTAGCTCATTTAAATCCTTTTCCAATTTTCTTATATATTTATATAATGGGAAAGGATTTAAATTTTTAGAATTTCCCTTTGGTAATATACTGGAAAATTGCATCAATTTCCGTAAAGTCTGGTCTATAAATATTAGGGTTCATTGCAATCCATTTTTCAATAGACCATTTACGATTCTCAATGATGTCAGAATTATTATAACATTCAGAATCGCAGGATTTTTCTTCGGTTACATAATTTACATCACTAAAATTTTTAGTTTCAACACATTTTGTAACTGTTCCTCCCGTTAAAATTGAGAAATCATTTGTCTTATAAAATCCCAAATTATCAAATCTATCATTAATTTCCATTTTATACCTCACTTAATTAAAAATATATTTAGCTGACATTTGCAGCAACAAGCCATCCATAGAATGTTGCCCCATCTGGAGTTGTCATTTTAATAACATCAACCTGTCCTAATCCTGTTGATAAGGTAGGGCCAGATCCTCCCCCTGACCATTTTACTTTTGCAGGCCAAGTAATTGTATGATGACCGTTTGCAGTTCCTTGGGTAATAATAAATGTAGTTTCCCCTCCATATGTAGCTCCTGTGTCTACGATTGTGAAAGTAGAATTAGCATTAAGTGTTAAATTAAAAATATCAGCATCTGGTAGGCTTACTGTATAAGTAGACCCAACATTTGTAGTTAGTGTAGTCAATCTTGGAGCAGATAATAAAGGCTGTTTTAAGACGTTATAACTCATACTAACATTTGCAGCAATAGCAACGTTAGCATTTAAATTTGTGTTCCCGTTAAAGTTCGAAATATTCTGGACAGAAAAATTATTTTGAACCGTTAAGGTATTATCTACTGTTAGATTATTATTAACAATTACATTATTCCCAACAACTAAACCAACATCAACAGACATGCTCCCATTAACATGAAGGCTAGTAGCATTTACATAAACGAAATTGGCATTACCATTAAATGTAGCAAGTGTATTGGCAGAAAATACAACGTTTCCATTAAATGTTGTATTATTTGCAATGGTTAAGTTGTTTGCATTTATATTTTGAGCATTAAAGTTATTGGAAAGCAAATTTCCATTAAAAGTATGAACTGATGTAGAGTTACCTGCAGTTACATTTACAGAAACCGAAAGAACATTAACAGAAGCTGTGTTTGCATTTATATTTAAAAATACTCCATTACCAGAAGCATTTACATATCCTGTAACGTTAACATTTCCAGAATTTATTACTCCTGTATTGGTTTTTCCTAGAACTGTATTTCCTGTAACTGTTAGAGTTCCCGCAATATTTGTATTGGTATTAGCAGCAAATGATGCATTTGCACTAAATGTAGAATTTCCTATTACTAGAAAATTAGCGTCTACTTCTAAATTACCAAAAGAAAAAATATTATTTGCATATACATTGCCGTTTAAGAAATGTGCAGAAGTGCTATTTCCAGCAGAAATATTGCCAGATAATGTTAAATTATTTCCAGAAATTGATGTATTTACAGTCAGAGAGTTAAAGATCCCGGCACCACTTGCGTTTACATATCCTGTAACGTTAACATTTCCAGAATTTATTACTCCTGTATTAACCAAACCTAATTTAGTATTTCCAGAAACGTTTAGATTTACTGTATTGGTAGTTGAAGTAATATTAATATTTCCATTATAAACATGGAGAGAGGTAGAATTACCTGCAACAACATTTCCTGCAACAGTAACTCCAGAATTAACTACAAGATTTGCTGTAACAGTTGAATTCCCACCAGAAATATAATTTTCTACATAAATTTGATTGGCAGAAAATGCACCAATTAATTGAGCATTGCCAGTGGTTGTTCCTAGACTTGAATTTGCAGTTATTATCTCTGTTGAAAGACTATATGCAATAGTATCAATAAGGTTCATGACATCAACAAGAGTAGCTGTTGTGAAATCTAAATTAGCAGTTGCCTTACTCATTAATTGCTATCCTTTTTTCTTTACAATAATCACAACAATTTGTTACAATTGTCTTTAACTCTGCAAGTTCCTTTTTTATTTGGTTTATCTGTCCTTGAAGATTATCAGCCATGTCTTTTTTCTTTCTGGCTTCCAAGATTCTTTGGTACTCGGAAAGATCCTGATTTTGCATGACCCCTTCATTTGATCTCCAATTATCAAATATCATTTTATGCTGATACTCCTAATCCTTGAATGCTTGATACGATTGGAACAACATTGTTTGAGCTTGATAAAAAGACCAACTTAAATTGGACAGTATCGTATGTATCAAATGCAGCCAGAGAAGAATTATAATAACGTACAATATTGTAATTCTGGTTATTAAGGAATGCTGTATTATCTAATGTAAGATTAGACAGACCAATACCGGATGTCGTACCAGTTCCAGAGAAAAGAATTGAATTATTTGTAATGGCAGAGTCAATTGTTGCAGAAGTAGAATTAGTTATTCCTGTAACCATTGCTACCATATAACTTGTATTTGGTAAGTTTGGGTCATATAATTTAATCAGTCCCCCAACCACAAGATCTGTAGAGAAGTTGGTCCCAACTCCTGTGATGATATTGCTGTTGTTTGATGCAGTAATAAATCCAGTTATTGTATTCTGTATTGGTGGAAGTGAAGGTAAATTATAGGTAAACTGCAAGACACTATTTGTATTATTTGAAGTACTATAGATGCTTGTGTTTGGATCTGTCTGAACCATTGGTGTCCAATATTTGTCAGAGAAAGAATCATTATCACTTGAGTTATAAATTTTGGCATAAACCTGAATGTCAGTATTTGGAGGTTTGTAAGCATTTACATAAAGAATTAGGTCTTCAGCAAGAACATTATTAGCGAAATGTATCTGTGTAGTAATATGCTTAGAAATAGCATTCCCACCCTGAGGAAGCCATTCGTTGTTTGCTGTGTTATTAATTTCATTACTCAAAACGAAAACATCTATTTTCTCTTTATAAAATAATGGAGAATCAAATGTTGAATTAGTATTTGTAGTCTGTAAGGTTGTTTGTATAATTGCAGAACTGTTTGAATGAAATAAGTTAGCATTATTCAAGACTTCGTTTGATCTTGACATAATTATTCCATCATAATTTAGTGTGTTAAATCCAGGTAATGTTGTATTGTCAATGTTATTATTTACAACTGAATAAGTTGTATTAGAAAAATTATGAGTGGCGGAAACTATTCCTGTAGAAGGGATCATAGTCATGATTTGCGCATCGAATTGATGTACTGGATAATCTTTAAGACTGCTAATTTGCGAAATAACTCCAGATTCTGGACCAACAATATAGGACCCATATCCAGTTACTGTAACATTAGCTCCTGTTCCATTTGCAGTTCCCCCTGTAGAATTAGCAATTGTTAGAGTTCCATTTGTGGTGAAACCAATTCCTGCGTTAGACACATTAATACCAACAATAGCTCCATTGCCATTTGTGATAATATTTGCTGTTGCATTCTTTGTTGCCCCACCACCAGAAACAATAATAAAATCTGCATTATTGTAATTATTTCCAGGAGTATTGATTACATAATTTAAAACTCCTTTAGAATTAAAGAATACAGAAGTATTGGCATTAGAATCTTTAAGAATTAATAAATTACCAATAGGGTCATACTTATAAACAGAACCTATAGCAGTCTTTTTATAGTTACCGCTTGCTCTGGTAAAAGTAGGAGTACCATTTAGAGTTAAGAATGTAGAATTAGTCACGTTATTGACTTTTAGAACATTTTTATTTGTTCCACCAGTAATGACAATATAATCATTAGAACTGAAAACAGTAAAGTTTGTATTTGTTCCAACTATTACGTTGTTACCTGCATTTATATTAATTGTACCTGGAAGATTAAATGTGACATTGCTTGTTGCATTTGAATAATCTTGGAATACTAATTCCCCGCCCATAAAATTAGTATTATTTCCTGATGGCAGGTTGATAAATTCATATCCTGATGGGACTAAATTAATTGTGGCTGTATTTGCAGTAAATTTGGCAATCTGAACATCAAATTTAAGATGAACTCCTATTAGATGTTTAATATTTTGTGCATTTGTATATTCGAAATATCTTCTTACCCCTTGAGAGACAGTTCCTGTTGATATATTGTTATTATCTACAAGAATATCTCCTGCTGTGTTTGTCCATAGTTCAAATCCTGGATCTTCTGGCTTAATAACAATACCATATCTATGATCTGTATTTAAACGAATTGGGGCATGAATTGGAGCGAATAAAGTAGCAACTGAGCCATCATCAGAAACCTGTATCGAGTCATAGTCAACTGTTGCTGTAGACCCGACAAGTTTTTGTGTAGGATCTGGAATATTATTTCTAAATAAACAAAGATAAACAGAAACTCCTGGAGCATGAATTCCACTGGCATTGTTGTATCTTTTAGGAATTTTTTTAAAGTATAAATTTACTCCTGTAAAGAAAACAGCAGAAGAACCCTGAACTGCAGTTTTATCAATATCAAATACCTGAATATTAGCCATTAAAATACTTCTCCTTCAGTATAATCTGGTGTCCAGATTGTACCATTTGCACTGTGTTCATCGACAAACCAAGGAACGGTACCATTAGGTCCATATACTCCAATTGCATCAACAGTACCTGTAGCATAAGAAAGACCATCTGCTGATGTAACTGCTATTTTTTGTAATCCTGCTAACTTAGACATATAAGACCTATAAACTAAAGCATCTGACCATTGAATTTGATTATTTGCTAATTCCGCAGTAATTGGCGAAGTATAGAAAAACTTAAATTTAATCTGGCCTTTTGCTGTTGACTTTAATGGTGTACCAATACTTGTTGTAGTATTTATACCATCATCTGGATTAAATTCCTGAATACATGAATTTGACATATCATTGCCACCAAAGTAGAATTTATGAATTGTATTTGGTCTGAGTCCAGTAATATTTAGATGGAAAACTCTATCTCCTGATACATATTGATTTCCGTCTAATGGAGTAATTGCCCCTCTCCACCCTGCATCAAGGGCCTGGGCAAGTTGTGCCAGAGATGGGGCATCATTTGGATCTACTGTAACAGAAGAATTGGCAAAATTAATTACTTGATTTGTTTGAGTAACACCTTTAAGTGTCTTTCCATCACTAGAACCAATCCCAGAATTATTTGTAATGTAATTGACAAGAACACCATTTCTGACAGTAAAATTGACTGTTGATGTCCATGGACCACCTTCAACAGTCAAATTATCTTTTCCATCACCACTTCGGACAATTTGTGAAATTACTGAGAAATATTCAGGTTCTATATGTAATGTGCCATCATAAACTGGTGGAGGATTGTTAGATGATGAGTCTCCAGCAGTGGCAAGTTTTTGTGAAATTACTGTATAGTTAGTGTAAGGAAGTACAGCAACTTTACTGGGTTGTGGAACTTCATAATCAAACTGAATGTTTAAATGGTCTTTCTTTGCAGTTAATTGATGATTCACAATAGTTGCATTGTATTCTGGATTATTGACATCAGAATAATTTCTTGTTTTAAAGTCATCCACAAAGTAGCCAAATTTAAATCTATTTTGAGAAGGATCATTTGAACTTGGAATAACAGAAGAAGCAATTGCTTGTGCCTGTAGAGTTAGCCCCATATAATATTCAAGATTTTTAATTCTTGATTGTAAAGTGCCAATTTCCTCCATGGTATATCCCATTGGCTGTCTTTGGAATACAGATGATTCTGTTGTTGGCTGTGAAATAGCATACTTGGATAATCTATTATAAGTAAACTTATTACTGGCTATACCAACATCAGCAATCAGGCTCAAATCAGTAGAAAAAACTTGCGGTAATGAAGGATATGGAGGAATTTCCATATAACCAACCACGATTGTGTTTTGTGGTGGAGATTTTGGAACTCCTGAAGGATTCCCTTTGATTACTTGAAAATTTGAATTTGAGTTAATAACAACAAGATCTGTTCTTCTTGTATATCTTTCCATTGTGGCAGAAATAGAACTTTGTGGTAATGGAAATTTCTTATCATTATTTGGATCAGCAGTATTACCAAATGCTACAGATGTGCTAGGGTAACTCGGATTTGTTACAATGCTAGAAACGTTAGCTGTCATTTTAACTCTTGGTCTAAAGTCAAATACATCTCTTAAGTCAAAGTATTCTGAAGTAGACCCATAGAATTCTGGAATCTCTAAAGTATTGACAGCATTATTTGATATTAGCTGTGAAAATGTTTGAGTATCATCTATAGGATAAGAATTAATATCAAAACCAAATCCTGTTCCAGCACCTTGTTGATAACAATCAAATTCAACTAAAAGAACTCCATTGGTTGGAACAATATAATTAGAAGTTGGTTTAATATATAGATATCCTAAATCATAATAATCTTTATTTTGATTATGATCGATAAAGAAGTTTGTAGTTACGTTTGTTCCTGTATTGGCAGTAAATGTTGTATTGGAACCTAGCCATACTCCACGTAATCTAAAAATATCTGGAGCACCAAGAAGCCATGGCCCAACAGTATTTCCTGCATTTGTATTTGCCTGTAAATATACAGATACTCCACGAGTTGACACCTTAGGATAGGGCTGGGCATTTGCAACATTAACATTAAATGCCATGTTAACACTAGTATTTGTTAAGAAAGTATTTCCTAGATTAATTGTTAATAGAGTACCAGTGCTATCAATATTTGCTGATCTTGCTGGCCTTGTGGCAATTGGAATCATAATATTTGCTGGGAGAACAGTAGCAAAACTTGCAGTTGTATTAGCAAATGAGCAATTCGAATCTATTGTTGCAGAAATAGCATTTGTGATTGAGGTTAATCTTCTAATGGTAGAACCACCACCATTATAGATTTGAATATAATCACCAACAGCAAAACTTGTAAGTGAAGTTCCAGAACCAGAAATTATATTAGAAGTTGTATTACAAGAAATAGTTCCGGCAGCATTGGCTACTGCAACAGCATTTGCTGTTGGGAATACAATAATATCTTCAACATCAGTTGGTAATAATGCAGCACCATGAGGATAAGGGAAAGTTTCTCCTGGATTGGTTAATTGCATAGAAATAATACCAGAAGTATTACAATTTGAACTTCTTATTGTTCTATAAGTATAATTTATAGTGTTAGCATTTTTCATAGCTGTTATGCCTCTAACCACTAACTGATTTTTAGCACTTGTCGGATTATGTAATTTACAAATTACTGCACCATTATTAAGAGTAAGATCCGTTACAATATCTGCTACACCCTTGCCAGTTGTTGCATTATTATAGAATACAGATCTTGTTGCTCCAAAATTCTTTCCCTGATTTATTGAAATATCGAAAAGATAAAGTCTATAAATTGCACCAGGAAGGCCCGCATCGGCCCCACCTTCATAAATTAATGAACGAATTCTTGCGGTACCAATAAGATTTCCAAGTCCAGAAGTAGAAATTGCAGCACCAAATTTTGCTGCAGACCCTAGAAAGTTACATGCAGTATCATAAAGGCTAATAACATCTCCTGATTGAAACTGGAACATGCCACCAATATTATTAATTCGTATGTAATTACCATAATTAATTGACATTGCATTATTACTTCTAATAACAGTATCAATGCCTTTATTTACTCCTTGGCTATATTGAGCATCAGTTTCAATTTTAAACCCATTTAAATACCCGGCTCCCGGAGAAATAACCATATTAAACCCAAATGATTCATTATTCTGTATAGAGGGAGAAACTGTAGAGAGATTGAATGGAGTAACAACGAAATTTCCCGAAGTATCAAATTCTCTTGATGCCATCTCTGCTTCAATTTCATTATATTGAGTATGATTTCTTTGAATATATGGATAGCCATTACTAAATTCTACAATAGAAAAGAAATCTGAATTAGCTTGGGCATTTACTGTTGGAACAACAACAAGAGTTGGTGTTAGTTGAAGCCTATCAGCCCCTGGAGCAGTTTCATTTGGACTACCAATTGCATTATCATATAATGAAGAATCTATAGAAGCATTTGCAATACTTTCTAGAGTATCGAACCCGATTGATACCTGATCTGGAACATTTGAATATTTTGTAACAACAACAGTCTGGGGATTTACTCTTGAAAAATATCCCTTCTGGTAAATAACACCATTAGAAACTCCAAAGGCATAAGCAAATCCTGTTGCATTAGTTACTGAGGCAACATTGACGGTTGCCAGATAATTTCTTGCAGATAAATTTAGAGTGCTTATAGCCCCTGTAGTAGAGATAATGCTAGTATATGGTGGGCAATAATATTCTTCACCACGATTTATCATTGCTGTGGTTAATATTGCACCAGAAGAATCTGTAGTGAAACTTCCTTGAGCATTTTCACCAATAATTGATGTTACCTGTGCATATTGTACACCATTTGTAACAAAAATATTTTCTCCATTAGATAATGTCCAGGATAGAACATTGGCAGTTCCGTTTGATAGCTGAGAAACTGATGGTTTTACTTTAAGCACAAGAGAAGTTGCATTAATTGTTGTGTTAACTTCATAAATTGTTAAAGATGCATTCGAAGTAACACCAGTTATTACTTGGCCTACTGAAAAATTGGCAGAACCACTGCTAGAATTAGAAAAAGCATTTCCGCCCAAGGTATTAGCCACTGTAATAGCAGAGACAAATACCATTGTATCAGTATTTGAGAAACCCGAAGAACCATTATTAATATCCACTTCCCATATTGAATTATTTGTATCTGATATTTTTAGAGTTTCATTAGGAACGAAAGTATTTGATGTATCATTTCCATTTGTATAATTTACATATAAAGTGTTAAGATCAGGATTGCTTGATACGAACCCGGAAACTGTATTTGTAATATATGCAGTAAGGCCAGTGATACTACCAGTTGCGATAAAATTATTATAATTATTTACATTAACTGGATTTCCATCTCCCTGTACATCAATCAACTTGACATAAGAAAGATTAGGATTATAAGTGAAGTTACAACCTGCAACAATTGTTCCATTTGTTAAGATGTTATCGCCAAACTGCTCAATTTGATTTTGAAGCATTGTCTGGAGTTGATTTAATTCTCTTACCTGTACAGCTACTCCAGGTTTAAACAATACTTTATAATAATCCTTAGTTGGATCATAATCATCAAAATAGCTAGCTTCGTCTAAATTAGTTGTTAATGGCATTTTATAATATAACTCTCTTTCTAGAAAATCTTCCTAATACCCAATTTTCAGGCTGTTCTCCTGGGTTAAAATAACTACTGTATTTAGTTACAGGATCATGATACCATTTTTTACCTTTTGCAGATGGAATTCTATTTTTATTAGATTCTATAGTCCATGGGTGAGGAATTCCTTTTTTAGTATCACTCATCAATTTTTTCCATGATTCTGATTTAGCTTTACCTTTATGTGATGGCGGATCTCCCCCGCCTATTTGATCATTCCATCCAATATTTTTTTCTGGTCTTAATTTATTCTCAATTTCTAAACAATATTCTCTTGTTCCTTTTAATATAGTTGTAACAGTGATTTTGTCTTTGTAATTTTTAAATGCTTCTGTTAAATACTTATGAGATTTATTTCCTTTATGAGATGAGTATCTAGCTTTTATATTTTTTGAAATACCAATGTATCCTTGATTAAACATATCTTTATGTTCAGGTAAATGAACCCAATATAAATAACATATTTCCTCTAAAGTATTATAATATGAAAGCATAAAAATGTGGTCCCTATTCCATTTTATTATTTAATATTTATTATACAATTTAAAATTCTAGAATAATTTTTATTGCTTCAGATTGGACACTTGCTCTTGTAATTTTTTGCACTAAATCTTCTACATAAAGAAACTCTCCTGAATCCTTTACCAAATCACCAGTATATTTTGTTGTAATATTTATTATTGCTCCAGAAGTTTCCCCGACAATAGTATCATTGATGTTAATATTTCCAATCACATCTGTTAGATATAGATTAGTTCCATCATAAGAATGAATAGATCCAGAAGAATTACTTGACTGTTGAGTAAATGTTTCATTAGTAATGAATGTTCCTGTAATCGTCCCTGTAACATAAGTTAATTGATTAAAGGTAGAAAATCCTTTTGAGAGATAGCCCACGAGGTTATTATTTACATAACCGCTTGCTCCAGAAGTTTCCCCAACAATTAAAGATCCTTGTGTAAATATTCCTGCCACATTGGTCATATTAACAGCATTTCCATTAAAGGAAATAGCTTTACCTTTTGCAGTTACCTGAACCATAGAAACATTTGCATTATTAGAAAGGAAAGAAGAATTGCTTACTAGTGTTAATGAAGTATTGTTTGCAATAGTAGATACTTTATTGATATCTGTATTAGAACCAGATGTGAATAAAATATAATCTCCATTATCAAATGAATTATTAAATTGAGTTAGAGTTCCTGTTGCAACATTTGATGTTGGTGCTATACTTACTGTTCCTCCCAGAGTAATTGGAGTGACCTGATAGATAGCTTCTCCTGGTAAAAATGTTCCATTAGAACCTGGAGTTCCTGAACTATTCAGAATATTAAGAGTTACATTTGCAAATAAAGGATCTTTAATAATTCCAATTTGAGAATAGCTATTATTTGTTGTAATTGTATTAGATTCATTAACAGAAAAAATATTTCCAATAACAACTCTTGTACCACCTAGTTCATCATATACATTTGAACCATGACCACCAATAGGAGAAACAACAGGGTCAAGAATTGCCCCTGAAGCTGGAATTGTATTGGAAGATAAAACAACAGCAGTTGCATAATTATATCCAACACCTTTGTTTAATATTTCAATAGATGAAATAGAATTACTTGAATTAGAATTAACAATTGCTCTGGCAACAGCATTTGCTGTTTGATATCCATCTCCATATATCTCTACTAATGGAGATATCACATAAGTGCTGGTAACATCAGGAATAACAGAAAAAGCAGAATTTATTGTTGCTATTTTGTTATTTCCAGTAACATTGTAGGAAACAATTTTTTTATACTGTCCAGCCCCAGTCCCAGATGTAATAAGCAAGAGAGAGCCAGAATAAAAATCATTATTAGATGAAGCAGTATTGCTCAGATTATAATTAATGGTATTTCCGTTTATCTGAATATCAGAGAAATTAAACTGTCCTGAATAATAATTATTATAAAATGCCCCACTATTGGCTACATTGATAACATCGATTGTTCCTGGAACAGCATTTCCAGCTACATTAGCATTAGGAACAACAGGAATAAAATTACTCGTTCCATAATTACTAAATATACTTCCTCCTATAGAATACATATATTTCCATTGATAACCATCTGATGTCTGGTAGAATGTATCTGATTCTGAAGTATCTGCTAGATTTGGTGGAACTGTTGATAATGAATTGGAGTTGTTATCAATACATTTGAAGACATTGTAGCTTGTACCATCTAGAACTCCAACATAAAATGGTTTGGACCAAAGATCTCCATCAAAATCTGAATATTTCGTATAAATTGTATTTGCTTCCCAATCATTTCTTGTGATACAAATGTATATATTGTTGTTAGTTATTTGTTTCCCAAACAACATATTTCTATAGTCTGCAAGATGCTCCTGGATAGAGTTATTAGGAACTGGAGTATTATTTAAAGGCCATCCATTAGATTTTCCAGCAAATATATACAATCCTGAGTTGGCTGATTTGCCATTGTTTACATACTCAAAAAATTGTTGAGCATTGATTAATTTCAAATCATTAGTAATTAATCTATTGGAATCAAAAGATGTCATGAAAATTCCTCAGAGTTTATAAACAAATATTTATGTAATTCCTGCAACTAAATTAAATCCTGATAGATCTCCAATTGATAGATTGTACTGTCCATTAATAACAGTTATCGAAGAATTTCCTTCAGATATTTCTGTAATTATACTCTGAGTATTTGAAGATAAATCTACTTTACCAAACATTCTTGTACCAGCTACATGGAGTACTTTCTTGGCCTGAGATTTATAATAATCTAATGGTAATTTTGAAATAATCTGATAAGAATATTCCTGGTAAAAATCAGAATCAAGAAGATATATCGAGTCACTTAAGAACCCTTTATTAGACGAATAATATCCCTGACCAAATCCTAGAGAAGAAGTAGAAACTATACCAGTTGCAATAGAGGAATTATCCTCTGTAGTTATTGTTACAATTTCATTATTAGAAAATCCAAATCCAGTCCCAATAATAGAAAGACCAGTCATAACTCCATTAGCAATGATTGTGTCTGTATCAACAACAGCATTCAATCCTATTTGTGGTGGATCATAAGGTTCTATTTCATCAATGACATAGGCTCTTGCCCCTGTTTGGCTACCAATTATCGGATAAGCACTTGAATTAATAACCATCTCTTCTTTAGTAAGTCTCTTTAATTCAAGTATAGAACCATTTGTGATACTTTTAATAACTGCTTTGTTAACTCTGTTAATAGTTGAGTTTGCAGAAGTAACTGTTATACTTGCATTTGATCTTGCACCTACTACAGGAAATCCTGTGGTGAAGACCCCATGAACATAATTAATATAAACAGTATTTGGATTAGATGTGAAAATATCGACAAGTCCAGTAGCAATATTTGCAGTACCATTGCTCTGATATACAAGCTCCCCATTCTGTAAAGTTCCAGTGATTGCAGAATAGTTTATTTGTGTTTCCTGCCCAGAAATAACTGTGTTTTGGGTTACTATTTCTCCAACCATAAATTGAGAAGTAGAGTTAGAAATTTCCACGGTATAATCATACAATTCTAAAGCAGCAGAATAATTATCATAGACACAAACAAATGGAGTTGCAGTATAATTATGTCCTGGATTTATATTAGTTAAGGAATTTATTCTGCCTACAGTATATTGCTGATATGTTAATAATTCCCAGATAGGAGTATTCATAGTACCAGATGGCATGGCAGGAAATCCAAGGCCATTTGCAAATCCTGTATTTCCATTCGATCCATTTACCTTCACATTAAGGAAAGGAATTCCTCCTGTGTTATTACCGCTCAATAGATCTGTATTCTCTGAGACCAATTCCTGATTATCGATTCCACCAACAGAAAAAGTTGCTGCATTGCCTCCTGAAGAAGACATAATAATTGCTCTGGTATTTGATGTATTGGCGAACAGAAAAGCTCCACTCTGGAAAGGAACTGTTCCAATATTTGTTAATCCAATGCTTGTAGATACAGAAATTAAATTAGCAGATGCTGTAGTCAGTTCACCAGATACAGTAGTATTAGCAAACAACTGATTATTGGAAACGAATACTCCATTAACATTTGTTATGGATAAGATAGCCCCAACTCCTTGTGGAATTATGGTTGATATCTGTCCAGAACCTGAAATATTAGCTCCATTATATTGATATACTGTTTCTCCTAGAATAAAACTTCCTGTAATTTCACCAACATAAAGGTCTGAATTTGAAGAAATACCCATTACATTGCCTGTAACAGTTCTATCTGTATATGAACCAATATTTGCAGAAATAACATTGCCTGTGACAAAAAACTTAGTATTACTTTGTAAGTTACTGATAGAATTATTTGAGAGTTTATCTATTGCAACAAGAATACTTCCGGCAGTTGTATTGGATGGAGTAACTGATAAGATAGTTCCAGTGCCTGTAAGAACTCCTGTGGTATATTCATTAATTGTTTGATTAGCTACTAAATTTCCACCAGCCAAAGAAATGTAATTGATATTTGCAACTGGAGATACAACAGTCTCAAAGAAACTAAAAGGAGAAAAATTAGTTGTGCTTGATATGACAGTATTATTAAGAGCAAGAACAGTATTTGATACTATAACTTGTGAATTTGCTTTATAGCCAAATCCACCATCGATTAGATTAAATGTCACGAAACCTTGCTGTGATCCAAGAGATGCAACAGTTCCTTTTCCTGAAGTACCAGAGGCAGATTCGATATCAAGAATATTGCCTAATTGAAAATTACTTCCTCCTGATGTTATAGTAACTCCAGAAAGAGAGCCAATAATCTTTGGAAGATTCATTCCTTTATTTAATACAGGGCAAACTAATCTTTCTCCTATAGTAAAATTTCCTATAATATTTTCTACAAAAAGAATATCAACAAATTTACCATTGATATTTCTTTTTACTAATCTATCAGCAAATGCTGTTGCTCCTGTTTCAAGCCCTGTCACTAACTGCCCAATGAATGCTACATTATTTTCTGTTGGGGTAATTTCCAGATATTTTGGCTTTACCCATTTACCATCAGAGAGCCTGAATAAATCTTCTCCGGGATAATATACTTCTGCTGGCAATCCGTAAACTAAACGGAAGAACAGATCTATTGCCCTTGGGGTACCTTTAGAACGATAAAAGTCAAGAGAATTTTTGATGAATAATCTTTTATTACTTGCAGTAGAGAACTGAATATTGTATAGGTATTTGTTTTTGAAATGAATGATGAACTGCTCAAGAGTTTCGTCAATATCTATATAGGATAGACGAGATCTAAGATCACCAACTGGTGAAGTTTGTAACTCCAAAAATTCGTAATAAGCCCTGAGGAAGGCTATAAAATTTTGCCCTTCCTGCTTATATAGTTCAGGAAACTGGTCTGGGATAAGACTCGAAATTTTATTTGAAAAATCGTTAGACAAATTAATACCTGCTTGAAAAATTATTCATAATATTTATTATGAATCTTCAGAACCAAGATAGGTCATACGATGAATTGTCATTGTTCTTGTGGGATTTCTCATATCTGCTGGAAAAGGAACTTCATGAGTTTTTGCGCCATGATATTTGAATTTTGCTCCTTTTTGTAAAAGTACTTCATGTTCATCTGGATAACTAGAAGTTTTTTCCTGATTCAGATACATTGCATTGCTTCCCTTGGGAACTTTTATGTGCATAATATGAGTATGAATATGAGAACTATGATTATTTCTTAAAGAAGTAGAAACAAATCCTTTATCATGGAAAATATCGCCTTTTTTAAGACCTAAATCTTTAATATCATGATAACTTCTCCATACATGAACGTCATGTTTTGTAGAATGTTTTCCTATGGCATTACTAATTTGGCTGATATCTTTATGAATATCAGGATCTGAAAAAGTACGAATTCCTCTTAGATGATCATTAACTAATAAATGTCCAGGACCAGTATAATAACTTAAATGATTTTTTTCAATATCGGATAGTTCCTGTGGATCATGAAGTTTATTACCAATTTTATGCATTTCTTCATTAGATAGAGGTTCTGCACCTTGTGCTTTGTGTTTTGAAGATCCTAACCATTTTTCTTGTAATTCTTTAAAAGTAATCATGATTCCTCTGGAATATGCTCTAGATGATGTATAGTAATATTAGGATATCTTGGATGTTTCTCTTTCCCAAGGTATTTAAATTTACTTCCTCTTGGTAAAAGAACTTCCTGTTCTTCTGAAGAATTATTATGATGCATATAAACTGCCCTGGAATATGCAGGAATTTTTATATGAATTAGATGATGTCTAAGGTTATTTTCCATATCAAGAAATGCCATTGCAGCATTTGGCCTGAAGCTTGTGGACGTATAACCTTTATCCTGAATTATATCACCCTTCTTTGCTTTTAATTTATGCGTAATACCTCTCCAGACATGGGCATCATATAGAGTAATATGCTTGCCTATGGCAGAATCTAAATGTTTTGTTTTGTTCTTGATACCATTTACTGTATATGGATTTTTCTCGAAATATCTTTCCCTCATTCCTCTATGATAATCATTAACAGCAGAATAGCCAGAACCAGCATAATCACCTAGATATCTTGTCTCATGATTAGAAAGGCTGTTGTGCTGATGAGGATTATTTAATTTTTTAAAGTTATGATAATCCTCATTAGAAAAATCATGCATAGGATCTTCACTTCCTATCTCAAACCTTTTAGTTTCTTCAAGTAATTCTTTAAGTGTCTTCATGGTGTGTTCCTAGATATGTCATATGATGAAGAGTGCCTTCCTGATTATATTTGTCTTTTACTTTCTCTGAACCTTCATAACGGAATTTTGCATTTCTTGGCAATAATACTTCCTGTTCTCCAAAGTGTTTTGAAAGACTTCTCTGGTTTAGATAAAGTGCCTTGGAACCTTTAGGAACCTTGATATGGATGAGATGTCCTGTTCCTGTGCCCCAATGATTATTTAATGTTGTAGAAACGAAACCTCTGTCATGGTAAATATCTCCTGGTTTCATTTCTGGATCATGCCATCCAAGACTTCTATATACATGCATATCATGTTTGGTTTCATGTTTATGGATTGCATAATCAATATTATTAATATGTTCTTGAATTGCAGGATGTGCAGGGAACTTTGAATTATGTCTTAAATGTCTATTAATTGAATCATATCCTTCATTAGAGTAATGATGTAAAGATTTTATTTCATCATCAAAAATATTTCCATAATCATGAATTCTGGTGCCAAAGTTTGTCTTGCCATAATTCTTCAAGTACTGCCTAGATCCTTGCTGTACACTTCTACGAGCACCAATCCATTTTTCTAGCAGTTCTTTGTAGGTTTTCATTCGGAACTTTCTGGGATATGCGTAACATGATGGATAATTAGTTTAGACCCTTCAGGAGCGGGATGTTCTTCCCTGCTATCGTAACGGAACTTTGAGTTTCTTGGAAGTAATACTTCATTCTCTCCACCAGCCCCAAATGAAACATGCTCCATTGCCAATGCTTTACTTCCCTTAGGAACTTTAATATGAAATAAATGTCGGTCAATTCCTGGAGATAATGGTGTAAATCCTTTAGCAACATTAGGATTGGTTGAAGTAGAAACAAATCCTTTATCATGGAAAGTATCTCCCGGTTTGAGATTTAATGCAGGAACTATTTTGTGTTCTGCAAATCCTCTCCAGACATGAAAGTTATTTGAAAGGCTGTGTTTATTTAAAACAGAATCTAAGTTCTTTGTGTGATGTTCTATTTCACCTTTAGTTCCACTAAAATGCTTAGGAACTTCTCCACCTGACCTATGAAAATGATTAATATGCCATGAACCCCATGCATAATCATTAAGAGATTCAGCCTCTTCTGGAGTTATGCTTTTAGGTATGTCATAAGAACTTCCAGGACCGTGTTGTTTATTATACCAGTGATTAGGATTTACTGAATCATGCCCAATGTAATGTGAAGATACTGTATTGTGTTTTGCAGTTCCTACCCATCTATCAGGATCTAGAAGTTCTTCTTCACGTTCTTTTAAGATTTGCTTGAATGATTTCATTAATTCTTCTTGCCTTTCTTGGCAATTGCATTAACATTAATATCTACAGGATCTATTAACATAATATTCTGAGTTGGGGCAGTAATATCCTTATCAACAGGTTCTGCATAGAAATTCAGAGTATTGCCAATTAACCTTTCAATTAATGACCCAGTATTAATAAATCCAGTTTCATAATTTACTGTACCATGATTCTTGGAGACAACCTTTCCAGTATTATCTATAAGATTGATAATACCATTGCCATCATCAGCAAATGCTACCCATGCCCCCTGACGATAAAAGAAATCAGAAGAAATATTAAGGATAGCCTGATTGAATATAAATGAAAATCTATTCCTGGCAGTATTTGCCAAGGAGATACCAGAAACTGGAAATTTCTTTGTTAGTTTTATATCTCTTTCATTAGAAATAATTGAAGGGTCTGAATCATCAATCATAGTACCCAATGGAGAATCATAAAGAATTACTCTGAAATTTTTCAGATTTGCATTATTATATGCAACAATTGTTTGTTGGACAATAGACTCGATAGTATCCTGTGAGGCATCTGTGACATTAGTATCGTACTTTACAGTACAGTTTACAGTCAGATAAGTAAAATCAGGATTAGCAAAAATTGGTTTACTTCCTAGTGGCATTTTTGATTTTAGGAAGTTGGTATAGGTTGTTATCTTGCTCTGTGGAAGAACAGAAAGATTATTGAGAGCTACTGTTATAAGTATTTTACCAAATTGTGGAGGATTTAGGTCTTCACCACCAATGGCTTCTACTGCATAGATTTCTGGAAAGTTTCTGATAAGTAATGATTCATAATCATCCTCATTAGAAGCCTTTTCCTGTACTGTATAATGTCTGGGAGCATTGAATTTAATACTGGCAAGTGATTCTGCAAATGCTCCATCATATGCAGGTTCATTAGTTGAAACAACTACATTAGCATAACCTCCAATTAAACCATCGGATGTAAAGGTTGAAATATTATTTGCAAATGATCCTGAAGAAATTCTATATTCAGCAGAGATAATTGCTCCTGCTTTTGGAATTCTACCAGATACACCATCACCAAAGATAATTTCATAATTGCCAGATGATGCTGCTTGTAGAAAATATACTGTAGAGTTTGCAGTAAGACCGAAAAGGTTATCTGCAAACATATAGTTGTACATAGTGCTTCCTGAGTCTTCTATGACGTTGACGAAGAGACTTGAAGTATCTATATTAGGATTAGAAAGGATAAATCTCTGGTTTGTATTAGGGTTGAAAACAAATTGTTCTGTAGTAAGTATGCCCTCATAAATTGTTATATTATTGGCAATAATTACATTAGAGTTACTTACAGCTACCACTGCAGAATTTGTTGTAAATGTGTAGGTATTTGAACCAACTCTTCCAGTGAATGAGGTATATTTTGGAATCACTATTGATTTTGTGTTATCAGATGTAGTAACTTGAATATTAATGTTCGCGACAGAGGATTTGTTGGACCTTGGAGTATAGTTTAAGTCCTTCGCGTGACTGATTACGGAATCTCTGAGTTGAGAAGAATCTAAAAATTGCTCCGCACCAATCATTGAGGCGTAGAAGCCATTGTTGTAAGTATTCAGGGCAAGGAGGTCTATCAAGACGCTTAAATTCGAGGCATCGAAGTTGTAATCTTTGAACCTATCTTGAGCTTGTAAATACTGCACAAGTTGCGCTCTATACGTTGCAAAATCTAAAGCTAGCACTGAAATAGAATTATTAGCCATTCTTATCCTTCTTCTTATAAATATTGTTAGTCGCGAAGTTCCAGCTTCCACTAACTCTAAATCTAAGAAGGAGATTCAGCTATGAATGATATTTATGAATATTTTATCGATAACAAATATACCAGATGGTATTATCAAATAATTAACAAAGCACGATCAGAAAATAGAATTAAGATTAAATATGATGGTTACGAAAGTCATCATATAATTCCAAAATGCAAGCCATTTTGTGGAAGTAATGATAAGGAAAATCTTATATTATTGACATTCAGAGAACATTTTATTTGCCATTGGCTTTTAATTAAGATGTGTGATGGAATTAAAAAGAGAAAAATGTCTAGTGCTCTTACTAGAATGACTCATAATACTAAAAAATTAGATAGAATTTCATCTTCATGGATGTTTGAACTTTCAAAAAAGGCTTATCGAGATTCTAGAATAGGAGCCAAACATACTAAAGAGTCAATAGAAAAGATGAGAATATCTAGTACAGGAAAACTTCATACTGAAAAAGTAAAAAAGAAAATGTCTTTATCTCATATAGGATTAAAACATACTGAACAAGCTAAGGCCAATATGAAAAAGGCTCAACAAGGAAAAATAATGCCCGAGCATCAATTTTTAAATCAATGCAAAAAATGGTTGATAATTTGGCCTGATGGACATGAAGAACAAATAATAAATTTAACCAAATTTTGTAAGGAAAATGGATTAGACCAGGGAAATATGATTAGAGTTGCGGACGGAGAATATAAAAGTAGCAAAGGCTTCAAGTGTAGAAGACTAGATTAGGCTATTTCAGTATATCTTTTCTCTGCTTTAATCCTTACAAGTTTGTCGTTATCAAAACTCATTAACTTGGCAAGATGCTCTTTGCTATTAGAATATTCTGCAACCTGTCTTCTGACTCTTGGGTCGGGATCATTTACGAGAATATTATTATGTTCTGTAGACCCTCTGTTAGCAACATTGGCCCTAACAGTTTCACTTGGATCATGAACAAGTTTATCCAAGTGTTCTTTACTTCCATGCCTTGCTACTTCCATTCTGGTAAATTCATCAGGATCATTTACTAGTTTATCATGGTGTTCTTTACTTCCCTTGGCTGCAACTGCCTGTCTTACAGATTCATCAGGATCATTTACTAGTTTATCTAAATGTTCCTTATGGCCTTTTTCTGCTACTTCTCTTCTTACAACATAATGAGGATCATTTACAAGCTTATCTAGATGTTCTTTATGACCATGAACAGCAACTTGAAATCTTGGCCCGTGTTCCTTATCATTAACTAATTTGTCCAAGTGTTCTTTATGACCAAAAGTTCCAACTATTTGCCTTATTCCATCGTAAGAATCATTTACTAAATGGTCTAATGTTTCTTTATTTCCTTTAAAAGCTACTTGCTTTCTAATGCCTATATCCGGGTCATGCATTAGGGCAGTAAGATGTTCTGGTCTACCATGTTTGATTACTTCCTTTTTAACATCATTAGTAGCTCCTTTAAGGATATCAGGATGGCCTATGTTTACTAATTGTCTAGGACCAGAATCATGATATAAATTAGAATCTTTCCAATAAGTTTTTTCTTGCATAGGATAATGCTTTTCTGTAAAGTTCTTTACAGTCTGTTCAAATGCTGGCCCACCTTCTCCATAAGTTGTATGTTCTGGTCTTAATACTGTATGCCCAGAATTACCATGCCAAGTACTATGAAAAGGTTTCAAGGCAATTCTGGCAATTGGATTTTCTGCTTTATGGTCTCCAGCATGAGTAAGATAAGCAACATGAGTTCCTTGACGAATATCATGCTGTAAATATCTCGCATTACTTCCCTTGTCTCGATTACTATATCCATCTCCCATGGTCATACAAGAGTCCCATCCACGATCAGTAGACATTCCTGCAACATCATGAGGATGCTTGGTAATAACTACCTGGAGATTGGAGTGTTTACTTGAAGCCCTGGCAGGATCATTTGTGAATACCTTTGCAATACCTTCTGGTGCTTTGCTTTTATTAAGAACCTTACCAATAGAAACATCTCTACCGTATTTGTCTACTGCCAATCCTTTACGATAATCTTTTACTTTATATCCATTTTTCTCTAGGTGATTTTTAACAATTGGATGTGGTTCTACAGCTTCTTTGCCATCCTCTAGAGGAATTGTTATTCTATCCTGGCCCTTTGGAAAAACATGGGCAGAGATTTTATCTGCTGCAGATTCACCAGGGGTTCTCCAGGAATCTACTTTTTGTCTCTGATAAGAATTAAGAGCTTCTAATAACTGGCTAAATGATTTCATTAATATCCTCAAACTAATTTTGTAGTATTTATGAAATAGCCAGAACCAGAGTATCCCATCTAGAAATTTTAACAGTCTTGGTAAGATCCACTACAGAACCATCAAATAAACTTATAGCACTGGTAACATTGGCTGGAAGTGGATTCAGAGTAATAATTGCATTGACATCAGAATCTGTAGTATTCGTGGCAATAATAATTAATCTGTTGTTCTGGTCATAGAAACCAAATCCAGTAACACCAGAAGAAAATTTCAATGGAGCCTTGGCCCATGTCTTTGCTAATGATGGAGAAATAATTGGGGCAATTCTTTTTAATGCAGTTGTTTCTGTATTATTTAGAGTACCATCAAGAACTATCCATGCTGCAGGATAACTGTTCTTTGTCATTGAAGTAATTCCTAGATCAGATACATAATATCCAACAGGATTTCCTGCCTGTTTGAACGATACTAATTTGTCTGGTGTCATATAACAATTATTCATGTTTTTGCTATTACCTACAAGAACTTCTGCATTTGCTTCACAATTCTTTGAATAATATACAGCATAACCATAAGGTCTTGTAGGAATAATTGATTGGATAATATTTGTTAATGTACTATCTAAATTTCCAGAGTCCCAATAGTCTCTTGACATAAAGCAAAGTGCTCTACGAACATTTCCAGATCTATCACATATATGAGAAAATGCATTTTCTAGCCAATTTCGCTTGATATCTTTTAGTCCTCTTTCCCTTTGGTCAGTACTGGAAAGACCTGGATAGAATTTAGCAATAGCTTGCCAGAATGAGGGAGTATCACATTCCAGATTTGCACCATTACGAATATTTGGTTCCCTTGCTGCTGATATTACTGCTCCACCTAGACTCCATATCATTGGTTGTCCCGATCTTTCTGTTCTGAATGTTTGATTATCCCAGATACAAATAATATTATCAGGACTCATTTTATCTGCAATAATTCTGGCATCAACTCCATATAATCTTCTCTGACTTGGAGATAATCCACATTGGTCTATTACAAGAGAAGAAGTATTACAAGAAGCAGCAATATTTACTGCTAGAGATCCAAAAAATCTTGCATAGCCACTGCAAAGATAATCTGTCCATTTATTGAAATAATTTTGAATAATAAAAGATGACCACTGAGGTACTGTATTACCTGGAATAATTCCTCCAATAATATTGGCAAAAGTTGAAACAATTTCCTGATTAAATCCTGTTGAATAACTTGGCCCTATTGGTTGGGAATCCGAATAATCAGAAAGAACTATTCCATATGCTCCACAAATTGCAGATGTTTCGCTCCATAATTTGGCAAATAAATCTCCATAGGTTGTTCCAATATTTGAAGGAGAATCTACTGATGATAAGGGCTGTAAAGGAGATATATGACCATTAGGATTTACTGTTCCATCTGCATTAACCATAAACATACTTTTATGAGCATTGAGCCAATTTGCCCATGCTGTAAAGGCTGCTTGTTCACCTGATGCAACTATAGATGCACGATCAGAAGTAATATATGAGGGTTCTCCAGAAACTTGTGGCATTGCTGCAAGATATGTATCATCCCATCTCTGACAACCAGAAATTGGTACAATACCTTTAGCAGTTTTTGAAGCTGCATCAATTCTGGCATTATTCATCTGGATAGTATTGTTGAAATTATTGCCATTCTTCCAGAATAGATTAGCAGGGGAAAGGGTTGGTGAGGAACACCACGATTGCTGAAATATATTATTTGCGAATGGAAGAGTTTGGTAAGAAGTATTTCCAGCCATGGTATTGGTCCTTTTTCTAATTGCTCTAATAATATTTAGAAAGGCCAAAATACCTGGAAGTTTGTGGAATTACTTTGTCACTTTATTGTCATTCCTCATGATGTTGTCCAAGATATGTCAAGTGATGTACGTAAAACGGAGAACCCCATTTGTCTTTATGTAAGTGCCCATCTTCGTAACGAAACTTGGAATTCCTTGGAAGAATTACTTCATGTTCTCTTGTTTTACCTATATTATGATTTAATGGCCTAAAAGCATTACTTCCCTTTGGTAAATGAATTCTAAAAACATGAGTTTCTCCAGATTGATATCCAAATGAACCTGCTGTTGATGGATTAAGACTTGTAGAAACGAATCCCTTATCATGAAGTATTGTTCCAGGTTTTAATTTCATGCCCTTGGCAACATTAGGTTGAATACCTCTCCATACTGTAGCATTTTGTTTGGTTTGATGAGAAGATATTATATTGTCTAAATTTGATGTGTGTTCTTTTATTTCTTTTCTATTGTAACCGCCCTGACTTGCTGGATAAACTTTACCTGTTCTATGAAAACGATTAATATCATAGTGTCCAGTTCCTATATAGACCTGCAAAGTTTCCTTTTCTTCTGGTGAAAGAATTTTAGAACTATCATGAATTCTTGCATGGGCTTTATATACTTTATCTAAATTTCCATGACCAAAATCATAATCATAGTTATAGTTTACTTTGTGATTAGAAACACCAATTTTTTCTAGAAGTATTTTGAAGGATTGCATTATTTGTCTCCAAGATATGTTAAGTGATGGATATGATCTTCATCATAATTCTGATATCCGTGAAGACTTGTTGGGTGAACAGTCTTTCCTTCATACCTGAATTTACTTCCTCTTGGTAGAAGAACTTCATGTTCATAGCCAATACCTAGATCTCTTTTATGGCTATTAAGATATAATGCCTTACTTCCTTTAGGAATATGAATCTTGGCAAAGTGTCTTTCCATTTTTGTTATATCATTTGGATTTTTATGATAAGTCCTTGAAAAGGAATCTGCAGTATATGGTTCAACAGTTGTGGAAACGAATCCCTTATCATGAAAAGTATCTCCCGGTTTCATTGCATTTAATTGATTAGGTACTTCATGAGTATTTGAAAGTCCTGCCAATCCTCTCCATACTGTGGCAGGTTTCATTGTGGTATGTTTAGAAAGAACAGAGTCAATATTCTTTATATGGTCAGAGACCTTAATATCTTTCAATGAATCTTCAGTACTTCCAGAATTTCTAAGCTGATTATTAATAGCCCTATAAGCAGTGTCTTTATGTTCTGTGCCAATATCATTATCAATAGTGCCAGAATAAACTCTAAGACTGTGCATTTCATGATGCTCAAGTCCAGGATTATTATTGAAATGTTTAACCCAAGGTTCTGAATCATCAGAATTTTTTACTCTGGCATTATGATCATGGAAACCTAAATGTTCTTCTGTATTTTCTTTTAAGTAATTCTTGAATGATTTCATGATTCCTCTGGTAAATGTGTAAGATGATGTACAGTAACAGTTTCATAGTCATTATTAGGATGTGGATGAGTACTAGAACCTTCGTAACGGAACTTAGAGTTCCTTGGAAGTAATACTTCATGCTCCCTTTTATTACTGGAAAGATTGTTCTGATTAAGATATACTGCTTTACTTCCTTTTGGTAGATTAATTTTTGCTATATGTATATTATCTCTATTTCCCATTGGCAAAGATTCTCTGCCAAATTTTATTGCTATTGCAGGATGTAATGTAGTAGAAGTAAATCCCTTATCGGATAATACAGTGCCTTCTTTTGTTTTTATATTTTCTGGATTAATCCCTCTCCATACAGTGGCAGGATGTTCCGTGGTATGATGAGAGATTGTCTTATCTATATTTGGAATATGATATTCCTTAAAATCTTTTAAGTTCCTGTCAATTTTATCTTTTTTGTAGCCAATGTCATTACGCATTTTCTTCCATGAATTTTGATTTCTTAAAATATGGTTAATATCTCTGTAAAATCCTTCACTGTAACTGTGCATTGCTTTATGTTCATCTTCAGTAATGTGTTTATCTGGTCTTTTGTGTAGCTGCATTCCATGTTCATGGGTAATGGTTTCCTCATCTGGTCCATGTTGGATAAAAAATGGATTATCAACTCCTAGATGCTTTACAATTTCTTCAAGGATTTCTCTAAAGCTCTTCATATTATCTTACTCTATTAACAGTAATGGAAAGATTTTGTGAACCTGGAATATTTGCAATCGAGAATACGATATTCACAATAATAGCATCCTCACCACTTTGGTTTACCTGGAGATTTTCCAGAACTACACGTTTCTCAAAGTTAGTGATAACATTTCTAAGATCCGAGGCAATTTCTTGAAGAACATTTGCAGTTAGTTGTTCGAATAGTTTATTCCTGATATTAGAACCAACCTTTTCTTTGAATCTTCTTTCATAGAAATTGGTCAGGACAAGATTACGTAATGCTTTCTTTACTGCATTGGCATCTGTGTAAAGGAATAAATCGCCAGTGTCTGGATGGATTTCGAAATTAGTTGTGAAGTCAGAATACTTTTTCGGTTTAGTTTGGTTTATTACATTGGGAGTAAGTCTATCGACACGAGAAATAGTCATTATTCTGTACCTTCTGGAATATGTGTTAGATGATGAATAGTTACATCCTGTCCTAGATGATTTATGAAGGTTGATTTTCCAGTATATTTAAATTTACTTCCTCTTGGTAAAAGAACTTCATGTTCATCAGGAAAATGAGATGCCCGATGCTTATTTAAATACATAGCATGAGAACCCTTAGGAATATGAATCTTAATAAGTGAATCATCTTTTGGATGAGCAGTATGAATAAAACCAGTATGACCACCATCTAGTGTTGTGGAGACAAATCCTTTATCATGAACAGTATCTCCAATTTCTGCAGTATCTAGCATATGGGGTTGTTCATGGCTAAATCTTCTATAGACATGAATATCATCTTTTACTTTATGTTTAGCAATTGCAGAATCTATATGAGGAATTTCCGAATAGGTGTTAAAATCATGTTCATGATCTCTTAAGTGTCTGTTAATTCCTCTAAAATTATATTTTGAATAATTGTAAACATGGTCAAATTCATCTGAGGTTAATTTAGGTTTATCATGAATTTTCTCTGCAGCACTTTGTATATCCTTATAATGTTGGTCAAGATCTGGAAGAGAAGTTGCCCGTTTCATAGGCACTTCAATTATTTCTGTTAGTTGCTTAAACGATTTCATTTATGTAACTCCTGATATACTTTTTCATCCTCATCTGTCCATTTTGGTAAAGGCTTTGGAGAATCACTCCCAAGATGAGTAACATGATGAATGGTCCATCCATTATTTTCTTCTTTACCTTCATAACGGAACTTGGAATTTCTTGGAAGAACTAATTCATGCTGTTCTGGAAGAACACTATTTCCTAAAATATGATTTAAATAAAGGCCATGAGAACCTTTAGGAACTTTGATATGAATTAGATTTTTATTCTGTGATCCGAAATCCTTTGAAATATGAGGATTTAATGAAGTACTGGTATATCCTTTATCATGGAAGGTATCTCCAGGTTTAAGGTTATCTAAAACTTCACTTGCAGATTTATTTGAAGAAATTCCTCTCCAGGCATGGATATTATTTTGTAAAGCATGTTTATGCATTGCAGAGTCAAGATGATCTATCTGAGGCTGATGATAATTTTTTATCGCTTCAGTATTATCGGTTCTTAATGCATGGTTTGGAGTATAGCCTACCTGATACTTCCCAACATGTTTTTGTTCATCATCCGATAGAATATTTTTCTGGGGATGCAATGAAGATGCTTCATTATCCAATTCTGGAAATGGGTTGCCAAATTGTTGCTTTCTTACATCATAATAATATCGTTTATCATGAGGGTTAGAAGTTCCTAGCCATTTTTCTTTACTTTCTTCAAGCAATTGTTTAAGTGTCTTCATGAATACCTATATAAGTTAAGTGATGAATTTTCTGTCCAATATTGTTTGTCTTTAAACCATTATAACGGAACTTGGAATTTCTGGGAAGTAATACTTCTTTTTCATAGTCTCTTGGATGTTTACCAAGAATAGAATTAACATCAATTGCATTAGAACCTTTAGGCACTTTAATATGAAATAAATGATCTCCTAAACCAAACGAATCTGCTTTTCCAGGATGTGTTGAAGTAGAGGTATATCCTTTGTCATGGAAAATATCTCCTTTTTTATATTGTGGTTCAAAGGAAATTCCTCTCCATAAATGAACATCATGCTCAATTTTATGTTTTCTAAGCAAATTATCTAGATGTGGTGTGGCAAAATCTGAATGTTCCTTGGCTCTTTTCTTATAATCTGCAATCATATGTTCAGATTGTTTTTCAGTTCCTTGAGGAAGTGTTCCTCTATGATGAAAGTTAATATTACAACAATCAACATAACCTCTAAGAGCTTTCTTTTCATATTCAGAAATATCTAAATGATTTACAGGGTGTAAAGGAACTTCAAGATCCTTTTTGTTTTTTTCTGTAGCATTACCAATATATTTCTCAGTCAGTTCCTTGAATTTAATCATGGTGAACTCCAAGGTGTGTAACATGGTGAATATGGTAAGTATTTACGCTCTGCCCATCACTTCTAGGTGGAGGTTCATGAATTGTTGATCCTTCGTAACGGAACTTTGAATTTCTTGGTAGAATTACTTCATGTTCATTTAAAGGATTCACTTCTGGATAATTATCAACAGACATTCCTTTACTTCCTTTCGGCAATTTGATACGCATTACATGAACTTCTTTTCTCATTGCAGTACCACCAAAGTCTCTTGCAGTTGCTGGCCTGAGTGTAGTAGAAACGTATCCCTTATCATGAAATTCTTGTCCTGGCTTTAAATTTAATTCATCCATTACTGCTGCTTTCATACCTCTCCAAACATGAGCAGGATGTTGAGTTACATGCTTATCTATTGCAGAATCTAAATGTTTAGATTTATTATTCAAGTATTCAGGAATATGCCATAAGCTTTTATCCAAATCTCCTTTATAACTTTTAAGTTCCTGCCCTCTATGATGTCTATTCATATTAAAATGTAAAGAGCCAGTATAATGATCTAGTACAGTTTTTTCGTGCTCTGTTAATTCGTGTTTTGGATGTAATGCTTCTTTATCTTCTCTTAATCTCTGATAAGCTTTACTTGAATGTAATGCATCATTACTGTGATCATCCCATAATCTTTCAGGATTTGTAGTTCCTAGCCATTTTTCTTCATTTTCTTTTAAATATTCTTTAAGTCTTTTCATGATGAACTCCAAGGTATGTTAAATGATGCACAGGAGTTCCTTCATCAGAATACAACCCTTCATATCTGAACTTTGCATTTCTTGGGAGAATTACTTCGTGTTCGTAATCATTATTGAATTTATCTGAGTACTTATTAATTGCCAATGCATTAGAACCTTTAGGAACATGGATTCTTGTCTTATGGCTATATTCTTGACTCCAATTAGAAATATAGGATGGTTTTACAGTTGTTGACACAAATCCCTTATCATGGAAAGTATCTCCTGGTTTCAGGCTATCAAATGAAGGAATTCCTTTAGCTATAGCTCTCCAGGTATGTAAATCATCCTCTGTCTTGTGTTTAGCAATGGCAGAATCTATATGCCTGATATAATGATTTAAATGATTTGCTTCTACTTCTGGATATTCTTGATGGCCTCTTAGATGCCCGTTAATTGCATCATATCCTGTGTAATCTTTATGAGATGGAATCTTATTTCCATTAAGTCCAGTAAGATACGTATTTACCTTAATTGGTCTTCCGCCAATATAGGAATGGACCGAATGAATTTCTTCTGGAGACATTTCCTGTGGGGCATGAAGTTTTTCAGATGCTTCTCTTGTTACATCATCTCTGGAAACAGAAGTTCTAACATCTTTAGGATCTTTTAGAATAACTGCATCAGGATATAAAGTTTTATGCCCAAGTTCTTCAAGGATTTGTAGGAAAGATTTCATGAATACTCCAAGTAAATTATAGAGTATTTATTCTTTCTCTGGAATATGGGTTAGATGATGCAATGTGTACTTAATTATTGGATGAGTTCCATCATGTTTTGTTGCCATTTTATCTTCATGCTCAACATTCTCTGAACCTTCATATCTAAATTTGGAGTTCCTTGGAAGTAATACTTCGTGTTCTGCTTCATGGGCAGAAGTAAGATTCTGTTGGTTCATATAGAGTGCCTTACTTCCTTTAGGAACTTTGATATGAACAACATGTCCAGTACCAGGGAGGAAATCCATTGTGGAAAAGAAATGGGCAGTTCCTGGATCTAGAGAAGTAGATACAAATCCTTTATCAGTATATCGTTTACCTTTCTTGAAGGAATTTCCATCCTCAGGAGTAATTCCACGATACACATGAATCCCTTTAGTTGTTTTATGCTTGGCAATGGCAGAATCTATTCTACCAGAAAAGTCCTTTATCTTCTCTTCATCAGGAATATTATAATGGAGATTGTCTGGTAATTTGCCAGTCCTATGATACCTGTTAATTACTGCATATTCTGTTGAGGTATATTGCTTAATAGCATGATGTTCCTCTGGGGTTAACTTTGCAGGAGCATGAAGTGAATTGCCATGCTCATGGGCCTTGTCAGAATTGAAAGGTTCCTGGACAACTGAATGACCAATATATTTTTCTGTTAAGTATTCTTTGAAATTAATCATGATTTTACTGGTTCTCCTGTTTCATCAGTTCCACTCTGTACTTCATCGTGCTTATGAGTCTTTAGAGAAATACCATCAGCAATAACATCCTTGCTTACAGAAACTTGCCCATCAATATTTACATCTCCCTTAATATTCCAGGTAGAGGCAGTCATATTAGAATTACCTTCCACAATCAATTGTAAATCACCAGTCACACCAATATTTCCGGCACCCTCAACATTAATGTCACAGTCTCCAAGGATATCTGCAACAACCGAACCAGTAACACCAAGAATACAATTCTTATCTATCTGGACAATAGCATCTCCTACAACATGGACAGTCATTTGTCCACCAACAAATACATTTTTATCTTTTACCACAATATCAAATGAATCATCAGAAACTTTATGAATTTCTCTCCCATCCTTATTGATTTCTGTATAAGAACCTGCAGGATGAAAAATATGAATTCTTTGATTATTTGGAGTATCATCAAGTTCTACAGTAATTCCTGAAGATGTCTGAAATACTTGGTTATATGGATATTTTGCTGCATAGGAATTATCTGGTTCATTAGATCCCTGAATAATGGTTTTGTTGATATTATTAGTTCCTCTGGCAAGCGGATTAGTATCTGGTTCTCCATCAGTCATACTTGAAATTACGCCTTCAATTAGAGGTATCTGCATTTCTCTCCCATCCAGGAAAATACCCTTGACGATACTTCCAGGTTTTAGACCAACAGGAGCATTGCCTACCCCATTCTGACCAGATGATGTAACAGGAAGAAGAACATATGCCCATAATAGCATATCATCAGGAAGTATTGTTGTGTCCTGGGTATGGATGTTGAAGCATCTTATCTGGACTCGCCCAATTTCTTTAGGGTCCATGATGTTTGTTACCTTGGCAAGAAACCAATAACAAGAACCGTCTACAGCATATTTACTTGTCATGTGGAAGTAGCTCCAGATGATGAATAGTTACTCCAGAGTCATGCTTGGTTTTTCTGAGGTACTTGAATTTGCTTCCTCTTGGTAAAAGAACTTCATGCTCATGAGGATTAACAGAAATTCCATGCTGATTAATTGCAAGTGCATTAGAGCCTTTAGGAATTCTTATTTTGGCAATATGAATTGAATACTTATTGTGTACAGCATTTCCTATAATACTTGCTGATTGTTTATTTCTTCCGTCTAGTGTAGTAGAAACATATCCTTTATCGTGAATTATTTGTCCTCTTTTAGGATCTTTCCCTTCTTCACCATTATCAATAAAACTTGGTTCTCTTCTTGAGATTCCTCTATAAACAATTGCATCTTCTTTTGTTTTATGTTTGGCTATGGCAGAATCGATATGAGGAATCATTTCTTCTTCAGGGTTATCCTCAGTCCATTCTTTCCCACCATGCCTTAGATAATGATTGATGTTTTCATAGCCATTTCCAGTGTAATGACTAACATTTCCCTTTTCATCCCAAGAAAGATCTTGCTTATCATGAAGTCTATGGGCAAGGTTGTTTAATTCCTTATCTTCTTTTCCACCAACATTTTCCATTGATTGAGCAGCAAAATGTGTCTTGATTAACTCATTAATTTCTTGGAACTTCATTTATTCTCCGAGAATAATTATATTATTCCATATTTATCATGAAATGACTTATTATTCTTCATGGGTACCTAAATGTGTTAGATGATGAATAATAACTTTACGAAATCCAGAATGTTCTTCATGCTCTTCTTTCCCATCATAACGGAACTTTGAATTTCTTGGCAATAACACTTCATGCTCGTGTGCATGTCCAAGTCCATAAGTATTTAATGAAACTGCATTGCTTCCTTTAGGAACATGGATATGCAAAAGATGGTCTTCATTACTACCAACTGTTCCACCAAAAGCTCTTGCTGCAGAAGGGAAAGCAGTTGTAGAAACATATCCTTTATCATGGAAAGTATCTCCAGGGTTTAAAGATGATACTTGTTTCTGAACAGTATCTCCATTCCCATGATAGGGATCTTGCCCCAATCCTCTCCAGACATGCAAGTCATGATTAGTTTTATGTTTGGCGATTGCAGAATCTATATGATTGCTGGTTTCTTGTATTTCTTTACCATAATCATGATATCTTTCGGGAAGATCTCCACGATGAAACTTATTAATCATCCTATATCCAGATAAAGGCCAATGATGATGTAAATTATCCTTTGCATAATGTAATAGACTACCAGATTCATCATTAGATAAATTATGTTTTGGATGAAGATCATGCTTAACATTGTTTAATGTTTCTGCACCATCAGAATAATCCTTATAATTATGATCAGGAGTTCCTAAGTATTGGTGATGAGAGGTTAAATTGTTTTCTGATTTGTCATTTAGTTTGTTCTTAATAAATTCTCTAAATCTATTCATTATGTTGTCCTAAGTATTGTAAGTGATGAATATGATATATTGAGTTCTGTCCTGCATGATGAAAAACTTCTTTATGGGAATATCGAAACTTAGAATTCCTTGGAAGAATTACTTCGTGTTCTTGTGTATCTCTATCAGGATATGCCCCAACTGAAAGTGCCTTACTTCCTTTTGGTAAAACAAAATGGATAACATGCTTATTAAATGGTTTACCTGACATTAAATCAGCATGACTCCTATATCTGCCAAATCTTCCTGCTGTTGCTGGTCTTATGGTAGTAGAAAGAAATCCTTTATCATGAAATTCTGTTCCAGGTTGCATTTTGTCCATGAAGGTTGCATTGCTGTCACTTTTACCAGCATCAGTAATTCCTCTCCAGAGATGAACAGCATGTTTTGTTTTATGCTTATCGATTAGGCTATCAAAGCTCTTTACATGCTTATCAAGACTTGGAATAATTCTAGTGTGCATTACTCCACCACCAGATCTTAAATAACCATTCAAGTCATTACTTAGAGCAAAACCATCTGCCTTGAATTTACTATGGTTGTATCCTGTATAGGCATCTAGAAGATTAACTTCATGACCAGACATTTCTTTAGGCTCATGGAGAGAACTGGCAAGTTTGCCATAGGCTGTAATGCCCATCTTTTTATCTGGCTCTACCTGAGAAGTCCCACGAATTTTTTCTTCTTCGTTTAAGTATTCTTTAAGTCTCTTCATGCTGGCCCATATATTCTAGATGGTGGACAACAAGGCCAGGATGCCTTGATTTTTTAATGTATTTAAATTTAGAGTTTCTTGGAAGTAATACTTCATGTTCGTAACCAATTCCTGTGGCAGGATAACTATTTGGATGAATAGCTTCACTGCCTTTTGGTAGAGTAATATGGGCAATATGTTTCATTGTTCCTTTACGATATAAAGAAGATCTATACCTTGTACCAAATTCTTTAGCATATTCTGGAGTTAATGAAGTGGAAGTATAACCTTTATCATGGAAGGTATCTCCCGGTTTCATTTTTTCAATTTCGTGCTTTTTGTCGTGTTCTGCTGTTCCAAGTCCTAGAAATCCTCTCCAGACATGGGTTTCATGATTTAATTTATGTTTCGCAATGCCAGAATCCAGATGATGAATTATAGGCATTATATTTTCTTTTATTCCACCTTTACTTTCACCATGCCTTAGATAATTATTAATACTTTCGAATTGCATTTCCCAATTATTATTATGTAGTTTTCCATGATTATCACTGCTTCCAATATAAACCTTTAAAGCATTGTGTTCTGAAGAATCCAAGAGATTTTTTTCATGCATATCATGATCTCCTTCAATTCTTTGTAAATCTTTTATAACATTATCTTTAGGAATTTTAGTTCCAATATAATCTTTACTTTCAGCAATAAATTCTTTAAGTCTCTTCATGTTTCCCTATGTATTGTAAGTGATGAATATGGGTAATATTTTTTGAAGTTGGCCTATAATCATTTACTTTTTCGTGAGTTTCTTTCCCCATATATTTAAACTTAGCATTTCTGGGAAGTAATACTTCGTGTTCGTATCCATTACCTAAATCATGATGCTGAAGATATAATGCCTTATGCCCAGACGGAACATGAATATGGGCAAGGTGTTCATGCGCTTCTTCTGTACCATCAGGAAAGCTTTTAAATTCCATTCCAAATCCTCTTGCAGTTATTGGCCTAAAAGAAGTGGAAGTAAATCCTTTATCATGAAAAGTATCTCCAGGGGTTAGGGAAGTAAATTCATCATGTGGTCCAGAATTTTGGGCATAACCTGCCAAGCCTCTCCAGACATGCAAATCTGTATGAGTAGTATGCTTATCGATTGCAGAATCCAGATTCTTTACATGGTTGTTAACAATTTCTTCATGCTCTGGTTTAATATTATTGAATCTTAGATGATCGTTTATAGTTCTGTAGGGTGCCCTTTGAGGATTAGTTTCAATATTTGTTTTCCAATCACTGCCTGCTGCATATGTTTTTACGCTATGCTTTTCTTCTGGAGTAAGATAAGGTGTATTATGAACAGATGCCCATTTCAGATCATTCTGTGGCTCATAAGTATGGTCCTTAGTGCCTTCATAGGTTGCTTGTTCTTTTATTACTGGTTTTTTCTTAGTTGATTCATCATCACCATCCCAATATTTTGGAGGTAGATTTTTAACTAATTTGGCATATTCTTTAAACTTCTTCAAAATTATGCTCCAGTCTTCCCGATTGGTGGAAGATACTCATAGTGATGGACCTTAATCAGGCCATCCTTATCTTCTGTTGAATGTGAATACTTAAGTCTTGAATTTCTTGGAAGCAATACTTCGTGTTCTTCAGGATGATCTTCGATATGATGATTCATATAGACTCCTTTACTTCCTTTAGGAACCACGATATGAATAAGATGGTCAGATTTCAGAGAGTCTGATTTCTCAATGCCATCAGAAAATGCTCTGGCAACTTCAGGGTCCATGGAAGTAGACATAAATCCTCTATCAGTTAGGATATGATTCTTCCCATTACCTAGGCCAAGTTTCTTTGCAGCTTTATTTGTAATTCCTCTCCATACATGAGTATTTTTTATGACTTCATGCTTATTAATAAAGGAATCCAGATTCTTCACATGCTCATCATGGTCAGGATCTTTGAATAACTGTAGCTTACCTCTAAGTCTATCATTGATTTTCTTATGCCCAATAAATCCATAATAAGCAGCAGAATTACCTTCATCATCCGTGACTTCTGCCTTAGTTGTTGGGGCGTTTTCATGATGAATTGTAGGATCATCATAATCATCAATTCCGTTAAATTGTTCTTCTTCCCAGAGACCTGAGCCTCCCACGGCATCTGATCCGTAATCGGGAATATTAGATTCATCCCAATGATACTTTCCACTGTTATCTAAGTCTTCTGATAGGTAATTTTTAAAGCTCTTCATTATTTCTCTCCCATTCCCGGAATATGTGTAAGATGGTGAACAATTAATCTTCCTGTTGGATTTCTATGTAATTCTGAAGAAGCCTCTGTATGTTCTGTATTTCCTTCATATTTAAAATGAGAATTTCTTGGAAGAATTATTTCATTTTCTCCAATTGGTGAATGATTGTGGTGGCTTAATGGATGAATAACATTGCTACCAACAGGAAGTTTTATATGAGCAATATGAATCGGTTCTTTAAGTAATTCTGCAGTATCAGGGTCATAATTTCTGGCAAATAACTTGGCTATCCTTGGGTGAGTAGAGGTAGAAACAAAACCTTTGTCATGGAAAGTATCTCCTGAATTAAAATTAAAATTTCTACCGTAATTTCCAAATCCTCTCCAGACATGGATAGGGTTTAAGGTAGAATGCATCATTATTGCATTCTGAAGATGTTTATTATATTCTTCTAGCTTTTCTCTTGGAACTCTACCAGAATAGTCATCTGGAACTTCTCCGTGTCTGGCAAGATGATTCATTTGTCTATGTCCAGAACCCAAATAATGATCCATTGCCTCTATAGCAGAAGTTGTTGGACCGTATTTTGAAGGAGCATAAAGACCCTTAGTGTTTTCTATATGCTTATGATTGTTATCTTTAATTTCATAAAAAAGTTTCCCATTACCTTCAAGAGGGTCATCAGTTCCTAGCCATTCTTCATGAGTTTCCAAAATACTTTCCTCTACTTGATTATATTGGCCTATCGTAATATCATCAGGATTCCAGGTGAATCGATCACCAGCTTTGTTTAAATATTGTTCAAAGTCTTCATTAAGAAATGATTTGAATCTCTTCACCATTCTTCTCCCGGAATATGTTCTAGATGATGGATAGTAATCTTATGACCATCTTTTGATTTTGCTTTGTCTGAACCAAGATAACGGAATTTCGAGTGTCTTGGAAGTAATATCTCTGCCTCTGTTCTACCGGAAAAACTTCCATGAGTAGGCAGATGAATTCCTTTGGTTCCTTTTGGAAGATGGATATGCATAACATGATGATTATTTCTACCATCAGGAGAATGCCAACCAGTTGCTGCATGAATAGCCATTCTAGGATTAAGAGAAGTAGAAACAAATCCTTTATCATGGACTATTGTATTTTTACCAAGTTTTAAAGCTCTTTTAGCCTCTGGTGAAATCCCTCTCCAGACATGGGTATCATGGTTAAGCCTTGAATAATTAATTAGACTGTCCAGATTTCTTGTATGAGCTTTTACTTCATCATTATCAATTATGTCTTCATGAGGATTATGATTGCTTCTGGCAATACCATTGATTGCCTTGGAACCATAGGATGTTGCATACTTACGTAAAGCATTAATGTGATTATCAGAAAGTTCTTTTTTATTCTGAATATCCTTGAAGTGTTCAGGAAGTTCTGTATCATTATACACATGATCGTCAATACTATTGTCAAGATGATTTGCAGTGCCTTTGACAATTTTTTCAGATTCTGTTAGCATTTCTTTAAAGGATTTCATTAAATCTCCCACGCAAAAATAGTATAGAATATTTATGGAAATAATGGAATACGACTTTTGCGTACTTCAGGTACGGAAAGGTTGGAAAGTAAAAGGACATTTAACCGGACATTTCCTGAAGGATTTTTAAGTAATCTGTTGAATTTAAAATAGAAATGACCGTTTTTGAAGTGGACATTTAACTGGACATCATATAACATTGATTTTTGGCCGATCTTTTGGCCGCCGATTTTTGAAAATAACTTATTGATATTTTTAAGAAAAATGCCATTTGGCCGATCATTTGGCCGATTATTTTATAAATACCTGAATAGAAATTTTTATTGAGGTATATTATATTTACAGATAAAAAGGCAATTGTTTATTGGATACATTTAGAAGAACATACCGATATATTTACTGAAGGATATGTAGGAGTTTCTACGAATTATAGAGAAAGATGGAAAACTCATAAGTATTATTTAAAACGAAATAAACATGAAAATTCTCATTTTCAAAATGCATATAATTTATATGGATTAAAAAATTTAATATTTGATACTGTATTAATTGGAACTGAAGATTATTGTTATGAAGTAGAGAGGAAGTTAAGACCTGAAAAAAGAATTGGCTGGAATATTGAACCTGGAGGAAATAGGCCACCTATTACTACTGATTATAAGCATTCAAAGGAAACTAAAAATAAAATCTCTATAATAACCCGAAATTATATAGATCTAAAGAAAAATTTTATTTTAATTTATATACCTACGAAAACTCCTTATATAATAAAAAATTTAAAAGCTTCTTGCTATGAACTTAATTTATCTGTAGAAGATACAGTAAACACGATTAATAATTCAAAACACTATAAAGGATATAAGTTATTTTGTTATGACGATAACTCGCAGCCATTTGTTCTTCCTGAAGTAACTTTATTTGAAATTATAAATCCTGATGGAGATTTGATTTATACAACCGATTTAAATAATTATTGTAAGAAAAACAACCTTAATGAATCTGGTATGAGAAAAGTAGCAAAAGGATCTAGAATGCATTATAAAGGATATAAAATGAAAACTAATATTATTCCTTCTAGTACTTATTTTTATCAAGATTTGAAAATGTCCGAAGTATAGTAGCTATACTACGACAACACTAACAATACTAAATTTGTGCTCTTAAGAGCACATTTAATTTTGGTATGTGCCTCTTAAAAGACCTAAAGCAAGACTGTGCTTTGCCTTTAAATTCGTAATCGTAATGATATGCCTGCATTCCTTAACAATGTAAATACCAGGAACCAAGGGAGCAGGTTCAATAGTTGTTTTCGTCATACCATCAACCTGTGGTAATTCAATTTCAATCGCATCACTACAACTAATAGAGCTATCACCATTCACGAAAATATTCATGGATGCATTCAGATGAACTGAAGTAAACCCTATCTTGGCTGGAAAAAAGTCGTGTATAAATGTATCAGGTTTGGCAGAATCATGAACAGAGAAATATTTTACTGCAGGATCTTTACCATACTTATCAATAATTGCCTGTGTAAATGGAGAAGTTGCACCAGATTTGTCAGGACTGGAAAACTGTCCGAATTGGTTTATGGTATAGCTATTTTCAGTGAAGGTTTTTGTCATGATATCAAATTTTTGGTGAACATTATTTAAAGCACCAATATTAATACTTCCACGAATATCAAATTGTTTCCCATGAGTATAATCAATAATATTTCTGAATTCTAATGGAGTCTGGAAGTCAGAAGCCAAAGCATTATATTTGGTAAATATCTTATCACCAACATTATTTGCATTCTGTAGAAAAATATCTTCCAAAGTCGAAAAATTATAACCGTGCTTGTTTTGAAAGAACAAATAAGAAGAGGATTTATTTTTTGTAGAACAAGCTCTTGTTCTCAACATTTCAATAGATTCAAATGGAGTTGTGTAAGGAAATACTATCTGTTGAGTTCCTTTTGTAGGTTCATAGAATAATTTATTTTGAGATTTTAAAGAATTCGTAATAATATCTTGGACAATTTGGTCAATTGTAGTATTATAGCCTTTCTGTATTTGTACTTGTGCATCCATCATTTTTTCTGGTGAGACACACTGCAATGTATAACCAGCTTTGCTGTGATTATCCGAAAATACTACATCAGATACAGAATAAACATGAAGATTGGCAGTATAATTTTCACGTCCTGGAGTTTCAAAATCTATTGTTAAAATTTCATCACCAATTATTGGGAACGATTGCAGCAGGCCAACAGCATCCGTCATTCCTACTTCACAGTACAAAAAGGGGCTAAGTATATCTTCCCAAATTGAAATAACTGCCGTTTGAGGAAGTATATTTACAGAATTGTTTGAAGACAAGGAAGTAAGTTGTATAGAATTTATGGTTACGTCACCAGCCTCATACGAATCACTCATTATTCATGCCCCTCTGGAATATGCGTAAGATGATGTAATTTAATTGGCACTCCTTGTTTATCTTTAACAACCTCATGCCCCTCATAACGAAATTTAGAATTCTTTGGTAGAATTACTTCACGTTCAGAAGCATTCTTATGATAATGATCTCTATATAATGCTTTACTACCTTTAGGAACTTTAATATGGATGAGAGATCCAGTGTGACCAAAGATAGATGCAAGTGTTGGATTGAAAGTAGTACTTACAAATCCTTTATCATGGAAGATATCTCCTGGATTGACATTATTAAATAAATCTTTAGCTTTACTTGAAATGCCTCTCCAGAGATGGGCATGATGTTCCGTAGTATGTTTGTTTATTGCATTATTCAAATGATGAATAGCCAAATCATCAGGACCACTTGTTTCATTTCTTAAAGATTCATTCATAGGAATATATCCATATTCTGAATAATGATGCATTGATTCATGCTCTAGATCTTCTAAATCATGCTTCGGATGAATTTTTAATAGATTATCTTTTGCTATACTTGTAATATGTGTATTATGATTATCAGTTCCTAGCCATTCTTCTTCATTTTCTATAAGTTGCTTGAAAGTTTTCATTCTGGTATATGCTCCATTCTATGAATTACTCTACCAGATGGCATTTCTTCCTTACCAAGGTAACGGAACTTTGAATCTGGTGGAAGAATTACTTCGTGTTCTCCACTTGCAAAATTATAATGATTTCTGTAAAGTGCTTTACTTCCCTTTGGCAATTTAATATGAAAAACATGATTTCCTGAGAAATCTCTTGCAACTACTGGAGCCAATGAAGTAGAAACGAACCCTTTATCATGAAGTATAGTTCCAGGTTCCATATTATGTAAGTCAAGGCTTGTAGCACCTTTATTGCTTATTCCTCTCCAGACATGGGCATGATGTTCTGTTGTGTGTCTCGAAAGTGCAGACTTCAGATCTTTGATATCGACAGGAGCATAATTTTCAGCATATATTTTATCGTGCTCATGAAGCTGTGGCATTCCCCTTAGAAGTCTATTAATAGGTTCATGCTTAGAACCTGCATAAGACTTCAGAGCCATTTTTTCATCTGTGCTTAACTCAACAGGCTTATGAATATGTGGAAATTCCTTAATGTCTTCTGAGGTAGTTGAGACATTGTGCTTATCGGTACCTATCCATTTTTCATTGTTTTCTAGAAGTTGCCTGAATGATTTCATTTAAAAGTTTTTCTTAATTACCTCTGTGATAAACTTAATTGAATTTTGTTCCCAATTCATATTAAAAATTGAAGAATAGTCAAGTCCTACAAAGATGCCAAGAATAGATGCTGTAGTCATCAAAGTTGTTTTATTCATAATTTAAGTTCTCCCATAAATAGAATTATATTCTAGTCGCGGAATTGGAGTTCCCACTAGATCTAATTCTGATAAGGAGAATCAGCTTATGAATGATATTTATGAAAAAGAAGCAGTTGTTTATTGGATTCATTTAAAAGAACATACGGATATATTTAATCAAGGATATATTGGTGTATCAACAAAATTTAAAGATAGAGCTAGAAGACATAAAAATAAACTGCTTAAAAATAAGCATGAAAATAAACATTTACAAAATGCATGTGACTTATATGATATAAGAAATCTTATTTGGGATATTGTATTGATATCAAAAGAAGATTATTGTTATAAAATAGAAAATAAATTAAGACCTAATAAAAATATTGGATGGAATTTAGAAAAAGGAGGGATAAAAGCTCCTGATACTACCGGAAGAGTTTTAACAGATGGGCATAAAGAGAAACTTTCAAAATCCTTAAGAGGAAGACCAACTTCTATTGAAACCAGAGAAAAACTATCAAATTCTTTAATGGGGCATAATGTCTCTGATGAACAAATATTGAAATATAAAAACTCTCGTAGTAAAAATCTGAAAAGCCATTATATTATAATTTTTCCAGATCAACATGAAGAATTAATAACATCATTGAATGATTTTTGTAAACAATATAATTTATCTTATAGAGCTTTTTCCCATATTTTGGAAGGCGCTCAAAAGCAACATAAAGGATTTAGAATTAGATATGCCTATCCAGAATTACATTAAGTTTTCTTAGGTTCCCAAGAATCATTAACTGGTGTATGGATTTCCGCCCCAAAAAACAATGTTCCCTGGAAAGGTGTAATTTCTTCAATCTTCCGATTTCCGTTTAAGCCGTTATAAGTGATTGTACAATGGCTTTCGTATTTATCAAAGTCATGTGAAGCACCATGAGCCATCAATTCATTATGTCTAGCAATCAATTCTGGTGAAGTGAACTTAAGCACGATAGCCTTGCCTTCCTTACCGAAAGCAGCCATTTCCCGTTCTCCCTCAGTAACCTTAAGATCATCTTCCAATGGTTTAATTCTATTCCAGTCTAGGGGAGTCTTGCTATAACACTGTGTCACATGGATATCATCAGGATGTATTGTTTCCATTCCATGATTTTTGAAATGGTTGCAAAATTCCTCGGCATTTTTCAAGGGCCTATGAATATAAAGTGTCTGCATATTGGTTTGACGCTCTGCAATAAAATGTTTAAAAGTTTTCATTATATACTCCTATTCTGGTAAATGTGTCAAGTGATGAACAATATATTTAAGCTTTGTTCCATAATTTGTTGTTCCTTTATGTTCTTCTGAACCTTCGTATCGGAACTTAGAGTTCCTTGGTAGAATTACTTCATGTTCTCCAGAATTTGGATTTGTATCTGGATACTTATTAGGATATAATGCCTTAGATCCTTTAGGAATTTTGATATGCAGAACATGAGTTCCACCATGGAACTCATTAGCAGAACCACCAAAACTATCAGTTACAATAGGATTTATTGAAGTGCTTACAAATCCTTTATCATGGAAAGTATCTCCAGGATTGGCTTCAATTTTATGTTTAATTCCTCTCCAAACATGAATTGGATGCTCTGTTTTATGTTTGGCTATTGCAGAATCCAGATGCTCTGTTTTTTTATTAAGATAATCAGGAATAGTATCATAATTTCCATGTCTAGGCGATAATTCTTCATTTCCTCTATGATGTGCATTTAAGTTTCTATAAAGACCACCAGTATATTCGTCAACAACTGCTGTTTCTCTTTGATTTAATTTCTTAGCTTTATGAAGTTTATTTCCATGATTTAATAATTCTTTATGATTTATAAAATTTCTGGTAATAAGAATTGAAGAATCTGGAAATCCTAATTCATGTTCTTCTGTTTTCTCAACTAATTCTTTAAACGTCTTCATGCTGGCCTAGGTAAGTTAAGTGATGAACATGCTGCATATAAGTACTGCCATCAGGAATTTTGCCTTTCTTGGATGTCTTTCCATCATAACGGAACTTAGAACCCCTTGGCAAAAGAAATTCGTTTTCTCCTTTATTGGCAGTAGCTCCATGATGTTCTAGGTCCAGTACCTTAGACCCTTTTGGAGTCTTGATATGCATTAGATGAATTTCTTTATTATGATATCCTGCAAATCCCCATGAAACTTGTGGAGACATGGAAGTAGAAACATAGCCATTATCATGGAAAGTATCTCCTGGTTTCAGATCCTTAACAACATCTTCCTCTGTTCCTCTCCAGAGATGCATATGATTCTTGGCAGTACTTTTAGAAATTGCTGAATCTATATGCTTAGTATGCCTTTCTATCGATTTAATAACAGGCTCTATTTTAATCGAACCGGGAAATCTGTGATATTTGTTAATATTGTTATGGCCTGAATCAGAATAATTATGGACATGCGCTTGTTCCTCTGAACTCAGGAAAGATGAATTTGTAAATTCTTTTTTTGCTGGCCTGAAATATGATTTATTAGGATCATGAATTCCTTCCCATACTTGTGGAGATTCTTCTGAGGATTCGATTAGTTGCTTGAATGATTTCATGATTTCTCTGGAATATGTTCTAGGTGATGGACAAAGACAGGATAGCCATACTTATGAGTATGCTCTGTTGTATGAGAATATCTAAACTTACTTCCTCTTGGTAACAGAACTTCATGTTCATCTACATTTCTTTTGCTATGCTGATTCATATATACTGCTTTACTTCCTTTAGGGACTCTAATGCTCATAATATGATGCTGGTCTCGCACTGGATTTTTAAAGCTTGTTGAGGCTATATTTTGAGATACCGAAGTAGATACATATCCAGGATCATGAATTATTTTATTTTTTCCAAGTTTTAATTTCTTTACTGCATCGTCATCAATTCCTCTCCAGACATGGATAGGAACATTGGTAGTATGCTTCGCTATTGCAGAATCAAGATGTGCTGATCTCTCTTCTATTTTATCCAAATCAGAATGTTCTGCCCACATAGGTGCAGGACCAAAATCATGTAATTCTTCCCCTCTATGAAATTTATTCATATTAACGTATCCTGCCTTGGTATAATGATCAATACTATTTTTTTCATCAGGAGTTAATTCTGGTTTTTTATGTAATCTGATATTATTAACATATTGTGGTTTGTATTTTTTTGGAGTATATTTGTCATAATTTTGTTCATTAGGATTATAAATTGGATTTCCTAAATCTTCTATTAATTCTTTAAATTTTATCATGATTGCATTTCCGTAGCGAATGATTGTACAACTGATTGTAAATATTCATTTCGTAAAATCTTAATATTTGCTCTAACTTGATTATTTTCCATCTCAACATCAAGAACAGTGACAGGATTATAATATACTGCCTCATCATTCGGAATTACAAAGGTCTGGTTAATGCTTCCAGAAGGACTTGCATTGACTCCAGAAGTATTTCCAGTAATAATATCGGTATTATTGAAAGCTCCTGTTATATGCTGTAACGTTAGCATGGATGAATTAGAAAATGCAACAAATCCTGTGGCAGAATTTTGAGAAACTTTCTCATTATCTATGAAACTGCCAGAATTTGCAACAGGAATTTGAAGGATCTGGTTAGTCGATACAGTTGTATCTAATGGATTTCTTTTGTATTGATAGACATAGTTACCAGCACGAATAACTGGTTTCCAATATTTCTTCAAATAGTCTGGCAATGAATCATATCCATTTAGATTCAATACTCTATCATCCCCTGCCCAATTATTCTGGTAATACTGTATTTGTTGTGCAGCTATTTCCCATGATCCATACTTATCTGTTATCATATTACCAAATTCTTCCTGAGATAAAGGCCAGGAATAATATGGATCGATATTATTATTGAATAATCTCAAAACCCAAACATAGGAAGAATTACCATAGGCATTGAAAGCAACTCCCTCTGCAGTCTCACCATCCTTTACAGTATATTCATAGAATAATTCTGTATTCTCCATAAATTTCTTAGCAATCACTGATCTTGCAAGAATATTAGTAGCTGCAAATCCATTATAATTAAGTATTGGAAAGTTTAGAAAATATTGTGATGAACCCTTAGCCATTAAACACTCACTGTATTATTAGGTTGTGTAAATTTAGGTCCAAAGGTTGTTCCACCAGATGAGAAGCTTCCAGGATTATTATCAAGTTGATTTGCTAAAGGACTTCCAGCAGGAGCAATAACATTGTTACCAAAATTTACACCAGAATTAAATCCTGGAGATACAGGAATTCCAGGAACTGGAGCTAATGGACTTACTAATACAGAATCATCATCGTCACTTTGTTGTGAAGAAGGATTTTGTGTGCTTCCTGCATTAGATGGAGTATTCTCGTTGTTAACAAACATCTCTGTTTCAATTAATGAAATCGAAAATTCAATAATAGTACCAGCCTTTGTATCCCAGAAGAATGATGGAGATCCACCACCAGCATGATTAATTTTTACATCAGTAATGAAACACTGTTTAAATGGATAAAGATTGCTATCCATTGGAGTGAACTTTGGCTGAACAAGCATTGGAAAATCAAGGAAGAATTTCCCTGTAGTAGTTGGCAACATACTTGTTCTGAATAAATCAAAAATATTTTTCAGTATTGCTGATTCATCTTGAGATTTTGGAGCGAATGTCCAAGTAAAGTTATGCTTTCTTAAATCAACACCAGCCAATGTAACAGTTGTTGAAGGATTTAAGATCTTGCCTAGCTGGTTCTGAATAATACCTTCAATCGGAATATCCCCAGTAACACCTTTGATCATATCAGAAATACCAAGAATATTATATTTCAGGGCAGAAAGGACTAGAGCATCTGTTACATTATCTATTGTATTTCCTGCAATGGTCCCTCTCAGTGCAGAGGCAGTTTTATCTGCAAAATTATTATAGGCACCCTTGATTCCATCCCAAGAATGATCTTTTTCAAGCATGTTTGCAGAACTCTGAAGATTTCCGAATAGTTCACCAACTGCTTTTCCTGCAATTCCAGGTGATATTTGAGAATAAGAGACTCCATATTGTTCATTAAGATTTGCAGGAACTGGCAAATAAACTTGTGCCTGATTAGTATAGGTTGGTTCTTGTTGTGCCTGTTCTCTTGAATATTTCGTGAAAGTAAATCCCATTCTGATTCCAGTATCTGTAGATAAATCTAGAGGAAAGGAAAGAGAATCCGTGCCAGTTGGTAAAGCAAATGCAAAAGGTGCAGAAGAAGGACCACCAAAATTTCCTTGGGGTGAACCAAACGATAATCCTGCATTTAATTGAGCAATTCCAGAAAGAGCAGAAGTACTTAAAGAAACTGCTGCTGCTCCACCAACAGTCATTCCTACTGCTGAACCAGATGTTCCAACAGTGCCATCAATTCCAACAGCACCAGAAATACTTGCAGAAACCTGAACACCACTTGGAGATATTGTGGCATTAGTTACAGTATCTTGGGTAAGTCCTTTTGGAGTTTCGGACTGTATTGTTTTATTGATTAAAAGTTGAACACGAGGTACAAGACCAGGAATCGCCATTGTTTTTCCTATAAATATTTGTTTATTGATTATTTATAGGAAATAAATTGAAATCGTTTAAGGAATTACCTAAAGAACTTGGGCCAACTGTATTGTTTATGAGAAGGCCATTGAATGGTTTGAAAAGTCCTGGAAAGACTAACTCTGAGTTAGCAAAGGACTGGAAAGATAAACCAAATGGGTAAGTATTTCAAAGAAAGATTTAAGCCACGTTTCCCTGAAAAATATCGTGGAGACCCTACAGAAATTATTTTTCGGAGTAGTTGGGAATTCGCAGTAATGCGGAAATTTGATGATGACCCAAATGTTTTGCAATGGTCCAGCGAAGAACAGGCCATATTGTACACTTCTCCACTGGACAATAAGCTACATCGCTATTTTCCTGATTTTATTGTAAAAAAGAAAACTCCAGAAGGGGTAAAAACCTTCATGATTGAAGTAAAACCAGAAAAACAATGTAAGCCTCCTAAGGCCCAACAAAAAGCAACAAAAGGTTACATTAATGAGATGGCAACTTTTGCTGTTAATCAATGTAAATGGGAAGCAGCTAGAAAATATTGTGCCAGAATGGGAATGATATTTGAAGTTTGGGACGAATATTCAATTGGAATTAAAAAGCGGAAATAGTTACTGATTTCAGATAAATAACTCTAGAAATTTGTTATCGAATGTTGTATAATGTTTAATTCATAGCAAATAAAGGGGGAGATATTCAGAGAATTATTATGGAAGTTTATAGTATCTACAAAGCAACAAATAAAGTGAATGGTAAGTGTTATATCGGATTTACGAATAACTTGAAGAGAAGACAAAAAAAGCATTTAAATGATTCTTTCAATAAAAACACAACTGATTATAATGGCCCTTTTCATAGATCAATAAGAAAATATGGAAAGGAAAATTTTAATTGGGAAATTATTTTTCAATCTCTAGATGGAGATTATGTATTAAATACAATGGAATCATATTTCATTTCTCAATATCATTCTTTTGTTGGAGATTCATTTTGTAATGGCTATAATCTTACTAAAGGTGGAGAAGGAAATTTAGGATGTATTTTTTCTGAAGAAAGAAAGAAAAATATATCTAAAGCTCTAACAGGCAGAAAATTATCAGAAGAACATAGAAGAAAAAATTCTGAATGTCGCAAAGGAAGAAAAAATTCTCCTGAATCAATAGAAAAGACTAGACAAGCTAATTTAGGAAGGCCAAAATCATTAGAAACGCGCAAAAAGATTTCTATTGCAAAAAAAGGGAAGCCCTGCAAGGAAGAAACAAAAATTAAGATCTCAAATACTCAAAAAGGAATTTCTTTTGAAGAAAGACATGGTAAGGAAAAAGCTAAAGAAATAGGGGAAAAAATATCATTAGCTCTTATTGGTCGTGAAGTTACTGAAGAAACAAAAGAAAAAATTTCTAAAGCAAATACAGGTAAAAAACGAGACGAGGTAGCAAAAGCAAAAATGTCTGCTTGGCAATTGGGATTAACTCGTTCTCCTTGTTCAAATGGAACAAAAGAAAAAATTGCGGAAGCTAACTCTAAGAAATATATTGTTATATTTCCAGATGGTCATGAAGAAATAGTTTTTAATTTATCAAAGTTTTGTAGAGAGCATAATTTAAACCAAGGTCATTTAAGCTCTGTAGCTACGGGTAAAAGAAATAGCCATAAAGGATTTAAAGCTATATTATTGGAAGATATTCAAGCAAAATGCCTAATTTAAGCACTTTTGACAAAATATTAATTGAAGCACAGAAAAAAGGCTTAGACTCTAAAAAAGCTTCTGACTGGTTATGGTCAAATCTTATACCAAAAACTTTAAGCCCCAATAAACTCTTAAAAGAAAATCCTGCAAATCTTTTTAATTCTATATCTCCAGACGTGATTGGTAGAATGGTATTTTATCAATATGATGCAAAATATAAAAAAGTTTTACCTTATTGGGACAGATTTCCTCTTGTCTTTATTGTGGATGTAGGTAAAGGATTTCACTATGCCATTAACTTACATTATCTTAGCCCGTTTTTACGGAGTCGCTTGCTAGACCAACTTTACTCTCTATTAAATAATAAAAAATTCGATGATAGCACGCGCCTTAAGATCAGCTACGGAATTTTAAAAAATGCATCAAAATTTTCTGCATTTAAACCAGCCTTTAAAAAATATTTATCAAGTCATATCCAATCACAAATTTTATATATTGAACCTGAACAATGGGCTCCCGCAGTATTTTTGCCAGTGGCGCGCTTTGAAAAGGCCAGTTCTATACAGTCTGTATGGAATGATAGCCAATCTAGCATAAATACACATAATCAAAGTTTACCAAAAAATAGCAAAAACCGCAAACAACAACCCAAACCTAAAAAGAAACCATAAAGGAGATTAAAATGAGTAAAGAAACTACAAAGAACCTCGACAAGTTCACATGGAACCCTGGAGATATTAATATTATTCCAGCAGAAGTAAAGCCTGAAATTAATCATGACAAGTTCTCATGGAAAATTGGTGATCTTGTTGTACATCCAGAAGCTACTACAGCAGCACCAAAAGTTAATCCAGATAAATTTGTCTGGAATCATGGTGATATTATTGTGCATGGGAAAGACGATAAGTAATGAGATTCTACGAGTACACTTATATTGACCATAATTGGATTCAAATACCAATAATGGATTTCACTACATTTCAATATAAGTGTACAGGATGTGGTGATATTAAAACATTTCATTACAATTCTAAAATAGAACTTCCCAAACATGGATGTGTAAAAGAAAAAAATGTCCCTTGATATTAGTTTTAATGCAGGAATCGGTATAGACGGATTAAGTATTGGTGCAGATATTAGCACTGGTACATTTTCTGATGGCACATTCAATATTTCTGCATTTAGATCTCAGATAGATTCTCTTGGTGGAGTACTTAGGACAAATCATTTCCAGGTCCAGATAGGAGTTCCACCATTTCTTCAATCATCTGTAGTAAATGTAGAAACACTTTCATTCTTCTGTAAGGCCACAACACTTCCCGGAATTGCTCTGGTTACTAAGAATGTTCAAAGATACGGTTACGGGCCTTTACAGAAAATGCCAATGGGGTTTGAAAATCCAGAAATTACCCTGAATTTTATAGCAGATGCATCTGGAGTAATTCTGAACTTCTTCAATGACTGGCTAAGATCTGCTGTTGAAGTTTCTTCAGACCAAGGGCCAAATTCTCCACCAATGAGTAGACCAAATAATTCTGCACCAATGCTTCCCTGGTTTGTTAATTATAAAGAAAATTATCAGACTGATATTGCTATCAATATTTTTGATTCAGCAGGAAATGTTGCCTATACAGTAAATCTTAATGAAGCATTTCCAGTTGCTGTTGGTGATATATATGTAGATTGGGGTGATGAAGACCATTATATGATCGTTCCTGTAAAATTCAACTTCACAGATACTTTCTATTCTACTACCGGGTTCTTTCCAGATCTTACAGGAATTCTTGCTACTGGTTTGTCTTATACAGAAAGCTTTATTGGTGGAGTTGTTGCTTCTAGTACAATTGCTAGCACTATTGATAATACAACAAGTAATCTTGGATTTCCTACTAATAATTCAGATAATCAAACTATAAGTATTTAAGGAGTTATATTATGTCAAATTTTCCTATTAAAAATGAATATCCAACATATGAATTGACTATACCAAGCACTGGACAGAAGGTGAGATTTCGCCCTTACCTTTCCAAGGAAGAAAAAATTCTACTGATTGCTAAGGAAGGCTCTCTTGCTGATGTTATCTATGCCGTAAAACAGGTTATTGCAAATTGTATTATCGATAAGATAGACCTAGATTCTTTGGCTGCTTTTGATATTGATTATATTTTCATTAAGTTATATTCAAAGTCTGTGAATAATATTATTACTGTTCCTTATATCGATAATGAAGATAAACAAGTTCATAAACATGATATTGATCTAGATAAAGTTGTTGTAGAAGTTAATCCAAATCATAACAAAACAATCAAGATTACTGATGAGACTGGAGTTATAATGAAATATCCAGGTACTACTTTGTCAGATGATTTCAAAACTGCTCAGAATAAAGCAGACATTCTGTTTGCTATCATTAAAATGTGTCTAGATAAGGTCTATGATGAAGAAGAAATTTATAATTTTTCTGATTATTCCTCAGAAGATATTAATGAGTTCTTAGAAACTCTTCCTGTTGGCACTCTGAATAAAATGGAACAATTTCTAGAAACAATGCCACAACTAAAATATGTTGTCAATTATAAAAACAAATTAGGGAATGAAAGGAAGATAGTATTAAGTAAACTATCAGATTTTTTTACGTTGGCTTAAGTAAAACTTCAATAATGGATTTCTATTTTGTCTATTTTACTTTAAGACAACATCATGGATGGTCATTAACAGAAATTGATAATCTTTTTCCTTATGAAAGAGAACTATTTGCTGATTTAATTAAGGCAGAAATGGACAAAAAGGAACAGAGTACTTAATAAATGGCATTTATAGCGGAAGGTCTAGCAGAAATCGGAGAAGGATTGGCAGCAGGTGTTGAAGAACTTGGTGCTGGACTAGTGAAGGCTGGTGAAGAAGCTGGGTTCGAAGCAGAAAGTGCAGGATCTGCTTTAGGCAAAATTGGTAAAAAAATAAAAGACAAAAAGAAACCTACCTGGAGTCCTAATGATATCGACTACTCGAATGCTTCTTCAACTCTAAAAGAAAAACTTAATAGAGAACAATCAAAAAATAATGAAAACTCTACTGCTACCGGAAATCCTGGTGGCTGGTCAGATGAAATGATTAATCATATTAATGCTCAAAAAGAAAAAAGACAGAACCAATCATCCTCATCCTCAACTTCAGATAATGATAACGATACTGAACAAAGGGTTTTCAGAATCTTTAGGGAAATTTCTCATCTTGGAGAACAATTTAAAAGATTTGAGCAAAATTCTGGAAAAGAAACAAGTTCTATTGTAGAGGCAATTAACAGAAATACCGATGCAGTAAAAAATTCTGCATTTATGATTAAAGATAAACTTGATGAAGTTAATACTGATATTCAAGAAATCATCAATATTGTTACAAATTTATCAAATAGACAGGAAGCAGCAGAACAAAAAGCGGAAGCGGATGCAGTCAGAAGAGAAGAAAGAAACTCTAATGAAGAAGAGCTAGAAAACGAAAATAACAAAGACGAAAATTTCAATCCAGAAGACCATAATTCTCATGGGAATTTCTTCTCTGACATGTCAGGTAAGGAAAAACTTGGATTTTTAGGAAAAATGGGCCTCGGAATAGTTGCTGCAGACATTATTCGTAGAGCTTTTCCAGAATTATATAAGGATTTACCAGAAAAACTTGGTATATGGTTGTCAGATGCAACTACTAAAATTATAGATAAAGTAGAAAATAAATTAGGAATTAATAACCAACGAGACAAAACATTAACAGATAAAATTGATAGTATTTTAGAGACTTGGGGTAACAGAGATGCTAAACCAGGAGAAGAGCGTGGATTTAGTAGATCAACAGATGTTACAGATAAGGATTTGGCTGATCTGGAGGCAAGTCATAGAGACAAATATAATGCTGACCAAGTAAAAAGATTTGGTGGTTCTGATCCAGGATCAATTGGAAATCTTACTGAAGGTCAAAAGAAATTTAATCAAAATATCATTAATAACAATGGTGTAGATCTTCATAGTTCCAGTGATCCAAGGGGAATTAGAAATAACAATCCAACTAACCTTAATTTTGCTAATCAAAATGGAGCCACTAAAGAATCTGGAATAGACGGTAGATTTGCTGTATTTAAAAATATGGAAGACGGAATTGCAGCGGCTGCCCATCAAATTGAAATATATTCTTCAAGAGGAATCAATACAGTTAGAGGAATCATAACTAAATGGGCACCAGAAAGCGATCATAATAATACATCAGAGTATATCAGGCAGGTATCTAAGAAGTTAGGTGTTTCTCCTGATGATAAAATTGATATCCATGACAGAAATGTAATGTTCCAGCTTCTTGATGCCATAACTCATGTAGAAGTTGGCAAAGGAAGAGTAACTGATGAGCAAATCCAGAGAGGAATTTCACAGGCATTTAGATCTAATCAGGAAAAATATCAGTCAGATGCAATTCCGTTTCCGAAAGGTAAAACATCATCTCCAACATCATCTCCAACAGCAGATGCAACACCACTTAGAAGTGGTCAAAAGAAATTTATTCAGAAACTTAATGATTCCGATAATAATGTTAGCCAGACCGAAGGAGAACCATTTAATCCAATGAATGTCAAATCAACATCAGCTTTAGATGGTTCTGGAGTTAAACTACTAAAACAATCAGAGACTCAGGCCAATAAAAGTAATATTATTATTGCTCCACAGACTGTTAATAATGTTGTGGCTGGTGGGGGAGGCTCTTCAGGTGGACCAAGAGCAATTGGCTATACAGGAGGATTGCCTTCAAGCTCTATGCCATCAAGCGTTATTGTAGAATTAGCTTAGAAAAAATCAGCAAAAAACTTTCCGGAATAAAATATAACTTTAAAGTAAAGCCAAATCAAATGTAAAGGCCAGAATACAGAATAAACAAATAAGTCTGCATCATATTTTATAGAATTTCTAAAACAACCCGCATGAAAGCAAGCTATCATAATGTAGATTACAATAAGGAGAAAAATTACCATTTTAATTATATAATTTCATCTTTATTAGCATGATTAGTTCCGAATTGTTCATCATCCTTTTTAAGCCTATCAGTAATTGCATTCCTTAAAGCAATTAGAAAAACTACATTATAGTGTTTTTCTAGACGATCAATAAACTGTTTTGCTGCAGATTTTGCCATTTCTCTTGGATCATCATAATGCCAAACCCAACAGTCTTCCAGATCTGAAAAATTTCCATTATTCAATGTAAACAGACTTAAAAGAGCTACAGTATTATAGGTTATCTGAATGGGAAATTTTTCATAAGTATATTCACCTTCTCTTGCTATATTATCCATTTTATTCCTTCTTCAGTCCTTTTTGTTCTTTATGAATTTCAAAATTTCTTTGAAGTTTATAGCTAGAGCATTCATATGAAATAGTATTATAAAGGGCTAGTTCAATTCCATTCAAAGGATATCCTTTTTCGGCAAGTTCTTTGACCAAGTTACGAATAGTTCTATGTGCTGCTGAAAAATCAATATCAGCATCTTCTAACATAACTTCATACGGTTCGTTATACATTGGTTTAAACATAACCATCTCCATAATTTAGAAATTCATCTGGAAAAGAACTTGGAAATTATTTAACCACGCTTCCGAGTTCTTTTCCAGGATTTTGCCACCCACGAACATTTATACATTCCGGTGACTCTCTGGCTACTTTTCGTGGCCTGAGGTAAAATTAAGATAGGTCGCGAATTTCTTCCACCTATACTCATTTCTGAGCGAATCTCCACCCAAGTTTTAGCTTGGGGTTTATGAGACAATTGGGGGCGTAGCTAGTTTTCTTCTAAGCTATAGTTGCAAAGATCCAACTATTAAGTAAAAGACAGTATCTCTCACAAACCTCACCATTCCCGCCACCTAGTTTTACTAAACTAGGAAAAGTTTGTTCCGGTCTTTAAACTGACCAATGCCCTATGAATATATTGCCTAGGATGGGTTGACCACCTACCATGCCTACTAGATTTATATCCAAATCCGTCAAAGACTTTCCAAACAGCCATCATTCGACCAGAGAATAATACCAGTGGACTAATAATTATCCTGCACTGTTCAATCCGTCTACATTTCACCCTGTCAATTCAGGAGAGCTAACAAAACCAATATAACAAAAGATTATTTATATGTCAATATCTATTTCAAAAAATTTGGAGTTGGCAGCAAGATTCGAACTCGCGATGTGCCTTTCAGCAATGGGATTTGCAGTCCCATGAGTTCAACCACTTCCCTATACCAACCTAAACCATTTCGATTGTATAATTTTCTTTCAATGATCCTAAACGAGCCAGATACATATCTGAAACCACATGTCTCTTTCCATGATGAGAAATGGAATATCCTGCTAATCTTTCCATATATTCCATCTTACCAAAAGAATTTCTAAAATGGAAACGTCTTGCAGGTTGATGGGTAAGAGCCTTCAGACAACCGAAAGTCTTCAATGAATAAAGCTTCTTACCCTCAATATCCCAATAGTATCCTGGATATTTGATAGGAACGAAATTATCGGGAAGCTGAACATGATATTCAGACATTTAGTTCACATAAAATTCTGTGACATAAATTCCATCATCATGACCATAATACCAAGTTTCCCTTTTATCTTCCTTCTTTTCCCAAACTACAGAATCGGTCTCTTCAATGCCTTCTTGTTTGGCAACCTTTTCGCCATAAGCCTTTGCATCCTTAAGACTCTCAAAAACCTTTGTGCGATCATCAGTCAAATCGTGATAGCAGTTCCAGATTGAAACGATATATACTTTCATTTTATGGTGTAACTCCAATCTTGTTAAGCTTCTTGACATCTTCATCAATTTCTTTTTGTAGATTGTCGATTATAACCTTTGAATCAATAGTTTCATAAATGCTTTGCTCTGAATTATTATTTCTCTGAATGTAATTTACACAACAATCAGAATTATAATAAGAAAGAGGTATTATAATTGCAATTTTATTCTTACAATCTTTTTTCAAAATATCTAGTTTTGCTTTCTTATCTTTAATATCCTTCATCAAATCTTGTGCCTCTGTTACCTGTTCCATTGTAATGGCATGGACAGAAGAGGCAAAAATTAATGCCATCCCAAGTGAAATTCCTAAAATAATTTTCTTCATTATATAATTCCTTTCCATTAATCCAAATAATCATGGACTTTATATTGTCCGTTGATTTCGCAAATCTTGCCATGGGTTTCTGCAAGTTCTATTGCATATTCTGCAGCTTCTTTTTCACTATAAAAACTTTGACGTGAAGCAAGGGCATATTCAGAAACTTCATAAGGATAAGCTTGAGCAATGGCAATCTTGTTTCGATTACCACAAGGATAAACGATAATCCATTTCATCATTTAATAATTCCTTTCTACACAGTCTTCTGCAATAACCGTTGCAAGCCTTTTGACTTGTGGATGGTCCATATTTACCTTATAATAACGAACTCCATCATCTCCAGTAAATTCTTTCCTTACTGTTCCCATTCTTGCACCTTGCATCCAGAGATCATAGTAAGGAGGAATCTCAACTCTCTTAGTCTTAAACATTATTTCAAATGAGTGCCAAAGACCATAAGAACTACAGATAGAATTCCTGCAAATAGAAAAAATGCATGAAAAATAAATTTCTGTATTGTATCTGAGATAATAAAATTTGCTGTTATAGCAAAAACAAGAACAACAAATCCTAGAAAAATTATAAAAGCTGGTTCCATTTTTCTCTCCTTTAACTTATCTTTGCCCATGTTATTAGACACATTGGAAAAATCATTAATACGAATGCTGACCAATAGTCAAGCAACCACCAAATTCCTGAAATTACATAAAAGATTAGATTAAGCAAAACAGGAGCAAGAAAAAATTGCAGAATTCCTAGGGAAATCCCAAAAGGCATATTCCAATATTTCTGATTGAAATTAATAATTTGCTTCCAGAATTTCATTCGTTTACCTTCCTAAAATTGATTCCACCAGAATATCTTACCATAAGATTCTTCCGAATTGGAAAAGGAGACAAATACCACTTATAATTTGGTAAGTCAAGTCCCCAACCATACTTCGCCTGTTTATATCTTGGAAATATACAGTTAAGAGGAATCTTATCCTCCAGAACTTCCCAGAGTTCCTTATGAAATTTTTTATGGAGTTGCATTTAGTATCTTATTATCCTTATCCAGGAGACAAACATAATAATCCCTTTTTACCATATGGGTAAAATAGCTGAAGGCAGCATCATAGGAATGGAAATCATAAACCTTTGGATAAAGGTTATCCTGAATTACAACAACATGAAACATGACTAATTCCTTTTAGTCCAAAAGGGTTGCTTCTTCCCAACCCTTATCAAAGCCATTCTTATAGGCTTCCTTCTGCATCTTATGCACAACATCTAGGATCTTACCCCAATCTTCAGGAGAGATTCTAAGCCCCTTAAGAGTTGCTTTAAGCATTTCGTCATAGTTGCTGTAAATCATGATATAAACCTTGTAAGTCATTGAAATAATTAATGGAGCGGATACTCGGTACTTCCCCGAGTTGTCTTCCTTGGAAGGGAAGTGCATTAATTTTATGCTATACCCGCATACAAAAATATTTATAGCCACTTTTAGAACCTTTGTCAAGCTCCAAACACATTAAAATTTTTTTATAAATAATATACACAATTATTAAAGGAATTTTATGCCAATCGTCAAGAACGCTCCAAAAGGTAGATGTACCTTCAGAACAACCTCGAATACAACTTTTAATGTTGCTGATCTAGGATATTCTACTAATAACTATATCGAAGCTGTCACTGGAGCTTCGATTACAAAAATATTAACCTCTGGAGGGGCAAGTATATCCAGGGGTGGAAACTTAATTTTTCAAACTAATCTTCCGATAGACCTACAAGAAGTAGCATTTACAGATTTTTCTTCAAATAATATTCAGATTACTGTAAATTCTGGGTCAACAGTCCTGGTAGAATTTAATAAAACTTCAACTTTCCAATATAGCACCGGGCAAATTCCTTACTGGAATCTTTCCAAAAAATTACTAAGCGGGATCGATTTAATATTTGGAAGATTATAAATTCTCATAAATATTAAATATAATTATTAAAGGAAAATTATAATAATGGCAGGAATTAGCAACGTAACAATTATCGATGGGGTTGGCAATTTAAAGACTGCTATTGTTGCAGTAGATGCTAATAATAATATCGCTCCTGCCCATACTCTGGTAGATGCTAATGGCATTTCAATTACTGTTGCCCAGGATGCAACAGTAAATTCGGTAGTGACTGGTCTTGTTTCCGTCAACACAACAGCAAATGCTATTGTTACTGGATTAGTTTCTGTTAATACTACAGTTAACTCAGTAACTACAGGGCTGGTCTCTGTGAATACTAGTGTAAATGCTGTTTCAACTGCTATTAACAACAAGATATTCTATCTTTCACCAACATTATCAACACCACAGTCAACATTAACAAGACCATCAAATACTACTGCATATGCTGGTACATTTGCAACACCCCAACTTATTGCTTCAAATACAACTAATACATCAATTGCTGTTTCGTCATTCTCAATTCTGACATCAGGCGGATATGCTGGAATTCCGAGATGCAATCTAACAACAAACGTAACAACAGGTTGGGGATCAGTTTTTGTTGTTGTTACAATATTCACTGCTGCTCCCACATATACTAATGGTGATGGTGGAACATATGCTGTAGCTACAGGCTCTTCTAAGGTTCGGGCTCAATATTCAGGAAGCTTTACGCAACAAGGTGATGGTGCATTTTGCAACATGGTTCCTATAGTTGGCAGTATTCCTGTAATTCATCCTGATTCTGGTGCATTGCTTTATTGGGATATTCAGATTCAATCTTCTGCTACCCCTATCAGTGGTCAGACATTTACACTAACTCCTGAGATCTGGAATTAAATCTTGTCAGATTTTTCTAACATGCTTTTAGCTGGTGTGAGCACTCCTTCTTTAAGTCTGAATTTTCAAACTGGTTCGCTTGATCCAAGAGTTACATTTACTCGTGCAAGTTCTGCAACATATTTTGATTCGACTGGCACTCTGCAGACTGCATCCACAAATGTCCCTCGATTTGACTATGGACCAAAACCTGTTGTTACCAATTACATCACCAACAACACTATGCAGGGTGCTGTTGCTGGTAGTCCTGGTACCGCACCAACAGGTTGGGTAATAAATGCGGGGAGTGGTGTAACTGCGTCTATTGTCGGAATTGGCACGGAAAGCGACATTCCTTACATTGATGTGGCATATTCTGGCACCACAAACGCCCTCACTAACCTATCAGTATCATTTAACAACACTAACATTAATGGTGCTCCATGTTCTAACGGACAGACTTGGACACTTTCGGGTTATTCTCGTCTCATTTCTGGATCTTTTGGCTCTACGAATTTACCACCAGCTTGGGGATTGAATGAATATACGTCAGGCGGTACTTTTCTGACAAACGGTCGCGGAACCTTCACTGCAACAGGTTCACCCTTAGCTAGCCAACGTGGAAGCTATACGAGAATACTTTCTGGTGGTTCCACGACAGCCTTTATTACGCCATCTTGGAACATACAATATAATACAGGTGTAACAGTTAGCTTTACTATCCGCATCGGCCTGCCACAACTAGAATTTGCGTCATCCGCTAGCAGCACTATAGTGCGGACAACTGGTACAGTCGCCTCGAATCAGTATATCAACTGGATACCTAATTCAAGTGCCAGCGGTGGTGCTGCTGGAGTTTTGCCGACAGGATGGACCATTAACGGATCTAGCACAGCAACACAGACTAGCAGCGGTATTACTATAAGTGTAATAGGACTAGTGACGGCTACCGATGGTAAGCCTGCTCTACGAATTAATCTTGCAGGTACTTCATCCGGGGCAAGTGTCCATAACATAGGAATGACAAGCGGTTCAAACAATCTTAAATTCCGTCTTTATCCTGGTATCAAGTACACTCAATCAGTGTATATGGCAACTGTTAGTGGCACTTGGACTGGTTCCGGTACATCAATAACAATGTGGGGGCAAAACAAGGATTTGTCAGGTAATGTTGTGACCGATCTCCAACCGGCGCAAACTGTGACGAGTACATGGACACGATTTACTTCAACACAAACCCCGGCGACTGCTGCTGATTATCAGCTAGGCTATTCGATCCTATTTTATTTTGGTAGCGGTCAGACATTTAACTACACTATTGATATTGGCGCACCACAATGGGAATTGATGCCACAGGCATCAGCATGGATTCCAACCTCAACTGCACCAGATACATTAGGAGCAGTACCACTAGGCTTATTGATGGAGCCACAGTCAACAAACGCTATCCGTAATAATACAATGGCTGGTGCTGCGGTTGGTTCTCCAGGCACACAACCAACTAATTGGGCAAGCTGGGCTCTTTGGACTGTTGCCGGTCTTGGTACTGAGTCAGGTATAAACTTTATTGATGAAGCCATAAATAATGGTTCAGCACAGGTCGGGGCTTTCTCCGCATTTGATGCCACAACTGCGCAGGCGGCTTCGCCAGGACAAATATGGACGGCATCGGCTTACTTCCGGTTGATGTCTGGCACTCTTACGAACCTGACTGATATCGAAATAACAGTGCGATACTACGATAGTGGTGCTGCTTTCATAAGTCAGCAGTTCACAACTTTCACTCCCACTACCAACCCATTAGCCACGCAACGAGTCTCACAAACTTTTACTGCACCAGCAAACACCGCTTTTGTCAATACAGGACTTAGATTTAACAGTAGCGGTGCAGTAAATTTTACTCTAAGAATTGGAATGCCACAATTGGAAAAGTTTTCATTTACAGGTGGTGCAACAGCAGTCATACCAACTTCCGGTTCGACAGCAACTCGGGCCTTTGACGTGGCTAATATAACAGGGACTTATGTGAATCCCTCGGCAGGTACCCTAATTGGTTCAGGTAGCATTAACTTTATACAAGGATCTTCACAGGATCTCTTTTCCCTCTCAGCTATCACCAATAATGGTAATGATGCGATTATCTGTAGAGAAACCTTATCAGGCGGTATACTCGCACAAATATTTGTGGGTAACTCTTCTACAGGAGTAGACTCCACGTTAGGTTCAAATATCACTGGTTCCTTTAAGGCAGGTTTCACCTTTCGCTCACAGAATGTTAGGACAGCAGTGAACGGCTCTGTTACCACAGGGTTAAATGCTAACACACCAGAAATACATGTGATTAATCTCTCATCTACGCGCGCCCTACAGCCAGCTTGGTACGTAAAGTCGCTCAAGTACTGGACGCGTCAACTTAATACAACAGAACTGATTCAGGCAACCCGATGACATTCTATAACGACTACCGTTTCAAGTTTCCACTTGCATCACTTGGTACTGCCTTGCAGGCACTAGCTGCCTTACGTGCAGCAAATATTATTATGGATGGGAATTTACCTGCAAATATGCTTGGCGATCCTCGCGATAACTCGGGTAACAACGTTACTGCAGATGATAATACACTAACCTTTTTTGGACGTACTGGACAACCTGCTATTACTTATATAGATCCTGATACACAACAACAGATTACACAACCTGCTATTGGTGATCCAAATTACTGGTATGTTGCAATTCGGTCCACAACTACACCTTCTGAGATTCCATTTGATCCAACTGTATATGGGCTTATTCCTTGTGACCCTGATGAAAGTGCTGCAGTCCTAGGAGTATGGGCATCAAAAGACTGGTTTATAAAATAATAATCACATAAATAATCTATAATGAATTTATAAGAGGCATAAATGACAGGAATTTCCAACGTAGCAATTATTGATGGTTTAGGTAATCTACAAACTGCAATTGTTGCCAAAGATGCTAATAACAATATTGCTCCTGCACATACTTTAGTAGATGCTAATGGAAATTATATTGCTATTCTTCCAACTTCTCAACCAGATACACGACAAACATCCCAGACATTAAATCTTACTGGTGCTAATAATGCATTCTCAATTGCACTGAGTAATGCAACTGCAACTGTTGGTATGCAAATTACAGGGTTGACAGGATCTGGTGCAACTCTTGCAATTGAAGCTTCTAATGATAATGGAACAACCTGGAATTCAAAAAATGCTCTTGTGCCACTGAGTGAAGGAATTATTTCAACCTCTCTAACAACGGACAGTTCCATAAAAATCAATGGTTCTGGTCATACAAATTTAAGATTACGTGTAAGTACAACAGGAACAGGGAATGCTTCAATATCATATTCTGCAACACCAGCAACTGGTGTTGTATCTTTAGGAGCATCAATACCTCCAGGAAATAATGTTATTGGTAAAGCGCAATTAGTTGATGGTAGCAATAATGCTGTTATTTATTTTAATGGCTCTGTAGGTTCAGATTTTAGTGCCAATAAACCAGCCCTTCCAAATATTGGAGTTACCTCTTTTACATATACACCAGATAGTAGAACTTATAATCTTGTTGCAACAGTTTCTGCAAATACTTCAAGATCCAATATCGATATTGAAAATAATTGTGGTGATCAGATTTTGGTACTTAGAGATGATGGAACTGCTGCTAATAGTGCAGCACCAGTCAATGCTTCTATTTTCTCTTTAACTGGAGGTTCAAGTCCCGGATCTCAGGGTGGATCATGGAGTTCAACAACATTTAAAGGACGTATAAGAGTATTTGCAGCAAATACTTCAGCCCAAATTAGCGTAATGGTGGATTAAAATGAGTAATTTACCTCCAGTATTTTTAAATATTAGACCAACAAGAATAATAACATCAGGAACAACCATATCAATATCTCTATCAGATATGGTTGTTGAGATAAATAAATCAGTAGGTTCCGCTACTACAGTGAATTTAATGAGTTCTCCAAGTACAGGACAGATATTAATTATAAAAGATGGTAAAGGAGATGCAGGAACTAATAACATTACAGTTGTACCTGCATCTGGACTAATTGATGGACAAGCAAATTTTGTGATAAATGTTAATTATGGAGCTTTTGATTTTCAATTTGACGGTACTAATTGGATTGTATTATAAGAGGAAATAAATGAAATATTCTACTAAGTTTTTACTTACATTATTAATGTTTTTAGTAGTTTCTACAGGTGCTATTGCTGCATACAATCCAAGCACAAATCTTTTACCGATTCAAACAGTAACCGGAACAAGCAAGACTTTTACTAATTCCGATTTTACTACAGAAACAAGACGGTCTAATTCTGGTTCTGCAATGACTGACACATTTCCTGCATCAAATACCGCAGGATTGCAGAATGGTACACAGATTACTGTTAATAACGTAGATGCTACTGCAACCGATACAATTACAGCAGGGGCTGGAACATCTTTCAGTTCTGGTTCAACAGATAGTATTGGTCCAGGAAGATCTATTCGCTATGTGTATGATTCGTCTGCCACTACATGGAGAAAAACGCTTAATTCTGGAACTAGTTTGCTTGGCCCAAATAACCTTTCGGACGTTAATGATAATTATACTGCTCGTAATAATTTAGGTGTAGGCGTTACTGCATACAGACCAGAAAATTTCCCTCCAGTATATGCAGACAAAAAGCGTATGGCTGAACCATTTCTAATAGAAAGCGGTTCGAATAAACTTCAGTTTGCAGCTACATATCAATTTTATGGAGTAGGAAGTTCAAACGGAACCACAACTGTTACTTTCAATTTTCCTAATGGTTCTCCCCCTATTCATTTTTCTTACCTTGATAATACTACAGAAGAATGGGTCCTTTTCTTTGGAGCAACTTTCAGCCATATTAACTCAATGAGTTGCGCAGTTGGATCAACTACTTGTACCGCTACACTAGCAAATACAGTTGCAACTAACTCAAACCTAGACGTAACCATATGGGAAAATGGAGGAACAAAATCTCCAGGAAGTCCCAACATGGTTCTTTATGATACTGTTACAACACAGAATACAACCATTGCAGTTTCAGATGCAATTCCTCAGTCAATATTAGATGCTGCAAGATTAGCGGGCGATATCACTTCAACAAACTTAATCAACGTAACAAAAGTTACAACTACTCATGCGTGGTTTAATAATGGAGTTGGAGTTAGTGGTGCTGATCTTGGTAGCCAAGTTCAGTTAAATGGTGCTGGTGCTTCTGGTGGACTGTATAAGGGAAATATCGTAGCAGAAGATAGTACAACTGTTGCTTATGTCTATCCTAGAACAAGCACTGCATTACCTGGAGTTCAGCAATATTTGTTATGGGGTCCTTACTTATTTGATCCTAGTGATGCAACTTCACCTGCAAAATATGTTCAACTACCATTAGTAGGTGCAACACCTGCATCAACTTACGTAGGTACTGCTCCCCTTATTGCTCAGATTTCTAGCGTTACAGATCCATTTAATGTTGTCTTAACAGCAAATGCCAGTGCTTCTGTGCCTGCTACTGTAACAGCTACACCAATCCCAGGGGGCAATGTAAAGATCGGTCATAGTGATTTAACACCACTTACACAGGCATTCCAGCAATGTGCTAGAAATACTATTCGTGGTACTCACCATGTTCTATTAAGTGGCGATTATTGGGTTCCTGATTTTAACACTGATACACACAATGCAGGTACAGCATTTTCTAGCTGTATTATGGAAGGTAATGGTACGCTAGAATTTCCTCTCGGAACAACAACTGTCGGTATGTCTTATTATTTTCATGGTCCTGGTCCAAGAGATACAAATAATCTTCAACCAATTCCTGTTAATACATTTAATGCGGCAAGAGATTTGTGGCAATGCAATAATAATCCCCTTCAGTGTGTTGTTGCATTTGTTGGTGATAGTAACTTCACACAGTTTACCTCAGGTGCTACCCAGGAGCACAACTGGCCGGTTGTTATGTGTGATGAAATTAAAGCTCAACTAAAGCCAAAAAACGTAATCTGTAACTTTATGGGCGTAGGTGGGTCTACAACTGATGATCTTGATCCTGCTGGACAAAGAGCAGGAATTCCTGCGCAGCGTGCAAATAATCCATGGTATCCTGCTGCCACACATTGGATAGATTTAGTTAGAGATGGAACAATTGTAGGCAGCAATGCTTTCCCATATCCAATGCCAGGATGTCCTGACGCTATTATTTTGAAATTTACAAATAATGATGGCGCTGGTTTTAAGTATGGATCTTTACAACGTGTTATTAAAATGACACAGAATTCAGCATACTGGGGAGCAGGAACAGGATCATGTAAAACGTTCCCTGATATTGGTATTGCAACATCTTCAGAGCAAACACTAGGCGATCCATCGATGAATCTAACTACACAGGTTCAGACAGGAAATGATTATGCTGCTCTAGCAATGCGTGGATTTGCTAATAGTTGTGTTATTAAGCTAGCAAACGGTGGCTGTCCTGGAATGATCGGTGATGCTGCAAGAGTTGGTAAAATTGTATATGATGGGTATGATCCTCAGACAATTCCTATGTCAAAGGATGATGATCTTATCGGGGCTGGACAGAACTGGGCCTCTCAACAATCATTACCTTTCAGTTACCCAGGCTACGTTAGTGATGGACTTTCTTGGCAAACGCTTTGGCAGTATGGCCCATCTACTGGAACTTATACTGTTCTTGCTGCCACTTCATTTGCGAATAACCTATCAAATGCTAATGCTTTCTGGGCAAATCTAGGTAACGAAGTTGATTATACTATTGGTAACCCAAATGGGCCAAATACAAGCGGAGGAAATACTAATACTGCCTTTATTGATTATCCGGGTAATCAGGTAAGATTGTTTTATAACCAGACATCAAATGGAACAACAGGATCTGCTGCTGGTATGATTGATTATGAAATTGATACTTTCAATTATAACATCACTGGAGTAACAGGAACCAGTGGAACTAATACATTGACTTGTGCTGCCGCTGCTGCTTGTGTAAACTATAAGCATCTAGGAGCATCAATTACAGGAACTAATATTCCAGCAGGTACAACAATCGGTGGAGTAAGTACAAGTGGAACCACTCCATTTCCAGTTACAATCACTCTAACACAGGCTGATGGATTAACTGCCTCAAACCTAACTGGAAATGTTACTAGCGGTCAAACCCTTAATGTGTCTATGGTCCAGGTTCCAAGAAAATCAACAGGACAGTATGGATTTATGTGCCAGACTAGCACGGGTCTTAACAATATGCTTTGGGTACCAATATTTGAGTTTATAGGTACTCGTCTTGTTATTGCTAACTGTGGTAATCCAGGACCAAATCTTGTGGAAGAAAACGGTGTTATTAGATTTGGTGGATTGTTTTCACCAACATTCTCTGTTCCAGGTACCCCTGCAAGCTTGAAGATTTATAATTCTGCCTATGGTGGTATTGCTGGATCTACTTCCAAAACAGCAAAACCAGAACATGCAACCTTCATTGCTGCTCTTGCATTTAAAGATGGTTATGGTAACTGTTCGCTAGGCGCATTGCTTCCAATTTCACGTTATGATGGTCAGTGCGCATCACACATTAGTACTGTTGGACAGTTACTTAATGATGCAGCAATGAAGGGATTGAGATTATCAACAGGCCAAACCATTGTTAAAGGAGTTTATACTGTAACTCCAACTTCAGGCAATACGTTGACAATTCCTGATGGAAATGTAACATACAGAATGACACCAGCAGGAACACTGGCTTCACTTACATTAACAATGCCAGCCAATTTCCCTGCCAATCAGACCTTGAAGATATACACCAGTCAGGCAGTAACATCATTTACCTTGTCTGCAAATACAGGTCAGACTTTCTTTGGAGCTACGCCAACAAGTTTAACTGCTGGTCAAGTATTGAAATACTTCTTTGATGGTTCGCAGTGGTGGCCTGATCAATAATAAACAAATTCATAAATATTTAAAAAGGAATATTAAAAATGAGTTTGTTTATTGCCTCAACCACCAGAGATCAAATAAATCAGGCATTAATTTCATCTATTGGAAACAATGCCTATTATGTAATTTACTCTGGGCAAATTCCTGCTACTATTTCTACAAATGTTTATTCAAATAGTATTATAACAACCTTGCCAGTGTCTGGAGTGTTTGCCACAACCTCAAATGGTGTTATTACTCTTACAAATCCTTCTTCTAATGGTGCAGTAATTGATGGAACAACAAATTTCTTTAGAGTTTATACTAATTCAAATTCTGTAATTCTTCAAGGAACTATTGGTCAGGCAACAAGAGGGATCTGGCAGGCAAATACTAGCTATTCAACAGGAATGTACATTAGTAATGCAAGAAATGCATATAAGTGTCAATCAACCGGAACTTCAAATACTTCTGGTTTTGGCCCTGTAGGAAATATTTCTCCAATATTAGACGGAACTACTTCTTGGAATTATATAGGAACTTCATCTGCAGATTTTATTATTGATAACGTAAATGTTATTCAAGGAGATATTATTCAAATGACTACAGGTACTAATAAATTTGTTGGTCCTGGTGGAAATACTGTAAATGTCAATCAAGTTGTTCCAGGATTTAATTTATCTAATCCAATACTTTCTGGATTTAATTTTATATTTGGTAATTAAAAATGACAACACAAAACACAGCAATTTCTACAGATTTTGGTCAGTTTGGGGCAGAATTCACAAGTAATATTACACCAGCTAATACTCAGATTATCCAGACTGGAATCAGTCAGGAAAATTTTCTTAGTGGATTAAATTTTCAGTTTGTTTTATCCAGAACTCCAAATACGGATTATTACTTACAGGCAGTAGAAGTTCCTGGATTATCCTTGCCCCCAACTAATATAACAAATCCAAATGTTAATAGACCTATTCCAGGAGATCATTTAGTATTTTCTCAGCTTCCGCTAACATTCAAAGTTGATGAAAAATTAAAAAATTACTTTGAAATCTTTTCCTGGATGAAGAGCATTTCTCAGTTAGATATTCAAGGATCTGGCTGGAAAAAAGGAACAGAGGGAGTATTTTCTGATGGTAGCTTAGTTATCCTTGATAGTAAAAATAATCATACTGCCACAGTAGATTTTACTGATTTATGGCCTACTAATTTGGGAGCTTTGAAGTTTAATACGACCGGAACAAATCCTGAATATATCACCTGTGATGCTATTTTCTCTTACACTGATTTTGATATTACTCTGGTAACTCAGTAATCATCCTTGCTATAGGTATTTTCAACATATTCCATGATTTCTTGAAGAGAATACCCATAGATCAGGCCCTTCTTTAAAATCATGCCTTTTGTATTAAAAATTCTTACTCTAAAGCAGCAGTTATTATCCAGACAATCTTGTCTTGATTTCTCAGAGACAAAGAAAACCTTCTGGGAAATCAAAGTATCAATGCGTTCATTTCCAAAATAAACAATCTCTATGGAGCCTTTATCATTAGCGAGATAATCCTTTATAGAGTCCAGATTTCCCAGTTCTTCTTCATAAAAAATCATAGTAACCCCTTTAAATTTTTAACGATATCTTCCCTTTTGCTTGGCTGGATAGGACCAATGCCTAGACATGTCATTGTTGGCTTATCAAAAACAGTATGAGCCTGATCCACAACAAGAGAAACACCACATAGATCTTTGTATAAATCATGAAGAACCTCTAGCTCTTTGGTAGTCTCAACGTATAGTGTAATCTTATAGGCTCTTGTGCCATTTTTCAAGGAATCTTTATAGCTTTTTGCAGATTCTGGAAATCTTTCTTCTGCATCCCAGAAGCAATGTAGGTATGCATGGCCTGTCTGAGTTCCTAATTTTCCTCGGTTCCCATTCATCAACTTTAATGCCTCTTTCGAGACAATGCAATACATTCTATAATCTTCTTCCATTGTTCTTCTTGTTCTCTGGATAATATTTGTCTTTCCAAATTAGATAAGTATTGTCCCAAAATTGGAAAATTACTCTATCTGGAATTTGAAACATTGGTAAATAAATTTTTGTTACTGCTTTAATCATATCTTCCTTTGTTTCCAGGTTCCATAAGGCAGTAACCTCTACTCGCAATTCCAGATCATATCCATCCTTCTTTGCCTGATAATAACATTCCTCAATAGATTTCTGATCACATTTTTCCCAAATCTGGAGATATCTTACTGTAAACATTTAATTCCTCAATCAGTTATATATTTTAACAAATCTTCCTTGGAAGGCAAGAAATCTTTTTCAATCCAGATATAATGAAGTGCCTTTAAAATTAGTCCTAGCTCTTTTCCCTGCTTGCAACCAAATCTAGAAATTAAATCATCCCCAGAAACTGGAAATATTGGAAGATTAAAATGAAAAATTGCAAGTTCCTCAATTTCATCTTTCATACAATAAACATTTATTGCCTTTTGAATAACATAATCTAAAGGAATACCATTTACAATATCAATCTTTAGTTGCTTCAGATTTCCATAATATGAAGTGTTATCTTTCACGAGATACCTAATCTTATTGGCATCAAAATTAGAAAGCTTCCAACGTTCAATGAGTTTTTCTGGAGAACCTGAAATAATTCTAGAAATAACTCCTACAGAATCTTGATAGTTCCTATTATATCTACAAATATCATCCAAGTTAGTGAAACATTCTGCATCAATATTCTTAAAAACTCCAATTTCTTCCATTCTAAATAGAATGTCTTCATAGATATATTCTGATGTTGAAAAAAGCTTGAACATCTCAGATTGGATTCTCTCGCCAGATATATTTTTCAACCCCTCAATATTTTTAGCACAAGCATTAATGCCATTCTGATCCAACTCAAACCCAAAATTTACAGCAAATCTAAAAAACCTAAGAATCCTTAGATAATCTTCCTGAATTCGTTTGTTGCTATCACCAACAAATCTAATCACACCATCTTCAAGATCTTGCTTACCCTCAAAATAATCGTAGAGATGACCATTAATATCCATAGACATTGCATTGATAGTGAAATCCCTACGCTCTGCATCATGCTCCCATGAATCAGTGAATTCAACATTTGCATGTCTACCATCACAGTCATTATCAATCCTGAGAGTTGTAACCTCAACCTTGAGAGAATCGTTAAGGAGTACCGTTACAGTTCCATGCTCAATTCCAGTTGGAATAGTTCTATAACCAAGAGATTCACAAACAGATTGGACAACCTTAGGAAGGGCAGGGGTACAAAGATCAATGTCATTAGGCTGTTTATCGAGAAGATGATCCCGCACGCATCCGCCTACAAATCTTACCTCAATTCCAGATGAGGCAAGATTATTGACAAAATTCTTTAGGTCTTGGTTATTCAAGAAATTCATTTTCTTTCCTGCTTAAATAAGGGATTCGTAATTGACTAGCTACTTCAGAATAAGTCTTAGCTTTTATAGCACATTCTGTTGCTTTTGCCAAGTTATCAGGAGTAGGATTCTTAGCCCAATCTGCAACAAAATTCTTCAAAGTTTTTGCCATGCTTTCACAGTGTAAAGCAAAATCTTCTTCCCATTGCTCTTTTTCAGTTCTCTCAATCATCAACTAATTCCCAACTTGTTAGACAATATGCCTCACTCAACTGATTAGTTTCTTTCCATCTTCCATTATAAAATTGATCAAAGGCCAAAAAGACAGTTCCATTATGATTGGTAAATCTTTGGATAGGCTTGAATGTTATATAAGAATCAATTCCAGAATTAGAAGAGCCTTTATAAGTCTTTCCAATCTCAATTTCTGGAGTAACTAAACAATAATCCCGATCTACAATGAAACATTTAAAAACCTTATATCGTTCATTGAAACTACCAAGTAAATACATATCTTCAAATTGAGCCTTTACGGTTGCTTTGATTTTTCTACCATGATTATAAATCACATCACCAACATTAAATTTATGTAATGATGGAGAGTGCGGTGCAACATAATGATATTTTGCAGAATATTCAGAACATTCTGCTTCTCCTGCATCATATCTATAAGATGAAACCCACCTTATATGAAATGTCTTTTTATTATCATCAATTTTAAACACATGATAATCTATCTTTTCAGAATCGGCATCATTTTGATGATGCAAAATTTGTCCAACCTTAATATCTTCAAAATTCATTTCTTATATCCTTTCAGTTTGGTTCAAAAACAGCCTTCAATTCCAAGAATTGCTCATAAGCCTTTTGCTTATCTTTCTTACTCTTTTTCTTCATAGCCTCAATACGTTTTTGCTTCCTTGCTTCAGCGTCCAATCTTGCTTTTTCTTCAGCAGCCATCCTCTGTGAATATTCCTCATCATTCTCTAGACGAGAGCCAATTACATAGAATTCAACATTATTATATCCTGCATCAAAATCAATTTTAAGATCCTTGACATCAGGATAGAACTTCTTAAGCCCTTTGAGATAATCTATCAGACCATCAATAGGCCCATAAAATACCTCATCAGAACCATAAAGATCGTCTTTAATTTGGACAATTTTTCTATCGGTCATGATCAATCTAACCTTGAATCTGCAAAAGCCTCAATACCATGCTTCACCAGAACTTCAGCAAATGCCTTAGCTCCTGCTTCATGAATATGGATGCTTTGCCCATACCAGCCTCCCGGCTGCCAAATCTGCCAGCCCCCATAATAATGCTTATGACCATACTTAACCTCTGCATTCTGCTTGGCAAGCCGCTTTTCACGACCATCCGTAATGCCCTTCTGGGCCTCTCGAATCTGCTTACGAAGCCAGCAAACAAACGGGGAGGTTCCAGGACGAATGACTACCCATGCAAAACCACAATCAAAAGCAAAGTGATTTTCTGGCCTAACCTTGACAATATCCTCAACAGCCTTTCGCGCTGCTTCAGAAGCTTCTATAAAAATCTTCTCGAACTCAACGGAACCAGTAGCCATGATCAATTCTCCAATGGATCAAAGAAAAAGGTGATAACATCATCAAATTGATGAGGAAACTTAATATACAATACCAGAAGAGAAATTGCAAGTATGCCAAGGAAGATTCTAAAACCTATTTTAATTCCGAGAATGACTAGCTTCCCCAGAATGAACAAGGCACAAAGATCCACAATCATCCTATAAGGGCCAAGTTCTCCAGTCCAGTAATGTCTAATGTCCATGGGATAACCCCTACAAAATCAGAAGAAGCTTCGGCCATCTTCTTCATATTCCCGCATGATCTCAATTTCTTCTTCAAGTTCGCGATCATATGGCAGAAGTTCATACCAATGATCCAGATTAATTTCCTTTGCATTGCGGATCTTCTCTGCAAGCTGATTCGCATTATACTGATGTCGGAAGTTCATATGATGTGCAAAATGCTTGCCATCTTTTAAAGCCACCCCAACGAACCAATCAGCTACAACAGATGGTTCTGGATCTTCAGGGAACCAAATATGATATAAAGGTCCCTGGTACACAATAACTTCTTCAATAAAATCAGCCTTCACAATATCGAACATGGTTTCCATTTGCTATCTCCTAAACTTGGAATTAGTATAACACCAAATTCAGAGAATGCAAGCCCATAAACAAAAAAGCACCTGAAAGTTGCCTAAGGGTGCTTCTAATATTGTCTCCTTGTTAAAAATTAATTATAGCTGATTCTTACGCAATGTCATAATATATGAAGTTGATTCGATAGGTGAACCGTCATAATTAGGATTGTTTTTAGCAACAAAGTAAACCCATGCTGTAAAGGGTAGAATTAGTAGAAGTTCCATAATTTAATATCTCCTTTGATAAAATTCAAGATTGTCTTTAACATTTTTAAGTTCACTTTCAAGATCCTTGATACGAGCATTTTGTAGTTCCTCAGGGATAAGCTTTGCAACTGTCTCCCTGATTTTTCCACAATCATACTTTGGACCTAAAACATATTTTTGGAGGATATATTGTTCTCCACCAAGAATGGCACGAATAATCTGCTCTACTGTATTCCAAATCTGATGTTGAATATTATTTTCTGCATCAAACATAAGAGAAGATTCGAAAGTTTCTTGAAATTTTTCATAAAGCTTTTCTGAGGTTTCTTTAAGAAATTCATTGAAACATTTATCTTTGAAATTATTTAAGGTATTTTCAGCAATCTTCCTTGCCATGAAATACTCTGGTCCAAGGATTGGATGTTGCTTTCCTTCTTCTACAAAGTCTTCTAAATTTAGATTATTCATTGTCAGTATTCTCATTCACAGGAATTATTTCGATATCGTATATGAAAAACATTGGTTCACCAATCCATGAAGTCCAATCTTCACGTACCCGGAACTCTTCAGTTCCATAAATCCATTCGAGATTATCTTCATGTTTTAATGAACTGTTGTATGCTAATCTATTTACGATATCAACCAAAGGTTCAGGAATAGTAGTCCAAGAGGTTGTAGATTCTTTCCCCATTCCGCATATTTCACCAGGACGGACATTGTATCTTGTTGAGCATTTCTCTAAGTATAAAAGCTCAGTCGTGTTCATATCTGCACATTCTTATCAAAATCCTTCACGAAATTTTCTTCGTTAAAATTTTCAATATCGTTCTTTATTAAATATGCCTGAGAATCAAAAACTTTCTTCATATCAATGAAATTTCTAATTCTACAATCCTCAGATGCTCCAGACAGAGCATGAACATACGCAACATACCAAATTTGGAAAGCAGAGTGTAATTTTTCTGGTGTATAATATTGCAGTTTATCGTGGCTGTAAAGAGCAGCATATTGCTCCTTAAATCCTTTTAAAAGCATATTCATCCAAGGATATTGGCTCATTTCATATCCTCATAATAAAATGGCCCATTTATTGATGTCCATTCAGGCTTATTAGGCAGGAATTGAAATCCATATTGGAAGCGAGACTTAACCAGTAGAATAAATGAGGCAGGCCAACAAAAAGGAAGTATTGAATAACAAGCAGACATAAAAATATCATTATGCCTTTCCATATAAGCAATACGTGAATATTTGTTTTGCCAGTATGCTAGATTTGCAGAATAGAAAAATATAACCCCGATAATGTATATCATAACAAAAAATAAAATCATCTAATTTCCCTTTTCCTCTTTTGCAATAGATTCTTTCATTGACTTAATAAACTTTTCCTTACGAATCTGTTCCTTCATGCCCTTAATAAATTCATATTTGAGAACATCATTATCCTCATATGGATTCTTATCAGGATAAATTTCATGAATTTGAAGTCTTCCTTCCAGAAAAGCAATTTTCTTTTCCTCTAGAGTAAACTTTCTAATTTCATAATTTTTCATTTCTGGATACAGAAAATCAAGATAAAAACTATCAAGTTTCATCCAGGTTCCGTAACCAGTTTTGCAAGGAAATCTTTCAGTCTGGCCTTCCATATATCCGAATTTATGGGTATATTCACAGACCATGGCGATTAGATTATTGTTTTCATCAACCAACTGTCCAATGACTTTACAGAATGCATAACCTCCAGGGCCTACCTTGAAGATTTCTCGCTCATGATTAAATTCAGACACATCTTCAAGAATCATTATTGCAGTTCCTTTTCAATAATCCAACAATCTTTTGGAGATGCTGAATACAAATAATGCTTTACTCCACAAAAATAATGGATGGTCCATCCATAATCCTGATTCTCTGCATATTTAAAATAATCTTTAAAATTATTTTCGGCCTTTTCTAGAGAATCAAAAACTTCAAATCGTTCTGGCGAATCTCCTTCAAAAAAGGAGATAAAAACATTAGTCATTTAACTATTCCACTCTTTCATTGCTGTTTCTGCAGCTTCTTTAGTCTTATAACAGCCACAATCATATCTCTCATTATCCTTGTAAAAGGTAACAACAAAGATATCACGAGTTACATGCCCATCATAATCACCATAACAGACATCAATATCAACCTGCTCAATTTTCATTGTAGAAGTTTGCTTGGGCATTTTGTCTCTCCAAAGTTTGTAAAAAGACTATAAATCTATTTTACAACTCTGTCAATCCATTTCCTTAATAAAAATATAAAAAATAGTACCTAATGCTTCTGTATAGACATAATCTCCAACTTTCAAGTACATTGGATTATCTCCATGCCATGAAAAGCAATTACCAGGATCAAAGTGTTCCTTGGCCTTTTCCAAGCTACTAAAAACATTGGAATTTTCGACCTTCATATCATCTTCAATGCAAGTCACATAAACTATCATGATTTAAATTCCTCCATGATCCGATTGCTATCGGAACAATTGAGTCCCTGATAATACAGATAAGCATCCATATCCCACTCTTCATGGCCTTCTGCTTGCATATCCCAACGGATAGCATCCTTGCGAGTAAGGCTAAAGGATTTCATCAACCCATCAATACGAGTCTCATAACGCTCCAGAGCAGCCTTAAAGTCACGCTCTTCCTGTTCAAGCTGCAGATTTGATTCATCAATGAGGCACTGAACCTCTTCATCAAACCGCTCCTGAGAAGGGAAGTTAATCAGTGGCCCTCTCGGCCGAAATCCATAAACGCTCTTGAACAGATCCGAATAGAAATCAGCATCCTGTGAATTAAGAACGAAATTGGTCATTTCTTCCTCCGTGTTCATGAGAGGAATATAAAGTAATTTTAGAGAGTTGTCAAGCGTTACCAACAAGAATAATCGGTAATATCCTGAGTTTTCTTACAATGAGTGCATCTAACATCCCAATTTCTACCTAGACCAGAATCAGCTACCATATGCAAATGAACTGTACCATGCTTATGCTTATTATAAAAATTATCATAAGCTTCTTGTTCTGTATCATTCAGGCTGATGTTATCGGGATTTTTGGTTATAGATGGAACCTTTGCTCTAATAATAGTTTTACCATCATCAGATGGAAGAAATTCCAATCCATCAAGAAATTTGCCAAGCTTTTTTGAAGGTTTCTTAAGAAACATAATACTTCTTGCTTTCATAAAGTTTCGTAAAATATGGCCTTTTCACAACCGTTCCAACATGACAATCAGATTCACTCAAAATTTCTATAATCCTTTTAAGCTTATCTTTATATGAACCTTGAATGTACTCACTGACAGTCATGATTTCTCCTGTATAATAGAGGAAATCTGCATCATAAAATAATAGTCTTCTAGACCAATTTGCATATATTGGTCCACAATATTTTACTGCAAGCATCTGAGTTTCTTGTAGCAACTTTCTAATTTCTACAATGTCTCTTTGAGATAACATTTCCTTAACCTAAAAGTTTTTGGTCGGCCCTGAGAGTGCTGCCCTCTCCCGTAAACGGTGATCTACCGCCAATAAGGGGATATAAATCCCTTCCGCACAGCTAACGTGCTAGAGCCGCAATTTATTTAAACGTACCTTGCAGAAAAGTCAATAACATTTCCAGTATTTTTAAAATGCTCATGGTTCTCTGCAATCCGAGCACGAATCTCATCCAAACTCAAAGGAGTATAATTCGTATGCTCAACGCTCACGCAAAGGAATCTTGGGTCTGGAATAAACATGTCATGACTATGCCCGTGGACATTAGTTTTGAAACGATCCACGCAATGAGCATTAATAGCAATATGCGTCAAGATCATATCAGAAAGCTCATACATAGAACAAACCTTCTCAAAATAATCTCCAAGATTTACACCCTTATGGTGAAGATCATGATTGCCCTGGACAAGTTTCTTCCTGCCATTCATTTCCAGAACACATGGCAGAAACTTCTTGTTGATTACCACATCACCCAGAAAAATTACCGTGTCTGAAGGACTAACAACAGCGTTATGTCTAGAAATAAGCACATAGTTCATCTCATCCACATCCTTGAAAGGACGAAGATTCGCACCAGACTTATGCTTGAACGTTCCATCAGTAGTCTTGGCATGGCCGAAATGATGGTCAGAAACAATGAATGTGTTAGGCATTTACTAATTCCAACTTACGAAATTTAATCATATTTTCAAACCTTTCTACAGATACAAGCTCTGGTGCGCGTGACTGGCCTGAAAAATACTCCACATAAACCAAATAACCAATTCCATGCACATCAAATACTGAAACTATCTTATAGAAATTTGTAAGAAAGTCAACATCCTTATAACTTTGTCCAACTTCAATAGACATCCTCAAATTCCAACTGCTTTCCTGAAGCTTGTCTCACCAACACATCCAAACCCATAAGGTTCATCATCGACAAATTTGTCATAAGCAATGACATTAACATCTTGGGAACTTTTAAATTTAGCCAAACAGGAACTTTTAAATTTAGCCAAACACAAATATGAGCAAGTAGCATCAAAAATATCAATATATTCCTTGCCAACCTCAATCTCTACTGGAATTAATTCATAGTTCTCATCGATATAATTTTGAGAGTAAATTGCGTTTTTACCGTAAGAGTTGGTCAGATAAACAGGGTCCATATCATCACTTACAAACTTGACAATCATAGGCTCATAAGTCTTGTACTTATACTGAATCTTATCTCCTGCTTTAAATTTAGCCATATTATTTTATTCCTTTCTTAGAGAGATATCCAAAACCATTTCTTAAAGGGCAATCTAAAACATCTCCAATATATACTAGAGGCTGGCTGTCTTCCTTTATAGAAAAATCCAGTTAAATGTGATTGATCGTTACCAATCTTAATTATCATTCACTTTCCGTTCATAATAATTGATAATTAAAAGGTCTCGCGATTCCGTGTCAATAATTCTGAAGGACTTATAATCAGCCATCAGAACCCTATCCGTTAAATCTTTCTGTGCTTTATCAAGCTTATCAAAAGCACTAAGAGTTTTAAAATCTGTGCGATTGTCGGAAATCTGTACAAGGTACCTCATTGTTTAATCCTTACGTTTCAAAGCCTCTAATTTTAATCAGTTCTGAGCACTTCATGAGCCTTAATTCCCTGTGAATTCGTAAGGATGGTTCCACTTGCCAACATGAATGTAGCAGTACCATCCAACATTGAAGTAATCTGTCTGAGGGTCGCTATCATCAAAATTACCTTCATTCATGGCTTCCTTCAGTTCCTCAAGAGCCTTCAAAGCCTTGCCAGAAAAGCTGTTGCCCAGATGGTACAAATTGCACTGGAAATAAGCTTCCTTAGCAGGTTCAGACTTGTAAGGGTCTTTCCAAGCATTCTTCTCATGATTCTCGTTATAGTTCTTGAGGAAATCAATCTCACCATACTTAATTGTCAACTGCAGGGCCGAATGGTGATGGATAGAAAGAGAACCCTTCAGACCATACTTTTTCAGAATCTCCTTAACCTTAGGAGCAATCTGAGACTTCTTTTCCTGAGAAATGTAAGCCATTTGGAACTCACTTCGTTCATTGGTTTCAACAAAGAGATAATAGCATATTCTAAAGATATGTCAATAGCCTTACAAAACTATATTGAAGCTATCAATTGATAATGCACCATTCTGGAAGAGATTGCATAACCTACGCAACTCCTTTTCCATAATCTTATGAGCATCAGAAAAAGCTATTGCTTGGCCTTCGCGATATGAAGCCATATTAAAAGGCTGTTTTGTAATTGTTTCATCCTTGATCTGATGAGCCATACACAATGCCTCTGTGCTACGAGTAGCAAGCAATTCAAGAGCAGTCAGTTCCTTATTCATCTTAAATCTCTTGTGTTTATCAATTCAAGGATAATAACATATCTTAAAGGCATGTCAACTCTTAGGAACAAGATATTTACGGTAACGCCAATGTTTCTTATCAGCCATAATTTTCAGGCAATTTTTGCATGTGACAGAGTGACCTTCACCAGAATTCATTCCATCAACTGATTTACCACTCATATTTCCACAAAGAGTAGTAGTCAAAGTCCCACCAAATGGGCTAACCTTTGAAACTGCTAGATGAGTTTTCATTTCAAATCTCTCTGGTTTGTCTATAGAGAGATAATAACATATCTTAAAGGTATGTCAACAGTCCCAGAAAATTTAATATTCCAGGTCTTCCAGTCTGCCAAGATCCTCGCAAATTTCTGATAAGATATCAGCATATTTGAGAATATTATCTTTAGCAGCACTCAAGAAACGTTCTTGTCTAAGACCTTCTAGAAAAGAAATCACTTCCTCTAGGACATGGATTTTATCGCTATAACTGGTTCCCATTGTTTTTCCTAGCACGCAATATGTTTTAACATTGGATAAGAGGTATCATCAATGTTTTGTAAATCATCTTCTGTAATTTCTGCTTCACATTGAGAGCATCTGTTAAATCTCTTGCCATCATAACAATCTCTATGCTCTTTGCCACCATAACCATTATCTACATAATCTTCATCAGAATAAATTAATTCATAGCAAAGCGTGCAACGAGCAATAACAGTTTCAGTCATTATTCCTTATCTGCTCTGGCAATTGCATCAGCATTCGAGTAACCATTAGGAAATCTCTTGGTCAGTTTAACAATATTTTCCTCTAGAAGATACTGTAAAGAAACTCCCTGCTTATTTGCCATATGCTGAACATAAAATAGAAGATCACCAAGTTCCTCAACAACATTTTGGGCATCAAGAGGCTGACCATATGCCCAAGTTTTCTTTACTGCATCAACAAGTTCTCCTGCCTCACCAGCAATTCCTACAGCACCATGAAGAAGATCCTCAATGTCTGTTGGCATTCTCTTTGCTCTAAACTCAACATGTTCCTTGAATCTTGTAAAAATATCAGTCATTTGTTTCTCCATGATCGGTTAATAGCCATTTAGGCATATAAATGTAATCTTGCATATGGAATTTATTCATTTCCATAATTCTTATCCATTGCTGGAAAGCTTCGGTTTTAAATAGTCCTTTTGTTTCTAGAAAGCTAACGTATTTTTCCGCCCGTTCTCTATTTAAAACAATATGATAATCATATTTTATAGAAATTTTGTGGTACTGATAGGCAAATTCAAGTAAGTCAGATTCAGTTTCAAACCAGAAATTGAATTTAAATCCTCCACCAAGATATCCCTTTTTATTTTCACAATATTCTTTCATGGTACGGTAAAGGGAGTTTACCATAATTTTAATATCTGTGGTTTCAATTAGATTGAATATTTCTGTCCAATATTCATAATGTTTATCACAAGTAAAATCTGGTCTTCCAAGATTTAAAACGTATGTGTAGGATTCATCAAAATCAACTATCATATATCTCTCACTGTAAAAGCGCCTTCTCTGGCCTCATCTCTAACATCATATGGATAAGAAATAATGTTTCCATCCATATCAATAAATATAGGCTTTACTCCCCCTCTAGAAGGATCTACCATAATTCCCCATTCATAATTTATCATATTTTCACCATCAGGACCATTCTTAGCCATTCTAATGGTTTTGACACGCAATGCTTTCATTTAAATTCTGCCTCTTTCTTCATTGCATAGATCTCTGGCAAATCTAATAGCACAAGAGGCAACATCCAAGGCTTCTCTATACATTTTGTTCAGATCTCTATTTTGCTGTTTAGTCTTTACGATATCCCAGAGTTCATCAAGTTCCTCTAATAGTACTGCATAGCCTTCATGGGCGCTATTGTAGGGACCAAATCTATCATCTGTTTTCTCAACCAACTCTTTCACGTCATTAAGAACTGTCTTTAGATTTTCTCTCTGAAGTTCAATATCAAATTGTTTATCCATTGTTTCATGAATCTCATCCTCAAATTCAGTTCCTAAAAAATCATCTGACATTTCATAATTTAATGTTTTACCAAATTTACTAATTGAAAATTTCATTGTTTAAAGCTCTCCTTATGCTTCTTAATAATATCGTTTAATCTTTCAGATAAAGGAATGGTTACATCTCCCTTGGAATTTTCTCCATACTCTGATAGAAATTCAAGACCTTTTGCAATTGCATTTATACTGATTAAAGCTATATTGATATATTCTTGATCAATTGTATAATTTACAGTTCCATTTTCTTCTACTTCAGTAAATTTAGATAAAGCATCACTTAACTTTTCAGATGCTTCCAAAATTGCTTTATAAATCATTTTCTGATTTCTGTTGATTTTTATGGGATTTGGTTTACCAAAATTTGGATTATTTGTAAACCTATCAGCATAACTTTCCATTAGTTTTTGTTCTAGTTCTCTCTGCTCAATAATTGCAACAATTTTTGCAGTTAATTCAGGATCATTTTTAATATTTTCCCAATCTATATTACTACCCACCAACTACCTCCATGATAAAAATGGAGGGACCATTAAGTCCCTCCTGAGTTTAAGACCGCTTATTTCTTGCTCTTCTCGGCCAATTTTTTGAAAAATGACATTCCTTCATCCTCATCGTCATCAACTACTGCTGATGGTTCATCATCTTCGGAATCTCCTGGAGTATCATCTTCATCAGGCTCTACTTCCTTTACTCTCTTTGCGACAGTAAAGGGAATATCGTCATCATCCTCATCTTCCCCTGCAGAACCCTTCCAATTTGGTCTTTGAGAATTCTTGCTATAAGGAGTTTCTACTTCCTGTGGATCTTCATGAGCAGTATTTGAATTTAGTCCTAGAACCTTGTCAAGCCTTGCCTTTAGCTGCTCATATGATTTAAAGTTGCTTGGGTCAAGGAATGGTTGTAGCTTATGGCACTGATTCCATACTGCTTCCATATCATCCTCATCTGGAAGAAGTGGCCCAACCTCATCAAAAGTACTCTTTTCATAGTTTGGAAGCTTCTTCTTTGAACCATTAATGTCAGATTCAACACTTCTAATCTTTAGCTTTAGATTAGCACCCTCAAATAATGAGAATGGATTAATTGGATCTGGAACTTCGCCTGAACCATCATCAACAGGATGCATAGCATCATTGAGAATACCGAAAATAGCGGCCCCGTATTCATATAGAAATACTTTGCCATTACATTCTGGCTTTGCAGGATCATTTACAACATAAATGTTAGAAACGAATACTTGCTTTCTCTTCTGATCTCTGGCAATCTTCTTGTTTGATTCAATACCAGTTGCCCAGAGCTTGCTGTTATATTCCCCGCAAGGATCTGGTTCATTATTGCCAAGACTAGTTCTTGAATTTTCAATATACCACTGATTTGTCTTTGGATTTTTGAAATTGTGCTTGTAGTACTTTACGAATGGTACTTCTTCACCTTCTGGTGCATCAAGGAAGCGAATTACTGCTGACCCATTTCCATCTTTGTTGATTGTTGGCTTCCAGAAACGATCATCATCGAATGATGGTTTATTTACGAGCTTCTGAGCTTCTTTTGTTAGTGTCTCTAAATTCTTCTTAGAGTTTCTTTTTAGTTGTGAAAAACTTGTGTTTGCCATGTTTTTATTTTCCTTTCATTTATTTTATGTTTTAATTTAAATTCGTCCACTGAATTCATAATGTATGTTTTATTTATACTTCATTTTATTTCAAAAGTCAAGTATAAATTACCAACAAGTTGGATTATTTTCGTCTGTCATTTTATTATGGAAATGCCAACATCTAATACAGAAATGATGATATTCATCATTATCCCATTTATGAAAGCCAAAATAACAGAGAATTGCTCCAAACATTTTATTTCGTTGAGTTAAGCGCCATATATACTACACAAACTGTAGTAATTATAGACAATCCTACTCCAACTACCTCCATCCAAAATTTTACATCTTCTACATTCATCTAATCTTCTCCAATTGTTTTAATAAGAATTTCCCGCATCTTCCCTATATCAATATTTAAAAATGGCTCATATTTTATTATCAGTTTTCTGCTGATAGGCCACATACAATTATCTTCAATATTTTTGTCCCAATAATCAAAGAACCTTGAAATTTTATTTAGAATTATCAGAGTTTCAAGTTCTATATTATTGCCGAAATAATGAACCAAAAGATTTGGATGACATCCATTTTCTACTTGAAGATCCTTGGAAAAATCGATTTTCTTTACATCATTCTTGAAGAAATAAGAAATGGAATCGATTTTCTTTTGCCAATTTAAGTATCGTTCTTCTTTTAGATTACCAATCCATAAAGTTGGCTCTACAATAAGGTTTGAAACAACTATCCCTAGAGGATTACGATGATTGGCTAGTTTTTTGAATGGATATCTTTGGGCATCTGATAATTTTTCAAATCTTTGAACTGTTCCTTTAACCTTTCCGTTATACTTGAAGAAATCGTATTTTTCTTGGGTAAAGTGCTGCTTCAAACTTACGAATAGCTCAAATGCCTCAAAAGTGTTCATTACTCTACTAGCAGTTGTCTCGACTCATCGATTTGTTCAATCCTAATAAAACTACAACCATCTTTAGAAATATCATAAAATCTCTGCTGTGCATCAGCATAACTATCAAAATCTTCTGTCATTCTTACATTATTTTTTGAAAATACCAAAACATACTTTGTCATTTACTTACTCCTTCACTAATATTTTTCTTTATCAGATAATTGTTAACTGCATAGCCTTCAAAGATCTCTTTGAGTTCGCTTGATGATTTAATCCAAGATCCTGCTACTTCAATATCGATGTTGTTTCTTTCACAATAAAGTGTAACTGCATCTAATATATTGATATCTTTATCAAGGAGATTCTTGATCCCCTCATAAAAAATTTGATTATTTCTTTTTGGTTTTATCACTTAATAATGTACTCCAGTTTATATTTACTCTGGAATTTATATACTACATTCTATATAAAATGTCAAGTATAATTAAGGAGTTGTGGAATTATTCTGAGGAAATGGACCAATTGTTATAATTGTATTTGGGTCCGTCAAAGGATTTTGTTGAATTTGGCAACTTCTCTGCTGCTTATCGTCTTGAAGCTTAAGCCAAGAAGATCCTACATTATTTACGCTAGCTACATATGAAAGAACTGCAGTCCCAACAGTAATTGCTGCTGTACTACAACATGTAAGGAAAAGTGGAGTTATTAAGAGAAAAACTCCTAATAACTCCTTAATATTATTACTTCTTATTAATCGCATTAGTAACCTGGACAACTGTATTAAGGCTTGAACCTAAACCGTTAACCCAATTTTTGGAAGTAGGATCTGCTGCAAGAGTTTTAATAGCAGTAACGGTTTGACATCCAGAATCTAGAAGATTGGCAGATGTAGTTGCTGTATCAGAAAGAGCAAGCAATGGTTTTGCTACAATTTCAGCGTCAATCGCAACAGAACAAGCAAGGGCGATATCACGCATTGTCTTGCTTGAATTGACATCAGCAAGAACAGAATTAACTGCGGCCTTGGCAGAATCTGGTGCAATAGTAGAAATTACTGGAGCAGCTAGGCTTGCATCTGTTGTTACAGTATTAACGTCACTTGCTGTTAATCCACAGCCTGAAATAATTAAGACTGAACTAACTAAAAGTCCTGTGATTACATTTTTAATCATTTATTTCTCCTTAAAACTTTATTACTTTACGGTTGATTCTGCTGCAGTTATTACTGTTTCTGCAACTTTTACGACTTCAGCAGCATTAGCTGGAGCTACTGGAGCCTTTGACTTTGCAGTTTCTAGAACAGCCTCAAGAACCTTTTCGATAGTTGAGTTTACACCAGAACGTAAAGTTCCGAGCCCGAGAGATCCTAAGATGGCATAAGCAGCATCAGTAACATTAAGAGCACCTGCCCAATATTCAGCAACTGCAAAAACTACACCGATTCCGGCTACAATATAAGTCTTTTTGCCTTTGAGCCAATTAATTGCATTATTCATTTCATTTCTCCTTTAATTAATTCTTATAATTATTTATTAGAATTAATACTCACCATAGGAAGTAAAAGTAATTCCTTTGGCTACTCCAAAATCTAAACACAAGGGAAGAAGCCATTTCAAATTTGGCACAACACCTTCAAGATATTCCACATCTGTGATAACTAAGTGTTCATCTGTTAATTCTTGGGCATCATTTAGATCTGGATAAGTAGTGTACCAAAAATCAATATCTGTTTCATTGACAGGATTAGATAGCTTACAAAAATATTGCCAATTTTCTTCTGGTATTACTAACCCTGTTTCTTCAAGCGTCTCGCGAACAATTGCTTCTAGACTTGTTTCCCCTTCCTCAATATGCCCACCAATACCATTTAGTAATCCTGCAAGTTTAGCTGGTCTATTCTTTTCAATTAGAAGAATTTTTCTATAATCTGGAGTAAAAATAAATCCTTCACAATATTTTGTAATCATTTATAACTCCCATGATATAAAATATACTGTATACTGTGCATGTCCTTCTGTAGAAGATTTCAAAGAAAATCCATTATCATCTACCCATTGTTTTATATTTTTTATAATCTTATTAAAGTAATCAGGAACTTTCCATTCATGTTTACCAGACATAGCAGAATCTGTTAAGAAATCTTCAATTTTCTCTAAAAATTCTTTATATAATATATTATCAGGAGAGTTTTTATTTGATATATCTTGAAGTTTTTCTTTAAGTTTCATCTTTTGGTGCCTCCCAAGAAATTAAAATAAGATCTTTATAATAAAGAGAGCTAAATCCATTATCATAGCACCATTTTCTAATTTGATCCACAATAGGAACGAATCTAGAGTCCAAAGTAACTTGTCTTATTCCTAAACCTGCAGCATATTCTAGCCAAGTTCCAATGTTATCTTGGAACTCATTGAATAACTTTTCTTTGGCTAGAATAACAACCCCCTCAAGAGTAAATATATTTGTTGTTCCTTTTCTTAGTAATAGATTATCCGATATTCTATAACTCATTATTTTCTCTCCTTCTTATACTTCAACATTTCCATAATAATATGATAATGGTCATCATGCATTTTCTTAGGATCTAGTGAAGATAATGGATACCAATCTGCATGAACTGCATCATCCGAACCTTTTACCTTTGTAAGGCCAAGAGGTTCTCCTTTTTTCCTTTTATTAACCTTTCGTGCAATCTCTGCATCAAGGTCATACAGGAATGCAGTCGTAATTAAATGGCCTGACACAGAACGATAAGGATAATCAAAGATATTAGAAGCTACTATTTTGCTTCTTAAAACAGAAGGAGGGATATCAATTTCTGTTTCTTCTTGTAATTCCCTGATCGCTCCATCTTCAAGTGTTTCATAAGGTTCTAGGAAACCACCTGGAAGTGCTAGAAGTCCTTTACCAATATTTCCCCCTCTAGTAACAAGAAGAACATGGCCTGCTTGTATTAGCACATTATCAACAGTCATGAAAGGTCCAGGACCGTATGTCTCCTTATTCTTTTTTGCATGGCTCAGTTCATTCTTAATATAAAGATATTCATCAGTATAGAAATAATCACATAAAAAGTCAAAAGTGCCATCTGGAACTAAAGGAATAATTTCATCCAAATAATCTCTATTACTCTTATCAAAATAAATATTTCTCACTGTTGTAGCATCAAGAAGAGAATTTTTATAGAGATATCCACCAGAATCAATGTTTCCGAAACGAGGAAACATTGTCAAATAATACGAGCTTGAATCTTTATTATAACCAATTAATCCAATCTTGTCTTTTTTAATATCTACTAAGGAATCGACAATAGAATTTACATTCATTTTCCATTGTTCATTATTATAGGGATAATCATTTAATGGCTTGATATTAACTCTATTGAAATTATATTCATTATAGGGATCTTCTGTATCCCATAAGCTATATTCAATCATCTTCTTTCTATCTTCAAATGACCAAGGGTTTCTCGCATTTGAAGCAGAATTTGCAGATCCTAAAAGGACCAATACATCTTCTGCAAGATCTAAAGCCTTATCGATGATTGATTTGTGAGCCAGAGTAAAAGGTTGCATTCTTCCGATGAAGATAAGCAAATCATACTCCTTTTTCTTTTTATATTGTGTTAGTGCATCATACAAAGGTTTTTGCTCTCTGATAGTCTCTGTCACTGCACCTTTTATTGCTTCTGACATTATAGATTCCCCTCTACTCTTTCACGAATTTCAGAGAATGAAGTGTCCTTCAAGAGCTTTCCATTAGAGTAAACATTTTCCATAACGTTTACTTCATTGTCCATCCAACGATTTTCATTTGTTGTATGATATTGCTTACTATCTGGATTATAAATCAGGTTGAGCTTGCCTCTCTTGGATCTCTTTCCCTTATCTGTAATCGGATCTTTATAGACTTCCTTAAGAACTCCACCAACCTCAATGGCTGAACATTTCATGGCCCATTTCATTGTATCACGGTCCAGCTTCTGTAGCATCGCTCCACCCATACCGAATACGATATTTTCGGTACTTAGACCATTATTCTTGAATGTCTGGAGAATATGGGGAATTGAATTCTCATCACAACCATCTCCTTGGATAACCCTATAATAAGGAGGAAGGACCTTGAAGCCTTTACTATTGGTCGTAAATCCTGTCTTTTCTCCTAGACGTGCAACAACTTCCGAGGAAACTTCAGCAGGATCACCAGAATCTGGCCTGACAACTACAAGTGCTCCACTATTCCTGACCTTATCAAGGAGTTCTCTACCCCAATAATTGTCAACTGCATTCCAGATATCATAACTATCTGAAACACAAGCAAGAATTGCTCCTGGCTTGGCAAATTGGTCTAGCATATTATTCATTGAACGTAATTCACCAGCCTTACCATTCCATGAAGTCATTGTACTATGTTCTGCTGCTGGAACTCCAAGGAACTGGCCTAGTTCTGTTTCTTCATCAAGATTATAATAATCTACCAGACCATTGATAGCCAAATCATTATCTGTGCCATTGAAACAAACGAGATGGGCCATTCCACCAAGCATTGTAGTTTCTGCTGAAGAAGCTCCACGAGCACCAAAATCATTGAGCTTATAATTAAGAAGACCAAGTGCAGACTCATCTGCAGTTTCTTCAAGAAACTGCTTAATGGTTTTCTTTAGGTAAAATTCACGAGTAGCAACAGTTGTAGGGTACCAGATAGCGCGCAAAAGGGCTGTTTCTAGAAAAGATGTTACCCATGGCATTTCTGGATCTGTATTGATGATATCAACAAGAAGATTGCTAACAGGAATCAGGCTACCTTCAGGAACTGCCCTAATCTTTACGGGCCAGAATCCCTTATGAAAATCGACTAGCCTATTAAATCCGTCAAGATTGAATGGAATATTTCTGGCCTTGGCCCTAGATGCAGCAACCTTTACATCCTTCTTGGTAACAGGAACTGAAAGGTATTCTTTAATAAATGCCTGTAAACCAAAGAACAATGAAGCTGGATATTGACCACCACGGGATTCAATATAACTGTAAACGTATTGAGTTTTTGGAGGGTATTGTAGAAAATGACTGTACTTATAGGTATCGCAATTTAATAGCGGATTAATCTTCATAGGAACTTCTCCTTTTCTTTATATGCGTTGGTTTGGACTTCCCAGGTTAACGCTTCCCTTTATTTATAATTCTTCTCCATTTTCATCATAATAAATAATTCTAGGTTTTTTAGTAACATTTCGCAATGCTTCTTCGCATCTATATAGATATTTACTCGTATGTATAGGCCACCAAATACATACAAACAATTTTTCTAGCTTATAATGACTTTCAATTTTATTATTTACTTCTCTAATTCTATATTTCCTGTCTTCATAAAATGAATCCATTATTTCTTCTCCACTTTAACAATTGCAATGTTTACTTTAGGTTCGGGGAAATTAAAGTAAGAAAACTTAACATCTTTTACCTTATATTTCTGATCCTTATAAAGGAATTTAGTGCCTTTCTTTGGCATCATAGAATTTGGGTATGGAAAGCAGTTAATATATTGGGACAGAACATGTTGATTGTCAAGATCAAAAATTTCTATAACAAGAGAATTATTCCTCAAAATGCTCTCTCCAAAATCTTAACATTTTTTGAAATTTTCTTTCATTACCTGTAATAATCCATTCATTGGTTTTTGTGTTGATTGCCATTCCAGGTTTATTGAAAATCATAATTCTATAATATATAGCTTTGACAATCCAATGAATATTTACAATAAAAATAGCAAACAAAAACATTGGAACAATATAAGGCTCTTTATCAAGAATTCCCAATATAAGACAAAATATAAACCATATATTAAATAATATTTTTGACATATTTTGTTCTTCTGGTTGCATCTACTCTAATTTGTATTTCTTCTTCTACATCAGAAAGGAATTTTTCTCCATCTACAGAACCTAACCATAACATTAATTTATGTACAGTTACTAAATCTTTTACATTAATTTCAGGGTCTGGACAATGAGGAAATGTGACAATTCTACGAATATAATCTAGCGGATCATACGGATAATTCATTGAATCTAAATGAAATTGAACCGAATAAGGATTTATTACATTATTATCTTTAAGTCTCTTAGCTTCATGCAATAATGCTCCACCACAATTAGTTCCAAGCCATAAAATAACACTGGAACAAATTCTTGCACCCCTAATAGATACTTCTTCCGTGCCTAAAATATAATCAATCATTCTATCATAATATGGTGGAAGTGTATTCATAAGCCTGTTCCAATGTTTCATCATTGCAACTTCACCAACAATATCTCTTCTGATTTCTCGATAAGGTCTATAATCTGGATCAGGTTCTACTTCTGAAAAATATTCAATTTCGCCTGAAATATCTGCAATACTTTTTGAGATTTCTTCTTTTTCAGAAGAAAGCAATCTGTCATAATTAAATTCAACAAAATTTCCCAAATTCAAAAGAATTTGTTGAATTTTTTCTTTTGAATATATTTCAATCATTTTTCTTATTCTCCAATTCCTTAAGAATTTCTTCACTCCATGTAAAGGCTCTGCTAGCTGTTGTAGCATCCTTTCCCTCTAATGGAGAACGTCTTAGCTTGTACATAGCCTGAACATGCTTGGCAGCAATGATAAGTTGCTTTTTGATATCATCAGTCATTGAAGTAACTATCCATTTCTGAAAGCTCTGTATATCTTCCATTTTCAATAGCTTCTTCAACCCGTAAAATTTCTGCAGCGAAACTTTCGACATCTGCATCTCGCCCTGGAGTGAAATACATTTTTGCTGGAGCAGTACCAGCCCTATATTTCTCGGAAAAATATTCAATTACCTTAATAGAATTTGGATAATCCTTCAAGATATTTTTATGTGCTTCCGTGAACTCTACACCAACTAGAATACAATTAAGAATATCAGTAAGAACATAAACCTTACGGTCCTTACAAAGAAGTGTAGAAAAAAAGTCTGGTAGTTCTGTAAAAGTTTTGTCCATTTTAACTCCTAAATTTGGGGGAGATGATAGGATTCGAACCTACGAGGTTTCCCTTCCGGTCCCACCTATTCAGTAAGGACCAGTGCATTCAGCCACTCTGCCACATCTCCCATTGTCCCTTAAATCTCCACAGCCATTCCTACATCAAATCCCGTATCCTGTCCCGGATATCCATGAGGGTTACAAATAACTCTGGTTTCGCCAATCACATAATCAGAAACAGAGTGATGATGACCATGGAACCATAATTTAATCTGTGGATGATCTAGAATAAATTCACTCAGATCGCTACTATATCCACCATTAATATAATAATCATCTTTAAACTCTCTGCCAACACTCAAAAAGCTTGGGGCATGATGAGTTACAACAACAGCCTTTTCACAATTCTTTAGATCATTTCTAAGAAACTCTAAAGTTTTGTAATGTTCAGTGATTGTATCCTGAGGCAGAAGCTTTCTATAGTTTTCATTCTTTCCATAACGAATGGTTCTATAATCATTAAGATAATTCTGAATGGCATGAATGCTCAAAGGATCTTTACGATTCATATCACTCCAAAGAGTCGCACCTAGAAAAGTTACTCCATCGATCTCTACAGTTTCTTTTTCAAGGATGTGAAGATTTGGAATATGACTTAGATACTCCTTGAGCTTATCATAGGTTTTGAAAAGTGAATAATGATAAGATTCATGGTTTCCGGCAATATAAATAACATTCTTGTAGTAAGAACAAATCCGCTCAAACCATGGCACAAACTTCTTAGCCTTATCAGCAAGAATGATATCACCAGCCAGAATTAAAACATCTGCACCTTCATTGTTAGGTACATCAATATCCATAAAAATTTCACCCCAAAATTCGAGATGAATATCTGAAATATCTTTTATTTTCAATTACCTTACTCCTAAATTTTATTCCTAGCCTTCCTATAAGGCATCTCCAAACTCGCAGCGTTTAGTGTCCTAAGCTTTACACACAATTTGAAGAGGGATAGCTAGCATACCAATACAAATTATGATTATCGCAACCCGTATCCACCTTGCGCTAGATCGCTATACAGGTTCCATTAGACGATAGGAAATTCTATAAATTACAACAAACTCATGCAAATCTTCTCAATCTCCTGAAAGACCTTATTAAGGCTTTCAATACGCTCTATGTGTTCCTTACGAGCAACCTCATAGGCTCCAGGAAGCGTTTGGTAGTCCCTGCCATGAGGCATAGCTTCCTACATATCCTTCATAGCTACCTTAAGACTGTCATAAACAGACTTATACTGCTTAAAGAGTTCCTTCTTGGAAGTCCCATTCATGTTCACAATCGGAAACTGCATTTTAATGCTCCTGTGGTTAGATAGAAGAATTATACAGAAAATTTACCTAATGTCAAGAGCCTTAACGGTTCTCTTTCCAAACTTCTTTAAGAAACTCCAAGACAACCTTATCAAATGATGGATGGATTTCGAAAATATATCCGCTACCAGTACTGAAAGTTTCAATCACAATTCTGGAGTTAATAAAATCTTCTACTCGATTATCCGTTAACTTTCTTGGTTTAGATCCTGTTAATCCAATATAAATATTCTTGATATCGCTGATCAGAACATTATGGTTCTGCCATTCTAGCCACATATTTCCAGAAAGTGGAGCAGAAGAAACCCTAATCTGAGATTCCCAATCCTTTGCAGCTTCTTCTGCCAAAGAATAGTCTCTGTCAGCATTTTTCAGGACTTCTTCTAAATATTTTTCTTGCCATCTATTGGTTTCTTCTTTCTGATTTTTCAATTGAGTCTCATAATGATCTCTATAATATCTGGCATCATATAATGCAACGTCCATATTATTTAGTTTATATTTTAAATCACTAATTTCTCGTTTTTGTTTATTAGTTCCAAACATTTTTTCTCCTTTAGCTTACATGAACAAATGAAAGTAACTTAAATTCATCATTTACATAATAATGAAATTTCTCAGGAAAGATTTCCTTAAACTTGACTTTATATTCTTCTTTATAATGGTTTAATCCATCAACAGAAATTTCAGTAAACTTTGGGCAATCATATTTGTCATGAGTGCTCAAAATTTTACCAATAACAGTATATTCACCACATATAAAATCATTAATAATATCAATAGACCCTTCTAAATCATTATCATAAAGATAATCTTGTAAATCACCATTATATTCTAATTTAATTCCATAAACTACATAGGTAGTATAATCAGTACTCATTCAACTTCTCCATATTCTTTTCTAAATCTTTCACACAGCCAGCATTTATAAGCAGGTATCTTTAAAGGAGTGCATAATCCATGATGACCATAAAAAGGATTATCATCAAAAATTTTTCGTTCTTCTGGAGTTAATAATGGTTCTCCAAAATGGTCATAAAGAAATTTCAATTAATTACCAAAATCACCATTAAGTTCTTTCTGAACTTGTGCAAGAGATTTAATTCTAATTCCAGTGATTGTTCCATCAACATCAAACCAATCTCCACCTTCTCCCATTCCATAGGTTTCAGGATCTTCTTGTTCAAGAAGATTAATACATTCCTGTGATTCAAAAAATTCTACCCAAGCTGAACCATCTCCACCATTTACTGTAGTATAATAAATTCTCATAATTATTTCTCCTTATTTCTTTAATTCATTACAATACTTCACAGCTTCTTCAATTTGCTGCTCAAACTGTGTATAATCGAAATGCTCTGGATATTTCTTTACAGTTGCATATGCAATCTCGATAGAGTAAATAAAACTTTTAAGGTCGAAAATAATATTCTGATAATCTTTTATTCTTTCAGAATAATCTTTAGCCAATCCTTTCCAGTCTATAGCCTTTTTACTATCCTTTAACTCATATCTACTAATAAGTGCAATTGCCAGATCCCTAATTGTTTCCAGATGGTCTAGGTCTGAATAATTTGTTTCAGTCATTTAAACGTATTGTCCAGGACCAGAATTATAATTATAAAAATTTCTAATATACTGTAATGCTTCATGTAGTGTTTGATCGCGCGATATCCGATCATCATGTTGCATTTCTTGAACGTACTGCATTAATTTATAGAATCCTGTTTTATATGTACTCAATTCTTTTTTATATTTACTTAACTCTTCTAATGGCTCATCATTTTCATTTAATAGACCTAGAATTTCTTTATTGATTAAATATCCAGCAATTTCTTCACCATTCCATTCAGCCCTAATTAATTCTCTTTCTTCTAACTCATATCCAGCCAAAGAAACTTTTTTAGGTCTATGAGTTCTGGCAATCTCTGCACACTGTCTAATAATTTCTTCTCTAGTCATTATTTAATATCCTTTGAATGATCTGCTTTAACTTTATCCCATCTTTGACAAATTACCCTAGGAAGAAATAAAGCTTCTTGCCCTGTTTTTTTATCAGTTATACGTGAATTGTAAACAACCTCCCAAATTGTACCTAAAGTATTTTCTTCTGTTAATTCATCTCTCTGTTTATCTGAAAATCCAGTTCCAATAAGAGTTTTAATTTTTCCATCAGAGCTTTCAAACTGTAATCTACCTAATCGAAATTCATTTTCCTTTCCTTTATCGCCAAAAAAGAAACCAGTACAAATTAGATCAGCAGTATTCTCTGCTTTAAATTTAATTTGTTTCTTAGATCTCTTATCTTGCCAGATAGAGGTAAGATCCTTCAGAATAATTCCTTCTTGACCTTCCTCAAGATAATTTTGAAAAATCTTTTGAGTTTCGTCTATATTCTTAACAAAATGTTGTTTTACAAGAAATATACGGTTGTTTAAATGAGAATCTGCCAATGTCTTATAATCATCAATAAGGATGTTCCAACGATAACCATATTTTACTTTAGATTCTCCCTTGATAAAATCATCATAATTGATTCTATCCCACAGTGTCATTCTGATAGTATCAGCCTCAAGTTTACTTAATGTGCCTTTCTGGCTTTTCAAAAGCACTCCATTACTTATCTCACGAACTGCAGGTTTTGTATGATCTTTTTCATCACATACCCAAACTTCTCCATCATATACGATATTTTCTTTTAAATTATTTGCCATAATTAAAAGTTCTGTATTAATTGGACCGGGAATTTCTAGAATTTTTCCATTCCTACTTCTAAATTGAATTTGTCCATCAACAATAACAGCATTTACTCGCATTGCATCAAGTTTATGTTGTGCAACACAAGGCCATTCAAGTTTATCAACATATTTTTGATCAAAAGGAGTTGCTAGCATAACAGGCCATTCTGGAACCAACCCTTTCCAAATTTTGTTGGCTGTGCTCTCAGAAAATCCTGCTCTAAGATCCTTACCAATAATTCTTTCAATAAGAATTGCATCCTCAGTATAAAGACTTTGTAAGATTTCCTTTAAATATTCAATACCTGCATGGCCTGTATAAGTTCTATCAGAAAGCTTTGAGAGTTTATCTAGAGCATCATCAAGAGAACTCCCCATAACATCAATTGGAACTGGAGTATATTCAGGAATTTTCTTGATATAGAACACTGTCATTGGATCATAAGCAAGACGGATAACTCTCTGTAGAGTTTTATTATTCTTATTACGTTCAAGAATTGCCTGCTTTTCGTTTCTTGAAGCAGTCTTAGAGATTAAATCAATAATTTCAAATACAGTCATTTTTATCCTTTATAAGTTGTTGAACTGCCATACATTTAGGACACCAACGAATACTTCTTGGTGGTCGTTTAGTTCTGGAATTATTTCCATTATAACTCCAAGAGTGGTCACATACAGCTTGTTTTGCTGCTAACCTTTCCTGTCTCTGATAATCAAGGTCTGTGCGATAATCACGCATTACTTTTAATCCGAAAAATATCACAAATTTTTATGGATAGTAATTTATTAATTCTGTTAATTAAAAATTGTGATTTTTCTAGTAACCTTAAAACAAAAAATGCAATAATTGAAAATATTATTGCTAAAAGGAATAATGGTCCGAAACAAACCATTTCTATAAATTCACGAACAGTTGGACAAGGATAACAACCATTAATTAATTTATTTAAAGGCCAACTAATTAATGCTGCTAAAATGCCACATAAAACCCAAAGCAAAGGCAAAACATTCATTTTAAACTCTATAATTATCAATTAACTTAAACATAGATCATCTCCTGTCAAAAAGGGATTAAGAACCCTATCAATCTCATCAAACAAATATTCACAATCTTGTGCAGCCTTTTCATAAGCTCCTTCAAGATCCTTATTGATTTGATACCAGACATGGTTATCAACAAGAGCATTCGTCAATGCCTTGACATGCTGCTTAACAGGCACAGGAAGGAAATTTGTATGAGCAAGGCTCTGAATTTTCATATCCATCAATTATTCTCCAAATTGCTTCTTAAGACGCTCAAATGCTGCCTTGTCTCTAGCATCCCTATCGTCTTGCTGTCTCTTTTCCACCTTTAATCTATAATCATATTCCAGATCAGTTTCTAGGCGTGTTCCCCAAAGAACATAAGACGGATGACAAGTACATTGATATCGACATCCACAATTATTTTCAGGAAGAAAATGAAGGGATTCATACTCATTTCCGTACTTCTTATTAAGAAACTTTAGCTCCTTAATCATATCATGAAGATTTAAATATAAATCAAGCTGTTCCTGATTAGTAATTCTAAGCCATGGCATACCACAATGAGAATCCATATAAGGGGTTCCTACAGGAACCGTGACAGTTTTCTTAGTCACTTTTAAGAATCCTTCTTCTTGAAGCCAAAGGAAGCCACAACGTAACGAACTCCATTAATTTCCATCTCATCACCAACCGAAGTGGAACGAAGTCCATAAGTCCTGCCTGCATAAACAGGCAAAGGAGCCTCAATAGTCACAGCATCAGAATTATCAGGATTGCCATCCTTAATGCTCCAAGAATCTTCAAAGTTCTGTGTCCAACGATAAGCTACTTCAAGAGCCTCCATGGTAGATGGAGTATCACATCTAACTGTAGCTACATGAACGTTTCTATCACCAAAAGCGCAATGGAAAACTTTGACCAACATTTTGAAATCCTTGTTAGGAGTGAATTGACCTTACTTATAAACGGATTCTGAATGGAAGTCAACTCCCATTTTTATTAAAAACTATAAATATTTGTGGTTCGTGATGTTGAAGCATCCAACCACGGTAAAAACTTTAAGGGAGTTCTCACAATGGATATTTATTTAACATCTGAAAACGCAAATGCCAACAATTCTGATTTTATACCTACTTATCTTTATATAAAACAACACAATATCACTGGCCTAAAATATTTTGGCAAAACAACCAAAAAAGATCCAATAAAATACAAAGGTTCAGGTAAATATTGGAAAAGACATCTAAAAATTCATGGTAGTGATATTACAACTTTATGGTATGAACTTTTTATTGATGAAAAATCTTTAACAGAATTCGCTATAAATTTCTCGGAAGAGAATAATATTGCCGAATCAGAAGAGTGGGCAAATTTAATTCTTGAAAATGGATTAGATGGCGGAATAGGACCATCAAAATTCCAAAAAACAGGAGAAAATCATTACTTATATGGAAAACATAGAACTCCAGAAACAAAAGCAAAGATTAGTGCATGGCGATTAGATAATCCCTTAGTATGTGGTGAAAACAATCCTTCTGCAAAAATAATTTGTTTAAAATCTCCTGATGGTATAGAATATGAAGTTAATGGAAGCTTAGAGAAATTTTGTAAAGAACATAAAATATCTTATTGTACAATAAGTTTAAAATTAACATCTGGAAGGATTTCTAAAGGATCAACTGAAAACTGGTTAATATGGTATAAAGAAGAAGGAGTTCCTAGGTCCCAAACTATGGGATTTAAGTTAGAAAAAGTTTGTAAAATATACGAATTTACTTATTTTGATAGTTCTCCGTTTATTGTAACTAATATGAAACAATTTTGTCGGGAAAATAATTTACATAGTGGTCACATGTATAGAGTTGCAAACGGCAAAGTAAACCAATATAAAGGATATAAATGTAAAGAAATTATTCATTAAAGTTCCTTTCAAAAGCCTCTACAAGCTTGTAGATATCTGCAGCATAATATCCAGATGCATTGATGGTGTTGATTTCAACAATCCTTAGTCCTTCTGGAGTATCACAAACATCAATCACAAAAGCTTTGTCAGGTTGCCAGATATTAATTGCCATCCTAACAAAATCATGAAATTTTTCACCAACCTCTGAATCATAGATAATTCTACTACCTCTTTTATAAAGTGAAGCAGTTACGATCTTACCATTAACAATCCAGAAACGGTACTCTGAATAAATTTCCTTTGGCTTTGAAACCTGCACTAATGTTTCTGGCTTCAGAGAATTCCCATAATCAAGTTTAAGCTCACAAACGTTATGTTGCCACTCCTGAAACTCATCAGGATTGAAAAGCTTGCCTGCAAAATATTTCGTATCCTCAATAGGACGGATAAAATATGGGGAATAAAATTCTGGCACATCCTTGAAAGGATAGACCTTTGAATCATAATTCAACATAAGCTTTCTCCAATGCTCTTTCTGCTTCAGGAAGTTATGCTCAAAAAGATCAAATACACCTGGAGTCCATCCGTACTCTTTTGCAACACGCCTCATGGAATACGAACCAAAACAGACTACATTATTTGTAGTAAGATCTGGAGTTGGAATAAGTTCACCAACGAACGGAACAACCTTATGGACAGAATAAGGGATATCAAGCTTCTCCAGGATTTCAATCATTTCCTGCTGCTCTGGCTCATTCTGGAAAGTATCTTGTAAAATCCAGTGCATAATCAATCTTTCATTTTTTCATAAGTAATTGTTGTGATTTTATAAACTCTTCCCTTACCCTCACAAAAATCACATTCCTTAGAATGGTAATCATATAAACCTTTATGATAATCTACAAGTTCATCCCAATAAATTTTACCATCACCTTTACATCTATCACACAATATTAATTCTCTACTCATCATTTTCTACCTTCTTTGCACCTACAGGCCATGCCTTAATACTTGGAATCCACTGTTCCATAAAAGTAGTACCATCATAATATTTCCATTCATGCCTTTGAAAAACTCCGAACTGAGTATTCTTGGCCCAAATTCTAACATGAGAATAAGTTGGATCTTCCCACCAAAGAAGTTTCCATGGTGTAACCCGTGTTTCTAATGGGGAATTTTCATCAATTCCGTTATGCATTCTCAGTCTTCATAAATCTTGCAATTTTTACAGGCATATTCCTTGCCTTCTCTGGTGATAACACCAGTATCATTGCAAGATTTACAAATATATTCAAGTTCTGGAACAATTGTCATGGACTTTTCACGTTCCTTTAACTGTTCCTCAGAATAAGGGGCATAATTCATTTTAGTTTCCTTCTTGTTAAGAGAATAATCTGGAATATCACCATTTAAATATCTTTGAGTAAGATATCCATCAATGAAAAATTCTTTATTGTCATTGAACCATTTTTGACGTTCATTTATATTCATTGTTTAAACTTTCTTATAGTGAAAATCTGGCTCTGAGTTGCAACGAGCTACCAGACTGCTCCACCCCGCAACTCAGAGTCAAATAAGTAAATTATTTATACCACAAAAATATCATAATTTATTCTTAAAGAAATGTCAATAGCTATTTCAAGGAATTATAAATATCTCTGTAAGCCTCTAATAATAAAACAAATAATGGCTTAATGGCGAGGATGAACCCGGAAGCCATGGAATATTTTTCTGTGGCTTCCATTTTTTAAGTGAGGTTGTTTTAATGGCTAATAAGGTTCTATTTGTTTTAAAGTATCGCGAAAATTCTTGGTGTAATGATTATTCCTATTCAGGAATTCCTCTACACAGTGGACTTTATAATTCTGCAAGGTTCATGTGTGATATGCTAAACAAAAATGGAATCGAAAGCAAGTTGGTTCATTGTGCAGATAATAATAAAATTCATAAAGAAGTTGTAGAATTTGGAGCAAATATTGTTATTGTTGAAGCTTATTGGGTTGTTGCAGAAAAATTTGCGGAACTAAAGAGAGTATTACCAAAAGTTAAATGGGTTATTCGTAACCATTCTGAAATTCCCTTCCTCGCCAATGAGGGAATTGCAATGGAATGGACATTAAAATATCTTGCATATGATAACGTGATTGTTGCTTCGAATGCCCCAAGAGCAGCAGAGCAAATGGCAATGCTATCTGAGGCAAAATTCGGTTATCCAAGAAACGTAACATATCTACCAAATTATTACCCAATTGACAAGGTTAAAATGCAGAAAAATAAATTTTCTGGACCTGTCATTGATATTGGATGTTTTGGAGCAATCAGACCTTTAAAGAATCATCTAATGCAAGCCATTGCTGCTATCGATTTTGCCAGATGGGTAGGGAAGCCAATGAATTTCCATATCAATGCTACCAGGATTGAAGGTGGTGGTTCACCAATTCTAAAAAATCTTAGAGCACTCTTTGAGCCATTCAAGGATTTTAATCTTGTTGAACATGAGTGGAATCCGAATTATCACGAAATCATTGCTAAATTAGATCTCGGTATGCAAGTGTCCTTCAGCGAGACATTTAATATATGTACAGCCGATTTCCTAGCACAAGGAATTCCCGTTGTAACCTCTTCTGAAATTTTCTGGAATGAAAATCTTCTCCATGCTGATCCAACAGATCCTATTGATATCCTTTGTAAAATGAAAAGAGCATATTGGATGTCAAAAAATTGTCCATGGCTGAACCGTTCTCTCAAGGGTCTTGAAAAGTATAATAGAGAATCAGAAAAAATTTGGGTAGACTACTTTTCTAAATAAAAATTGTCTTATACCCCAAAATGCTCTTGACAGGTTTTTTAAAGCCTGTATAATGAATCTGTCCGAATGAAATACTATATTACTTTATGTTTTCTTTAAGTATCTTCTATATATAATATCAATGGATAATTAGATCAATAAAGTAATAGTCCGAAGGACTAAATGCGAAGCATTATGTTTAATTTAATAGAATCTGTAAAAATAAAATTTTATTAAAATGGAGAATATATGAATCAATTAACTGGCAAGGACATTCTTAAAATCAAGATGTGTCACAATGACATTAAAGCAAAAACCATCAAAGATTATCTTAAAAGCCTCATCTACACTTTATGGGCTGAAGGAGAAGGCTTTTCTGGAAAACATCCTTTTGGAAATTCAGGATGGGAATATGAACTATATTTACCACTTGTAGTTGCAAAGGTTGTTGAAGGTACTCTAGATTCTTATGGGTATCTTAATGAGTTCGATGAAAAAACTGCTAATGAATTAATTTTTCAGGCTATTGAAGCTCTATAAAGTTTCTTTATCATAGCCTCTTGACATATAAAAGTCAACCTGTTAAATTTCTCTCCTAACTTGGAGATTGACTATGCATTGGGCAGATCAGAAACTTATTGATAATCTTCGGAAGAAACATGGCAAACTTTTGTCTGGTTATACAGATGATGAGCTTCATGACAAATTCCTTAGTTTCATGAATAATTCAGTTAACCTTGGAAAAGGTGGATTGTCTGATGAGGCATTTATGCTTTCACTTCCATATCTTGGAATGAAGGTAAAGTTTTATGTTGTATATGATACAGCAGAAGATTTCGAATACAAGATTGGTGAAATTGTTCTATGGAGTCTATTACCAATTCCTGTTTGGAAGCTTAACGATAATGATGTTGAATATATTGACAGTTATGTTTTTGAACCTGTCTGTTATGCACGATATCTGAACCGTTGGGGTTATCCAGCCTTTATTAGGCTTGGTGGATATCCTAGGGGCCAACAAATTTGTTATGTAGACGATGAAGAGAATAGGATTTATTAAAATGAATGAGAAATTTAGAGAACTTTATGAAACTATTTTGATGGCCCAACCTAAATTTACTCCTGATGTTCTTAATAAGACTGAGGAAGGCCATTACAGTAGCATTGCTATTGCTATGGGCTGGTGTGGATTTCAGTTTGCCATCAATAATATTGATAAAATCAACAAAATTATTAAGGCTGATGAAGCCTTGGATGAGGTTTGGTAAATTATGAGAATTTTTATTGCGCGATATACTGATAATATGTATCCAGAAGATTCAAGGATTCTTGGAGGTTATTGGACAGAATATGAGGCTGAATTGCTTATCAAGGATGAGATAGAATCGTCACTTAGAAGTTATGGAAAAGATAGGCATTCATCTCAATCATGGCATTATCATATTGATGAAATTGAGATGCCGGATATTCCTCAAGAAATTTTAGACATGGAGCAAGGATAAAATGGGGCATTATATTAATCCTAGAGAATTAGCAGAAAGTGTTATAGGCACTTGTAATAATATTGTAGATGAACTTGAAGAGCTTACTCTTGAGGAATCTTATACTTTTGATAGTTTAGTGTTCTGCTGTGATGGATGTGGTTGGTGGTGTGGCACAGAAGAATTAAATAATTTAACTGATGAAGAACTTTGTGACCAATGCAATGATGAAAGAGAGGAAGATTAAATGCTATTCAATCATGCAAGGAACTTAGCAGAACGTGATGTTTCTGGAGTAAATAGAGAACGCGATATTGTAAATGTATCCCGAACATATCAGACTTTTTTTGATTTGATTGATATAAAATGCAAAGAAAATATTAAGCTTGATGAAGAGTTAAATGATCTTAGACCCTTTAAGGAAGAACTCCTAAAGATTGCAGAAAAATTTGGTGATCCTGATGATCCCTTTGCAGTCTGGGAAGTTCTAGAAAAGAAAGCTCATTAATGAAAACAATGTTTTCCCTAATAGGGATGGCTATCGGATTATTCCTAGGATCTCTAATTGCATTTTCTATAGCAGACTCTTCTATAAGAGAGGCAAGGCTAGATGCTCAATCTTGCCTGACTAATGCAGAGATTAGAATTTTTGAAGAACAATCTGTATTGGCTTATGAAATTGGTTGTATAGATGCCTCTTCTAATAAAGATGTTTGTGTCCTAAAAGGAAAATTATTTTCTTCAACAACCTTTCCTGACTTGAATAAAGATAACTTTCAAGATAATTCAGATGAAGTCTATAGCAGATGTTACGGAAATCGATAAGGAGATAAAATGGAACTTTTTATTTGGTTTTTACTAGGACTAGTTGGTTCTTGCATGATGCAAATAATTGATATATCAATTATTTTTTATGTTGATAGGTATAGAGACATTGGAATTACTCTACTAAGAGTAACTATATTTCTAGTTTCTATTCTATTTGGCCCTTCAACTTTTGTTATGGCTATGATTATGATTATAGCATTCGTATGCTCTTCCAATATTATGTCAAAGACAATTTATACAATTAAAAGGAAATAAATGACAATAGAAGCAGAAATTGTTTGCGATTCAGTAAACAAGTACAATAACAGACTTACAACATTCAGACTAAAATTCCCAAAATTCGTTCTGGCTGAATTGAATACTCATAGGGTTATTTCTAAATCTACCTCATCTTCAAGGGCAGTCACAACTGCAAAATATATCGAGGAAGTAAGAAATCCAGACCTAAGAGTAAATCCTTCAGGTTGGGGAAAGAATATTCCAGGTATGCAAGCAAAGGAAGAGCTAACTGGTGAAGCCTTAGCTGCAGCAAAGAAATCATGGGCATTGGCTGCAAATGATGCTGCATTCCGTGCAGAACATATGCTTAATCAAGGAGTTCATAAGCAACTTGTTAATCGTGTTCTGGAGCCTTTTGTCCATGCTAGAACTGTAACAACTGCTACAGAATATATGAATTTCTTTGGTCTGAGGCTAGATAAGGATGCTCAACCGGAAATTCGTGAATTGGCCGAGAAGATGTGGAGAGCTTATGTCAGTAGCCATCCAAGATCTTTGCGTAAAGGACAGTGGCATCTTCCATTTGTTACAACAGAAGACGAACAGAAGGTAATTAGCTATACAGATAAAATTCATAAAGGAAGTATTTCTTCTTGGGTAGATTTGGTGAAGGAAACTTATATTAAAATTTCTGTTGCTAGATGTGCCAGAACAAGTTATAAGAGCCATGCAACAGGAAAGATTTCTACTCTTGAAGAGGATCTTGCTCTTTATGATAGACTTCTTGAAAGGCAACCAATTCATGCCAGCCCCGCAGAGCATCAGGGTAAACCTGATTCTAAATTTTGTGGTATTTGGATGAATAAAAGAAGGCATGGAAATTTAGTTGGATGGCAACAATATAGAAAGTTTCTTCCAGGAGAAAATATGGCTCCACTTCCAGAAAAATATAAAAATATGCTCTCAGATTTGACTTGGCATGATCAAGACTATGATCCATGGAGGTAATATGAGATTTCTTACTAAAGAAGGAAGAATGAGAAAAAGGCATGAACTCTTAACTGCCAAGTATTCTGATTGGCACAAATGGTTCGCATGGTATCCTGTTCTTATATTCTGGCCTAGAATTGAATATGTATGGCTAGAATTTATAGAACGTAAATTTGAAGTATATCCTATAGTTGATAGACTCGATAAAACATTTTTCCATTATCATGTTCATTATAGAGAAAGAAGAAATGCCAAGACCAAAAATTCTTAAAGTTAGGCCATTTATTCTTGACAAACATCAAATAGATGCTATAGCTCATATTAAGGCATTGGTATCTGATGATAATATAGGTAAAATGCAGTCCTGGAAAATTGTTGATGAAATTACATATTTTTGTAAATTCTTCCCATCAATTAAACCCTTTGATAAATTAGGAGAATAAAATGCTGGATTCATTAATGTGGTTTCTTGAATGGTATTTTTACGGATTTTTATTTACTCTAATCATAGCAAAAGATTTTCATAATAGAATTATTTACAGAATCGATGATAATTATTGTGAAAATGAAACATTTTTATCTTTTTACAAGGATGTTTATGTTCCTTGCTTGTTTTTTTCTTGTCTAGGTCCGTTAAATTTAATATTTCTTATTATTTCTGTTTTCATTCCGTACAAGAGCAAGTAAAAAATGATTCTTTATCATATTACCCCTTCTGCTAACTTAGAAAGTATTTTGAGTAAAGGATTATATCCTGGAAAATCTGTTGATAAAACCAATGGAATAACTGTATTTTACAGTCCATATTCGGATTCTCCTATACGAGACCATGTATTTCTTACTGATAATGTTAAATATATTCTAAATAATCAAGCAGGAATTGATTGGGTCAATGATAATAAGCCATATTTACTTGAGGTTGATTGCCGAAGATTGAAATTAAAAAATTGGAAGATGGAATATTCGAATGGTGATCATCCTCATGAATTTGTTACAAAAAATAAAATCAGCCATAAAAGAATTAAGGTTGTTAAACAGTTAGATAAAAGCGATTTTTAAAAGGAGTTTGATGGAAAATAAAATTTATTTAGATAAAACAGAGTATGGATTCGCAAAGATTACTTATATTGGCAGTTATGAAGGAGACGTAACCAAAGAACAGATACAGGAAATGTATGATTTCGGTCTAGGAGGATCTTGGAATTATTTCTCTAACGGAAAGTATTCTTTCTCTTCTTATACTGATTAGATAATACTTGACAAATTATTATAATTATTGTATAAAAGAGCCTTAATTGGCTCTTTTTGTTTGGAGGATATATGGAGTTTACAGGGGAATTTTTAAAGCTTGATACACCATTAAGTAATGGAAGAGTTTATAGAACAGAAGATGTTGAAAAGGCTATTCTTGAAGCAAAAGAAAGTATTAGCCATGGAACATTTTTTGTTACTAGTAAATTTTCAGGGGAGAGAATTAATCTTGAAGATGTTGTTGCTGTGGTTAAAGATCTCTGGATTGCTGGTGCATCTGATACAGGAATTTTTGCTTATGCAACAGTTAATTTTATTAATACTGAAGAAGGAATTATTTGTTATAATTTAGCTAAGGAAGAATTTTTTAAATTGTCTCCCCAAGCAATGGGAGAATTAAATGATGAAAAAGAAGTAACTCAATTATCATTTTATGGATTGCTTCTCACTAATGAAAGAACATTTTAATGTATTATGAATATTATTGGGAGGAACTTCCAGAAGATGAAAAGAATAGATGGCCTTCACCTGGAACAGTGATGAAATTTATCAATTCTGGCGGATATCCTTTTGAATTGGATAAGGCACAGGAGAAATTTTCAGTACTAAGAGAATATATTGTTGAAAATGTATTTGTAGAAAATTGGAAATCTTCATATAAATTTAAAGGTATTGATGGTTGGTGGAATACAGTAATGTTTAGAGAGAAAGAATAAAAATATGAAAGAATTCTTTGATAAAGAGATTGTTAAAAAATCCAATATTCTAAAGGGATTTCAATGGTTTCCTGATACTAATTTAGTTGAATTAAAAGAGGAATATAAAGAACAGCCTTTATATGGTGGACCTTATAAAGAAATTAAAAATGGATTTGATAAGTATGGTATAATTTATATCGAGGGCAAAGGAGTTTTTCTTAACCTACATAGGGAATTGAAATCTTTATATCCTGGAGATTGGATTGTTGAAGCCCCTATGGAAGATATTTCTATAATTCCATCATGGGATTTTTATGATGAACATTTTGGTTATGAGATAATTAATGAAAATTGAAGAAATTCTTGACGAATGGAAAAGAGATGCAGAAATGGATGATAGTGATCTGTCAACAGAATCTCTCAGAATACCAAGGTTGAAAGTTAAGTATAATCGTTATTATATAGAAGAATTTAAGGCTAAACTTGAATACGAAAACATCCATAAAAAATTACTTACGACCAAAAGACATTATTATAAAAATGAAATTACTCTGGAGAAATTAAAAGAACTTGGTTGGGAAGGTAATAATGTTAAAATGAGTGGTGTTGAGGCAAAGGCATTTGCGGAGGCTGATGAGGATGTTCTTAAGCTAAATAAGATAATAATACTTGCTGATGAAAAATGCAAACTAATCAAAGAGATAACTGCAGAACTCCATCAGAGAAGTTTCAATATTAAGAATGCAATTGAATTCCAGAAATTTCAGGCAGGGATAGGATAATGAATTATTATGAAATTGATTATACTGTAGATATTCTAGAAAAGTTATATAAATTTCATGGAATATCTCTCCATTTTTATAATTATAATTTTGAAGCATTGAGAAAATATGATTTAGCTGATGACATAAAGATTATTATGTCAAACCATAAAAACTCTGTTTGGTTTGATGACGATCATTATGATAAAGCATTAAATACAAAGAAATTTTTCTTTTTATCCATGGTAGATAAAGCAGGAGATACTTTAAATATTTTTTTGAGCAATGTTGATGATGCTGTTATAGAATTTTTAAATAGGAAGCATTCTTGGGTAGTGAATTAATAGTAATTAAAAAAATAAATGAAGTATTTGTCAAGGTATTTTGTGATTATAGTGTAGCCAGAGAGATTTCAGAAAGATTTTCTTTTGAGATTCCTAATGCTAGATTTCATCCAAAAGTAAAGGCTGGAGTTTGGGATGGGGTTATAAGGCTTCTAAATCTAAAAACTGGTCAAATTTATTTGGGTTTATTGGATAAATTATTAGAATTTGCAAAAGAAAAAAATTACCAAGTAGAGTTTGATGGAGATTTCGGTAAAGAAAACTTCTCAGTCCATGAAGCAAAGGAATTTATCAAAACATTAAATCTTCCAAATTTTATTGAAATTAGAGATTATCAGATAGAAGCGTTTGTTCATTGTGTTAGAGAAAGAAGAGCTTTAAGTTTACTTCCAACTTCATCTGGAAAAAGTTTGTTGCTATATTGGCTTATTAGATATTTTCAGGATCAAAAAACACTTATTATTGTTCCTACAGTAAATCTTGTTAATCAGCTTTTTAAAGATTTTAAAGATTATGGTTGGGATTCTGAAGAAAATATTCATAAAATATTTTCAGGTCAAGAAAAAGAAACTCAAAAAAAGTGTATAATTTCAACTTATCAGAGCATGGCAAAATTACCTCCAAGTTATCTTAAGAAATTTGGACATATTATTGTGGATGAATGCCATACAGCAAAAAGTAAAAGTATTACTAGTATATTAGAGTCTATGCCTAACACTAGATATAGATTTGGCTTTACAGGGACACTAGATGGTACTGAAACTAATGAAAATACATTACGTGGATTATTTGGTGAAGTAAAAAGATTTATTACAACTAGTGAATTAATAGAACAAGGATACGCTACTCCAGTCAGGGTAAAAGGACTGGTCCTGAATTATAAAGAAATTCCACAAAAGTATCTTAGGGGTCTGGATTGGGATGGGGAAAATGAAGTAATTCATGGTTATGAAAAGAGACATAAATTCATTGCTAATCTGGCCTTGAGTATAAAGGGAAATACCTTTGTGATGTTCAGGATCATTAGTCATGGTGAGGAATTATATAGACTTATCAATGAGATGAATACAGAGAATAGAAAAATTCTTCTGGTTCATGGTCAACTTGATAAAGAAGGAAAAGAAACAAGAAATAATCTTAAAGAAATCCTTGCTAAAGAAACTAATGCTATTGTTGTAGCTTCATTCGGAACCTCCAGCACCGGACTTAACGTTCCGGCATTAGATAACATAATTTTTACGACATCATATAAAAATCAGATAAAAGTATTACAATCCATTGGACGTATCTTAAGAAAGGCTGCAGGGAAAAATATAGCAACTCTGTATGATATAGCAGACAATTTCAATATAAAAAACAAGCCAAACATTCTTATCAGACATTTTTTTGAAAGAATAAAAATGTATGCAGAAGAGAAATTTCCTTATAAAATTTATGAAGTTTCTCTATAAATGTATCTTACAATAAATCCTTTATGAGATTTATTTTTACCTTTTAATACTTTATGCATACAATCATAAGATAAATTATTATCTAAACAAAATCTTCTTAGATTATTAGTAGTTTGTTCACTTCCTGTAATTACATTTGTTACTAAACAATAATATTTTTTATCGTCTCTATTTTCATATCTTTTTATTGTAGCTTCTGTTAGATTTTTAACATGAGATTTGGAATGTTTTATTCCTTTTCTTTTTAAAGACATTTTTTCTTTTGTTTCTTCTGAATGTTTTTTATTTTTAAAGAAAGCAGGATTTCCCATTCCTCCTTCACCGCCTAAAGTACCATTATATCCATGCCCATTTTCTTTTCTATAGCAGCTATTATATAATTTTATATAATATGATTCCATTATGTTTTTACAATGAAATGGATAAAATGACCAATATAAAATTTCCCAATCAAAGCTCTCTATTCCATATTTAGAAATAGCATTATTAAAATAAGTTTTCTTTCTTTTATCTTTATAAACTTTAGTTGAATCATTATTATGTTTATATATTCTTTTATTTAATTTTAAAGTAGTGAACCCAATATATATTTTATTATTAATAATATTTTTTGCTTTATAAATTTTGCAAAGTTGTAAAGGAAATAAAGCTTCTACTGGTAAAGTTTGATGATAAATATCCATTGTGAGAACTCTTTGAAAGTTTTTACTGTGGATGGAGGTTACAGCCTCGCGATCCACAACTATTTATTATACTTGACATTTATTCTTTATTGTTGTATAAATCTAAAAATAAAACTTGAGTTAAGTGAGGTATAAATGATTCCAAAGTATATTGATTTAAATTCCTATGTAATGGTTAAATTTATTGATGGCACAGAAGTATGGGCCAAATCTATTAATAGACCATCAGCAAAAAAAGATTTTGATTTTGTTCCTTCTGAAAATACAATTATTCTTTATGAACCATTAAAAATGACTTCAGTTCATATTCTAGATCAGGAAAGCGAGACTGAAGAATATAATGAAATTTGTTATGTTCCAGAAAGATATTTTGCTTTTGATATTAATCCATTTATGGAAATTGATGTTAATAAAATTTTAACTATTTCTAATCTTGATGAATCTGCCACAAATCATTATTCAAGTTGTTTAGATTATTTAGAGTTAGTCTCAGGATTTAATTATATGAAACTAGAAGAATCTACAGAATATATTGAAACCGAATTAAAGGAATTCAGAGAAATCTCCAATCTAGAAAAGTTAGAAGAATTTGATGAATCTTTAGCAACGATGCAATAAGATGAGACAAACTGGTAGAACAACAAATCAGATGAAAGAAGCCCCAGAGGGAGCAATTTTCATTTGGGTTAATGCAGTCTTATCATATCCTAAAAGTTTGTCTAAGAGTCTTGGCAGGGAAGATTTAATAATTTATTCCAGCAAGGACTTAATTTATAATAATGGAAAATTGAATTCTATTAATAGACCAATCATCCTGGATCATGCCTTTTATGAAGTGAATAAAGGAAGATATGATTTGAGTAAGGCATTTGATTATATTGACTATCATAACAAAAGGGTATTAGGATGATTAATTTCTATGAAGAATTTAACCAGACTCTAAAAGAAGCTCTGGATGATCTCGGTTTTCTTGCATACGAATTTAAGTATGTAGATTTTAATAGTGGATATACATTTAGAAACCATAAATCCGCCAAACAATATATAGAATCTTTTCCGGGATTTGCTGCGACTAATACTGGATTTCATTATGAATTTATATCTGCACAAGATGTTGAAAAGATAATTAATACAAATAAATTGTTTGTTTTAGATTGCATAACAAATAATAAAAGAAACTGTTTCGTTGGTTCAGAATTTGAAGACGTATTGAAATATATTCAGAAGAATTATTTAAAAGGATAGTAATGGCAAAAAAGAAAAATTCAAACAATTATATAAATTCAGAAAAATTTACTGATGAAATGAGAACTTTTAAAGCTGCTTGTTTAGTTGCTAGAGAAAATGGACAAGAAAGACCTCCAATTCCTAGATATGTTGGTGAATGTATTCTCCTTATTGCTAACAAATTGGCATCATCAAAAAGTTTCAGCCAATACAGTTTCAAAGATGACATGATTAGTGATGGCATTGAAAACAGTATACGATATATTGAAAATTTCGATCCAGACAGAAAAGCTGGAATTCCACTTAAAGGAACAAATGGAGTTTCTAATAGTGGTGGAAATCCTTTCTCTTATTTCACGCAAATTATTTACTTTGCATTCTTAAGAAAAATCTTTAATGAACGTAAAGAGTTATATGCAAAACATAAGATTATGTCCAACCAGATTGCAACTTATGATGCTCTGGCAGAAGAAGATAAATCAGTAATGGCCTATTCTTCATTGGAAAATGACAAACTAAACGATCTTGTTGAATCATTTGAAAAAACATTAAAGACAAAAAAAGAAAAACGTAAGAAGATGCTTGAAAGTAAAAATCCATCCAAGAGTGATGTTAAAATTCTGGAAGAAGAACTTGTTGAAATTGAATTAGAGGATTTTGAGTAAATAATTGATTAACTGTAATTATTTTATTGATAATAAGTATAAAGTATGGTATGAAGATATAATCTTAAAAGCTTCAAGAAGAAAGATTATAGAAGGAATATTTGAAAAACATCATATTATACCAAAATCTAAACCTTTTAATGGAACTGATGATCCAGAAAACATTGTCAAATTAACTCCACGAGAACACTATATTTGTCATAGACTGTTAGTTAAATTTTGCAGAACATCTGAAGCTAAAAATAAGATGTTATGGGCATTGCATAGAATGTGCTTTTCTGGAAATTATGGATCTCCTTCTAGACTATACGAACAATTTAGAATTGAATTTATTAATAACTTAAAAATAAATCATCCTTCAAAAACTAATCCTGAAGAATTTTCAAGAAAAAGTTCAGAAGCAATGACTGATTTTTGGAAGTATAATGAAATTAGAAGAGAAGAATTCTCTAATAGAATGAAAAAGACATGGGAGAATAACAGGGAAAAGTTATTGTCTCATTCCTTAAAAAATCTTGAAATAATAAATTCTATACCAAGAACTGGTAAAAATAATCCCAATGTTAAAGAAATAGAATATAAGGGAAATATTTATTATGGATGGAGGGAATTAAGAGATAAAACAGGAATAACCAAAGACATATATAAAAATTATTATGAGAAAGGATTGGAGAAACCTGTGATTGAGTATAAAGGTAAAATATTCTCTACTTGGTTAGAATTATATAATGAAACTAGAGTAACAAAAAAGCAATATGAATTGTACTATCTAAATGGTGCAGATCCTGAATTATATAGAAATAAACATTACAAAAAATTTTTAGATAGAAAGGAGAATCAGTGATGGAGATTGCCATTTTAACTGATACCCACTTTCGGAGCTAGGGGATCTTCTCCAGACTTCGAAAATTACTTCATTAAATTCTATGAAAATATATTCTTCCCGTATCTTGACCAACATGGTATTAAGACTGTGCTGCATCTGGGGGATTTGGTGGATAGAAGGAAGTTGATTACCTATATATCTGCTAAGGCAATGAGGGAAAAACTTTTCGAGGAAGGACTAAAAAGAGGAATTACTTTTCATTGCATTGTCGGAAATCATGATTCCGTGTATACAAATACACTTGAAGTAAATGCTTTAAGAGAACTCAATATCAAGAGTGATAATGTTAAGATTTATACCAGACCAAAAGAAGTTACTTTTGATGGTACAAAGGTTCTTATGGTCCCATGGATTTGTGAGGATAACGAAAAGGAAACTCTGGAACTTATTAATAAGACTTCTGCAATCTTTATGTTTGGACATCTTGAACTTGCAGGATTTCCGATGTATAAGAATACGCCCTTAAGTGAACACGAAACACTTGATAAGTCTCTTTTAGAGAAATTTGATGCTGTTTATTCTGGGCATTATCATACCAAGAGTACAGTAGGAAATATTACTTATCTTGGTTCTTCCTACGAAATCACATGGGCAGATTTTAATGATCATAGAGGATTTCATATTTTTGATACCGATACCAAGGAAATGAAACCAATTAAAAATCCTTACAGAATGTTCCGTAAGGTTTTCTATGATGATAAGGATAAGAAAACAATTGATGAGGTTCTTGATTATAGATTTTCCAAGTGCAAGGGGTGCTATATCAAGGTAGTTATCAAGAATATGGTAAATCCAGCATGGTATGATGTTTTTATTAGTAGATTGGAAAAGGCTGGTGCCCTGGATATTCAGCCTGTTGATGACCATAAAAACCTGGATAAGATTGAAAATCAGGTATCTCTTGATGAGGCAGAGGATACAGGCGTAACTATTAAAAAATATGTTGAGGGTGCTCCTGATGTTCCAGATCCACAGAAAAAGGAAAAAGTCTTTTCTTGTATCTATGATTTATATAAAGAAGCACTGCAGCTAGATTCAAAGTTTCAATAAGGAAAATTATGAACATTATTTTTGAAGAAATTTATTGGAGAAACTTGCTTGGAACGGGCCAGGATGGAGTAAGATTAAAGCTTAATGAAAATAGGATGACTCTGTTCCAGGGTAAAAATGGTGGAGGGAAATCTACTTTATTGGATGCAATCTTCTATGCTCTATTTGGAAGTCCTTATAGAGACATCAAATTAGGGCAGCTAATTAATTCGGTTAACTGTAAGGATCTTCTGGTAGAGCTTTCATTTTCAATTGGTCCAAACAGTTACAAAATTATCAGAGGGATGAAACCAAAGGTTTTTGAAGTTTGGAAGAATGGTGTCAAAGAGAAGGTTGATGCAGAGGATTATCAGAAGAATTTTGAAAAGACAATTCTGAAAACTAACCATAAATCAATGTCACAGATTGTTGTTATTGGTTCTGCAAACTATGTTCCATTTATGAGGCTTAAAACTCCTGAAAGACGGGGCATTATTGAGGATCTTCTTAATATTCAGATTTTTTCTCTAATGAATAGCCTTCTGAAAGCTAAGATAACTACCAATAAGAATGATATTGCTGATATTGACAATGCAATCAGGCTTTGTGAGCAGAAGATTGAAATGCATCAGAAGTATTTGGATTCATTGAAGAAAAACAATAACGAAATTATTGATGAAAAGCTCCTGAAGATTTCTGAATTTGAGGAAACGATTGTAATTGAAGAAAAAGAACTGGCAAAACTTGAAAAGAAAATCAAGTCTCTGAAAGAACAGACCAAGGATATTGCCAAGTTCCAGAAAAAGCATCAGGAGCTTTTAACTCTTGAAAGAGGCATTGAAGATAATATCAGAAATCTCAATAAAGAGATTAACTTTTTCGAGAAACACAACAATTGTCCAACCTGCACACAGGAAATCACAGAAGCCTTTAAGAATAATACTCTATCAGAGAAGAATTCTGAATTATCTGAAATGAAGGAAGGATTGGTAGCCATTGAGGAACATATTCTCAAGGCAAAAAACAATGTTGATAAGATTAATGAAATCGTGGAGGAAGTCAGAAGACACGAAAATTCCTACATGCTTAAAAATCAATCGTTAAAATTTACAGCCAAGTCTATTCAGCAGTTACAAAATGAGATTGAGGTTTTAAAGGTCCACAACAAGAATTTTGAGATTGATGAGAGTGAATCAGTGAAATTCAGGGCAGAATTTGATGAACTGATTGTCAAGAAGAAGGAATTGACGGATCTCAGGGAGATTTACACCATTTCTGCAAACATGCTGAAGGATGGCGGTATCAAAACTCACATGATTAAGAAGTATATTCCTATCATCAATGAAAATATCAACTCCTATCTATCGATGATGGATTTCATGGTTTCGTTCCATTTAGATGAAGATTTTAACGAAACGATTCTATCGCGAGGCAGGGATAACTTCTCATTTGAGAATTTCTCAGAGGGAGAGAAGATGCGTATCAATATGGCTATCCTGTTTTCATGGAGGGCCATTGCAAAACTTCGGAACACAACTAACACTAATTTGTTAATCCTTGACGAAGTGTTTGATTCAGGTCTAGATGCAACTGGAGCAGAAGATTTGATGAAGATCCTTAAAACTTTAACTAAAGAGAACGTTATCATCATTTCCCATAAACAAAATGAGATTTTTGACCATTTTGATAGGGTTATTGAGTTTCAGAAAGTAAAGAGTTTCAGTAGAATGATTGAGGTAAAATAATGAGAGCCATCCTTATTGATTCAAAATCCAAGACTGTTGAGGATATAGAAATTTATGATATATATCAAATTGAAGATATTATAGGAACCTCTGATATCGATGCGGTTTATGAATGGCCTAATGGTGATTTGCTTTATGCTGAATCTCGTGTCATGGAAGAGGATTTTGGGGAAGATATGACAGATGATTATCTGTTTTATGCTCCTTATCTAGACTTTCCAATTCCAGGAAAAGCTGTTATAACTGGTCCTGCTCATGGAGAGATCCACTATGAACCTACCTTTTCTCCAAAGGATATCGAAGATCGCAAAATTTTCTGGATAAAATCTCTGGATATTGGTTGACATAAACTGTAAAAAGGATTATTGTGCTCCCTTGATTAAGGGAGATTTTAATGCCTAAGTTATATAAAACCGAAACAACAACTGTTCAATGTGGTTATGCTTGTGATAAATGCGGAGAAACTTCAGAGTTTAATGATGAAGGATTTTCTATTCATCATACTTGTGGATATTGGTCTAAGCATGATATGACTGTAATTGATTGTATCCTCTGTGATAATTGCCTTTATGATTTGATTAAGGATAACATTCCTAACGCTAAATTTAAAGTGAGATTATAATGTATCCTCCACATACAGTTGAATTTAAACAAGGTGCTTTTGCCTTTAGAGAAGGACTTAAAATTTCTGATTGTCCATATAAGAATATTGGACGAAAAAGAGATTTTTGGTGCCAAGGCTATGGTAGAGCTTCTACTATTGAATTTGATAAAGAATTGCTTGTCAAATGTGCAAGCTTATCCAGGGTAAAATCATGAAAGTTTATGTAGCACTATATTGTATGCCTTGGTATGAAGGTGGAGAAAGCGTTTTAGGAATTTCGCGCAAGCTTGAAGTTGCTAAGAAGATTTGTCAAGATTCTGCAGGCAAGGAATTAGAATGGATTCAAGATCCTGTTGAATGGACTGCAACAGGATCTTCTGAAGATTATGCTGAGAAATTGAATTAAAATGATTAACGGATTTCCTGTCACTTATTATGAACATTTTACATTCTCAATGGATGTTGAAGTTCTATGGGATCAAATCCCATGGCTCAAGGTTCCTGATGCACCAAGAGTAGAATGTTGGTGCAATGATTTTGGGATGTCTTATCAGTATGGTAGGGGCGCTGGAATCCGTACATACTTTCCGTTATATAAATGGGAGAAGTTTGCAGAAGCATTGCGGAATGACATTAACTTTAAGTATGGTATCTACTTTGAAGCCTGTTTCATCAATGGCTATGAGAATCAAAAGGACCATCTAGGATGGCACTCAGATGATTCGGTAGATATCAATCATGACAAGCCAATTGCGATTGTAAGCTTTGGGGTAGAGCGTGAAATCTGGTTTAGGAAGTTTCCTACAAATAACACCGAAATCCTAAAGCTTAAGCTTGGTTCTGGTTCTTTGTGTTTTATGGAACCTAGATCTCAGTTTGTAATGCAGCATCGAATTCCTAAGGCATCCTTTGAGGCTGGCAAGAGGATTTCGTTTACATTTAGGAGCCTGATTAAGAAATGAAGGTCAAAGAATTAATTGAAGCTTTGGAAGAAGTTGACCCAAATATGGATGTAGTTACCATTTCTGGTTATGGAGATGGTAGCTATGACCTTATAGAAGAAGTTAAAGTAAGATCTTTCTACAAAAAATTGGGTATTTATTTTCGTTATGCTGATGGAATTCCAGCTTTAACCTTAAATCCTAAAGGAATATATTGATGAATAAATTTTTTGCTGTTGGTCTAGTTTGTCTCGCTCTTACAGGATGTGATAGGCGTTCTGTGGAAACAAGTATAAATCCTGATACTATTACCTATCAGGTTGATTCTCGTGTTGGACTTTGTTATGCTGTTGTTGGTTATGCAGATGCATCAAGTCTTTCAGGTCAGTCAAAGGGATTTGCAATCACAAATGTTCCTTGTGAAACAGTGAAGAGGTTTTTGAAGTAAAATGCCTATTATTGCAATTGAAGTTAACAAGATGAAATGTTCTAATGGAACAGATTATTATGTAGATCTTGTTAATGATAAGTATCAAACAATGTCCCTTCATGCTTTTAGTATAATTGGTCATGCAAATTATACTGCTAAGGAATATGCAGATTTTATTGGAATTTCTGTAGTTAGGAAAGCAACAGCAGACAATCCTTGTCCAGATTGTAAAGGATTTGGAATAGATGCTGAAAATACTATTCTTGGTTGTTCAGCCTGTCATGGTAAAGGAACCTTAAAATGAATATTCTAGACCATGTAATTGCTGGCGGTAAAGTTGTAACATCAGAAGGATTTGATGTTCATGTTTCCCAGATTGAAAAAAATTCTTTTTATCCAATTAAAGGATATGTTCTTGATGACCTATCTACTGAAATTACTCAATGGACTGCAGAAGGTAAGTATTATCAATATCATGAGTCGATTTATGATTTGGTTCCTATAAAGATTAAATCCTTTAAGGAAAAGGTTTTGAAGGAACTTAAGAGGATGCGTAAGAAAAATGTTTTGGAGTTTAATGTAGGTTTAGATATAGCAATTGACCTTATTAAAGATATGAAAGAGTAGAAAATGTCTGTATCTTATATTATAGATGTTCAAGATATAGTAAAACTATCGAATGGAAATTGGGGAATTACTTATGAAAAACAAGGGATATCTCATATTTTTGAAGGTAAGTTTGAAATTCAAGCTGAAATAGAGGAATATTGTAATGATGGTTCTCCTAATGTTATGACATTGTATATTGTAAGAGAGGAATAATGGAAGTTTTTGTTGCAAAAATTGAAAATAGTAATATTGAAAATGATGTAGAAGATTTTATTCTTGATATTTTCTATGAACTTGGTAGAGCGCAAAATGCTTGTCAAGAATGGGTCAGAGAATATTCAGGAGAGGATGTCAATTTAATCTGGAATCCAGAAAGAGATTGTGGAAGTCTTTGGTGCTGTACCAATAATGTTCCAGGTATTTTGGCGTACGTGGAAAGATGGAAAGTAAAATGAATAATGAAGTAGTCTGGACAGCAACCAGAACTGATAGGGATATAGAAATCACTCCATGGTGTGTAGGCGTTTCCAGAAATCTAGAGAGGCTGAAGAAAGAATGCCTTTGGGATTATTCTGATTTTGAAGAAACTGAATTTTTCATACAATGGTCCCAAGATTTTGAAAGAATTTATGGTACTATTAATGGTACAACCTATATTATTGAACAAAGAGTGATTTTAGAATAATGGAAGTAGTGGAAGAAGGAGCAGTATGGAAATAGGTATAACGGGTTCCAGAGAAGGAATCACAAATAAACAAAAGATAACTTTTGGAAAATATATAGATGAGGCAATTGCTTCTGGAGGAATTCGGCTACATCATGGAATGTGTGTTGGATGGGATGAGATTGCTGCAGATATTGCATATTCTCGTGGAGCCTATATAATTGGTCATCCGGGAAGGTTCAAGGATGGCAAAGGAAATGAATTTAGAGCCTTGAATTGTAAGGCTGATACAATCCTTGAAGAAAAAACTCATTTTGAACGCAATAGAGATATTGTAGACTCAACAGATATTCTTATTGCAGGCCCTGGATGGACAGAAGATCCTGGAAAAGGCGGAACTTCCTATACAATTTCTTATGCCCAAAAGAAAAAGAAGCCAGTCATTATTATTTTCCCGAATGGAACCACAAAATTATGCTAAAGTTTTTTCAAGG